GTGGCGGTTATTCCCAGGGTGGGCAACAGCAGGGCACAGGAGGTGGTTCTGGGTCTAGCCCCTCAAGTGCAGTGGCGGATGAGATTCCCTATTAAGCTGTTACCTACTAAAGGAGGGGAGAGGTGGCGCCTGCCACCTCTCCCCTCCTTTATGTCTCAAAGCCATCGGGTCTCAAAGTATATATTACTATGATGATTTCTCCTTGTTAAAATATAAAATATTGACATTAATTATTTGATAGCTTCACGTGGAGATAGGGAACGTGTCTGTGAAAATTGAACGCAAAGTCGTTTCTGATATGGGGCCGGAGTATACCGTTGCACATATCAATTTTGAAGGCACCTATAAAGGTGTCTATGCTCAGAAAGGAAAAACATTATCTGTTGATTTTGAGGTTAGGACTTACAAGGATCTTATGCTGGCTTCTGGTCCTGAACCTTGGAAATATATTTTTGAACATGTTAATGGCATGTTTAAAATGTTCTCTAAAGAAGATCAGGTTAAGATCTATGAGTTCTATATTAAATGTCGCATGATCATTAATAAACTTACATTTGAACGCGTGCAGGAATCTATCTTAGAAATTGCTAATGAAACTAAAATTCTCATCTATGACATCAGGCTTCCAGAAGTTGCGTACGATTATGTTCTTAATCACTCGAAGATTAAACTTCCTAATAAGTTAAAAAGTGTTGGACATCGTCCGCATGATGTCCCGGAGCTTACGTTCCGAGAACCTGAGTATTGGAAGCTCACAGTCCTTGGGATCATCTGTAAGATGTTCGCACCCATATGGGGAGCCTTTGCAAGGAAAGGGGGCCCCATTGTTAAGAATAAGAATAAAGAATTCTACTGCTACTTGAGCTTTCGTCCTATCTTAGAACATGACATCTTCATGGATATTCATGAAAAGTTATCCGGGTATATTGAAAACAATATAGATGGATGTCTTAAGAAATCTCGCGCTATGAAAAACCGTAGTTCTTTTGATGTAGATTTTTCCCTCATTAATAAAGGATTTGGGAAAGATCGATTTAGGGATTATGTGTATGCCACTGTTCTTGTAAAAAAGATCGTTACGTATAATCCTACGACACCAGAATCTGACATTATGAAATTCTTATATGTGAATATTAATTATTCTTCAAATCAAATGATCACAGGTAAAGCTCCAAGCAATACTGTCACCGTGATGGTGCGTCGATCTGTTATCGACAGTAATGATGGGGATGAAGATAGTGTAACAGCCCTTGAAAACGAATCTCGCATATCTAAGGTTCCTGCAGATACTCCCATATACGCTAAGCTGTGTGTCACATATGCTATCACGCGACTCTTAAAAGAATACAAAATTTCTAAACGACTATTTGACAATGTCAGAGGGTATTACTATAAAAACCTTATTAAGTTATCCCCCTTTTCAAAGACAATCATTACAACAATGTTTGGTAAAGAGATTGGGGGTGCTAAGACAGTTGAATATCTCACCATCCTCCCTGCAACTGATTTGATCGCTCTTGCACAGATACGTATGTGTCAGTATGCAGACCCTCAGCTGATCCATATGCTGACCTCAGATTTTCCTGATGAGGATAAAGATGAGGTGTACTCATCTATCGATGGACGCATTCGCATACTTTATCCTGAGTCTACGGAGTTTAAAGCTTGCTTATCAACATTTCCACACATGTTAGGGTCTCATCTAAATATAACTGAACAGATAAAATCTTGTGCCAATTTTGTTACAGATTATCATCACTTCTATAATACTGCTCCAGATATCTGTGATCTCATCGGTATGGATGAACCAGTGTCTCGCCAGGACCGTGTCGTGTATGATGAGTATGTTGTTAATCAACTCTGTGAATTTATCCTATTTCAATCTGAATGTCAGCTTAATCACGTTGCTTAGTAGTATGAGAGGTATAGGTGACCATACACCACATCAATCACTTAAACCGCCATCCAAATATTCCCGCACCTACGTATCTTGATCATACGGGTATCATAAACGTTGCATTCCCGCCTAAAGAGAACTGTGATCTATGGTTTCACATGCGATCAACTGATCCCATACGATCGGATGTTATCGTAACAGGGCGTTCTCTTGAGGTTCCTTCGTACAATGAATATGGGGTGATATCTCCTGAGATTTTTAAGACAGTAGAACTTCTACCTTCTTTAAGATCTACACATATTCTTGCTGAGCGGTATTTCATTAAATCGAATACTGGGAGTATTCCTTATCGTGTAAAGTATTACTCAGAGAATTGGACCCACAGTCTTCTCTATCTTAAAAATCTCGGACGGTTTCATAATGCACTTGCGCACTCCCCTCTTCATACGGCCCTTAGTATGATCGATGAACAAGTGTGGGTTCCCGAGATCCAGAACGCTCTGCATGATCTTAAGTTGGTCCCCTATCATGATATTTTTACAGAGCAGATCACAAATACAGAAGATACTTCATATTTCATAAACAATATCATACTAGATACCTTATCACATCCAAATACAACGAGCGTGCTTAAGTATGCAACTCCACACCTCATACCTGAGGATGTTTCCCTTTTAAAATACCCTCACTCTCCATGGCCACCTTCTGCTTTTAAATGGAATTTTGTTAGAAATCCATTGGTTTATGATGGTCAGTATTTTAATACAGACCTCCTCGAAGATGTATTTATTCAACAAGATCCATATTTTTCAAATGTCGCCATGACATTAGATCGACTCCCTTTAACTGATGTCAACTTCGTATATACATTACTTAAAGGTAAGGAGCATCTGGAATTACGAAGTGCCCTTAATCGATATAAATCTCATACTCGAATGCAGAAGATCGATGTTTCTTTAATCTCTGAATATATTAAATCTTCCCTACATGTGTGGATACATAGAAATTTTGATGAACATACGGAGTGTGAAGTCCATCTCATTAAAACTTTCAATGATGAAATGTTTGTAATTCGTAGACCTCTTAATGACAGTCAGGGCCCAGCGACTGTTATACACACAGATATAGCCCTTCTCCACTTATGTGGATTTGGTGCAGTCTTTTCATAAACATCACCACCGAAAGGAAGAGGGTTACCATGGCCATACCTCTTTATTCTAACACTCAAAACTCTATGATGGGTATTGATCAAAACCCCAATGGACTTATGAGTGAAACGCACAGAGCTGTTCTTTATGCATTCTCTCCTAGAAATTATCAAATGGTTGCACGGCGCCCTCTAGTAACTAACTTCAGTCCTCAATTTGCAGCATCTGCTGCTGATATCATCCATGCTGGATCCCTTCGATCTGGACCAGGGGCTCCCTCTATTCGGGACTTACTTAACAGTCCTCATGCAAGCACAGTCATTAGTCCAACCTTTCAACCAAGAGGGGTTATTCGTACAGACTATTTGTCTGACTTCTGGACATTTCTTCTTGTTGTTGAAAATGAACAACCTAATTATGCAAACATTGTGCCAGAAGGGCTTCAACAGCAGGCTGGTGAATTTACCTCTCACTTTGGAGGAGGGAATCGCGCGATTTATAATGGGTATTTCGCAGATGAACCCGTCAATCCAAAGACCATGCATATGACAGCACCAACCATCAATGAACAGGCGCGTATGATCATCACGCATAAAACATTGATTACCCAACAACTTGGATTTGGAGCTGGAGGTGTTCAACGAGGTCGAGAATCTGTAACGGCAGATGTTGACATTGTGGATCCCACGATCACTAAGATTTTATCTGCGGGGGAGGGCGATGTTCGTCTTCATAAAAATACTCCAGATGCTCTGTTAAGCGCCCGTGAAAGTTATCACCACAATGATACAGGGCAGTTTGTTTCTACTACAAATTTTGGAGAGTCTACAGAACTTAATAAGTTTTCTCCAACCTCCATTCATACCAAATATTCTGTTCCTAAAACCAATCTTAATGAGATCCTTACAGGTCTCAAAGGTCAAACTGAGGCAATGGAAGCAGAGCTTTATAAGGGAACCCTAGGGTCGTCACACGATCATCTGTATGACAATTCAAGTGATATGTTCACCGAAGGTTTGAAACGTCGGTGGAGTAATGAATCCCCAACACGCCATATCGGACTCCAAGAACAAGATGTGATTTCGATTGCATCGTGTCATCAACGATATGGCAATTTAAAGATCCAGCCATGGCCAATCACTAAAACGCATCAGAGTGAATCGGTAGATCAAATGATCAGTTCAGCCTCTAATGTGTACTCATCTTTGTTTCTACAATCTGCACCTTCGATCATGCTCAATCATCGTATTTCCGATATCATGTTTATTTACGACTCATCAGAAGATGGGTATGCTCCGGGATCTATCACTTACGGGCTGATCGGTAAAGAAATTACGAATGTTGAAGAAGAAAAGCGCGTTAATGCCTTTCTATATTCTCTAAAGACAGATCTGTACCCCGTATTGTATCACGGACATGGGCACTTTCACATCTCCGTATCTCTCCAAGTTGGAGGTGTTAGTAAGTGTATGTTGAATTTCTACGATGACAATGAGAAAGTCACGACACCTTATGAGATGCCGAATATCGTTGGGGGCGCCATTAGTAATATGATTGGCGATATTAATGATGTCACGCATAATTCTCAAAATCTTAGTGAACTCATTGATCATGTAGCAGATCACAGAGAAGTTAACTCTTATCCGGCAGTGGATTATGGAGGAGCCCATCCTCAGAAAAATGTTTATGAAGACCCTGACGACTGGGAGCAGACAGATCTCGATGTAAACAAAGTATTCCACTATAATTAATTAAAAACCTGTCACTGCAGAAATACATATAGAACGTGTATGGGGATAAGGTCCCCATACACTCTCTTTGGTTGTACCCATAACCCATAAAAGGGCCTCATATGACAGAGATCCAGATTAAAACCAGTGATGTCACAGAGTTTCTAAAACACTGTGTTGACCTCACAATGCACGTCTATACGGTGGATGATGACGGGTATGTCATGCTCACATCTGATGACAAGAAAGTTGAACTAGGTTCTGATAAGAAAAACATTGTTCTATATCAAGAGAAGATTGAGGATAACAATGCCTATGTCCTAAATCCCTTCTCTGAAGGATTGTCTGACAGTCCTCCAGACCGATGGTTTTATACGACGATGCGGATGAGTCTTGTCCACAGGATTGGGTCAGTTCTTCAAATGCTCGTGCATATTGCAAATGAAGATCGTAAGTTTTCTGAGTCTACTCAGAAACAAAAGACCCGTCCTCCAAAACATCCTTCAGTCATTAGCCGTATCGCTAGTAAAATTGTTAAGAATGTTGATGACAAACTCGTTGATGAGACAGACAAATTCGTTTTAAATGCAGATGATGTTCTTAACGTCATTTATAGTAAGCGCCTCATGGCGCATCGTATTCGAATTCCACTTCTTGAAAATGATGTTGACTTCCCGAAATCAGTTCGTAAACAATCTCAAGAAACTTGGCTTACCATTCTAAAACTTTTGTTTGAGATCGACACCACTGAAGATCTTGATAAATATACTGTTAAAGCAAGGGAGGATGCGACTCCTAAGATTGATAGTTTCATGGGGTGCATTTATCTGGTTTATAAGCAGTTCAATGAAATCTTCGATGTCTTGAGTGTTGAACAACGCATGTCGGTTGATCTGACAGAATTCAAACATCACATCGATCGCATGAGTGCTTATAGTAAAAATGCGAAAGGTATGATTTCTTATGTTGCCACAGCACCAAAAGTGAATACCAACACGCATCCGGCGTCTTCAGTGCCAGTACCGTCAATGGGACATCTTTCAACAGTCCCATCTGGAGAAGGAGGTACTATCCCTGGAACCACAGTACCGATCCCTCGAGGAGCCGAGGGAGCTTTCTCCCAACCTCCCTACAATCCCAATGGATACATGGGGCCACAGCTCCCTGTTCATCATACACCAGGTGGTGTACCTTATGGGGCGTCGATGCATCAGATGAGCCCTCGGTCACGCGGGTTTGACCCAATCTCAACACCTACGTACAATGTATCAGGACCAGGATTTGAGACTTCACCCTCAAATGGTTCTATGGGGGGGCAGGTTCGTCTCAATATCGGATCGGTCTCAAATGGGACTCCCGGGATGCCACACCTTCGACGGTAACAATATTACATATAGAGAGATAGGGCACACCCTATCTCTCTATCTTTTTTTTGTTAGTTTAGCATCGTCTTAGATGATATACCAAATAGAAGTATGATAAGGTATATCCACATGATCGTATCTCATCACCCCTTAAGACCGATATCTTTCACGCCGGCTTTAAAAGAAGTGATATTATTTAATTCTAACTTTGATCACAGTTCTAATGTATCAGTGGAATTTACTGGTTATAAACTTATTACAAAAGATTTCTCACAAACACTTCGAGAGACTGTATATATCGAACGATTCGGGTTTATACAAGGTCATCTTTTTTACCCGTTTAAACATAGATATCGGACTGAAGACACTATTATTACCTCAGTGTTATTTCGATCTGGACTTTCTAAATTGTTTGGAAGTATGGCGACTTCCTCTTTAATTTCATTCTATCAAGTGCATTATCCATTTGATCAAGACGATAAAGGAATTTCTGAAAAGATTCTTTTTTCAGAATGTCTACAGTGTACACACCTTGGTATCTATCCAGACATTTTAAAGACTTCTCATGTAGAACTCTTGGAGACCACTAAAGATCTCTCTCCAAAACAATTAGGAACTTTCTTTAAGGATACCTATTGGGCGTCAGACATTCCTGTTGCAGACATTCTTTCTTTACCTGCTATGAAAAACCTTTCTTATGAAATTAACCTTAAAAATGTTCGTAATATGGTACATCTTGACCCTCTTATATCGTTGAAAACAACCCATAGGGATACCTACCCGTCTGTTGAAAATGTTGACATATTAGAAGATGACTATAGATTTTTTATTGAAACGATAAACATGTCTGAATATGAATCTTTTGACTTCACTGTAAGGTGGTCAAAAGAGGATGGGTATCATCATTTTAAAATAGACCATTTTTTAAATCCTTATAACTGTGTTGTAACAAAAGATCCTCAGATTGCAAACATCCTTATGCAAACATTTCCAATTAAAACATATACCTATCTAACAGATGCTTTAGAAGTGCGGGTTATAAGAACCAGGTGGGATGATGTCTATATTTATATAACAGGACTGCCATTTCAGGATGATATAGATAGTTATCACATCAACCTCACAGGTATATCACTCCACAGCTACGGCTATAGGGTTTAATTTTTTAAGAGAAGAGAGTTGTCATCATGATACCAGTGTCAAGTTTTAATGGGACTAAAATTAAAGTATGGGTGGGTCGCGTTCTTGAAGATAAGGTTCTTCATAGCACAGAACTTAAAGTTTTCATACCTGAACTCTTCCCAGATGCATCTGGTATGGTAGCTCCTGCGGAGGAGTCTTCCATCATTACAACCCAGAATCCAGATGGGTCTAAAGAGGATGTTTCTTCAACAACTTCAAATTACATCACATGTTCTTGGCTGGGGGGTGGGGATGATTTTTATGCCCCATGGGTTAGGAAGGGCGAGCAAGTTCTTATTTATCAATTTAATGACAGTAAGGGTAAATATCTCTGGAGTCGGATGGAGCGAGATCGTGAAGTTCGAAAGACAGACATTAAGCGTATTTATGTGTCTGCTAAATCAACACTTCATGAAGATCTTGATGATGGTAATATTTACTTCTTTGAATTAAATAGTTATGACCAAACTGTTACACTTAAAACCTCTAAGGCTAATGGTGAAACAGTACGGTATGCCATGACATTTGACTGTAAAGATGGGACTTTTGTACTTGTAGATGATTATGAGAATTCTATCTACCTTAATTCTAAAGAGAAGATTTTAAGTTTAACGAATGCTGATAAAAGTACTTTCACTCTGCAAGGAGAAGATGCTTTTATTTCAGCTGTTCGAGATCTTACTCTAAAAAGTGGACGTCAGACAGTATTAGATACCCCTATACTTACAACTCGGAATAGTAGTGGTTCTGGTATTACAAAGATGCAGTTTAAAGAACTTTCATTAGAAGGACAATCTTTAACACTAGATGCCCCTATTCTAGGTCTTAATGGTCAAGTAACCACCTCATCATCTCTTCTTGTTGGTGGAGGTGTTTTTGCACAAGGATATAGTGTTGGGACAGGTGTTACTTATACGCCAGCAACAACAAATATCGAAGAAGGTACGGGGTTAAGTGGTAAGAACACCCCTAATGTTCCGGAGGATGCCGGTGGGTTGAGACATACTACTGCACATGAAGATTTCCTCGAATGCATTACCGCCATTCAAGTTCAACTTGAAGCTCTAAATGCACCAGACCCAAATTCTATCATGCCACCTGCCACCGCAGCTTTCATGCCTAAAAATAAAGGAGAGTAAACTTGTATGTCACTATTTAAAAAAGAATATATATACATCACAAACAAACCTTTCATACAGACCCTCTCTAAAGATACTTCTTACTCAAAAAAGATGACGACTCAAGATCTTCATATGCAAAATCTTATGTTCGATTATGTTGATACCTGGTGTCGAAGTCAAGGATGGATTGAGGAGAATGACACTATTCTTGTTTCAGCAGATAGAGAGTTTTATGATGTCAAATCTATGGTGGGCGGATTTCTCTATAGAGACATGCTCCTAGAAGACTATCGAACATCCATATTACGACTACTTGTAGATACTGAAATTGATCATACCACATCACGTGTCTTAAACCTTCATCTCTCCATCATCTCTCTAATTGATACTTCGTATCTAGATATGTATATAAATCGTCTTTATAAAGGTCTTGAAATAACAGAAGAACCTCAAGGTCAAGATACAGATATGACCTGGAAACAGTTCCATTTAAATTATCCATACTTCTGGGTATTTTTCTTATTACAATCCACCCTTCACAAATATCCCTTTACCTTTACTAAAGAGAAATGATAAATATATCATATACTAAGAGAGGGGAACTCCCCTCTCTTAGTATATATTTTACAAAAAGTTATCTGTCGATCACACGTTGGGTGCTTTTATAAGTAACAAAAAGTGTTGACATAAACTCATTTGTTGGAATGTAGATATAATTAACATTATCTGCAACGAATGTCATATCTGTAAAATGATCATTAATAAATTCAATAACCCAAGTATATTTTAATGTGTAATTGTTCTGTCTTAGAAATCTCTTTAAGTTATGTCTTACTTCATTAAAAACGTCTCTTGAAATGGTCATATAGGAACTATTTTCTCTAATATAATTTTTATGATCAGATACAAACTGATACCATCCCGGGTTACGATTTGGGTCCGTTTCAAAAGCTAATCCGTTAGATGTTGTATCGTTCAATCTAAACAACATAGAAGGTTCTACTGTCATAGAAACTATCCCTTCCTTTTTTATAATAACATCTCACCAGATGCTATGTCTGTTGATCTATACATAACACTAAATGTATCATACTGTTTTATCTAAGTTGTGTAAAACCTCATAAGCCTGTCAGCTATATATTACTATATTGAACGTTTCATAAGAGGAATGTGAATATGATAAACGTGGTTAAATCATTAGACACTAACGAGTCATAAACAACCCATAACACTCGGAGATGTAAGAGTGAGTAAAAAACTCCCTAGCAAAAACCGCCACCCCAGGAAGAAGGATCCTAAGTATCCATACATGGACAATCTTCGTATGGACCCACGACTTCTTTCATCACCACATTGTCTTGTACCTTTTTCTGAAAAAGTATCCTCTTCTCGGTTAGACATGTTTCGTTCTCAGACAGGTCAGACACTTATCATAGATGGTGCAGAGTTCCCTCAGATCTTTACAGGGTTTGAATGGGACACTGGACATTATGAGATGTCTGGAACAACCCGCCATCAAGACATGCATATCCTTGAAGTTATCCCAAAATATATGATCCGTGCGATCGATGGGAAGATGACTAAAAATCCTACCCGTACAGTAATCTGTCGAGGGATTAAAGACAAGAAACTTCACTACTTTAATCTCAACAGTTACTACATGGGGAGCGACGGATTTGGGTATGAAACTCAATTCAAAAATGAACATCTCCTTTTAAAAGATTCCCTTCTTGAGAAAGATGTCACTCTTGCACATTCTAAAGCTCGTCAAGGTGAGAAGTATTGCATGGGGACAAATCTTAATACAGCATACATTACCATCCCAGAAACGATTGAAGATGCCCTCATTATTTCAGAGTCAGCAGCAGATAAACTCACTTCAACAGCAATCAATGAAATTACCATCAATATCAAACCAAACGAACACCCTATCAATCTCTATGGAGATCATGAGACGTATAAATTTCTTCCTGATATTGGGGAGAAAGTTGGTGAAGATGGTATCCTATTTGCATTGAGATATGTCGATAATAACAGTTTTGCTTCAGATATGCAGCCTTCTGAAATGAAGACGATTCAAGCAATGCATGACTACCCCATCCGAACCCCTCCAGGTGCAGAGATTCTTGATATTGATTTCTTCCCATGCCCCCGAAGCAAAGACAGAATTCCGTGGTCTATCTTTGCTCAAGCAGAACCCTATCTTGAAGCCTCTCGTCAATACTGGGAACGGATCATTGCGATCTATGAACAGTATGGTTCTAAATATGGTCTAAGTTCTTCGTTTAACACTCTTGTTACAGACGCATATATGTACGCATCAGCATATGGCGCACGTATTCGCGACATACCTCATCGTAAAATTCAGTTCGTAGATCGTAAAGAAGAGACTGTTGAGTTTCTTCAGATCAGAATCGTCTATAAATATAAACGTCGTCCAGGAGAACCTGGGTTTAAATTGGCAGATCGTTTTGGTACTTTTCAATATCTAACTATACGTGGACTTAATATTAAGAGTTATTGCGAACACGCTAAAGTTAGATAAGATAGGTCGCTTAGATAGAAATATTTAAGTGAGCGCTCCTTAATTGACGGGGACCTCCTAAAGCCAAATCCACCAACCATATCTAGTGATAGAGTATGGGGCCAACTGTAATGGGTTGGGTAAGGTAAAAGAGATTTGGATACATGGACGATCCGCAGCGAAGCACCTCACACCTGTCGGGATGACAGCGATGAGATGAACGTTCAACGACTAAGGGATTCACCACCCTGTAGGGCCAAGGGGCTCGAAATAGGAGCAACCTTATCATCTCCCCTTTACGAGATGAAGGTTAAGATATAGTCTCGGCATCTGGGGAAATCCCAGAGCAGCACGTTATTGTGCGGGTAGAGAACTACCGAACTCTACTGAAGACACCGAAAGGTATCGAATGTCAAGTTGTGCCCGATGAACATATGCCTGTCGATGAACAAGGCTTTCGAGCTGACGTTGTTGTCCATCCAGGGTCCGTTGTTGCCCGTATGAACCCAGGTCAGTTATATGAACAATTTATCAACAGATGTTCAGAATTTGTACGTCGTAAACTTGAAAAGGTATATCCTACAAATCCTGATCTTGCTTTTGATCTTCTTATGGATTATTTTGGGGATATCAATCCTAACTATCGTGACCTTGTGTTATCTGTTCGAAACACTCAAGAAGAACGTCATCTTCTTATTAGAGAATGTATCGAGGATAAAATCTATATAAACTGCCCACCTTCTCTAGATACAATGTATGACGACTACACCTATGAACGCGTCATGGCGAGACATCTTAAGGAGAACCCTGAACGTGCAACGGAGATGCTTGCAGAGAAAGGGTATGAACCTAACGACATTTTAGATGAATCACAATACACTGAAAATCTCATCTTAAAACTAAGTCAGAAATGGGGGTATGCTGAATCTCCTGTAACCTACACGATCCATGATGAACAAGGTATCCCTAAGACCTTTAAAACTATGAAGAATGTGTGCATCGGACCTCGGTACACATATATTCTATACAAAATTCCCTCTCCATCCTCCCCAGGTGTTGCGTATGTCTCACATTACGGTATCCCGATGAAGGGACCTTCTAGTGCTAAGATGGCTACAATGGCAGCACCAACCGCTATTCGAGAAGGGGAGGATGAGCTTCGCATCCTCTTACATGACATTCCTTCTGAAGACATGCTTAGATTTACAGGTCTTCAATCGGCTTCTCTTACAGCTGTTAATAAAGTTATCGAAGAACTCTTAGTCTCTGAACACCCAATGAACATCGATCGGTTTAACATTTCAACTGAAGAGATTCGCAATACACATGCTCCCATCAACCTATTACGTCACATGATGGCAACAATCGGTGTTGACATTGTAGATACCTGTGCCACCGATGCCGATGTTCCTGACTTTATGAGGGGAGATTATTCTGAGGAAGATGATATCGATGCTGAAGATGAGATTAAAATAAGGGATGTTCTAGATGAAAAGAATCAGTAGTCTTCAGTCAATTATTTCTGATCCAAATTACATCGATGTGCTCGTTGAGCGCAAAACAGACTTGTATGAAATTCCTCTTGCAGAAGGCCCTTTCAAGATTGAGGCGAATTGGCTTCTTATAAATATAATTATGTGGAACCCTTTCATTGTGAGAGGGTATCCTATTAAAAGGGAATATCTTCTGTATGATGAGGATATCGTAAAATCTAGTCTTCAACGTATTCACAACAACATGTGGTTTGATGCAGATTTGGTACCTGGAATGGAGGCAGATCTTCTAAAAGAAGAAATGGCCTTTTGCCATAATGCAGCTTTTAATATCGCATTCACACACCTGGGAAGTTATCACACATCGATCTCGTTATATGAGATCGAACAGTCTATGACACATCCGGAACTTGCACAAGCTACACATCTAAAATTTATAGCAGATGAGAGTATCAATGAGGTTGAGAAGCGTCTTGAGAAGGAATCCTCTAAGCTTTTAGAGGTATTCTCTGATCCTAAATATAAACATCTAAATTGTCTATATCCCTACATCCGTCTTGGTGTTGCATCCAAACAGCAGATTCCACAAGTTCTACTTGCTGTGGGAACTAAGACGGATGTGAATGATTCTATGGTGCACCTTCCAATCGAGGGATCTTATTTACGAGGGATGAATAATATTCTTGAAGCAGCTGTTGATGCTTTAAGTGCTAAGAAGTCTGTTGGGTATAATAAATCGAATCTTCCAAAGGCACAGTATACCAACCGACGTGCTCAGATCCTTGCATCTGTGATTCGAACCTTGCATCCTGGAGATTGTGGAACTCAGTTAACAACACCTTTCCTCTTAACTGCTCGGAAAGCAAAACATGCTAAAGGCATGTACATAAAGCAGCATGGTACGCTCATTGAACTGTCCTCACATAATCTCTCTGATTACATTGGGAAGGTTGTAAATCTTAGATCTCCTTTAACCTGTCGACACACCGATGGGGTATGCGAAGCATGCTCTGGTCGTCTAGCACGCAATATGCATCCAAATATGGTGATAGGGCTTGCATCTGTTATTGAGACAATATCTCCTATTGGTCAACTTCTTTTATCTAATAAACATTTCTCACAAACCTCTACTGTAACCTACAACATGCCGCAAGTTGCAGATCTTATGTTCAGGGTTGATCGAGATAGAATTTATCTTAGGGAAAATCTTATCGATCATCAAATGCACCTACATGCTGTTATACCGTTCATGTATTTCTCCCGCATCACGGATTTATCAGTAATAGATGACGATGCTCAGATCAACGACGCTGATTTCTCAGATGTTAGAGAACTTGCAATCATAGACGATCGGTACGACGAGAACCCTCTCCCTCCAACGATCATGCTAGATGATAATAAAACGTCTCCTTACTTCACTAAAGAATTCTTACTCTATATCAAAAATAACCAAGACATGCTTACGATCACAGAAAGTGAAATTGTTGTCTCATTAGGTAAATGGGACGTACATGAAGCTATCATGGGATATGTCATGGAGAATGCCTCCATGCCTCGTTTCGTGGATCGTATTACACGACTCTTTATGAAAGACATTCAAGACTATACATCTATTGAAGACGTTCTTAAAGATTTCACAGATATCATTTACACCAAAGTTGAACCACATCTCTATCATATTTGTGTTGCACTGAAAGCTTGTATGGTAGTCTCCAATAATGATTATAGAGTTCCTTGTGTGACAGATATTAATAATGTTAAATTCAGACCCCTCCTACACTCTATTCCGCAAAGATCTATTGGAGCCCAACTTGCGTTCGAAAGGACTGAAGGGTATCTTCAAAACCCTCGCGCATATACGATCCCTAAGATCAATGGTCCGTTCGATGCTTATGTGGGAATGATGGATTCTGATTATAAAACCTCAAGGAGAGGCGTATGACAACCACCAATGCTCTTCTTCTTGCAGATGAGGCTGTGAACCTTCTTATATCCAAACTTGAGAAGACAGACAATCTAAAAATTGTAAACAAAGATGATATCGTGGTATCCCTTTCTAAATATCGACACTTTCTATTCGTACAACTGCATTACGATGGTAGAGTGAGACATGGGAAGTGGTTGATACAAAATAATCTCTTAAAAAAATTCCATGCTTCCAGACGAGAATACAAAGACATCATGCGTCATCTCAAACTTGATGTGGGATTATCCCCTGTTGAAATAAGCTGTCTTCTAAATACTTCCATTGAAAAAGTTCATTGGAACATCTCAAAGTTAGAATAATGCTATCGTCAACAAGAGAGAAGGGAGCATTCGCTCCCTTCTCTCTTATATCTATATTTCTTTTTATTTTAGGTTTTAGGCTATCTTATAAGGGATGTTTAAGTGCATACCCTTGTAAAAGAGGTTATATGTCGACGTAGCCATATTTCCATTAAATCATTTTAATATGACCATCGGAAGGGTCTCTAACATGATTTTAGTTGAGAGAACACCTTTTAGTTTCAGGGTAAAAATTGATTACAAAGGTTGTCTGTATGGAACAGATATTTTTATTCGAAAATATCAAAACAGTTTCACAAGGTGGGGGTTTGATCCTAAGTTAAATCGAGGGGTCCCAAAGGAGAAATATTTCTTTATAGATAAAAAAAGAAACGTCGTATATTTCCCACGATATGATCTTAATCGATTTGTTCAACTCATTGAATCTGAAGGTGAAAGCATTCGATTTAAAGACCTCCCTTTATGTGAAGGTGCTGATATTGATATTTCTTTAAAATCTGGTATTCAAGATCAGAGTACTTTACAGACAGATGCCTTAGAATATTTAACAGGTCCTTTTGAACCTCTTAAAGGCATATCTCTTCAAACGGGGAAGGGTAAAAGTTATGTCGCCATTAAATACTGTGTTCTTCGTAAAAAAAGGGTAATGATTGGATGTAAAGGACTTGTTGACCAATGGGTTGATGAAATCTTTGCATTTACAGATGCTAAAAAAGAGGATGTGTATATCATCCAAGGTCAAGATAGTCTCATCAAACTTCTAGATGGCATAGATAAAACAATCTTCCCCAAGTTTATTGTGTATTCCATTCCGACATTAAGACCTTATGCATTTGATGCGGATAATTATGAGGGCTCCCCTCTATTTGATGATCTCCCTCAGCTCTTAAATGTAGGGCTTAGAATTACAGATGAAGCACATCTTAATTTCCACTGCAACTATGTGATGGATCTGCGATTGTGTGTAAATCAGCTTATTCCTCTCACAGCAACTTTTGATGTCTCAGATAGCACTGTTAAACGTATCTTTGATGGACACTATCCCCCATGCGTTCGATTTGGAGAAGACATCCTTGATAAATATATTGATGTCTATGCCTACGGGTGTCGTTCTGGACATGGGGATATCCCAAGATATGCATATCAGACCCCTAGAGGATATAGCCACGTCATGTACGAAAAATGGCTTCTCACAAGAGCGAAATGGAAGCTTGAGTGGTTATGGTCAAGTGTTTACAGACTTATCATTAATGAACAATATATTTCTAAATTTCCTAAACCTGGGCAAAAGTTACTCATCTTGTGTGAAACAAAAAATATGTGCAATTGGATCTCTGAGAGATTCAAAAGGGAATACCCTCAGTATAAAGACTCGACAGGACAGTTTCTACATGGGGACGATAAAGATCTCTTAAAAACTTTAAGTGTCATTGTTTCAACACCAAAGTCTTGTGGGACTGGTAAAGATATCAAGAGACTTATGTCAACACTAAACACTATATCGATTCGGAGTGAACCTTTAAACATTCAAATACTGGGACGTATACGAAAACCTAAACATCCTGGAGATAGTAAACAGGTTCAAATGTCATATGTCTTTAATAAATCTATTATGCCACAAGTGGATCATCATCACTTGCGAGAACGCATCTACAAACCAAGGGCAAAATCTTTTACAACTTACAACCTTCATAATTAACCATACCAACCTTATAAGAGGAGAGGGTTCGAACCCTCTTCTCTTATATTCTATTATCTGAAAACGTTATATGATATGAAAAAATAGCATAAAAGGATTCTCCTCTATGGAAGTTATTTTACAGACAATTGGGGATAAAACCAATCAATTCCCAGAATATCAGTTTAATGTTTTCTACCCTATCGCCATTATGTATCAAGATCCAAAATCTGAGAATGTTTATTTTAAATTTGTTGAACCCCTATCGCTTGTAGATGGATCTACCCTTGGTCTTAAATCTAAAACACCTTTTCTCTTAGCAGTTGATTTTGTAACACGAGAAGAGTATCATATTAATCTTCGACGGTTAAGGTATGTATTTCCGATAACCAAAGAATCGTTAGATGCGATCGCACTTGCAAATTCTAAAGAGACAATTTTTGAAGCAGGTGTTATACTTGAAAGCCTCTTTACTAAAGAATCTGTGAATATTGCAAATATTGATGGTTTTGGGTTTAATTATATTGCTAAGTATAATGATCTCCTTGAGAAGTTTAAAACCATTAAATTTTCAGCAGATGCTAATATTCTAGATCATGAAAATACATCAGATGAATTCTCACGGGGAGTCTCTAAGTTTGCAGAAGTTCTTAGACAAATTGTTGCAACCTCAGATCTCCCCGCCCCTCAAAAAGATCACATGCATGAAATGGTTGCAGAAGCATATCACGCTGCCCCTTATGCATACTCAAAAGATATTCGTATTAAAGAAGTTGTTACTAAGGTAAACTTCTTATCCCGGCAAAATGCTGAGCTCATCACGCGATGTGCTAAAAATGGTATCGATGTTTCAGATATTACCACACCTTAAATGAGGATATAGATGGCTAAAAATGACATCCTTAAAACTCTTGAGAAAACTCTTTCTCAGGATCTCCACATGCAACATGTTTCTAACGGTTTGGGATTTGAAGATTACATCCCATACCTAAAAGGTACTTATCTCCCACAACGTAATGTGGGTCTTCGTAAGTTCTCCATATTAACATCCATTGAGAAGCCTCGTCTTAAGAAGATTCTTCAGGGAACGGAATACGCCACAAATGATGAAGTGGATAAATTGCGAGCGGCTGTTGAGAGTATAGAGTCTAAATATAAACGTTTTAAATAACAACAAGAGAGAGGTGGGATTTACCCACCTCTCTCTTGATCTTATGAGTTATTTTTTTACATCTCCTAGCTAAAGGATAATGTTACAATGTTAGATGATGATAATGTATCGGTAGAAGATTTCTATCTAGATTTAGATATGGAAGATCAAAATATTCATAATGCCTTCTTAGATTTAAGAAAACTTGACTATGAAATCGATGAAATGATTTCGTTAGGAGAGACTATTTCCACCCATGGTATCTCTCCTTCACTACTATATGTTATCTCTTCTAAAGAGTCTCTTTATAAAACAACAACTCTTAACACTGTAAATATGGAGTCTTTAAAGGAGGGGTGGCGACCTAATGACCCCAGAGTTAAGATAGCTGTTGAAGCTGTGGGTACCGCCCTTGGGCGTGTTATTACATCTTTTATCGGTAAAGCATCTGGAGTACTAACAGCGATCGGATCGCGTATCCTTAAAGTTTTAACAGGGGGTGTAAAACTACTTACAAGTCCTCTAACATTACTCACGGCGGCTATTGGTGCAGGGGTCGTTACAACTTCAGATGTCATAACAGCTCATCCCTGGCAGACAGTTATGATGGCAGCTTCTGCAATGGCAGGATTTCCTGCATTAATCGCTCTTGTCACGCGAACATCTCTCCCCTCCTCTATGATTGCCATGCGTATGTGGTATAAACTCATTGCAGATGGAATCTCTAAAGCTCCCTTAGGGAAATTCTTTTCGGTAAAAGTTCATAAAGAGGGCTTGAAACTTGTAAGAATTGTGAAAGAACCTGTTACAGCAGCTGCCTCACGTCTTGGATATCAGGGCTCTGTTGTTCAACGTGTTGTTAAAAGTGTTATAGGGCTGTTTGGTAAAAATGGTCCTATTATGCAATCTTTTGGGATTCTCAAAACTTGGATTGGTAAAGCATTCTCCTCTCTTAAGACCCTAGATAAATCTCTTATGGCCCCTAAGAAGACCGCTATTGGTAAAGTTTTACGATTCTCCTGGGACATGTTTCGCTCTTCATTCACAACACCTCTTGGTCTTCTAATGACTTCGGTTAGTCAATTCTCAAAAGCTCTAAAGAAGTCTAAACTTAAAGAAGATGATGCTGAAATTGAAAAACATAATGAAGAACAGAAATCACAAGAGAAGACAGGATAGATACACCATTATATGCATTACCTCATTTAGGTTATGTAATTTGTTATGTGTGAGGAAGCATATTTTAACTCACACATGTTGATACTGTACCTTTGCGCAAAGGATGCCAAAAATGTTTGACAGTTTGCAAACTGCCGTAGAAGATCTTGATATCTTCATCGATGCCGATGATGACTATGATGCCGTTGAAACCGATCTTGAGATTCAGGAAGCTGAAGCTGAGCTTTCTGCACTTGAAGATTTGGATAAAACCATCTCCGATCTTGATAATCTGTCAGGTGCCATCGAGAAATATGGTATCTCCCCGAGCCTCGTTGCCTTTGCTGACAAAGGTGGGCTTCTGTCTAGTGCTGCACTTCTCCCGTCACTAGAATCCGTTGGTACTGAATCGTATGGTTCAGATCATACAGAGTCGGTTGCCGCCATGGAATCGATTGGTGAGAAGATCAAAGAAATGGCTGCGGCTTTCATCGGCAAAATTTCTGCTGCGGGTCAGAAAGTGTACTCCGCCGTCATGGGGTTCTTTAAAGGCATTTATACCAAAGTATCAGGAATGCTGGGTCGTTCCAGTAAAGCTGAAGAAACAACCACCGAATTGAAGGCAGGTGTAACTTATGGAATTGCCGCTGCAGCGGTCGCTGCGCTGGTCATGCTTCCAGGTGCAATCGCAACTGTGGTTTCTGTGAAAGCTGGGATGGGTAAGACTACCCTTGAGGCAACCAAAATTGTCCTTAAAGGTGCCCTTGGAAAAATTGGTAAAATTCCAGGAGCGACGCTATCTCTGGCACGCTCTGGTGCCGTCAAAGTAGGTAAGGCTGCTGTTGAAACCAAGACTGCCACCTTGAAGGCCCTTGGGTGGTCCAAGAGCAAACTCGTAGACATCCTTAAGAAATGCGCCGATGCATTCCGCCCGGGCGGTATTCTTGCCAAAGCAGCTGCGACCACATTAAACTGGATTAAATCGCTGGTGGGTTCTGTACAAACTGGTGCTAAAGCGGTTGGGAGTGCTGTAAAAACTGGTTCTGGTAAAGTAGCAGCTGGTGCTAAAGCGGTCGGTGAAACTCTTAGTCAGAAATTTTCCATCTGGCGCGCCAGTGTTGGTATCTCGTTGCGTTTCTGCTGGTCGATGTTGCGGTCGGTTGCGGGATCTATCTGGTCTATGATCACTCGCGCAGTGTCGTCTGTTAGCGCTGGGTTCAAAGGCTTCACGTCGGGTGTTAAAGGTGGTGCCAGCGCCGCTGCATAAGACCCCTTTCTACCAACTAGTTTAACAGATAAGAGGGAGGGGTTAACCCCTCCCTCTTATTTTTGTATGTTTGAAAATGATGGGTAGATTCAAGAGAGTTACAACTATATATTACTATTTTGAATCTAATTGTTAGATTTAAGTGCCAGTAATAGTACAAGATAGGTTAAACATGTATAAGTTTTCAGACACCGATAAAGACGATGATGATCTTGACTCGCTATTTCCACAGGATGAATTCACCTCAGATACAGTGTCCAACCCTTTAGATGAAGGCGGGGATGGTCTTGATGAAGATCTCTTTGATAGCGACTCTGAGGAGTTAGATGAGCTCTATGGAGAAGATCGTTAATATTCTTTTTATTAATTTCTTTTTAGACACGTTTATATGTACACTATGCATATAGGAGTTTCTTTAAATGTTTCTAAACTTCAGAATATGGCTTATTAAAAAGCTTATTAGAACACACCCCTTCATGGCGAATGTTGTCGTCTATGAAGGGCGTGTCAGTAACTCTGTAGCAACCTATGGGGTTACGGAATGTGTGAACGATCCTTCTATTGAAGGTGTCACTATCGAACCTGTTAAATATCCATCTGATCTACAAGCCGATATCGTTTTAGGTATCTAGTCTCAACACCATAAGAACATAGGGGTGTTTCTTATGAATCACATCGTGACATTATCTGATTTTATTACAAAAATGAAAAATGCAGAGGGAAAGCTGCTAGAAGATTTTAAATGTTTCACAGAACCTAAGAAACTTAAAATGGTTCCTAAAGGATCTCGAAGTATTGGTCAGGCATGTTTTCAATCTCCAGACCGCCCAATGCAACGACAATGTTCTGATGAGAAAATAGGGGTGTCTCCGTCATATCCCTTTGTTCAGATTTTTCTAAATAAGGATCTTACTCAGATAGAAGGCCCTTATGCTGAACTAGGGGGTTATCAGGAAGATTCTTCATCTAAAACCACCCTCCCATGTATTGTCATCTCAGAGCCTCTCTTAGAGATGATTCTCTCTCAGGACTTTTCAGCGGATTTATATCTATCATCCGTTATTGGGGAATATCTTAGCTATAAGATCGATCGTCCAGTGTCTCTTACGAAACATTTAGAAAAAACAGTAACAGTAGAATCTGTTGCAACGTCCCTTTATAAGGGCGGGTATGTTCGTGAGTGGATGGAGGCAGACACTTTAGCATGTCGCTATGGTGATGGGGATGAGATTATTGCGATGCATGAACAAACTCTTGCTACACTGAACACCGTCTGGCGGAAGAGGGAGTTGTCTAATCGACTTAATAAACTCAAAAGGAGCGTCGAGTTTATTAACAAAATGAGACGATCTCATTATTTTGCGATCCGCTATGGATATGAATCATCTTTAACCTATGTTGTGTCAGACTATCGACCAGCAGCATTCATTAAAGAGACAGTGGATCGTGTGTTGGGAGGTGGGGGTACCTTACCAGGTCATCGGAAGAACTCCTTCCTTAGTAACAACAATGCCATATATAACGGATAACTTTAACATGCTACAGCATCATCGAATGTCTATGATTGATATTCCGGCAGGTCGGATCGTGGACGAAGACATCGTTCGACTGTGTTCCGACATGGAAATGATTACACCATTTTCTGACACCATCCAAAATGCCGTACAAGGCCATGATGGCGCTTCTATTAAGCAAGTGTCATATGGGGTGTCATCAGCTGGTTACGATTTTCGGCTCTCCCCATACATTCTTGTTTCTAACCGGACAGTGCATCAAATTGCAGAGCATACTGAATTCTTTAATAACCGGTATCCAACGTTTGATGTAAAGAACGTCTCAGAGATTGATCATTTTACAAGGATTGATCTGCGTAAAGAACCTGATTATAAACTTCCACCTCATCGGTTCATGCTGGGATGCACCATGGAAGACATCTGGCTTCCTGATGATGTCATTGTGGAATTTACTGGAAAATCAACCTGGGCACGGGCAGGTCTTATGGTATTCCCAACACCAGTTGAACCTTCCTTTAAAGGATCTATCACCTTGGAATTCTTCAATGCAAATTCTGATCCATTACAATTGTATCATGGTGAGGGGATTTGTCAAGGGATGTTTTATAAACTTCCAAAACGCCCTGCTGTGACCTACAGTGATCGGAGTGGGAAATATATGAATCAAGCCTCTGGACAACCAACTCTTCCGCGTGTATAGAGTGTGTTCTAAGAGAGAGCGTGGGATATCCCACGCTCTCTCTATTACTTGAATAGGGATGTGCGATGTCAATGTCACAAACTTTTAATCTAGGATCTACCGTTGTTATAAAAGATCCTTCTACAGACAGTTCTATGTCACAGGATCACCTCTCTCGTATACTTGACATTTTTAGAAGATACAGTATCTCTCAATATACAAACTATCTTCTAACAGCGGTTACTTTCAATCTATCAGAGGATAGATTTCTTCATCAAGAGTTAGAAACATCTGAATTCTCATATACATTTAGTTCAACACTTACTCCAGATGGCATGGCGTTTATTGTTGAAGCTCAAATTTCTGTAATAGCAACTTCTCAAGATGAAGAAGATTTTGAATACCTTATTTCTTTTCAATATTTTAATGGATCTGCCGGATGTCAAGATATTAAACTAAGTATCCCTAATAATGGGGGTATGTGACAAGTCTATGGATGTATATTTTCCAATCATATTTGTGTAAAATATATCCTACGGAAAAAGTATTACAGTATGTAGTTAAGGGTGAACCCTTAAAAGTTAGAAAGTCATTCGCATGGTAGAATATCTCGTATAACACTTATATCTACCTCATGAACTAAACTATCACAAATTCCAACGTCGGTTTTGTTTTGATTACTTATTAGGGAATGCAGTATTCCCTCCAAAATTCTAGGAGTTATTTTTATGAATGAACTACAATTCAAAACTATTTCAAATGAAATGAAAGTAGAACCTATTACGGCTCTTTTTCCAGATGAAGTGGTTTATGCTGTTGTCATCGAATTATTTCATGACAATATTGATCCGTCTCCTGAGGGTGATGAATTCTACAGTCGCATCTCATTTTTCTCGACATGTTTTCGCGACTGGTCTCTTCCAATGGTCTTTGCTCAGATTCAAGACGATGCAACTCTCTATTACAACAATGTTGACATGACTCTTCGTATTGTCTCTATAGTGAAATGTGAATACGTCATGATTCATGATTTCCCCAACGATGAATTTAAAATTCAGATGTCACGATCGATTTATCAGATGGGAACATTGTCTTCACTTATGTCTTCACTAAATGTAATACAACCAGATGGTACCATTCAAGAAGAAGCGCGTGATCAATTCTTCATCCCTTTTATAGGGCAAGATCTTTCTCCAAAACAGGTTCCTAGTTGAACCGTCCTAATGTCAAATAAGGAGAAGCAGGGTAGGTACCCTGCTTCTCTATTTTTCTAAGTATTAGACGTATAAAAAATCACTCATGCTGAGCATTTTGAGTACAAATTCTTATAGTAATGGATAATGTTGTTCATAATACTTTAACGATATATAACTATTTTAGTATTTCATATCTAGGGGATCTAATGATGGATAAAATCATCTCACGTCTTATAATGCTTATTGCGATTATAGGACTATTCGTTGCACCCATGCTTGTTCAGGGTGGAACAATTGATAACCTGAAATTCAATCAAGACAAAGATATTGATTGCTGGGAAATTCCAATCGACACGATGCCTCGGTTGAGATGTACTACTAAGAATAATGCCAGGTTTGAAGAATGGCTGACAACACTGGCTCAACCTAACATGTGGGATGAAGGTGAGCCCCTCAATTTTAAAGAACCCATCTGGCAACACGAGTTTAGCTTCTGTATACTGGGGCTTCCAGATGACAGTGCCATTAAACGCACGGTGCTTAAATCTGAGTGCTATGGGTATATCCTTCGAGCACAAATTCTTTACATTCTCGAGCGGGTAACTCCTAAAGAGTTTATTCTCGAAAATAAAAAGTGAACCGTTACAAGCTATACTCATGCTTGTAGTAAGACTGCAAACTTCATCTCGTGAGGCAGTATAATGACCCAACAAAAGATTAAAAACCCTATCAAGACGGTCTACCGAGCAGATCGACAAGGTCTAAATATCGAAAACCCCGGAACCTTCATTCAGGGCTGGTTTGAGAAAGACAGTTTTTTTAGTCTCATCAACTTTTGTATCAACAATGATATCCCAAGATACTGCAAACCTCCATATAGCCAGTTCCACCTCTCTATGTTACGGACGCCAAAAACTGTTAATTTTAAAACAGAAAGCTACTGTAAACCCATCACAGTTAAAGCATCTGATATCAGTCTCAATGCCAATCCTCGTGGGGACAAGATGTGGCAGTTAAGACTCGATCTTAAATCTGAGATACTGAGTCAACGAATTACTTATCTTAGATTTAAAGCTGGTATGGCAGATCATAGAGACATTCTTTCTAAAAAAGGCATGGACATGTCACATCTCCATGTCACGCTATCGTACGCCGTTGATGAGGTATGGCTTCGACAATTTGCAGTAAAAGACGTTAAGTTCAAACAAGACTTAACTATTGTTGGGGAGAAAGTCTTTGCCATGGGGGGTGCTAAGGTTGATCCTGAGAGACGCATGAATCATTATAATGCGGAGGTTGCGAACCTCAAAAGACGAGGGTACTTCTAACCAGTTTTAATATGAGGGGTGAACATATGTGTTCACCCTTTTATTTTTTTATAGGAATATATTTAGATGCATCTCGACATCGACATGTCAGATCTTACATCCCCTTGTTCTGTTATATTTGATACGTCAGATGTTTTAATGAACCCCACTTTATCTCAAAAATATTTAAATATTCACCCTCATCAACATGCCTGTATTCGTCTGTTACCTAAACAGTGGGAAGATCATAAAGAATTATCTCTTGTAACAACGTTCTTTTATCCTTTTGGTAAGGTGAATATTTTAGGGAAATCTATAGACAACTTAAAAGACGTCATTAAACAGAACTTCCATCATCAGATGATCCCGTTAAAATATGAAAATGATCTCTTAACAAAAGAACGCCTTTTGGCAACATTAACCGATTTGGTAAGTGCAAAACCTTCTGATAAAATTATAACTTTAAAGCATACCTCAAAATTAACAGATAAGGTAACTGAGCACATATTTTTACATGGGTGCTTAACGACTCATCGTAAGTTTATCCAGTATCAATACACTAATAATGATGCAACAGGGTTGTTTCATCGATATCAAATTCTATCTCAGAACAGTGAAGGTAAAATTCATGTAGGTACTTACACTCTTAGAAAACTTTTAAAGTATTAATGTTATGGACATTTCAGTTTTTCATGTTGGTTTTCCTGATATGTCTTTCCTCCCTCAAGAGTATATTCTAATTGATAGACACTGGTGATGCATATGTCTCTTAGAGTGTATTCTACCTTGTTCTTGTATAGTGAGAACCCATGAGAGGTCCCTTAAGGGACCTCTCATGGTTATTTTGTGTGTTTTAATGCCGTAAAGGTATAGATTGTTTTTCTAACAGATATTTCATAATGTGTTATGACTAAGGAGGAGGTATCAGGACTTTAAGGGTATCTGGATATCATTAGATGCGGAGAAGTAAGAGGAAGGGGAGACTCCCCTTCCTCTTATTATTTTTTTTTGTTAATTCACAGAGTAGATGCTTCAATAAAGAGGTTATCGATGTCTTGACTTGTTAAAGAGAGTTCGTCTCCAACCAAAGAAATCCATTCCCAGTTACGCCAAATCTCTGTTGCGTATTCCCAATCGATTTTAACTTTGGCTTTAAGAGTAACATCTTCAATATTGTCAATAATGGTTTCAGTAGATGCTAGAAGATCGTGATTTAAAAGAACCGTACGAGCTTGTCGCATAGAGATTTTGGTGGGGACTACAATTGGAGGAACCGGATATGTCTCTCGGATAAAGTATTTAGCCCCGTCCCAAATAGCAACTTGTGTCCCCGTCAAAGAAGGTGGTACATGTCTTACCCAGTTAGGTTTACGTCCTTGTTTCGGATCATACTCTTTAAAATTTCCTGTATAAATATTTTTATCATCAAGTTCATAAATGTAAATGACTTCTATTTCTTCAACCATGCTTTTACACCTTCATCAAAAGTTGTTGTATCATAATTAGGGAGTTTAAATTCAGTAGATTCATTATACGAGTAACTTACACTTTTAGATATAAGAGTGAAATAGGGAGAATCATAATGAGCGGTAGCTAATAACGCCCCATCCGGGGAGAATGCACATCCATATCCCGTAAACGGTAATATAGGTGTTCCACTCACCACACTCCAGTCTGAAGTGTTGAGAATCGTTAAATATGGAGAACCAGTGTGCCCTATAGCTAAATAGTTACCATCTGGAGAAAAAGAGCATTTTCTCCCAATACCTGCTAAAGTAGGTGTTCCACTTACTATACTCCAGTCAAAGGTATTGAGAATTGTTAAATATGGTGAGGAGTTGAAGCCTATAGCTAAGTAAGTTCCATCAGGGGAGAATGCGCATCCATTCCCATAACCGGATAAAGTAGGTGTTCCACTCACTGTTGACCAGTCTGAGGTGTTAAGGATGGTGATGTATGGTGACCCTCCATGCGCTATAGCTAATAATGTTCCATCTGGAGAAAATTTTATACTTCTCCCAATACCGGCTAAAGTAGGTGTTCCACTCACCACACTCCAATCGGAGGTGTTTAAGATGGTTAAATATGGTGAGGAATTGAAGCCTACAGCTAAATAATTCCCATCTGGTGAAAAAGAGCATCCCCCCCCATAACCGGATAAAGTAGGTGTTCCACTTACTATTGACCAATCTGAAGTATTAAGGATAGTTAGATAAGGAGAAACACTGTGTGTCACAGCTAGTAATGTCCCATCCGGGGAGAACGATGGCATCGATCCAATATATGCTAAAGTAGGTGTTCCACTTACTATACTCCAGTCAGAAGTGTTTAAGATGGTTAAACCTGGGGGACCATCAAGAGCTACAGCTAATAACGCCCCATCTGAGGAGAATACGCATCCGTATCCATCATCCGGTAACGTAGGTGTTCCACTCACCACCTCAGTTGGCGCACTACTTACCCCACCAATTAACCCAACCTGAGCATATAGATCAGGTGCTTGGGATTGCAGTAAAATGGTACCATCTGCATTCACATATCCTTTAGATGATAGATTATCTGTGGAATATAGTAAATCGCCAGTCTTAATAGGTCGACCATAAGGTCCATCAGATTTAATAATGTCATGTCCAGAGATGGCTTTTGAGAACATACCAATTTGTAGGTTCCACACCATTCGACCAGGAGCTTTGACATTTATGGGTCCCGTGGAAGGAGATGTGAGATAAGTATGTATTTCTTTAACTCTACGTCCTTCAGAAATATCACGAACATTAGCAGTTAATTGAATTGACGCACCATTCCAACCGCTAGTACTTGTAACAGTACCAACAGGAAACATACTAGGGTACAGGTTGTTTACAACTGATACCGATGTAAAATCACTATCATAAGCATAAGGAACCTCTAGATGTTTAAAGGTAAAAACATACGTACTATCATCTTCAAATACTAGTCTCAGCTGGACGTTCCGGTCAGGTTTTCCATCGTCCAAGTCAGGATCTGCAGTTGTACCACTTGCTGAGTCAGCATCAAACCCTATAATACTGATTTCTTCCGGAGTATCAAACCTCCATGCAGGACTTATAGTTCTACTTAAGGGATTTCTCGAAAATTCCAATTCTAAAGGGACTCTGTACCCTGCAAACGGGGAATACACCATTGGTTGATACACCGATTCTGTAATATAAGCAACCCCAGGATCGATGCGAGTGAGTATTCCTTTACTTGTTGTTGAAGTTTCCAGTAGATCATCTAATTCAAGATCAGAACCTTTAGGTGTAAGATCACCAATCGTCACATCAGCCATATTCTACATACCTTTATCATGGAGATGGATCTGCTTGTATCCATGGTTTAACAGAAGTGTCAAATTCATCTGCATCTAAATAGTTAGGAAGTTTAAACTCAGTAGATTCATCATAAGAGTATTCTACACTCCTAGTTATAAGAGTGAAATAGGGAGAACCCGTATGTCCAACAGTTAGATACATCCCATTGGGAGAGAATGCTGCATTCCTTCCATGGCTCACTAACGTAGGTGTTCCACTCACCACACTCCAATCGGAGGTGTTAAGTATCATTAAGTATGGAGACGCGTCGTGTCCTATAGCTAGCAATGTCCCATCTTGGGAAAATGCGACCCCCCGACCAAACCCTGCTAAAGGTGGTGTTCCACTCACAACAGACCAGTCAGAGGTATTGAGAACTGTTAAATATGGAGTACCCGCATGTCCTATAGCTAGCAATGTCCCATCTGGGGAGAATACGCAGCTATGGCCATTACCCGGTAGAGTAGATACACCACTCACAACACTCCAGTCAGACGTGTTAAGTATGGTAACATAAGGGGACCCATAATACGCTACAGCTAAATAATTACCATCTGGAGAAAAGGAGGAGCTAACTCCAATACCAGACAATACAGGTGTCCCACCAACCACACTCCAATCGGAGGTGTTAAGTATCATTAAGTATGGAGACGCGTCGTGTCCTATAGCTAGCAATGTCCCATCTGGGGAGAATGTAACGCCACGACCATAGTAGACTAAAGTAGGTGTTCCACTCACAACACTCCAGTCAGAAGTGTTAAAGATGGTTAAATATGGTGAACCGTTATGTCCAACGGCTAAATAGTTTCCATCTGGGGAGAATGCTGCGCCATACCCAGTGTATGGTAACGTTGGTGTCCCACTTACAACAGACCAGTCTGAAGTATTAAGGATGGTGAGATAGGGCGAGACGTCATGCGCTATAGCTAAATAGGTTCCATTAGGTGAGAAGGAGCATCCATATCCAGTACCTGTTAAAGTAGGTGTTCCACTTACAACTTCTGTATGCGTTCCAAATATTCCACCTATAAGTCCAACTTTACTATAGAGTTGAGGATATGTAGATTGAAGATAGATAGTACCATCAGGTAAAAGATAGTCTAACGCACTTAAATCACGTACACTATATTTAACAGAACCTACGCCAACTAAGGAAAGGTTCGTAATAATGCCTGATAAGAATTGTTCTCCCGTAATAGATCTTGAAGCAAGTGATTCTCCAACAGTTGTTGTAACTTCTAGAAGATCTGTAGAAGATAAATTCGATCCCTTAGGTGTGAGTGTTGTGAGTTTAGCATCTGCCATAATAAAATCCTTTTTAAACGGCTCTTATCCAAGGTTTAATTTTAAGATAATCCCCAAAATGGACTGAAGCAGTATTCCATGTCGGGAGTTTAAACTCAGTAGCTTCATTATAAGAATATTCTACACTTTTAGATATGATAGTTAAACATGTGGAGCCCCCATGCCCAACAGCTAAATAGTTTCCATCTTGGGTAAATGAACAGCTTTGTCCAGCAGACTGAAATACAGTTGCCCCACTCACATCCAGTATTGGCGTACCACTTACCACGCTCCAATCTGAGGTGTTAAGGATCGTTAAGTAGGGTGAATATAGATGCCCAACAGCTAAATAGTTTCCATCTGATGAAAAAGAACATCCAAATCCATTCCCCGGTAATGTAGGTGTTCCACTTACTATGCTCCAGTCTGAGAGGTTGATGATAGTTAAGTATGGAGAACTCTCAGAAACTACAGCTAACAAGGTCCCATCTGGTGAAAAAGAACAACTAACGCCAATACCCGGTAATGTAGGTGTTCCACTCACTACACTCCAGTCTGAAGTATTAAGAACGGTTAGATATGGGGAACCCGCATGCCCTATGGCTAAATAATTACCATCTGGTGAGAATGAACAACAACGTGCAGCACTAACCGTGGTTGGCACTCCGCTCACCACAGACCAGTCTGAGGTGTTAAGGATGGAGAACCCTGGTGAAGTTCCATAAGCTAAAGCTAATAATGCCCCATCTGGTGAGAATGCGCACCCATATACTCTGTCTGGTAACGTGGGTGTTCCACTCACTACACTCCAGTCAGAAGTGTTAAGGATCATTAAACAAGGTGAATCTATATGCCCAATGGAAAGTAAAGATCCATCTGGTGAGAATGTACAACTGAGTCCGGCAAATGCCAACGTGGGTGTTCCACTCACTACACTCCAGTCAGAAGTGTTGAGGATGGTTAAATGTGCCGATCCTGACCCGTCATGTGCTGTAGCCAGCAATGTCCCATCTGGTGAGAATGCGCACTCATATACAGTACCGGGTAATGCTGGTGTTCCACTTACAACCTCCGTGTGATCACCAAATAGTCCACCCAGTAACCCAACTTGAGCATATAGATCGGGGTAGACTGGCTGCTCTAATATTCTCCCATCCACTTCAAAGTAGATTGGGTCCGCTGTAAGATCCTCATGCGTGAAAATGATATCTCCAATCTTAACACCTTCAGTGGATAAATTACTATTAATAGCATTTAAAACATTAGCACCTGTAACAGATTTAGAAACACTAGAGTCTTCAATTTCAAAAATGTCAGCTTCAAGAATGGAAGTACTTTTAGGAGTCATTTCAGATATTTTAAGGTCCGCCATGAAAAAATCACCTTCTTATGTTAAATCAATAAATCATAAAATAAGAGTTAAGGGGTGAGATTTCTCACCCCTTAACTTATATGTTACACCCTCTTTATCCTATCCTAGTCCATCGTCCAGAAATCTTCTTATAAGCACCTGCAACAGTCATCCAGTTACCGTTATATTTAGCAAATATAGTGGGGTTGGATGCTGAAGAGTTGACTTCTGTTACACGAACATCTTGATCTGTTGTAACACGCACATCCCCATCTTCAGTTACACGATACGTGTGAGCTGTCCAGGAACCATTTAATTTAACACTGATATTGGGTTTAAAGGGGATGACATCTGCTATAGGGATGAGGATACCTTCAGACTGTAAAGCTACCTCTAAGAAGGGGTTAAAGGTGTCTGTAATAAGAATATCGCTAACACCTTCAAACTCCATAGAGAGATGTGCGATATTTATCACTGTAGACTGTATAGTACCAGAGCCTTCAAGGTCAGCCCAGTTCTCAATGAGAAGAGCAGGACGTGCAAGAACACTTCCTTCTCCAAAAAGAATCGTGAACCCAAATGAAGAGATATTTGAAATAGCAGGTTCGACAATAAGATTACCTTGAAGAGACACGCGCCCATTAAGAATGGTAGCCGGATTAGGTTTACTTATATCTGAAGAAGCAGTAAGCGTTGCAAATGCTTCAATGTAAACATCGGCATAAGGAGGGTCTAGATATGACGCACCCGATAAGGTAGCTCTTGCAAAAGTCGTTCGTTCCCCTACAAGTAGGGTACCTCCATTGCCTCGTAAAGTTGTGGCGTTATACATCTGTAAGGCACATTTGGCCTCAAGAGTGCTAGTACCATTCCCTATAAAGAATTCAGAATACCCATATCCCATGATAGGTAGAAGGGTCCCCACACCTTGTAATATTTCAACTTCTGGGGGGTTCATATGGACAGTGTAGTGGGGTAGTTTTGCAAAAGATCCTTCAGCTTCAAAAGATATATGTCCAAGCATATAGAAGACTGAAGAGTTTAGAAAGGACGATGTCGTAGTAAGTGTTGAGAATGCTTTTGTAGTCCGGTATGCTTCTGAGAGGAAGGTGCTTGTACTAGAAAGCGTACTTCGACCCCAAGTGGTTCGTTCACCTGCAAGAATAACAGACCCATCATTAACAAGTGTCGTTTTTGCAATGACATTTAAACTGGGGCTAGAGAAAAGAGTGGTGTCCCCTGCGAAGGTTATAGTATCAAAGTTAATACTTGTACCTATAGCAGTAAGAGTTCCTTCACACGAGAATGTGCCAGATGCGTATGTTAATCGGTCTGCTGCTGCAGACTGAGATCCTGATCCAGATAAAATGGAAGATGCTAGTGTAACCCTGTCCCCACTAGAGGTAAGGTCACTTGACGCTATAAATTCTGCAGATTCATTAGCGTGCAAGGTTTCAAGATAGACTGCATCACTAACCCCTTCAAACACTCCTCTTTGGGGGATTAAAAGGGTACAGATAGCAGTTATAGAACTTTCTGATGTGAGAGTAGCTGAAGGGAATTGTGTTCTCTCAGCGGCGGTTATAACCCCCCCGTCAGCACTAAGGTTTGCAGCGGCATACCCAATCCAATTTACATGAGCATACCACTGACTAGAACCTTGTAGCTGAACTTGTGTAGAGGTAGAGTTCATATTAGAAATCGCAGATAGGAAAGAAGTGCCTTCTAATGAGACAGAACTTTCTTTAAAAATGTAACCATTAGAGACGAGAACTCCTGCACCTGCTAGAAATATCGCACCTCGTAAGTTTATAGTGCCAGCTAGAGTTAGAGAGGACGCCCCCTCTAAAGATGCCTGACCTTCTTTAGTGATAACACCTCCATTAAGAAGACTGCTTTCACCAAGAAGAGTTACTCCTGCAAAGGTTTCTCTATGGGAGATACCTGTAAGAGATCCAACCCCCTGTAATACAAGAGCTGGGTACTTAAAGACCTCTCCATCAGAAACAAGAGTGCTCTCTCCAGAAAGACTTACTCCTGAGAAAGTTGTTCTAGATGCCTCTACAGAGAAAGTAGAAACTCCATCTAGGACAGATATCGCACGGGTTGTACGAGTACCTTCTGTTAAAAGAGTGCTGCCACCTGTTAGATTGACATTAGCGGGTGTCACTCTGGAGGCATTTACAGATAGGGTCGTATCGCCTTCGAATGAAGCTGATCCGCCCTTAAAGATATGTCCACTGATGGACAGTGTCGATTCACCAATGAAGATCCCTACAGAAGCTAAAATAAGATCAGAGGATGCATAAACAGAAGCAATACCCTCTAATGAAGATGATGCTTCCTTAGTGATGTCACCACTGGCTAAAAGTGTTCCTTCACCAGAGAAAATAGAATACCCTGGGCGGACAACGCCGCCCAGAGCATTTATAGTGGCAACACCGTCTAATACGCAACCCGCATCAATAACTGGAGTACTGGATTCTGTTACACGGACGGTCGCATCCGTTGTAACTCGCCGGTCTCCATTTTCTGTTATACGAGGCGTATAGGCCATGGGAGTTACGCCAGGCTAATAGAGATGTTACCGATCGCAAACGTTAAAGTATCGCCGTCGTTCACAATACGTTCAACTTGGAGAGGACCGTGCCATAGCAGATTCCCTCCCGTTGCAGCAGTGTAAATGCCAATATGGGTCAGGGTTCCCCAGTTCCCACCGGCAGCTGTGAACGATACTGGGTTTTGATTCTCAGTGGTCCCGGCAGGCGATGTTGCAGCTGCAAAAGCCACAGACTCACGTGCGTATCCATTACCCACTGGCTCAGTAATTGTGGTTCCGGTATCTGAGGAGGCTGTCGAGGAGAGCCCAATGTACCACTGGGTTGGACGCGTCACAGTCTCCGCCGTCATCAGGTAGTCGAGTAGAAGCTTTTCACTATAATCTGAAAGTGCACTCATTATTAAAATCCTTTAATCAAAGTTTGCATTAAACCCGGAACCAGATATCACCATCAGAACCCCCGGAAGGTCCTTGGTTAGAGACAGTAATTTTATTGTTAAGGGCGGTTGTTGCAGCAGTGGCTGCGTTAGATGCAGCTTGCTGGGCATCTAGAGCTGCTTGTTCTGCGGCCTCACGGTTGACTATAATATTTCCGGTCTCCGTAGACAAAGCAGTATCAAAGAGGTTTTTAATGTCTTTAATGGCTTTTGCAACAGAAGGAACATTTCCACTTTCAGTTGAGATTTCAGTGGCATCATCACTATGAATGATACTGTGAAAAATTGCTTCATCTGCCGCATATAAGTCTGCAGTCTCTCGGATATATTGATCAAGAATTTCATCATAACTTGGCATCTGAGGTATCCTTACTTATAATCTGTGACGGGCAGAAGTGTAATGTAGAATTCTATGAAAATAAAACATAGCATCTATGAGATTTTCACGATATTCAAATTGTGAGAGATCTGTAAGAGAACCAATCTCACGAGAGAGTGTTCCATCTGATAAGATGCGATATCGGCGATAGTATCTTTTAAAAGTCTCAATATGATACTCATCATAAAACACAGATCTATCAAGATATTTTTTAAAAGGATTACCCCGATATTGTTCGAACTCCCTAGGGAGGGACGGGGCATAATACCCCGTTACTCGATTGGCTCCATCAATGTCAATGATGAACATACATGTTAAACTTCAGCTAGAACGTAATTTAGATCAAAATTCACAGACGGTGGCATGTTGTTACCGTCAGAAGTTCCAACTTTAAGAACCCCATCATCCGTAATTTTAACTTTTAAATAAAGACCAACGTCAGAGACAGCTGCCTGTCCTGTTACCCCATTAGAAATGGCTGCTACTGGAATGTCAACATAAAGAGGAACAGAATTTGCATCTGTTAGATACAAGCGAACTTTTGTAATATCTTCTACTCGAAAATGGGACGGGAGACGCGTTGTAAGATCTTGACTAAAACTATAAGTCATAAGTGGATTACCAGCTTCAAATACAAGATAAGGAACGTGGGGTGTTGGGATCATTTTTGTGAACCATTTTGAGTCACTGTTAAACTCATCCCATGTCTGATCTCCACTTGGGAGAGCGACATTACTATCATTGGGCGTTGTGACGACAACATCGCTCCCCATAAGAAGTTTCCAACAAGACTCTCGTCCAGAGAGATCTTCTATCGCAACGACTTCTTCAAGACCGATTACGGGCATACCAATTTGAAGATATGCTCCCGATAAATATGAGCCATCACCATCATTGTAGATCACTCGAAGTTGGGGAGCGACAGAATATTGTGCATCTGACTCCCCCATGAGATCATACCCCATGTCTTGTTGTCGAACATCACATGCAACAACAAACGGGTCACGCTCTGCAGTGAGATCAACAGATGCCGTAATATCCATCATGATTTTAGAGTGAACAAGTTTTATACGAAACTTAACCCGATCAGATACAACAACAGAAGGATTAGCACCTTCTTCTGCCGTATAGAGTTTGAAAATATTCCACCAGTGGAGCTGGGTATCTACAGTGGTGAACGTACGACGAACGGAAGTCCCATTCCCTGTAACATCACCATATTGAGCGTTATTAAGAAGAATGCGCATAGCGTCCTCGACTCCCGTTAAACGGTTAAAGACCCCCCTCATGAGAGGACTTGTTGTAAGAGTATATTCTGTTAGGAAACTTTTATTTCCAAGATACTGAAGAATGTTATTAACTTCATCTGAAAGTTCTTTTACATCAAGATGATTGATCGTCCCACCGTACGCATGATAGGACATTTCGATCTCACCAGTGTATTCTTTCAAAATAAGAATATATCGATACACTCCTGAAGTTTCAGAAGTTGTCTCTGTTCGATCAAGATCGCATCCAAAAATAACATAATCTGTATTTTGAACAAATGGAACACCGGTCGCTTTATCTCTTAATGAAAAAGAGGATCTAAAAAAAGCTCCATATGCAGGCGCTAAAATAGAGAGATTATCAAAGGTATTTACAAGTTGAACTTCATTTTCAATGACATTATTAGAATTTGTCATATGTTGGTCAACATCAAGGGTTCTGACCGTCACATCATTTGGGATGATAGCATTCCCAATATTCGATGCAAGTATATTTTTAAGATGTGCAACATCCCCAACCAATTCCTCCATCATGGCAGGAGAGAGCTGGATCTGACCTCCTGAGGTATTATATTTTACCTGTACAGGGTAGAGTTGTTGATAGGATATACGAACAGGGATATTAATAAGAATTTCTTTAGTGATACGGATGCTTTTAACGAGACGTTCGTTAAAACTTCCATCGACCCCTTTCATGAGGGCCATAGATGTTTCATCGACATCTAAGTCTTGCTGAACCTCCCATCCTCCGACACCTGGATTAATAATGGAATTGGCATCTGCAAGAAGTGACATGACAATAGATGACTCATAAACAGGTGTTCCAAATTCAATAATTTGACCTGTTCGAAAGAGTGTAAGTGTTACACTATTTTTATAGTCAGGATCTTGTCCTGACAAGTCTGGTGTATAGTAACCCACAAAAGGTCTCCTACAATTTAAGGCGTTTGCGATAGTGCAATAATTTTCTCTTCATATTTTTGAACCTTAGTTTGAAGAGACGTAATAAGAGTGTTTAAATCCTGAATCTTTTTAGACTGTAAATCCATGTTTTGAATATTAGCTTGTCGAGCTTGTTCGATGACATCCCACTCAGTCTGGGTCATCCATTTAACTTGAGGACTAAACAACTTACAGGTCTTATCAGTACCTGTTGATCCTGCTACAAAATCATTAAGCTCATTTACAATCCATGTAATTTTAGAAGGATCTTGAAAAACACCTAAACTCACACGAAGCGTCATGTCATAAGCTTTAATAATTTGAGGATCCGGTACCTCATCAATAAGTCGTGAAGGGACAAATATGACACGGTCAGGATCTTCGATGGAGGCTAGTTTTAAGACTTGGTCTTCTTTATAGTTCTTCCAGTCTGATGCAAAAGATTCATCAGGGTCGGAGTATGCCGTGTATGAATAGAGGTAATCAACAAAGTTAACACCATCATCAATGGCCGATTCAAAAGAGACCAGGTGCGTTAAGGTGTAGATCCCATTAAGAACATTGAAAGGGGAAACAAATATAAATTTTGCAGTGGTACCAATGGATGGGACTATCACGTATTATGCTCCAACTTGATTTAAGAAACTGTCCTTTGTCATAACGTAATATTCCGTCGTCCCAACAATAAACGGAATATAAATAGAACCGTTCTCAATACGCTGAGGATAAAGTTCATTACTTACAGCGCCCGATGCAACAGCAGCTGCCTCATTCAATCTTTGAGAGAAGAGTTTTGTATGTTGTTCCATGTTCGCATAACCAGGTTCCGATGAGGAATAGCTCTGATATGTTGGATGAATAGATTGTACAGAAGTATATGTTAAATTGACTTCATTTGGAACAGCTGTTAAGGTTAGCTGATCATAAGCCGCCCCCATAACTTCGATATTTTCTTCAATATAAGTCGGTGAATAAAAGGGGAGTGCAAGACGTGTGTTTTGGATCATCTTCCCGATCGGGCCCACATTAGGATAAGTGATCCCATCAGGTCTGACTGCGGTAATGTTCCACTGAGGAATGAGGTAGAACTGATCCACAATGAACAATTCTGGAGCACGATCTCTCCAGTTCTGCTCCGTTCCAACTCCAGAACCTAAGACTTCTTCACGAATGATGTTTCGAATATCAAGAATGCTTGGAACACGACCTTTATGAAGAATACCAAAAGGGAAATTTCTGATGTTATTTAGAGTGTCATGCATCTTAACATCATGAAGATAAAGGCCTGTTAAATTATCAATACTTAACTTAGGTGTGATAATGTCTCTAATACGTTCAGCGGCTTCCTTTGAAGGGTCAAACACATTATACCCGCCACCTGTCAGGGGGTTATTAAGAATGACCGGGTAAGAAAGAAGGGGTACCATCTCAACGATAGTGGAGAGAGGATATTCTTCCTTAAACTCAGCATCCCCGACCCAAATCTTAAAATCATACTCAACTGTATCAACACCATTGTTAGACGCAATTGTAAATCCAGCCCAAGTAGGAACTTCAACAAGCGTCCCACCTGCACTGTATACAACAGCTTCTTTTCGCGTTGAAGACAGCGTTAGAGAACCTGCTTTAAAAATAGAATATGTATTTTGAAGGGTCGTATCAAGATTACTTACAGACTCAGAAGGTTCTGATAAGATAAAAACGCGATCAAGGATATTGAAGAAAGCATCTCTATCTGCAGAAGGAATGGTTTCAAAATCTCCTAAAAATGTAGGATATTCGTTACCATCAACCAGGAGATATGGTGCGGTATTAGAAATGTATCCATCGAACCATGTACGCGATGTCCGTCCGTCTTGAAGAGACTTTGTGTTGTTAAAATAAGAGGAAGATCCAACAGAAGGGATGAACATCCCCTCCGACACATACTGATCAACAACTGTCTCAGAAGGAAGAAAGGCGCGATCTTTATAAAAACCGTAAATAACGTCGGCCATTCGTGGCTCCTTTTGGGTTATAATTAAATAAAAATCATACTATCTCGGGGGTATCAGGGTTCAACACCCATTGACATATATATTTCTATTTTGATAACTATAACCTTAATCTCAGGGGATTTAAATGTTTGGCGATTATCTTTTTATTACCATGTCTGGTGCACTGTTTGTTGCAATTATAGCAGCTAGTACTGCATGGTGCTCTTGTGGGATTAAATGTCTTCAGAAATATACACACTTAACCTCCAAAGACACCTTCATCATTTGGTTTGGGAGTAAACTTCTTGCAGTCATATTTACAGTGATTGGGGTTGTGATGTATAATCACATACCTGAACATATGCAAGGATCTTTTGTCTCTGAAGGTATTTCAGTGGTATCAGTCTTAATCTTAACCTGTCCTTATTATACTACACTGATACGAAGTGCATTTCATATAAGTATTTCATCTGACGAGCGTGCGGTCTTAGGAACTACACTTAAACAATACACTTTTCAAAAAGGAGATCGCGTATTTATGATTGCACGTCATATTCTAGGTATAACGATCATGCAACTTTTTGTGGTCTTACTTCCAGCCTCCTCTTTACAGTACTTACCTTATATATACGGGAGTATAATCTTTAGTATATTCATCTCATATGTAGGGTATGCCTTCTTTCTAATCAATTATAAAGAGTGGCTCTCTGAGAGTGTCCTCACTTCTAAAAATATTTTCAAACATAAACAACTCGAAGGTTATCGCCGATTCTTCACATTGACATATACAGTGTCCCTTTTAAATGTATATTTCTTTATGGTGGCGAACCTTATAAACTTCTAAATGTAAAAGGTATGTGTTAAAATAGTATGATCAGGGTGGGATAGAATCTCACTCTTATCATACCTTATGTGTCATACGGTCCAATAAGTATAGGTGCGCTATGAAAGTGTATACAACACCCAATAACAATAGAACACATATTCCTAAAAAATATACTATCTTAGATGTCACCCTTGAAACTGGTGACCCTTCTTTTATACCTTCTCAAGACATTCGCGATCGATATAAAAGTGGGGCTATTGATCAGATGAAATATGTCGATCTTTATTACTCTGAAATGCGGACAAGTTTTGACACGTGTAAAAACAACTGGAAGAGTATTCTTGGGGAAAAAGATGTTGTGATCATTTACCCTGACCACCCTTCTGATGCAGTGCACCTCGATGCACTGATACAGATCATCAGTAAAATCTGCACGTATCTTGGTGTACATTTTGAAGATGAGGGAGAACTTCAGAGTGTCACATCTTAACATTAACCCTAACACCACCCCATAAGGGAGAGTCGCTCCATGCGACTCTCCCTTATTATAGTCTGTATATTTTTTATTTTACCATCGTATAGTTGTTATTTTATTTATTTTTTAAGTAAAAGATAGAGGATATTAAAATCATGTTAGTGTATTTTACAAAGCCTATTTGGGATCAACTTCACGCCCTGTTTCGAAGTGATAAAAATATAACACTTTCAATTATGGAAGAGAAAGATTTCCGACATGGGTATGATACGATTTTATATGGACACACTGAATTTGTAGAATTTATAAAAAAAGCATCTATTTACAAATCTAAAGAGTCGCATGAAGGTCTTAGAACATTCTGGGCACATTATCATTCGAGTGATATTGAATTCAGGTTTGTATGTCATGAGGATATTTTAAGAGACATCGTTAAAGAAGCTTCTAATAGAAATGGCTCCCTGACATCCTTGTACTTCGATTTTGCACACGATCAAATCTTGAAATACATTGAGCGGTATAAAAAAGAGCTTCTAAGACAGATCCTCATACATGCCGAAGTTTACGTAACACCAACTTTAATACTAACAGTGGACAACACCATGGAAGTTACCTTCCCTCCGATAATACTGGTCTCGTAAACCCACATAACAAAAGGACACGAGCATGTTCCTCTTAGGATGCGGAACCATTATCACCTCCACACTTTTGGTACTTATAGGAAAACTAATACAGCATAAATATGTATTCCCTCTTTTTAGGTCTAAACGAGATATGTGTTTCATATTTTATTTTGTATCAACCCTCCTTCCCTGGGTTATCTTCTGGGATGGATGGGATCTTTACTACTCTATTCGATATGAAATAATCCTAAAGTTAATGCTATCACTTGTATTAACATATGGCGTTGTCATAGGAACTTGCATTCTTGTGAGTTATATCCATTTTAAAATCATCTTACATAAAAGTATACACCATCATTTAAAAACGATGGCTAATAGATATTTTTATCTGTCACTGTGTATCTGTTGGTCAATATATCTAGGGGTTATCCCGAATCTACTCATCTTCAGTCTCACAGTCCTTTCTATTCTTCCTTATTTCTTAAAATATCTTCCAACTGTTAGAACTATGTCGAGTAGATATGTCGACACTCTATATTGTGTTTTTTATCAGACTTGTTACACCACTCTTGTCTTAACACTTCTTATTCTTGAAAATACACTCTAGAAGGATATGCTGGATATATCAGAGAGTGGGTATAAGCCCCACTCTCTGATATACTTATGACCACTCCACTAGGATTCGGGGACAGATATACATGACTTGGGATTTCCAATTTATTGTCTTATTTTTTAGCTTTATGATCGGATATATGACAACGTCTGATTACGGGAAATATGTGGTCTTTACAAGGATATTGTCATATTTCTCATGGGGGATAGTTAACATCTTGTTCATCCTTGCGATCATGCTTGATAAGGGAGAGCATGTGTATCGCGGGGTTGCATTGATTGCACTGTTTTTAGTTCTATTTACAAGCACTTTCCCTTATAAGAAATCCTCTCTCGCGTCTCACATCCATTATACGAAGATCGTTCCATCACATCATCACAGAGTCATCATAGGACTCCTTATCATACATGGAAGTATTCCTCTTCTTTTAATGATGATTTTAAAATATTTATTTGGGTTTACACTTATCCCTTATCTTTATTTCATATATCCCGTTATGATTACAGGTATCTATATTCTAAGCTATCATAGAAACAGAGCCCCTCAAAATGTTCCGTCTTGGATATACGGAAGACTCACAGATGGACTATCTACTATGATGTTCGGATACGCTATCTATGAGACTCTATTTTCAACACCTTAACCAACCCTCCACTAGGGGAGTTAGATTATGAATGACTTTACATATTACACCATCCTGGGACTCTTTACCCTAGCTCAAATATGTCGAGGACACATCTCTTTACAATACTGGACAGGCATCAGAACACAAGTTGAAACAGTACACTATTCAGGATGGATCATAACGTCATTTTTATTATGGTGTATTATCCTCTTTAACTATGAACCAACCTTTACATATGTTGCTATTATCATAGCAAGTATTAGCACGTTTACATCTCTCCCCTTAAAAGTCTTTAAAGAACTCTATGATGATCAGTATTTTTATCCTTCAAGAAAGTATATCTATTTAAAACTCACAATGATAAATGTCACGATTTCAGGGATGTTAAGTATTTTTATTGACATATCAACCCATAGAGCTTTAACCTATCACATCTTAATAACACCTGTTGCAATATTCACATATTTAATACTGCTATTCTTCTATCTACATAAGAGACATCTAAAAAAATATGTCCCTAAATCTACAATTTATACATCGATATCTCTTTATCATCTTATCACAGCGTATAGTTATTATTATTTAATTCACTATACAGATCCTTTTGTTATTTTAAGAGGCTAACATATAACAAGGTAAGAGGATGGGGATCCCCATCCTCTTACCTCTATAGGTATTTTCATTTAGAAAGGTGAGAGAGTTTCTCTTTAGAAAATAATGATATCTCATGTTCTAAAATTTCCTTAATACTAACAGGTGTATTATACAGTGTGACTTTTGAATTTAAAAGAGACTTAGAAAACAAATGTTCGATGATAAGATATGGATTTACATATCTGTTAGATAAGATAGATTTAACACATTTCTCAAAAGATAACCTACCTGATGATACAATGAGATATTCAAACTTCTGTGAAAAATCTTTAACATCACATGCATGTAAATCTTCTTGTGATTTAATACCGTCAAGCACAGATACAAGATCATTTAAAGAGTCTTCTGGAAGTATACTGTGGAGTTTATACTTGTCATATGCATCTTTTAGTACATTAAGATAAAATGACTTATCACATTCATTTTCAATAAATTGTGTTGCTATAAAAGAACATCTTTGATTGAACTTATGTACATAATCAACATTAAAATCCGATAAGTAATGATAAGACATAAAACACGGAAAGAATATGTCAAATAAAAAATTAGAGAAGTCAAAATACCGATTACCATAATACTCTCTCAAACTACAATAATGTCTATACATATTTTCAGGAGAAGAATTTTCATCTGTGATAGATTTTATAAATTCAATTTTAACTATATTCATATCCGATTCCCTTCTACTACGTATTTGGTATATGGTAATTCCTATATTACATTTAGTATTTTAAATCTCTAGATATACAAAATGATAGTTAGGAGAGGGGTTCCCCTCTCCTAACTATCTAATGCTTTACTATAAGATAACTCTTATATTTTATCTATTATTTCCAATTAAATTTTTTAAATCATACACTTTTAAAAGGTTTCATTAAAAATTTCTTATAGAGTACTGCGTTGATTTTTGATTTGAAATTAATTTGAATTTGTAATTTTATTATTTTGAATTTTGGTTTTGAAATTTGTATAGAGTTATATCTAGTATAATTATTATAACATAGTTATGTCTTCGAATATATTAAATAATTAAAGTAACCGTCGCTTGACGTTTTAGAGGTTTTGAAAAATAATGAAAAATCCCCTAATAATAATTTAAATTATACATTTGTATTATTATATTTAAACATTCACTCATTTAGAGGTGTTTTATCTTCAAATTTCTAAAATATATATTTCATGAAAGTGAAGCTTAGTATAGAGACTGTAAGTTGAAATGAGAGAAAGTATTTAAAATGAAAGACATTTCTAAAGGACATTATTTTGGAATATGTGCAAGAGTTAATTGTCATCACGAATATGCTATCTGGAAGAATAAACATACTAACACGTATTATTGTTCTAGATGTGCAGAGCATCTTAATGAAGATATCACTACCAAGAAAGATGCTAGGAGACTATATACAACACCTAACATGTTTCATCTTGACATCCCACCTAGTGGATATGCTTTATATGTTGGAAAGCAGTATTCTACTTGTTTAGAATCTATATATACAAAAGTAACAACACTAGAAGAGATTTCTCATATCTTTAAATTACGGGGATGTCCGGATGTCATTGACATTGACTGGGATTTTACATCTGTTGTAGACCTTCTAGATCTTATCATACAGACACATTCTAACGACACATCTTTTAGTATGAAGGAATTTCCACTACTCATTTTCATCACCTGTAAAATCAATAATGTTCTCACGTGTAAATTATCGAATATAGCTGTTAATAATTATCATGAAACTGTAACACGAATTAGTGTCACTGAGCTTAAGAGACGCTACCGGGAACTTATGGAGTATTGACAGATGTTTTATGAACATATCTAAGGTGGGATTTCCCACCTTAGATATAGATATATATTACTATTTTGAATCTTCTTATAATCTGGAGACGTTCTCTTATGGCCATTATTAAATATGAAGCTGGTAAAATATTAACGTGGGAGGATGACCGAAATATCCCAGGCACACGTTATTGTCTTAACTGTAAACAAATGCATGACCGTGAGATCCATGATGATCAGGTTGTTGTATATTCAACTCATGACCGTACATTAGATTTTGAGGCAAGGTATCTTGGAGATCCTATCTATGTTGTTGCAGGATTCTTAGGTCGTCATTATTCGGATGTAACACCCACCATTGTTAAATACCTCTCCACAGGGATTGAACTGACAACTATTGTAGATGTTCTTAAGCTTGTTAAAGATCCTATTACAGAAACATCTTGGGAGATCTTACTTATTACCCAATACGGCGTTCGTAGAATTATCTATACACCAGATAAAGGGCTTCGAATTGTCTCAAATCTACATGCTGTGACAGAAACATTGTATTCTGGAATGGGAATCTCTTCTCTAGAGGATGTGTCAACCCATCCCTACACAAAACACACAGTCTCACGATGTGTGTTGCAACCTTAGAGGGTTACGAATTATGATTATGAATGATAAGATACAGAGATATAAATATCTTCATCGAAAGGTATACCCCTTCATTCGGGTACCTAAGATTACAATGGGATCTGACGATGGAGATGTGGTGTTTAACATAGAGTATCGTCCATATACTCTCCAAGAGATCGATGACCTTATCAAAGGTCTTGAAGGCGCGTTGCGCGTATCTTCTAAAAACAGACGGTCTAACAAGGTCATGTCGTAAAGAGACAGATCTCTTCAACATGATTTTTCATGACTTAAATGTTCACTATGTGTGTACTTTTAATGTTCTGATATTTGTAGTTAAGGGGGTGTGCGTATACCTACCTTGACCCTGTACATTTGTCCCTATAACGAGGTGTGTGTAACATGAAAAATAGCTTATTTAAATTTCTAACTCAGAAATCAACTTCTAAGAGAAACGATCTTGAATCTAAAGATCATAAATTTAACCTTAAGACGTACTTGGAAGATATTACAAGTGAAGAATCTCTTAATGATCTTAAGAAAGACGTTGTATTAGAAGCTTTAAAAACTCCTCCCGATGAGAGACTCTCTCTTGTGCGGGTCCATGTCCCGGTACAGGGAGTTTTCCCATACACCCTCCAACGTACGACTGATGGGTTTGGCCTTATCGATTCAGAAGCCCATGGAGGAGAGAGGTATCATGAGTGGTACGATAGACAATCCTCCCTTTTTGCCTCTCACATTCTTCAACACCCAACATTATGTAAACGATGGCAACATACTTTTCCAGGGAGTGGCCTGGTGTATGAGGTATTCTATTCATACATAGCTCAAACTTTTAAAATAATGATCGCTTTCATAGGGAACCCGGTCGGCCCTTCTGAACATTATACCTATATCCTAAATCCCGGTAGTTTGATGTATGAATTTATTGGTGAGGTACCTTTATCTGTGTATGGTGTACCTACAAAACGTGAACTCGCAATATACACAGATTGGTTATCTCGTAGAATGTTAAATACTGCATCTGCAGCTATGGTTCTTGTGAATCACGAGCTTCAAATGCAGCAAGAAGATCGTGATACAACAAATCGTGTAGGGGTACTTCAATGTACGGAAGTTCCTTTAAGTCCAGACGCTCATCCTTCAAGCGTTTACGCTATCCATAAACAACTGTCAACATCTCTTCTGTCAGATTTTCTAAAACACCTATCGAACCCTTAAACAGGGAACTATTCACATGGCACTTAACGTACTATCCGACACAGAAGTTGAAGCAACTTCTCATCCGGTAAAGGATGTGATGAACAATCTTTTTAGTGGTGAGCTTCTTTCTTCTAAAGTTAAGCTCTTAGAAGAGAAAGTTAAATCAGATTCTACTATATTTTCACATACGACATTACGGATGTTGCACCAGTGTTGGGAACTCGATTCCTTACAACCGTAATCACCAATGCTCTTAAATTCTCTTTAGGAAAAGAATATTGGACTTCTCCTAGAAATCAAAATCATGGTGACAAAATACTTGTTTATATCCATGCGAAAAAACAATTTGCTAAAATACCCTGTCAAATGTTAACGTACACCATAAAAAATAAAGATGGAGCCACAGAAGATACATATATCGTATGTAAAGATATGGTTGATGCATTCAACTCTCTTCTCCTTGTCAGTATGCAAACCGATCAAACTGTTTCTTCATGGTCAATCAGTGAAGTTAAACATGCATCAGACCCTCAATGGTTAGACAATTCTTCAATTTAAAAATATACAAGATAAGAGGGTGGGGTAATCCCCACCCTCTTATCTCTATGTGTTTATTTTTTGAGTTTAAGTTCTTTAGCAATCTGAGATCCGAGCTCTACGAAGAGAGAACCCTGGCTTAGAACAATGTAGGGCATGCGGATATTTGCAAGTGTTATATATGCGCGAAGGTTCAAAATATGATCGCGCCCGACCCCATCTAAGAGGAACGTGATCCAACGATTCATGGAGAAAACACTATCCTTATCAGCCCCATTTGTAATCATTTGATCACGCTTGGCTGTGAGTTCCATATGTGTGTCGAGAAACCTGATGAAATCGTCTTCAAGTTTAGGAAGTCGTTGAAGTTCTTTAAGTATAGATTTATAGTTGTTAACATCGTGATATCCAAGCTCCGTCAAAGAACCTGAATACTCCATGATCCAGAAGCGGGGGCCAAGTTTATATTGACCCTTAGCAGGGTCTAGTATGAGATATTGTTCAAGTGGTTTCGTAATATCTTTAACTTTCTTAAAGTTCTCTTCAAGGTCCCCCCGATTTGTAGGAGGGGCTATTTCAAGAATCTGTTTAGGGATACCACTGCCATTTGCAAAATCGTTAAGGGACTTAACGATATCTTTCATGCTACCAACACTGTGGAGGCTAAATCCTTTGGCATATTCCGTATTGAATACAGAATTAGAGGTCTTTCGCTTAAAGACCTCTATGACATTCTCAATATCACTATCTACAGCACGAACATAATTACCCATCTCCATCTGTTCGTTATCAGAGAGACTTCCTTTATTGCGATCTTTAAACCAATTAGAAATATTTTTTATAATACCTGCTAAAAACTCTTGTGCAACTTGCGGATTATAGGTAACATCAGAAGATGTGAGGCCTTCAACTGATGCAGATACAAAAGAGGCAAGAGCTCTTTCTCCACCGAACTGTTCAACCGCTGCTTTTAACGCGACAGATTCACAATACGTTTGAACCTGACGTTCATGTTCTCGTAACGTTTCAAGAGCACGTTCAAACATGAGAAATTTAGAGGTAAGATCAGATAATGTGGTCGTCCCTGTAAGAGCCGTGTTAAGACGTGCATGCGTAGAGGTGTCTTCTAAAATATTTTCAGGTGAAAGCTGCGTTTGAAGAGCGTCGAACATGTGGCGTATCCTTTTACATGTAATTGGTTCTACCGTAAAGAGTGTATAAACTCTTCAAAGCTTCGAATACTTGAAGATTTTAAAGCATCATATGATTTGTTTACAAGAGACATGATTGTCCCAGTAAGGGTTTTCATATTTGCTTTTAAGAATCCCTGTGTGGTATTATGCACATACGTTTCATGATAGACAACATGATCGTAAATGCACTGTAAAATACTCCCAATCGTTTGTTCATCCTTTATGGAGACGGGGACGAATTCAGAGATAGTCGCTACTCGAATAAATAATTCATCACATAATGTTCTAAAGTCTTCTATCTCAGAAGTCTCAAAAGGGAGATATCCTGTGTGTTCAAGGGATTCTGAGAGAGGGTAGAGTGTAAATTTAGGGAGAGAATGCCCTGTGTAGATGTAAAACGATCCCTTCCTCTTAAGTCCACTCATGTTATTTTGACTTAAATATTTAGAAGCATTATTAAGATATATAAGGATATGATCATCTGATAAATGACTTGGAAATCTCTTTAAGATTTGAAGAACAAGAAATAACGACCCACCCTCCTTGTGAAGGAGTGATGTGTAAACATCTATGGGGAGCGTTTCAATTTCAAGTTCTTCCGTCTCCCCTCGTGAGGTATATGGGGTATTTCGGATCGTGTGATGTAAATCTTTAAGATAACAAGAGGGTTCTATCATCAGGCTATCTTCAATGGATCTGCTATTTTGTAAGTCCCCAAGATTCTGTAGGAGCTTTTTGAACAATGAGTCTTCTATATGCGCGGTGGTCATGGTGGACATTTATAACTCCAGGTGGTGGATGGTGGAAATATCGGACATACCTCCTACCACTTGCTCACAGCGTGTACCCCAATTTATCCCCTTAATATATGGGAATTTAAAGTCCATATCATGAAAACGCTAATCTGCTGAAGATTTAGAGTAATAATGCTCATAGTTCTATCATCTATATATTCCTATTAGGATTAATAATAATGACCTTTATGGAGGTTTAACATGGCTAAATATCTTCAACGTGTAAGGATCATTCCTATCTGTAAGGAACACCCAAGTAATTTCTATATCGGGTATGGAAAAATGATTCCTTCCGAGAGTGTGTGTTACTGGCAACTCGCAGGTGGGAAAGTCGAATCTGGTGAGACCATCATTGATGCAGCTTATCGGGAGCTAAAGGAAGAATTCGGCATTTCACCAAACCCAGAATCTGATCCTTATCCTTGGACGGCGATTCTTACAGGGACCTCCTTTAAGACTGAATATAATTTAAAGTGTGACCCCTCAAAATTATCAAAAGAACAGCTTCGCCGACGTAAGGAATATTGTGGTGTTGAAACTCACGTCGTAAGTCTTTTCATAGATCGCAATGCATTCATAGCAGCGACTCGTGAGGTAACTGAGGTTGCAACTGTGAATATTCAAGTGTTCGAGTTGCTTACAATTAAAAATCCAGAAGCAATGCAATCTGAACATCGAGAAGCATTCACTAGTATGTATCGTGAAGTACTTCGTGTAATGGGTGCCGATGGTCAACCTTCTTTTATATCTCTGGAGACGTGAATGTTAGATAGTTCTTATCATGAAGAGGCTAAAAAAGATTTTCTTAATGGAGGATCTTGTCTTAAATTCTATCGGAAATATTTAGGATTGTCACAACATGCATTTATGGACAGTGTCGATGACCCAATCTCACAACCGGCATATTCTACAATGGAACTGTACTCTACTTTAAACTACTTTGAATGTCAGACATACTCCTCATCCTACACCTTAGGTAGTATAAATAGATGGGCAAGATCACATGGTCTGTCCCTCTCAGATATCATTCCAATGTTTGATGAAATCATGGAGACCCGAAGAAAGTATGGGGAACATCCACTTCGGCAAATTCGAACTCTAAAGGGGTTAGATCAACCTCAGCTCTCTGAAACTTCAGGAGTACATCGGTGTGTTATATCTGGCATTGAGATGCACATGACGGGAGGTTTGGGTTTAGACAACAATTCCTTAGAGATACTTTCTGATGCAATGAGTGTTCCATTTGAAAGTGTCCGATTTGATGCTAAGAAATATGGTGTAAAGACACATTTTGAGGAGCATATGTCCATCCAGGGTCACACATCTGGGTCCTTAGGTGTAGAGTTAGATATTGATTACCACATTGTAGTGTCTATCGTTCGATGTAAATCGATTTACCACCTGTTCAATCAACTACCCGTTATAAAAAGAATGGCAGAATACTTGATGCTTTCAGTAGAGGATTTGGTCCCTGATATAGCCTCGTTTCACAATGTTCTTCTCAAGAGAGGTTACTCTCCAATTTATGTGAATCAAATATTGCAAGGGAAGAGTATCTGCGATATCTTGAAAGAAACTGGCCTTTCAAAATCACACCTCTCAAAGGTCATTAATCGGGGTGCATTTTGCAGTTCTGATGTTGCATTTAAGATTGCAAAATGCCTTAATATAAAGCCTTCTCTTATTCTAAATCATGGATAACTTGGAGATCTCTTATGACGCCTCATTTAGACAAAGGATCGTTTACACATCTTGGATGTGAATATGATCTAAATATTCTACTTGAAAATGTCGCTGGTCGTCAGACCGTAGAAGTTCCTGTATCTGAGCTCATATGGATCTTTAAGTATGATACGAATGTTGATTCTGTGAAGACGAATGTGGATCGATCAAAACCGATACTCATCCATGAGGATCCTACCAGTGGTAAACTGGTTACGATCGATGGACTACATCGATTAACATTGGCTGCTCAGCTTGGTGACTATGTCATTCAAAGCATCTTTGTTTCGGACGATGATTTAAAAGATGCTGCATATAAAAATAGCGTGTGATATAAATAGAAGGTGGGTCCCATGTGGGACCCACCTTCCTCTTCTATTTTTTTTTGTTAGAATAGGTTTAAGTATCAAAATACATGGAGACGACTTCATCCTCAAGAGTGTGCATAACGCGTTCACCAACTCCCATCACAAATGGAGAGTAGATGATACGGTCATTCACAGCAGTCGCTCCAAAGAACATATCAATATCATCCCCACTCTCTGTCTTGGCCTGACTTGGCATGATAGCCCCGATAACAGTCTTAGCTTGTGCACCAATAACAAGTTTATCCCCAGGGCCACATTGAAGATCTTCATCGATCATGATCGTGATCATGACTGTATCTTCTTCAAAGTCTACACCCTGATACTTAGTCCCTACAGGGATACGGTGTGGGGGAAGGTATTGACGTTCTTTAGACGTTCCACGTACCTCTTTACTTTTCTTTAAGAGTTGAGATGATGTTTTCTTAACAAGCTCTTGAATAGAAGGGTGTAAGTCTTCAAAGGGACATGCATGATAGACACGGATAGCTGCGATCGTTCCATGATACTTAGCAGTTGGCATGGAGCGGTTAAGGGATGCTAGGAATTCCATGGTCTCGGGATCATCGATACTGTCCATAGAATTCAAATCTCCCTCCTCCATGATCATCAAATAATCTGTTGTTTCAACAACATCCCCAACCTTCACGATGTTAGTAAGCAGGGTATTATTTGTAATTGAAATAGTACGAAGATGTGCAGGTGACATGTGAAGACGTTTAGAAAAGTTAGAAGATATTTCACAAGAATCTTCAATTGTTTCAGATTTCTCAATAAGAGCAATTTTTGCTGTAAGACCATGTTTCCAGTTCACCTGTTTAGAATCAGGATCTTTCTCAAAGAACCCACTGTTGTAAACGAGGATATCACCCTTCTTAAACTTCTCACCCTCTTTAACATTGAGGACATTGGTCTGTTTAAGATAGGTTCCAGAAACACTTGTAAAGGATTCCCCAAAGGAGAAGATTTCAAATTGTTCAGATTCTTTATGTTTCTTAGGTGACAGTCTAATGTAAACAACAGGGCCTTCTTTGAGTTCTCGAAACTCTTTCTGTGTTAACATTGATGTGTCAGGGACATCTTCAAGTGATTTAAAGGGAAGTTTCTCAACAACTTCAAAAGGTGAAGTGTCATTTACATTGACAACATTTCCCTGTTTAATCTTAGAAGCATCTTTGTCAGAACGAATCATGTAGATGAAGGTGTTGTTATCATAAGCTTTTTTTATATCGTCTTTCTTGATATTTAAAGATACTTCTTTAGAAGTTTTAATTTGTTCAAGATCATATTCTAATTTAAGAAGACCTAGCTTCTCATTAATACCAATAACTTTCCCATTACGCTTAGCAGCGCATGCAAAATTCTCAGATGGGTAATGTGCAATAACTTGCTCCATACCCGTTCTGATTCGAAGAGTTTCACCTTCTTGAGATGGTACATGATGAGAGAGCTGGATAGAACAAAATGACAGGCGTTTCCCCGTACTATTCCATAAAGGTTCGGTATCTCCTTCATGCGCAGCATAACCTGCAGCTATGGCTTTCACCATAGACTAGATCATATCTTTACCTTGAGTCATATGACTGTTAGGTAACTCCCATTTCGAGACCCCTTGGTCCTACAGGCTGACAAAGCCTTGATCGTTGAACGTTCATCTTAAGGATGTCTCACGACAGTCTTAAGACACTTCGCTGCTGGTTGCCCAATCTTCACATTTTTCAAACTATCACGCTTGTCGTTACCAACTACGTTGTAGTATGTAAAGCTCTAAGGGGGTTCTAGCAATTAGAGAGCATTCACTTAAAACTTTTCAGTTAAAAGCGGACAAATAGTTTATCGTCTTGAGTGCCACCTGGCATAAGAAGAGCTGGTGTACTTAGAATGTTAGAAGGTTCTAAATCGCTAGAAGCCTGCTGTTCACCATACATCCCTCGGGTGTTAATAATGCGAGGGTTTGCAGACATGTAGGCATTAAAAGCAACTTTTCCAGAATCAGGTACAGACTCAGAAAGAATTCCTACACCATCTTTAGGATACTGACGATCCGTAATCACAAATGATTGTTGCGACCGACCACCGGCACCCCCATATGTTGTTTGTGTTTTAGATTTGATATCATGAATGGGGTTAATACTGTCAACTGGTTGTAGAGTAGGATCTTGAACAATAGATAGGAAAACTGCTTCAGGGTTGATAGAGAAACTCTTATTAGGATCACGACTAGCTTGATATCGAGCAAATTCACGTGCCATAGCGTTATAAACGAAATATGGGAATCGTTCATATCCGCGTGTTCTAAAGTTTTCTAAACTAGAAGCATCTTTTGCTTCCACTGTTGAGAGCATTTCTGTTGCTCGATACAGGAGACCCTTAACTGTAGTAGGTTCCCCCATGCTAATCAAAACTTCCCGTGTAATAGGATCTACAAATAGATCAAAAAAACTGTTGATCCCTTTTAGAATATTTGTAGAGTGACCTGCATCAGAGAGTAGTGTGAAGTAAGTATCGACGATATCAAAATCGTCAAGATTCCAAGCTCTCGTTTCAAAGCGCTTAAGGCCACTTAAAATAAGAGACCCTGTAAGAGGGTATCTTGAAAAGACAAGTTTCCCATCTTTAAAGGGGATCATGATGTCATCTAGTTTAACAATAGCCCGTTTACCTGTTGGGTAAAACCTATAGGGGTGTTTAATATCTTTAAGAAGTGTTGAGAGACCAAATCGATATCCTAAGAAAAATGCAATCGGCCATGATTTATCTTGAAGTTTAATCTCAACCCATTCAGAAGGTGTTTTAGAAAGAGGAATCTGATCCCCATACAAAGTATTTAGAAGCTCTCGTATGGTAAACATCTCAACTGGGTGATCTTTGTCTTTGACACTGATAACGCGAATGATGTTATCTTTACCATAGAACATACTGTCACCATTCTTCTCACCACAGAAAACCCCATATTTTTCTTCTAGAGGTTCACGGTACTTTTGAAGGAGACTACTTTGGTCTATTGCTTCAGTTGCAAGTTGAAGAGTTGTTGCAGTAAGACGATTTTTATAATTAAATGTGAAATGATAATCGTTTAATTTAAGACGACCATAACTCCCCATGAGGACCCCATAATCATACGGGACCTTATCTTCGGTAGAACTTGTTCCAAATTCAAGATAAATAAGACCTGCCTTCTTAAGAGAGGAGATGTATTTCTTGATACTAGATTTAAAGCTATATGCTGCGCGTTGAGTTCTTTCTACAAGTGCTTTATTAAAATTAGATGAAAGGTTAACACGATGAGGACTTACTTTGCAGATCGGTAGATTGATCTGTTGCTTCGTCATTCGATAGTCCACCCCATTGACCCTAATGGTTCCTTCCGGACTCACAATAGGTAGTCTAAAACGACACGTATGTCGCTTTCCCTTGGGATCTTTAAAAGTTATGGTGTAATGCCTAATATAATTAAACTCAGTAATTTCATCTTCTTCTTTAACGTCTTGAAGTATCATCCCAACGCCACTAAAAGAAGATAAAACAAGGGCAACATCTCGGTTGAGAGATTCTCGAATATAAACATTGTCAAAATCCATAATAGAAGATTTCGTCATGGATTTATCTTCAACATAATCTTCTAAGAAAGAGAGTTCTACTGATGGATCAGTGTTAGGTTCCGTGTTGAGATATGACGCAATGCTTCTACCAGCAAGATCGATATTGGCATAATGGTTCTCAGCTTCTAAGACCGTTTCTTTCTGTTTAGAAGTGAGGTTAAGATTCGGATCATTTAAGATGCTTTTAAGTGATGTTGAAATATATTCATTGTGGTCTGGAGCATCCACATAAGAACTTACAGGAAGAGGGTCTTCTGGGAGTAAAGATTTAGTGTCAATTGTTGAGAGGTCTGTACTTTGATAAAGAGTGTGTTCAATGGGGAGATCTGTTGGGTCTACCGGAACATCTTCTACGTCATCGGCGTCCTCCATGACATCCGTTAAAGTAGAAGTTACACTATCTGCAAATTTATCAATATCTTCATCTGTAAAGTCATCGTCTAAATTTTGAGTAGTGTCGTCCTCATTTCTAGGTTCAGATTGATTATCTTTCTTTTCTTTAAGGTCTTCAAGAAGGTCAGCTGCTTTAAACTTCATGACGTTAACATGTCGAATCATCATGATGTTGTCAGTTTTATTAGGCAACATTAAAGGGAGATCACCAAGATTATAGATGATACCATCTGATGACTGTCCACATGTTAAAATGACATGGATGCGATCAAGATGATCTTTTATATCAGGAATCTTAAAAAGGGAGGTTGTAGCATTCTGAGTTACAATCCCTAGCAAATGGATCATGTAGTAATACGAGGGATCCCCTACAACCTTAAGGGATGCAGGCGTAATTTCCTCAAAAGCTCTTAGGAACTGTTCACGTTTAAGGGGTTCTGCTGAAATAGGAATTTGAATGAACTGGAGTTTCTCAGGATGACTTTCTGCAATTTTAAGTATTTGATACAACATGGATTTCAAAAGAAGATCCATCTTACGATAAGCTACAAGTCGACCTGTCATGTAAGTATACAAGAGCGGGTTGTAACTAAAAATGGATAATGCATTTTTACGAGATAAGATCTGTTTTACATCTGTCATACGTTTTGTAAGTTTACTTGTCTGATTGAATTTTTGAATTTGACTGTTAAATTTTACAGCATTGTGAATGTAGTTTCCAATTGGTGCTAACTGTTTATCATCTTTTGGAGGGAGTTCTGTTACATGATGGGCATAGACCGGAAATTCTTCATTTACAATAAAGGGATTAGAAACATCGATTGAGATAGCGCCAGACTCGGTTAAAAACAATTTATCTGCAATATGCAGTACACTATCAAAGGGAAGTTGTGCATTGCTAAAGTCTGAGATTTTCTTAGGAAGATCCGATCTCCGCCACGCCATATACCCCCTACGAAACACTGGGTACTGCATTCTTTCTTGTGCGATCTGATCACGTTCTAAAATGTTGTCATCCATAGTTATACTCCTATTAAAATATATACCTACACATAAAAGTATAGGGGAAGCATCATACCATACATCGGTGCGTGTCATCTATATTTAGATATATATTACTATTTTGAATTGTCGCAAGGAGACTGACAATGAACGTTTGGAATTGGATTAAATCTTTCACTAAACAAAATGAGGGGGTCCCAAAATTTATCGCTAATCCTCATAACCAAAAAGTTCCTGAGCAAGAAATTTTTCAGGAACTTGAGGCCGTAACTTCTCAGTTCCCACTAATACTCAAAGCCGATGGTGATGTTTCAAAACGTTCACCGATATATCTCACTCTTCAACAGGCGAATTTTACTGAAGATGATCTTGGAAATCCTGTATCTTCCAGTGTGATCTTGGAAAAGATGGGGAGGGTCCCTATTTTAAATATATTTGATCAAACAGATATAATCATTTCCAAAAATTACCTCAAGATTGGAAAGTTGGCAAATGATTCATTGCTTATTCGAGTCAATTGCCGAATCAAACTTGAGGGTTCTAATGAAGACATGTCTGATCACCTTACGATGGTGGTCCCTCCCTCCCGTAAAGAGGACGTGCACGATGTTCTCATTACATATGCCGGTAAGCATCTGGAAGGTGGAATCTCCGACATCAAATGGGAAAAACGCGTTCTTAACGTTCTTAAAGCATTACCCACAACTTGAAACATACAAGCATGGTGGGATTTCCCACCATGCTTGTATTTATGCATTTGCAGCACCAATGACGTATGGAGAACTATGGGTTTAATGTCATATAAGGAGAGTGACTCAACAGACTCTGATAGTTATGACCTTAACTTGAGGATATCTGAGCTTATATTGTTTTACAAATTTTTAATGAAATATCCAACACTAAACCCTTCCATTGATCAGTATATCCATGATTGTGAAAGGATCGACTCTTTGAAATTTATCATCCCATCTGAACTCTATAATCATGCGACAGCCATATTAAATAACGTGGCGCAGGAACATGGGTTCTTCTTCGAAAGGTAATCTCTTATGTCAGCATTTTCAACCATGTCTAAAGTAGCAGCTGGTGCAACCGCATTCACCGGGGTCTATTATGGCTTCAAAGTCGGAAGTTATATTTTTAAAGAAAATACGTTCCGGAGTATGTCAAATGAAATATACTGGGAGAATCTTAAGAAAATATTAACAATAATATTTTCCGCATCATCTCGCACGGGGGTGACTCTTCCCGATGGATTATGGGTTGAAACCATCAAACTTGCGTGGATAAGGAGTCTTGGAGATGGATTTGCGCCTAAAACCAACCCGTCAGTGCAAGAACAGCGGGTAATTGCGGTTACGCTCGTCGAGGAAATCTTCGAGAAAATCATCGAGAAAATTGAGCTTAAGAGTGCATATGAGAAAATCAGTTATGCCCATAAGGGTCTCTCTAACACATCGTGCCCAGCACCCCATGGGTGGCAGGGTTTCATCGATGAGTTCTTTACCGAGAAGGGTTATGAGATTCCTGTAAATGAGCAAGGCCCTTATTGGGGGCAGCTTGAGTTCATTTATGAGATCCTTGTAGCTGCAACACCGCGTTCGCAGGTCGTGCTAAACGATGGTGCTTGGGAGGGGATCTTGGGTATGGTTCTTGAAAATATGACACCTGAAGATCAGGAACTTCATGCCGATCCAAGGAGTCATCGATTGCTCCACATTGCTCTTATTGAGCATGTCTACGAACGCTTGATCAAAAATGTCGGTCTCAATGTTGCGTATAACCGAATTTGCTATGCGCATAAAAATCTTAATGACAAGTCTTGTCCGGCACATTGCGGCTGGGATAAGTTTATCGAAACCTTCTTTGAAGAGAAAGGTTTGAAATTCGAATCTGACGACGACATATCACCCCCATCAAACAAAGGTCTTCATGAGACCGTATCACGAGGAGGTTCCTCATCATGAATTTTGCATTCTGGTTCGTCTTTCTCGGACTGATGCCTGCCCTCGCCATTTTCATCTTTGAGACAGTGTGCTGGGTATTGCGGCGCATCAATCGTGACGATGCGAATGACGATGTCGAACATGCCGATGAGGCATATTTAAAAGAGTCCCTACTCTTGAAGAATTCTACGTTCTTCAGAAAATAGGGAACCCATATGGGGGACCCTTTCTTAGGGTCCCCCATATTTTTTTTCAATGGTATGATACGAGAGATGCAGCTCGTCCACTTCTATATGTATCGATCCGACATGACACCTCAAATTCTTGCGGTCCATATCGCTTTTATATTGCTGTTTCTAGGATTTATAGGATTCTTTGTAGCAATGATTTTTTACGCATATAAGAGCGGTGATATAGAAGAGTTTTACACTGACCTTCTCAAGTTCTTTTTCCTTAGAAAGACATAGAGATAGATAAGAGAGGGGGTGCCCCCTCTCTTATCTCTATTATACATTTTTAAGAGGATTTTGATAGGTCATCTGAATCATCATAAGGTCTATCATATCACTAAACGTTCCCTTTAAGAACTTACCTTCAGGAGTTAGAAATGATCTTGGACTTTCCATGTATTCAGACAGTTCACGTGTAGTGTCTTCACCCCAAATGTAATTCACAGATGAAGTATCCCCATCATACCTTTATATTCCATAAAGGATCGGTCGCCCCTTATGCGCAGCATAACCTGCAGCTATGACTTTCATCATAGAGTAGACTATATCTTCACTATAGGTTGTGTGGTGTAACCCTTAAGTGTCTCCTATTTCGGGTCCCTTGACCCTACTCCCCGCTACGGGATAGTCGTTGAACGTTCACCATACTACTGTCGTCACGACATGTATAAGGCGCTTCGCTGCTGATCATCCATTGTAACATTTGATACCTTTTTGAACTATCACGCTCACCTTTTCAGGTCACGTTGTAGTGTATCAACTTTAGGACTTTCCAGCAATTAAGGAGATATCATCTTAGCTATTTCTAACTAAGTGGACTATCAATTAATCAGCTCCAAGCCCCCCAAGGGCACTTGTATGAACAATCGTACTATCTAAAAATCCGTCATTAGCATCTAAAGATGGATAATGTGGATACTCAGCATCGTCCTCACCTGTAATGAGGTCATACAGTTTAACGGTGCGAGAGTTGGATGTTGAGTTAAGGTGTATTTTAGCAGGATAACATGATCCATCTTCAATAGCAGGGTACCGCGTCACCATAGCGTATTTATTAAATGTGGCGATATACGTTGCAAGATATACGATCTCAGCCCATGTGATGGGGCGGAGTTTTGTACGATCAACTTTTTTACCTAAATTCTTCTCAAGATCGCCAAGACTCCTAACGATGGAAATTCGATCACCTTGATCATATACCAAGCAAAGGTAGAAAGGTTTCTTATCACGATTATAAATAGTGACAGCTGACCGTCGAACATCTTCATTTGAGAACCGAGTTAACCACTTGTTAATACCTGTCCTTGTAACGAATTTATCTTTTTCTAATTGAGAGATTTCTGTATATACAAGATTTAAAGTTTTAGGATCAGTGAGAGGAACATTAACCTCATCACTCTCTCCTAAGATGGGGGTGAAAAACGCTGTCTTAAGATGGTGGATAACGAAGGGCTCCATCCCTTTGCAGGATTGATAAAGTCCTACCATAACTTCATCAGGTTTAAGAGACCGTGGATCATCAGGAGAATCCATCACATAACTTGCAGCACTTAGAACATTACGAGTTCCAAATGCCACTGAACGTGATCCATACCCACCATTTTGCATGAATCCTCGTTTACCAGTTTGGAAGTTCTCAAGGTAATCATAAACTTCAATAGCTTTCTCTTGAAGTTTATATCGAACTTGATTATAAATAGGGTTAACTGTTTTTTCTGGAATAGATAAACTTAAAGATATCATACTCCGATAGAGCTTGTTTATTTCATCTTGCACCATGCGCGCACCAGACTCGATTCGAATATCTCGAAATCCTGCAGGAAGAACGATGTACTTATTAATAAGAGAAACCTCTCGATACTGATTTAAGAGGGTGACTCGGTTTTCACGTTTGAGGGATTCTGTTAAAGGAAATTCAATTTCATGATAGTGCGATAAGAAGAACGCATAACCTGTTCCGGCATCTTCAACATCCTCTGGATCCCCAACAACACGTTCAAAATTTTTTATCTCAGAGTTAAATGTTGCATAAACACGCCCTGCTAAAATGTCGTCATACAGAGAACTTATTTTGATGAGATTTTTATAAATAATAGGAGCGATGATGTTACTGCTTAGAGGGAGGAACCCAAATTTCTTCATGCGATCATCTGAACCCACTGCCCCAAAGATTTCTTCTGAGAAGAGACCGTCTTTATGAAAGAGCGTTGTTGATGGTTCTAAGACATCAAATGACGTTACCGCTGCAATAATATTTTTCTGAACAAAGTCATCTACATCCATAACGCGGATGTTAAAAGGTCCATAACCGGAATTTTTCATATTCGATAAATCTTCAAGCCCTTTAGACCGATTCACAATATCGAATGGAATTTGCTGTACCATGAGTCCTCACTTTTAAACGATATGACATGGTCTTTAAGAATATCATCCACTAGTTCACAATTACAACCAATTAGGGGTCCCCTCGTATGATGGGGTGTAATTGTGCACAATAATATCCCTAAGTATAATCAGACTGGGTTAAAATCATACTATGCAGTTGCCACCTGTGGGAATTCCCTATAGGAATAAGGTATAAAAATTAAGAGGAATTTTTATGAAAAAAGAAAACTTTTCAGATGAAGAAGTTAAGAATGCAGATTATGAACTTGAACGTTTAAACGAGTCTGTTATTAAGAACACTCTTATCACTTCAGATCACATTTATTTGGACCTTGCTCTCATTAAAGATCTTGAGATCGGAACAGTTATGGCAATGGCATCTCAGAGGGATGATGCATTTTGTGCAAATGTTTATAAGAAGATACAAGATGGGCTCCCTGCGTATAATAAACGCGTCTATAGTGATATCACCGGATATATAGATCTTCCCTTCTCCCGTGAGGAAATCAATGATTACATGTACGACCCTAAAAACAGTGATCGCATTTTCCTATGTTCACCCTCAACTGCTTTTATTAAAGAATTTGGTAAGAATCTCGTTGTCAACATCAACCATTCCTTTGTTGCAGATAAACGAAACATCCCAATTCGAGTACACATTAACACTCACCCTTTAACCTTAAGTGCAGAGTTTGGGAAAACCTTAACAGGGTTCATCGCGATGACGTTTGATGTGCATGCAACATATTTCTCACAAGACCCCATTGCAATTTCGTACAACCGATATCAGAAATTTGATGAGTTCTATTTTTATCATTTCTCACAATTTTCATTACATCCTAAGATTCATGAAAAATTAGGCTCTTTTCAAATGTTTGACAAGTATGTATATGCACTCGCATCTCTGGGACCTGTCATGGGGAAACTCCCTTCAAACCCTAAATATAAAGAAAAGTATGTTACAGAATCCTTCTTAAAGATTGAATCAGGATTTTTAGCAATTTTTAAACAATTTAAACTTATTAAACCAGAAATGTGCGCCCCTGTGTGACACCTTTCATAATAAGAGGTTTTATTTATGGTAGAGACAGCCCCTAAAACAGCCCTTAAACCTTCCCCGTTAGACAGTCTCCTATCTCGATATACCAATGATACCGTTACTGTCAAAGAACCTCTTAACAGTGACGGTATTGCAAAAGAGAAATCCGCTAAAACGATCGATGCCGCATCATCTACACGGCGTCGGGATCAGGAACTTAAAAAGTTATCAACAGCCTCTATCATCGACATGCAAAAGAATCTCATGAAGGCGGATTCTACGGGTCGCATGTATCAAATGATGGGAGAGTCTTCTCTTGATCGGGAGAATCATCGTCTTGATGAACTCTTAAGAGATCAGGATCGTGAGAGTCTTACTTCAACACGGTCTTTAGCATCTGGTGTTTTAGATGTTAAAGAAAGTGAGGCAACCCAAGCCATCACCAAAGAGATGGAGCAGGTTCTTAAAACACAAGCACTTGCTTCTACTGCAACGTTTAAAGCATCTTCAACAACGAATTCTATTTTAAGAGAGCTCTACAATTTCCATCACAGTGTTCAAACACAGTATATGGCAAATTCTTTAGGTCTCCAGTATCAGCAATTATATCTTTCTAAGGCACATGTCAAAGTCACTGAAACCGTCGGTGAAATGATTGAAGCTAAATTAGAAGCTATCAAACATAATACTGCATCTTCTGAATTGCGCAAACGCAGTGTTCTTGATGTTGCACGTGAGACTGTCTTAAAGAACATCATATCTAAAGTTGGAGAAAGTGTTTCTGAGAAATTTCTAGATACATTTGGACCTTGGATGCAGGAAAATATTGTTGAACCTGCTCGAGATATAAGTGCTGCTTATATGGAGTCGAACGTTCTAGGGGCTCAGACTGCGCGGGGCATTAGATCACGTGCTCAAGGAGCAAAAGATCGTCTGTCCCAAGGACGTGAAAATCTTGCTGAAAGTCTTCGAGCTTCTGGTATGACGGAGTCCGAATATCGAAAAACACGCGCAACAAAAACTCTTAATAATTTTGTAGACAAGGCCGGGGATATAACGAGTTCTGCTCGTGAGAAATTTAATACCCTTACAGGGCGACCTACAAATACCCCTTCTTCACAGACGGCTTCTTCAGAAGGACCCCCTGTGGAACGCCTTGGTCTTAAAGATGTCATCTCTTCAGCTAAAACACGTGTAACGGATGCCTACGAGAAAGTATCTGGTTCTGCAAACTCCGTTAGAGCGTTTGCAGATCAGGCGATGTCAAATTTAAATAAAGAACAATATACCCTTCTTAAAGACCAGATCACTGGTTATTCTAAGCAGCTTCGAGGATATGCTAAATCACGAGCTGAACAGCTTAAAGAGGCAGCGCAAGTATTTAACAAACCAAATCTTAAATGGGAAGAACTTCAAGTTCTTAAAGATCATGTTTCTAAATACATTAAAAATACGCCATCGTCTCCTTTAGAACGCGACCCTTCTATACCACCTTATTCACAGGACATGTCTCCTGAGAACAGGATTTCTACATTTGAGGGATTCGCAGCTAGTAATGCATCTGAATCTGACTCCTTAAAGAATAGTTGGAATGATCTAGCTGCTTCTGAAAAAGAAGAGTTTCTAAATCGTTTTGGGACGGATGTCCCAGAGACACCTTCTCAGGCACCATCTAATTCTGGTAAGATTTCCCCCGATTATGATCTCTATAAGGCAACCTTAGATCCAGGAGCTTTCAACCGTGAAAGCATGGCTAATTTTGTTTCCGAAAAACATGATCAAAAAGAAGCTTCCCTAAGAGATGGATACGATTCTCTTACAGAAACTTTATCTGATAAACTTAAGAATGCTAAAATGTTTCAAGAAAGTGATGAGGATCTTAGACGCTCTACAGGGTTCTCGGGATATGATTCAAGTGACATTTTAGATATTCTAAATACTCTTAATGAAACAACTAAAACGTATGGTCAAGAATCCCTCGATCGTCAAGACAAGATTCTTGAAGTTCTCACCCTTATTGCTGCATCTGGAGGTATGGGATCTTCTGAGGATGGAGGAGGTTCTGGAACCCCTAACAAGCAAGGACTTCTGTCTAAACTTGGAGGTATCCTTGGAGGCACAGCGCGTTTCACTGGCAGACTCACAGGTCTTGCAGCTAAAGGATATATGACTGCAGCAAGAGGTGGGTTATCTCTTAGTCGAGGAGCTCTAAATCTTGCAGCCTCCCCTTTCAGACAGAAGCTTAAAAATCCTTTCGTGGATGTTTACCGTAAAGATGATGTCCGATTTGGATACCCTTTAATTACATCTAAACAACTTCGTAAAGGACTTGTTTTTGTAGACGGGGAACCTGTCGAACATGTTGCCGACATCGATCGTCCGGTTATAGATCCGCAAACACAAACAGTTCTTATTTCTAAAGAAGACATCGATGTTGGATTGGTAGATGTAAATGGTGTTGATGTTGGAAATCGAACCACTTCAGCTCTTGGAACCATTGGTAATCTTACAGGGTCTCTCTTTAAGACGGGTGGCCGTATGTTCTCTAATTTCTTCTCTGGTAAGAATCCATTATTTGGACTCTATGGTCAAATCTTTAAATCTGCCGCATCCATTATTGGTACTGTAACACCTGCCCTTACTAAAGGACTCCTTGGAGCTCTAGGGTTAGGGGTAAAAGCTGTTGGCGGTGTTGGTAAGGGACTTCTAAAACTCGCAGGTCCGCTTCTTGGTACTTACAAGGATATGATTGGGGGATTCTTTGGGGGTGTCAAAGGAATTTTTGGAGCCATCTTTGGGGGTGGGAAGAAAGGGGGTATTGCAAAGAAAGATCTTGAAGAAGTGGTAGGTGATAAACTTATTGCGATCTATGACCTTCTCAATGCAAGACTGCCTAAGCGTATCGCTGGAGATACAGATGACGATGGCTATCGTGAAGGGTCCTGGCGGGAGTATCTTAGAGATCAAGAGAAGAAAAAGGAAGAGTCTGATAATCCGGGCGATACAGGGGCTGGTAAAAAAGGTCTCATTGCAGGTGCCCTTGGTAGTCTCACATCTCTTTTTGGTTCTAAAAAACAACCTTCTGATGCAGAGAGTGATGAAGACGATGATAGTGATTCTGGTATTCTTAAATGGCTAGGGGCTACTGCTGCAGGGGGTTGGGTTGGATCTAAATTGACCTCTGCAAAAAATGTCATTAAAAAAGCAGGCAAATCTATTTCAAGAGTAGGCGCTAAAGCGATTTCTAAAGTTGGCGGTACCGCTGTTGTCAAAACGATTGCAAAAGTAGGCGGGAAATCTATTGTTAAGAAGATTCCATTAATAGGTCTTGTTGCTGGTGCAGGATTTGGGATCGACCGTGCGATCGATGGAGACTACTTAGGTGCCCTTGGAGAGATTGCATCTGGAGCCGCCTCTATTATTCCCGGTCTTGGTACGGCAGCATCTGTTGGGATTGACGGATGGCTTGTCTATCGCGATTATGCAAGTGGTGGTCCACAAAAGGCTATCATCGATGCCCGTATGGAGGCTTATGGCTTTAAAAATCACTCTAAAGATCAAGTGAAAACAATTTTATTGCTAGAAGAGAAAGCTCTTAAAAAAATTAAAGCAGGTGCTGAAGTTTTCAACATCGATGATGTGAAAGAAGTTACTACCAGTCTTGGATTTGACGCTGCATCAGATGATGATGTTGCATATGTTGCAGGATGGCTTAAAGCACGATTCTTGCGCATCTACAGCATGTATTTATCAACGATTGGTGATCTAAGATTGAGTGTAGACGAATCTAATAAATGGGATGACGTTCAAATTGAAGCCGTCATTACAAACTTTAAATCTCGCAGTAAATCTATTTTGGAACTTGCAGTTGATTTCGTTCCTTATCCAGAAGGATATCGACGTCTTACAAATGCAAGTGCTCTTTCAAGCGATCCCTCTAAACGATCGGGAACAACGATTCCCCATCAAGAGAGATCTCGCGCAGAAGAAATTATCAAGAAACAAACTCTTAATCACATTAATACCCAACGACACTCTAAAGGATCTTCTACACAAGTGCAAGTATCCTCTCCTTTTACATCAACATTTGATGCCTTAGGAGACGGTTTTCACTCGATGAGATTTAAAGCCTATGGAATGAAAACCTCTGAACAACGAAATGCTGTTATTAAAGCAGAACGCCAAATCACCCGGTGGGCTAAATTTAAACGGTATGTTAAATATGATGACCCTATTACAGAAATAAATCTTGATAGACTCGCAATTGCATTTAGGGTTAAATTATCAGATACTGATCAGGTGTCACACTTTAATGCGTGGGTTCTCCATCGGTTTCTTCCAGTATTAAAAACCTATGTTAAAAGTGCTGATATGTTTAATCGTGATTATGTCTCGGTTATCACATTAGAAGGTACTGAAGCAACTGATTTTCAAAAACTCTTTATCTCTGAAGTATCTAAACTTAATTTTGGAACTGATCTCACTCCATATCCAGATACCTATGACGTCACGTCGCTTGAAGGAGAGACGGGATCGACAGCAAAAGCAAATGAAGTCATAAGTCAAACAACTGCTAAAGTTAAAGGGCAAAGTCGACGAACGGCTTCTGTTACTGTAAACTCTTCTAGAAAATCTTCTGAAATGATAGCTTCTGTTGAAAATAACTCTGCAGCTAACGATCTAAGTGCAGGATATGATTGGAAGGGACTTGGATCTTTAAGTGCCCTACATGAATCTAATAAGAGTGGATCTGGTGCGATCGGGTATGATCGTCAAGGTGGAACGTCTTATGGGAAGTATCAGATCTCCTCTGCACGAGGGACATTTAGTAAGTTCTTAGAGTTTCTAGATTCACAAGGTGGGAATGGTGCTAAGATTGCCCAGCGGCTTCGAGAGGCAGGGAAGTCTAATACTGGATCAAAATCTGGTGGTGTTCCTGAAGAGTGGAACAAGATTGTGTCAGAAGGATTAATGGGGGATTACGAACATGCGTTTATTAAAGCAACGCATTATGATCCTGTTATGTTTAACCTCCCTGATGAGATTAAAGATCTTGTAAACTCCTCTAAGACTCTTCAAGATGTAGTATGGTCAACAGCCGTACAACATGGTTCACTTGCAGCAACCTCCCTTATCATGAAAGCAGCCTCTGGATCTAAAGATCCTGAATCTTTTATTCGAAAGCTCTATGGAAGTCGCGTTACGCAGTTTGGAAATTCTGATGAGAACATTCAAAAATCTGTTGCAAGACGATTTGGTGAAGAGAAGAACCAAGCGCTTACGATGGTACGAGCAGAACGTCTTGAGAGGGGAGAAGACCTTTATGCAGGTCCAACCCGTCAACCTATCAAGGATGCTTTTCGTCCAGTCACAGATGATGACGTAACGGCCCTTAAAGACAGTCTAAAAAGTCCTTCTAAAGATACGGCGTCAGTGGCACTTTCTCCTTTAACGAAATCTTCAAATATTAAAGTTACAGAGAAACCGTCTATTTTCAACACCCTGGCTCAACCCTCCCCTTCTACTACAAATACCCCAGCACCTGTTGGTCCAAGATCGTCACCTCCCAGTGCAGAAATGTATAACAAATCCATAGAGAACCAAATCTCAGAGCTTGCAAGACTGTCTCCACAAGAGATGGAAAAGGCTATCGCGAGAGGACAAACTGGAAGTTATAATGAGCTTAAGATCATAAGTCAGCATCTTGAAAAACTTGTCGCTGCAACCACAACTGCGTATGGTCGAAATGGTGCTATGGGGCAACTTGCAAAATCTATTGAGAACACTTCTAATCGACCGATCAACATCTCTCCGGTTATCATGCCTGCTTCTGAACGATCGTCTTCAAGCATTGATATCAATGTAAGACGTACTGGCACGGATACTGGGTATTGATAATTTTTTTAATAAAAAGATAAGGGAGTGGGGTTAACCCCACTCCCTTATGTATTCACAAGTAGATGCTGCCATAATTTGATATGTTAAATCCTTTAGGAGTATTAAGACATGATCTCAGGTATCTATAAAGACAGTAATAATTTTGTTAAAGCAACCTTTATCGTATCACTAGGTCAGCCTTTTGAAACATATAAAGAACTTGTAGAATATTCAGTCTCAGATAGCATATTTGGGACTGCAGACACCCCAAAAGTAAGTCCTCAGATACAAGATCTTCTTGATCAAGCAAATGTCGCGAATGGTCCAACACCCATGTTCTTTACCAGGCGTGTGTGTAGGGACACCTCTTTGGGAGGCAATGATGCGATCAACTGCTATTATCAATATTGTGAAAATGATGATGTTCTCTACCCTTTATTTAAAACCACCCATGGAGATGGTGGTATGGGGCGGGTTTATGAACAGCAGATTAACGCTAACCAACAGATCCTGTATATGACAGCTGGGTTACCTGAGTATAATAGTTTTGTAGGATTCTTTTCAGATGCTGTAGATGCCTCTTTAGCATCCTTCATGAATGGGGGTGGTCGCTTCTCACCTTCGTCTCTTGGAAGTCTTGTTGGGACTGCTTTTGTTGGAGCTGTTTTATTACCAGTTCTCCCTCTCGTGTTTATCTATCATTCTTTAAAGAAATTAGGATCTGTTCGTATTACAAAATATTACGACTTTAGATCTGAACAAGCCATGTATTACCGGATTGTAAATACGATCATCATTACCCTTGGAACTAACATGGGGCTTGCTAAAAATGGTATGTTAGAAGGTCCTGAGGATTCCAGAAACACAGGGTCTCCAAATTCTGTTAAGACGTCCCAAGAGTTAAATCTAGAAGCAAGTGGCGGAACAGATGATAACTCCAATCTTCCAGATATTTTTGGTACAGCTGGTTGGGACATTCACAGGATCATGCTCAAGAAAACCTTTTATGAGACAGGTCTTGATATTAAAAACCGTAAAGATCTCTCAACAGATCAATACCTTTTTAATCAACGAGAGGACGTGTCTCTTGAAGAGAAAAAAGATGAGGTCATTGCTGATCTTCCAAAATATTGGTCAGAGAAACTTTGGAATGGTGGGATGGCGGCACTAGCCACGCTTCATGATGCACATCTTTTTGTAGGATTTCGCGTTGAGAAAAGTGTTGACACCTCAGAGTCCTTTTCAAATGAAACAGGGGAATCTCCTGTCAAAGCAGCTCTTGATTCTAAATATGAAACTGTTAAGAACTTAAAACATTCCATTGCAAATGGTAAGATTATTGGAGGACCGATCGGGTCTGCTATTGGGGGTATTTTTGATTTCATCACAGGTGCCGTTGGGTCTGCAACGGATGCCATAGGGTTGAGTGGTGCAACACATCTTTTAACAGCTGCAGGTAAAGTTGATATTCCAGATATTTGGTCTGGTGCTTCTTCTCAGAAAAACTATAGTTTTAATATTAATTTAAGATCATATCTCGGTGATCCGGTATCCATCTTCCAGTCAGAATACATCCCGCTCGCAATGCTTCTTGCTCTGTTTCTTCCTCGAGCAGTTGGGACTAATTCTTATACAACACCTTTTTTAGTAAGAGCATATTGTAAAGGTCAATTGTCCGTCCCTCTAGGTATCATAGATGGTGTTACGATCCGACGTGGATCAGATCAGCATGGGTGGAACTATCAGAGACTTCCAACATCTATTGACATCTCCTTTACCATTAAAGATTTGTCACCTGCGATGTATCCTGCCATCGGGGATGAGAGTTTATGGGGGACGATCATAGGGGAGACATCTGCTTTTCAAGAATATCTTACAACCCTCTCAGGTATGGGTCTTCGGGAGCGTATGTTGTTCTTAAATCAGATCAATCGTCGTGCAAATATTGCGATCACAACCTTATTTAACAACACTCTTAATCCTCTCGCGTGGGGTGTTGGTGTTTCAGATACAATGATAGGTCGCACCATCGCAAGGGTTATCCCTGCAACAGGTCTCCCAACAAATTAGGTCTAAGGAAAAACGAGTTATAACCCATCCCTTCTATCATTTCTAATGAAATGATATGATTTTAGTAGGTGCTTAGTGTAGCACTTTTTTAGTTTATCCATAATGAGGATTTACAGGAAATGAGTATTCGAGCGTTTGTTACACATCAGATTCTCAAAGAACTTTCATATAAAACCATCACGGTATTTAGCAGTGTAACATCAGACCTTCCAAATGACACCTTGACAGGTATTGTGAATGCTAAAATTAATGAATTAAGCATTGCTCCGGCAAAAACCGATGACAGCATCGGCATTCTCATTGGTCAGGTTACGCAACAAGTGCGTGATTATGTAACAGATACTGTTGCACAAGATGAAGCATATGCCATTGTCCGTAAAGACAATGATTATATTAATTCTATTTTGAATGATATCTCAGGTAAGCTCGCTTCTAAAATTCAAATGCTTCTAACGGCCATTCGGGTGACGATCCGAGATAAAGTGGATGCTATTGCAGCAGAAGTACGAGCAAAATCATCTACACTTCTCACACAACACAACCCCTATTCTTTTGGGGAGGTTGAAATCTTTAATTGGGCGGGGTTGTCTGATAATTATATTCGAGAAAAAGTGATCACTTTTTTCAATGAATCTATTCGGATTTTCATCGATGGTAAAGTAAATTATTCTGATAAAAACAGCATTCTCGATCGTCTCACTTCTACGATCACTCCTGCTTTAAGCGCGGCACCTATTACGGACATTGAAACAGTTAAGATGACACTCCGTGATGCTATTACAGCATCTGATTTAAATGTGAAAATTGAAAACTGTAATGATGCAATTTCATTAATCATTAATACCTCTAAGTTAAATGATTTTGCCATTACAGTGAAAAATTCCATGGGAGACGATTATCAGGAATATAAGTACATTCCTGAATTAATTCGTCGTGCAACAGACTATTTCATTTGTGTTGAGAATCTTGTTGATAAATTCTCTACATATGAGGATGATCTAGGGTCCAATGCAAAATCTGTATATGCAAAATTATTGGCTCTTAAAAATCTGTGTCTTATGACGCTTGGACTCGGATATGTCTTTAAAGAAAAACTATGGCGAGATGCCATTATTCTCCCTAAGAATTATGCATCCGAAGTTGTAACGATACCACTTATCAATGCGGATAATTATCCCACCGATGGAAATCTTGAAGATTATAACGTTGAACTTTCTAAATATGCAACCTATCTAAGGCAAGGTCAGACTTCCATCGCCTCGCAAGCCTCCATGCTCCTTGTAAGGATGGAAACTTATAAAAAGAACAAAGAAAACTATATTGCAGCACTGGATCAAAAACAGTCTGAAGATAAGAACTCTTTAGACATCTCGAATCGTGAAGCACTGGTCTCTGCCACAAAGGTGATTCTTAATACTCATATCACTGATGAGTATGTTTCCTTTGGTCCAAATCTTCAGGCGGTCAAACCTCGTCACGACAGAGGACTTGTTCGTGTTGAAGCGATCCTTGGTCGTAAAGAGGTTACCCTCGAAGATGCCATCACTCAGTATTATTTAATCTTATTTGACAACCCAGTCCTTACACGATTTTATGAAGTGTTTAATACATATATCCGCACCAACCTTGAATCGTATGATGATCTAACCGCTCTTCGAAATTATGGTTTTTGTGAGGCTATCCTTGATGTCTTGGTAAATTATTTTAAAACACGTACCTTAGTATCATAATGCAAACATAAGAGTGGAGGGCATCTGCCCTCCACTCTTATATCTTAATATTTTACCTTAAAAAGTTCAGTATAGGTTAACTTTTTATATCCATATACTCCAAAAATAAGGTATCACATATAACCCCTACCGAGGAAGTGATGTATATTTCGGGTATATATTACTATTATGTAAAACCTCATGAAATTTGGAGAATTAAAATGTTTGACGATGATCATAATGAAACAGCATCCGAGATGAAACTCGTGTATATGGAGTCGATGGACAATGTAAGGAACAGACTTTTAAATATTGTCAAAGATCCAGAAATCGATCTGAACACTCTCGATTATAAAAGAGTTGTTACAGACATATGTACTTTTATTTTAGATTCTTCACATGTTGACGACGTCAGATTGGAAGACGGTGGTGTTTCAACTGATAGAGGTCTGACATTTCAATATGTATTTTCTGTACAATGTCGACTGTTGATCATCCTCTGTATGGATGGTGACTTTGATCGAACAAAAGAATTGTACACCAAACTTAAAACAAAAGAATGTTTGAGTTGTGTACTTTTCGTGAATTCTAAAGTCAATATCCAATGGCGAGACATTTATAAATTTAACTTCCCTTTCAACTTCTGGAGAACCTAACTGTGTACACAATCGACGATATTCTCGATGCGCGTGACAGTACGCATAATCGAACTGGTGTTCTGCTAGCCATTCGTATGTAAAAGGGAGAGGGTCCATATGGACCCTCTCCCCTACTTGATTGTTATTTTTTTCTATTCAGCAAGTTTCCACTCAACAGTGATATCACGTTTAAGACTAAGAGACCCATCCTGATTAAGAGTTAGTTTACGACCAACCATCGGAGAAATATCATTGTCTTTAACAAAGAGTGTTTGAGTTGTTGTAACACCATTGATACCAAGGGAGTCAATAGATTCAATGTTATCTTTAAGAGCAGCTTTAAGTTCTTCAGACATATCTTGAAGAGAAATGGTTTTCTTAGACATCTTCTCTTCAATGATGCGTTCAGTCGTGTTGATCATGGAAGTTTTAAGAGCATCATCTACGTTAACCGCGCGGGTTACATAGTAAACAATCTTAAATCCTAACCCTAAAGACATTCTCACTGTAAGCTCATTTCCGAGACTGAAATCTGCAGAACCAATGGTTCTAACAGGTTTGAAATACATTTCAGTTCGATCAATAAGGGCTCCATTCATCTCTTTAACCTGATCAACATATGCATTAATTTCTTCAGAAATGGAAGCAAGGTAGGTGATATCACTAGGCGAACTTGATGCATAAAGTCGCGCATCTAACATAAAAGATTCGATAAAATAAACTATTTCACGATTTTTGAAAATAACAGGTGCAAGATTACCCTCACTATCCCGCTCATATTTGATACTGTCTTCAGCATGTTTAAGAGTGGGTTGCCCTTCTGAATTTAAAATAATGTCTCCTTTAGAATGTAGAAGATATGTCTTGAGAAGGTTGGGTTTAGAATTGGGATCTTGATCATCATAATCAGGATTTGGAATAACATCTACTTTAAGAGATCCATCCCCATCAAGTTCATATACATCTTCTTGATAGGTATGATACACATCTTCAGGCCAGGTAACATACTCTTCTTGGGACCACAGTGCATCAGTTATATTAAAGATTGCCGTAGACAGATCCTTCCCAAATGAAATTGTAATCTTCTGATGTACAAGAAGGGTCTTATCTGCAAAATCAGCAGGAACATCTGGAAGTGAAAACCCCTGTGCGGTAGAGGGGAGTACGTAAGAGTCCACTAAGAAAAATACATTAAATTCTGTATCGAGAAGAATGTCTGTAATAGTCACCCCCTCACCATCATGAATCATGGAGGTTCTAATATACCCATCTTTAGTGATGCGATAATTTGTTGGTAACACCACTTCATATTCGTCCATGTCTGGGAAGGACTGGACATATGACGCCTGAAGATAGGCTGTGTTGCTATTTCTGTCTTTTGTTGAGATGAGAATCGTAACATCCTCTCGATCTATAAGATCGAAACCAACAGATTTAATACCAAGACGAAGTGTGTAACCACCAGTACCACTGGAAAGATGCACCATCTTGGCATCAGTGATCGTCATTTGAGGGATTGCTTGAACATTCTCTTCTACGAATAAAACGTTTGTGACTTCAGGGGTGTTTAAATTGAAAGTTTTTGAAAAAGGATATTTATCATCGCGATATACAACGATGTGAAAAGGATTGCGTGTGTAGGTATTTGTATTGAGCTCCGCTGCAAGAGCTTCCTTTGTGAGGGCTTCAAGGCTCGAGCGGGTTAAATCATCTAGCGGTGTACAAATTTCTGAAGATTCACTGTATTTATACAGGGTGGTTGGAAGAATGACCACTGAATCGTCGTCATGTTTGAGGAGTGTTTGTGTAGTATCTACAATGTTTGATGTAAGGTGAATTTGACCAATCGTGATGGGAACTGATCGATTATCAGCATCTACCATAGTTTTGTTAGCGTAATAGATTCGAGAGGTTACATTGTCTAAATATTTGGTAAGTTTAAATCCATTATCTTCTACAAACTTCCCAATATCAATTGCTGTAATAGGATCAGTTTTAAATGTTGATCCATAAATAACCCGTTCTTTAAGATCATTAAAGGTGATCTCATTTCGACCGCCTTTAATAAGCTTTTGATTTGGAAGCATGTGTTGAAAAGTAAGAGCTGTTAGCATGGAAGAATATGTATTATCTGTGTCTTCTCGTAATCCAAAGTTAGCTGTGATGTTGTTAACATCTTCTGTCGTAATAGGGAGATTAAGTTCCCCCTCTGTTGTAAATATCTGAACACGGATCTCGTTACTTACAAGACCTTGTGTAAAATAAATTTGAGGGATACTGATTTTAATACGACCAATATTACTTAAAGGTGTAATCTTAGCTGTGGGGTGGTCCCTATCGTAAATATTTTCAGATAATGTATATGAAAGTTCTTGCCAGCTCCCATTCCGTTTATGATACACACGTGCCGCCATGAAGCGATTTGTATACGCATACGAAACATTAAACCCTTGTTGAGGCGTTGTTGTTTCAATGTGTGTTTCTCGTAAAAACTGATGTGCAAGAATATCAATAGAGATGAGATCTAATCCTTGGGTTGTAAATGTTTGATATGGGACAAGATTTGTTGATAAAGAGTGTAGGGGATTTAGTTCAGATGTGTCATATGTGACAATCATATTGCCGGTTCTAATATTAGTACGAATTTCAATAGGGTAAAATAAACTAAAGGGTCGGTCTCCTAAGAAAATGATTGTATCTTTTGGGATCACAAGCTTTTTATAATCGACATTAAATACTTCAGATCTGCTAGCAATTTCATTGCGATCAAGGATAAACCTAAACGACAGTGAAGCAGGGTTCGCAGTCATGTGAATATAATCAAAGTCACTCATGTGTTTATAAAGATCTTCAGGTGTCGTAGCACGATAAGGATATCCGGATTCAAACTCTCGTATCATATTTCGATAGAGTTGTGACACCATAGATGACGAGGCCTCTAGAGCAGAGAACATCCCATTGTTTGGATCGGAGGGGACAAACTTTCCATCTGTTCTATTAGAAAGTTCTTCTAAAACTTTATATTGTAATCTCCCAGGATCACTTAAGATTTCTGATGTGAGATTTTCATCATCGAACATCTTTTATTTACTCCGCTTTTGTTTTATATCGGGCAATGATTTCTTCAAACTTACGGTCAGCAGGATTGTCAAGTTCATCAGCCGTTGCTAAGAACTGAAGTTCATTAGTTCCATTGTAGATATCAATATAAGGAATGCCTACAAAATTATTTTCAGGTAAATTAGTGGTAATTACATAGTCAGATCTATTCTGATAGTTCCGCCCTGCGAAAGTGCTCATGATCATATTAAAGTCCATTAAGATTTGAGGATTTGCATATTCAATATGATTCACTGCAAATGGCACAGTGAATCTTGTTGAGGACGATAAGTGAGATTCATATTCATTAACATTAAACATGTTCCCAATTGGAAATGCGCGTGGGAAACACCCTGTTGCTTTTGACCACATAACAATGGTTCGTTTAGAGGTATCTAAAATAAATCTGTAAATAGAACATGTATAGGGGAGGCGTCTTGCTGCGATATCTTCTGGGTACGCATTCACAACACCCTTTGCGGCAAGAGCTATCCAAAATACCCAGTAATATAAAAGAGACCTTAAAACGCCCCCAGGGATGTCTCGAAAGGTTAAACTGAGATCAGTCGCCCGATTAAGCATATCAGATCCTTTTGCAAAGATCTGATCCCCTGAAAAAATGTCCCCTTCAGTGGTTTCAGTATCTAACACAAAATCACTCCATCCCGTGATAGACTCCATTCCGTTTGTGAGAGGGATAATGAAGGGTACATCATTGTTTAGAAAGGCAGAAGCATCTGCCTGTTTAAGTATCTCCATGCGTGCTTTTCTAAGAAGATCAGTATCTCTAAGTCCAGGCGATTTACCTGCAAATTTAGTATCTAATAAACATCGAATGGCAAAAGTTAGAGATTGGGCATAACTTGTATCCATCGTTGCAAGAACAGGATGTTGTTTAATATTACCACTTGTTAAATTGAGTTTAGGTCGGGTGATAAATGTTAACCCTGCAACTTCTGCATTCATGAGATTAAAGTTAACACCATAACGGTTAATCTTAGACATGAATGTCTGATAAGTGCCATGATAGCTGCCACCTCCAGAATATTTTCTTGACTGTTCAGATACAGCTTCTAGGAGTTGAGAGAGATCTTCTTCTGAAATGGAATCCAAGCTTGGAAGTGCATCAAATAAACTCATTGTTATAAATCCTTTTATAGTCGAAGATCGTAGCGATCTCCCGTCATAATGCAATGCTTGTCATTAAGATGGTGACAAAAAATAAAAAAAGAAGGCCTTATAATAGAGACTAAAAGCCCCAGACCATACTATAGCCCAAGGCCCATTATACTGGGAATCTGGCATTTATTAATACGTTTTCAAACTTGGAGTGGACACTTATGAACGTACCTATCATCGCAGGTGGTGTTGCAAAAATTCTTGATGTTGCAGCACAAGCCCTTAATTTTAAAGAAGATTACGATCAAGCAAAAAACACATCATTATCTCGTGCTGCAAAACGCGCCCATATTCCAGCTCGTATGTATGTGGATGGGAATATTGCTGGGGACGCCATCGTTGGTAATATTGCACGTGCAGCACAATCTCTTTATATCTCACTCATTATCTCTGTTCACCAACTTAATCAGTTGGTGTCTGGAGGTAAAACCATTACGGATTCTTTAAAAACAATTTCTACTGAATCTCTTCTTGCTTATCGCGATACTGGGGATGATTTTGGTGATTTTGTCGGCCTCGATACTCCTGCAACCGAATCTACAGATGCGAGTCGAATGGCAGAAGATGCTATTAATGAACTTAAAGATGAAGATTCTAAGCAGAAACTTCGTGATAAAGATAAAGATTTTGAAACCAAGTATCGTTCTAAAAGCATTGCCGTCATGGATGACAGTGGCGCCATCCCCTCAGGTCGTCTTATTGAATTAAAATTTGCTGCTGAAAAAGGTAAAGAGATCTCAATTAATGTTCTTGTGCAACTCTTCCCAATTATCATTCGTCCGTCGATTGCTGTTGAATTTATCAAACTTGATGCAATGGCATCTTGGGGACAACGGTGGTTGCAATGGCGGGTTGGTGAGATTTCGTTTTTAGATCTGTTTTTCTCCCTTGATCAAATTCGTCAGCGCCGTAACATTATTCGCAGTGATCGGGATAATGTTCTTGTTGATTATATTGGTAACCGCATAAAGAAAGAAGGGAGTCGTTGGAACAGACTCTTTGAGGTCATTTCAAATTCTGCTTCTAAATCCAAAACAGCTGTTTCTAATAACCTCGCGTCTTCGATCATGGTGTTTTCTGAAGATACGGTTCTTCGAGCTAAATCTCAGACGGGAGGATTTGATCTTCATAATACATCTGATCGTAACAAATATTTCAATAAAACATTTTCTTTAATGATCTTTATTGTGGATCCCATGTATGACAAGATAACTCTCTATTTAAACGGTCTTGACATCAAAGGAGAATATTCCTTCGATCAGTTTAAGCCAAAAGGATCAAATAATGAAGTTGTTGAAATTATGAAAACCATTCAAGCCATTTCTCAAGGTCGTACACCAACTTTCTAAGGTTTCCCCCCTTAGGTATAATTAAGAAGGATCCCCAGATGAGCATTTTTGCGGAGATCAGTGCTTTTATTAAAGGTGCTGTAAATAAAATATCAAAAACTTCTTTTCAACGACCAGCGATCCTTCAGGAGATGGATACTACTCAAACGGCCGTTCAGACGGTGTATGATGAAGCCTCTCGCATTGAAACGATCAAGCTTCTTGAAGGTGTGGCTCGAAAAATTAAGATGCACGCCTATAAATCTCCTACCGATCGTCAAGTTCTAGCAGTCTATGAAACCTATCGTAAGGCATTGGGGGCTTACACCGTTAAGGAGAATAAGCTCTATCTTGGTGCCATCGTGTCATCTGTTAATCTCATCATGACAGATCTTGATAAATTGTTTTCACAAGCACTTCAACTGTTTTCTGATCTTAAAGATAAAGAAGACCTTCGCGTATCGCATAGTTACATTCTAGGATATCTGCATCTTGCAGAAATGACATCTATCTTTTTTGGGGATATGCTGTATCTTCTTGATGTTCCTAACGGAGAACGTCCTCCAAAATATTTATTTGAACGTGTTGAGAAGTATGCTGCGCCAGTTGGTAAATTTATTAACATGCTTCTTATTCGCCCAGGCACTATTACGATACTTGCCGATATCAATGAACTCCGTAAAGGTGGGACGGACATCTATATGTCGTCTGATGATTCTCATATGAATCTCGAAGACTATGCACATGATGCAGATTATTCTTCACGTGTTCAGACAGGTCTCTCGCAAGGGTTTATTGGTAATCCTTTCATTATGATAGGTGATGCCATCACAGTCTGGCAGCGCCAGCGTTATGAGCGCAATAAAAAGCATCGTGAGTGGATCTCTGCAAAGATTGCCATTCTTCAGATGGATCTCGATGGTGTAGATCCGAACTCTTCTGACTACAAGAAACAATTAGAGATCATTCGTCGCTACACGGATGAACTGGCAACTCTTGACAAGAAGATCAATCAATATGAAAACACCTAAACTCACCACAGACAATGTAAAAATACCCCCTCCTGTTCCTCAACTTGTTAAGACATTAACGTCTATCTATGCATATATCGATCTCATCTCTAAGATGGATATTCGAGCTGCAGATGATGATCTTCTTAATCTTTATGGTTTATCGTCAGGATCTATGATGACGGTAACACACACAGGTGATGAGATTAAAGAACATGTCAAAAAAGCAACAGGGCAGGATTTTAAAAGATCTCTCCAAGAATTCGCATTTTCTCTTATATTACGAAAAGTCTCGGTACAACTAAATTATTTATATGAAGTATGTCGTAGTAGTTCCAATACTTTACAAAGTAATTATGACCCATTAACTTTTCTACCAGTATGTTGCCCAACCACGGATCTCATCACACGTTCGAGGGAACTCCAAAATATCATTTTTAAATCTGCCTTTTCTAAACTTGAAACAACAGATGTTGGTGATGTTATAGCCCCATGGATTCACATGATTGAAGCTCAGGCATCTGGGCGTTATACGGATACTGTAGAAACCATTCACCGTACACATGTAGACGATATCATTAAAACTTTTGGTGCGGTCCTACATCGATGTACTACTTTAACAACTTATGACACAGAACGCCAAACTCTGATTAACCAACAGTTAGTCTTACGAGGAGCATTGGCACTGACCTGTATGGTGACAGGATGTCATCCACATGCCATCACGCGACATTATGGGAAACTCTTCACCTATAATGGCTTTGAAGATCTCCATGTGAGTGACATTGGCCTTGCATGTCTTCCTGTTGTAACACTTGATTCTCTTAAAGTGATTACCATCCCAAACAAACATATGGTGTCAACCTCCTCAGGTATCCGATATGCCCGAGCTTCATGTGGACTCTTGTGGTAATATTTGTCAAAAGACATTTACCCTAGACGGTCATTTGATTTAACACGTTGAAATGGAGTTTTCCAACGATGGACCAGCTTGCTCAATTTTTGAACTCTCTTGTGACCACTGATCCTGCCGATCAAGTGGCTCATGTGAAAAACCCTTCTATGCAGACCATGGTGCGGTACCACAAAGCTGTAACAGGCATGACCTATGCCGTTGAAAATTTAAAACATCTCCGAAAAGACCTCAAAGATCTACATCGTCTGAACAATATTGTTCAGACAACAGGCCTTCCGAAAGCATTAGCAGCTTTTGTAAATCACAATGGTTCCATTCAAAACATTGTTAAAACCTTCCCAGCAACAGAATCTCTTGATGATCTAGGGTACCGTTCTAACGATGTTCGTTCAAAACGTGTTGTTGCAGGTATTGAACACATTCTGGCAACAGAGTCTTTGGCAACCACAGAGGGTATGAGGGACGTGATCATGCGTCTGAAGACCGTCTTGGATGTTACCCAGGATGTTGTAGATGAACGTGAAGATCGCGCTGAAGCTGTTGCTGATACCATCGACGGTATGAGTGAAGATGCGGTTGTTGATATGTCACAATCTGTAACAGCCCTTTCGGCAGAGCAGTTCAAAGAGGTTCTTGAAGCGCTTCTCCTGGCCGTATCTGACCTTTCAGATGTTCCTGACTTTGACACTGAAGAAGGTGTCTCAACTGTCACTGAGAAAGTTAACGGTACGGTTGATAAACTTAAAACCATCGTGGGTCTAAAAGCTGGGGATGTTGTATCGGTTAACCCGGCTGGGGTTGCTGAGGGTTACACTGCAACGGAGGGGACGCTGGAGTCTCTTGGGTACACTGCAGATGTCGTAGCCAGCCTACTTCGTCAGGTAGCAAGCTTAGTAGACGCCGTTGAGAACATTCTTGATCAGAAAGATGCGATCGTTGAATCTCTAATTTCCTCATTTTGTGGTGAAGTAACCAACAAAGGTGAGAATGGTGATTCAACGAACCTCGACGACGATACGTCGGTTCCTGCAGACCCGCCTGAAAATGGTGGCGAACCAGCAACCGAAGAGGACGATCCTGCCGATGAAGAAGAAGAGGAAGACACGTCTTCTGATGACGACGATGGCACCGACCCAGCTGGTGAAGAAGAAGATCCGGAAGATGAGGATACCCCATCTAACTGTGATATCGCTTGTAGCTATATCACGGTGCTAACGGCATCGGTGGATGCCTCTATGGCCCTCGTCGCTGAAATTTCTTCCATCGGGGCTCTCTTCCTTGAGGGTGCAACTGCAGCAGACCCTGAGGATGAAGAGGGTGACTCAGAAGATAAAGACTCCTCTGACACTGAGGGTGATGACACTTTCGAAGAAGATACTGTGGATGACGATGATACAGACACTGCTGCATCTGAAGCCATACATGCCTGGTTGAATGGTGACGCGTAACAGTTAGGTGTTACCTCATATCTGACAGCTTGTAAGGGGATGGGACCCCCCATCCTCTTACAGTATTCCATCGGCATCGATCGTGAAGGGATGAACATGTTCGACCATCTAAATGTAGCTCTAGAACGTATCAACTACCAGCCTCAAAGTCCTTTTGCAAAAGAGCTCGTGGAGCTATTCACAGAAGCCTTTAAGTATGTAGATGAAACGGCTCCTAAAAAAATTAAATTTACAGATCGTGAAAGTATTAAATGGAAAAACCAGTTGGTCTTAAAATTTAATAGGGAAACTGGTCTTACTGGAAACTTAAGAAAAATTATTAATAAGCATACAAATCTTACTGTTAAAGCTTGCTCCATACAAGTATTTGGACAAATCAATGCCTACATGATTCCACGTTTCAAAGTCTCAGATAAAGAAGTTCTAAGTGCCTTTAACCGAGTAACAGGGAAGGCACAGAAAGAATATACTGCTAAAGACATACCTGATATCCTTAAGACGGCGCAATCAAAATTTGACCCTACAAATGGAAATTTTAATAAATCCATTTCTGAAGTCTACGCCTTCGATTTATCCTTGGCCATAGAACTTTTTACCACAAAACATCTGATGTTAAGCGATTCTCATGTTAGTCCTGAAATGTTGACAGCCGTTGTCCTTCATGAAATTGGACATGCAGTAACCATGCCAGAGTTACTTGGGAATGCATTTTATCGTGCAACAGAGGCAGCTGATAGCCTTAAAGCCCTAGCCACAACAGCTAAAGTAGTTGATGCTAACGAATTTATAGCTCAGGCTAGAGACGCTGTAGATCTTTTAACAGATGAAAAACAGAAGAAAGACTTTATATCTCTCATTGACAAAGCATCTTCTGGATCCCCTGAAAAGAAGATTCCTGTTGCAATGGCCGTGGTTGGATCCGTTGTTCATCAAGCTATCTTTGACATAAGTCGTATGATTATAGATTTTGCTTCTCGTGAATTCTTAAAAAGTCGTGCAGATGTCACATTTAGAAATTATAATGTTAAAACAAGTGACACAGTCTTTACACAGCGTAACAGTTCAGTTATTGAACGCGTCGCTGATGAGTATGTATCCAGGCATGGGATGAGTCAATATCTAGCACAGATGGTCCCTCTTTTTGTACGTCTACGGCCAAAATACTGGGGCGGACCTATTGTAAATGGGGTTATTAGGGTAGTTGCTGGGACGTTGGATATCTTAAATGCTGTCGCATACCCACCAATGATCACCCCCCATGCAACAACTTATGATACCGATTTGGAACGTATTGAAAATATTCTCTCAAATATTTATGCAGGATTTAAAAACCAAAATCTCCCTAATGAAGTGTATGCATCTCTTATAACAGAAGTTGAAGAAACAAAACTTGCTATTGTTAAACTCAAAAAGATATATAGTTTTAAAATAAATAATTTTATTTGGAAAACGCTTCTTAAATTAGTAGAGCCTGGATCACTTGCTGGCATGGTACGAGATGCTAACATGGCTGCTGATTATGAGAAACTTCAAAAGATTTCTAAAGGCATGATTCGATCCCCGTTGTATTATCAAGCTGCACGCGTTAGAGCAATTATAGAAACATAATTGTTATTCAAATAAATTCACTTATATATCACTATAGTGATCTGCGTCAATTATCCCGTTATGGAGATAATGATTATGAAGTGTGAAAATTTCAGAAGAGAAAGTGACGAACAAGTGTGTTCTGTTTGTCACAGAAGATGGGCGGTGGATGAAGAAGCACCTGAGTGCTCCCCACCCCAATCACATTCTTCTCAAATTCATCGAAAAGATATCCCACAAAGGCAGTACTATAAACCTTCTCAAAAAGAAAAGAAGGCACTACCGACTCCGTGGGAGTTATATATGAAAGATCTCAAATCCCACCAGGGAGGGAGCAACTAGCTCCCTCTTTCTATTTTCTGCATCCTGAAAGGACCTTCATCATGCTGTCTATCATTCTCAACCTCATCCTTGTAACTGTTGCTGCCTACGTCATCATGTTCATCGCAACCCCAGCTTTGATGGCGTGGGTTCGACTCGACAAAAAGATCTTCTTCCCGAGGATGGTGGAAATGTCGAAGACCTACAAAGATGTCTTTACCACCAGATACACCATATATTCGATCCTGGTTATCGCATGCATTTTCATGCGAGCCGTGTCTCCCTGGAAATTGATAGTCTGCATGTTTAGCCAGAGTGCGAGCAGAACCTTCATGCTTGAACATTACGACAGTGTAATGAACAAAGGTCCTGAACATGAAGATTATGAATGTCTCGCCTTTCAACCAATCAAATTTGGATTTGAAAGTGTGAAAAATAAAATGAAAGCTGGCGGGACAGTAGTGAACCATATCGCCTAACGTCATATACACTTTAAAGGGGAGTGGGCATACATGCCCACTCCCCTTCTTATATGTTGTATTTCTTTTATACAGATGGGAGGTCCTTATATTACCCAATGTAAGATCTTATCCTCACTCTCCTAGTCATTTGACTTATTTCTTTTTTCATAAAAATTTGTACAACCAGAAAAGAAAAGGATATAAACACATGCTTCTTCAAACACAAGAAGATTGCATTAACTTTATTATGAGTGGTATTATAGCACATGTCTCTCATAAAGATTTTAAAGCTTTAAAAATTCATACAAGTAAGGGAATTAAAATCTGGGCATATGGGGATGGGGAGACTATGGATGCACTATGCCTATGGATTGAATCGCATAGAGTTTTGAAACAAGAGCTTACATTCTCTAAACTGGAGACCGTCGGAGACTCTAGTCAGCTCCATAAGTTACACTATGAGTGGGTAGATATCCCGCTAATTCAGCGAGTGAAAGGCCTCTTCACTCCATGGCAAAATGGTCATCGATACTCAATGGTCCTCCATGAGGTGTACATAGCTCTCAGATATGGAAAGAGAGAGCCTTTCCAGTTTAAAGTATCTGAGGAAATATTTCTCATGGCGAATAATCTTTATTAAATAGAATATAGAGGGAGGGTGCCCGATGGCACCCTCCCTCTATACTTGTATCATTCATTTTTTATTCAACAACATTTAAGATGCGACAATTATCATATCCATTTTGCTTAAGAACGTCAAGAATGTTCGTATGATTATTTGTGTTGATATCATAAACCACAATGTTAACACGAACAGTATTTGCAATAATTTCCAGGGATCCTGGTGTGATCCATTCATTTGCAAAAACTCGAAGTTTATTCGTACCAGAAGGGGCCTCATCTAGTTCATATAGAAAAAAAGTACAGTCTTCCAATGCTGGTATACCAGCATCTGTTTGAAGAACAGCGCCTTGATAAGACACGATATCCCCATGCATCTTAGCGATGGTGTAATCGATAATCCCTTTAACGACCCCACGCCAAATTACATTATCTTTAGAATTCTTAGATCCAAATGTGATGCGAGATCCAACATGCATCTGTGAGACGATGTCAACCATTTAAAGTATCTCCTATACTTAAGTATTGTCACTCACATCATGACTGTTTAAGAAGGTAGTTGTTGATAAGTATTTAGGAATGAGTTCTTCAATACGTTTAAGAAGTTCATTATACCCGACAATAGGCTGCATTAGCAACCCTTGATAGTGTCCAGCTGTGATTACAGCTCTAACACTTTCTTTATCAGACAAGGTTCTCATCTCATTAAGATCGATGTCATACACATTTTGGTAATAAGCATTCGTACCTTCAGACGTATGAGAGGGTAGAGTCTCACCTGTAATGACTGTTAAGATGTCTTGAAGACAAGTCTGAAGAATACTTGCAATGTAAATCTCAAGATCAGAATGAGGTGTTAGAGTTATATCGTTACAAATGCGTTCGATCTTAGAAAGTCCATCAAACACGATACCATTGTTAAGAGCAGACACAGCAGCCCCATAAGCATCATCAACAACGGAGAGCATCGCACGTGCGCTGTGTGTCGATCCTCCGATCTGAAGATTGATTTGTTTACGGCAAATCATGTATCGATACAGTACAAGATAGTCCTGATATGCTGTAGCATCAAGAGAGGTAATCTCGTGCGTATTCATGTATTTATTAATTTGATCTGTAAGCTCTTTAATGGTTTCTTGATAGAGAGATGGTGCACTTTTAAGATTGACATACCAAGGGTTAAAAATAGGGTCATCACCTTTAGGGATCACGTTCCAAAAATCTAAGATTCGTCTCCCATAATAGTGCACTTTTACATCTTTAATAACGTCATTTTCAAGTGATCCGGGTAGGTACCTTACCTCCCCATTTCTAGCTAGAATGCGCAGCCCCCTTAGGTGGAGACGTTGAGAGGCCTCACCCCCTCTAAGGAGGTTAATAAGGACGATCTGGCGATACCCTTTTTCTAGTAAGATTTTATTGTATTCTAAAATATTAGAAAGGAGAGATGAAGATTCCACCTTAGATGCTAGGATAACAAGATCCTTATTTACTTTAAAGAAGGTATCTAATTTTTCAACCTTCTTTTTAGATAATGCATAGTTTTCAAGGATACGCTGTTTATGATCCTCATCTTCTGCATTTTCAAGAGTATATTCTAAATTAAAAGCATTAAAGGTTAGAAGTGTTTTAAGAGCCGAGTTGATGTCATCATGAAGAGAAGCATATCCGGTTAGAGGATCTTCTGACACCAAAAGATCTACAGTGTCTTTTTCATATTCAGTTTTAAAGAGATCATTGCAGACACCGGGTGTTGACAGGAATACCTCAAAAGAAAATTCAGCATCCTCAACAACTTCAAAAGCGATATCACTCTCTTGTGACTTGACATCTCGGACATACTGTCCAAAGAGTTTCTCAACAGGTACTTTTTCAACAATCTCAGAAATGGCTGTTGCCAGTTCCGTATTCCCTTTTGATGCAATGTATGCTTGGACATACGCATACAGTTTGCGAACATCATTTAAGGGAATGTCGAGATCGTTCGTAAGTTCTTCTGGCGTGAAAGAACATTCATTAAGACGTTCTTTAATTTCACCAAGGCAACTGTGAAATGCACTTTCAATTTGTTTGTAAGAATAGTTGTTCTCAAAAGCTGACCAGTCTTCACTCATCACTTTACGAAGAATGGATGTAAACAACATCATCGACGTCGTCGTACCATCATGGCAGACATTATCAACACGCGTTCCAACGTATGCAATAGAAGACTTAAGACTGTCTTCAAGACTATCTTTCTTAAACTTAAGATGACGAACAATGGAGATACCATCTTTAGAAAATGTCATATCCGTCATCTCCCCTGTATGGGAGAGAGATGGCCATGCAGCGTGAGATGCGCGGGGACCACAATGACGTTTTAAAACGTCATACACAGTGTCACACACATCTTTAACAGTTTTTTTATATTTAGTGGTGCTGATCTCGTTTAGCAGCATTTTTCTTCTTATCCTCTTTGGGTTTCTTGTTATAGATTTCATCTGGATGGAGATTGAAATATACAGTTATGAGCTCAAGGCATTTTGCCCGAGGGAGATTAATGATGTCATGAGGTGTCAGCATGAGTTTAGAACAAATGTTAGAAAAAGACAATTGTTCTAAAAGCTCTGCTTCTTCTTCTGCATATTTGTTTTTATAAGCATTTGTTTTGGACTTTAACACAGTGGCTAGGGGATGATCTGGAAGAGATGGTTTTAATCCTAAAAACTCTTGATTAAAATAATCAAGAGTATTTGATTGAACCAACTTAAGGTCCATCTCCTCTGAGGCATGAGCTGCAATCTCTTCTAAGAGAGAAGATCGTTTGTCGAAGTAATATTGAATATCACTATCATTGACAAACGATCTCTCCTCAGATGTCAAACGATCGCGTATTATCCCCGATTTGATAGTTTGCTCATGCAGATCAAGAAAAAAGTGTCAAGAGGATCAATAATAAAATAACCTGTCCGTGTCTTTGGACTGTGACCACATTTAGGACAATCCCAGGTTGGGACGCCAATGTGTGTAAGTTTATGGTCGTGGATCGCATCTAAAATTGCATTGATAACAATATTGTCTTCATCTTCAACTTGGATACGATCAAGAGCAAGTTCTACATCTTCAGGGAGATCGATCTCAGCTGTCTTACCTTCTCCAAGTTTCAAATATACCTTAGAGACCCAAGGGGTAAACTGTTTAAGAGCACGACTTTTAATAGCCTGTTGAACAGTAGTTGGATCGTTATCTGTAAGATTAGAAGAAACCTCCCGAATGAAACGATCTCCACATTCATTGTAATCATACCAACTTGGAGATTTCATAACGACAGTGAATCGTCCCCAAGTGATATGGTTATCCTCCCCATCAAGACCCCCATCAATAAAGGGTACGAGCTTCTGATACTCCGCAATCTGAGCTTGTGTAACCTCAAGTTTCATCGCGCGTTGCATGTGAGAGATAGCATCTGGAGATAGTTTTTCAAAACTATGAATGATACATTCTCGAAGATCAATTGTTCCACTGACGATATGGTCACAATTCTTATCTGGATTAATACATGAGTACTGTGCAGCATCATATCCATCAGGATACATCATAGAAGCGAGGGCCATGAGGATCGTGTCATAATCTTCAACACGCACACTTTTAACAAGATTATCCCCCCGATCCCAGGACTTCAATGTGGATCCAACAACATGTGACCGCCAAAGTTTCATAGCGGCATGTTTTAGAAAATAATCGATATATGTAAAGAAGAATGCACCATAAGAACGTCCGATCGATTGTACATTAGAATATGCACTATCTACGTAATTGCGTAATGACGATAATGATGGAGATATGAGATCTATGCAAAATCCACTATTAAGAAGCGGGACCCTAAGAGTTGATCCCTTCTTAGACGTATCTTGCAGGGCAATAAGAGCGTCAATGCCCGTTACTTTAGTAATACCTTCCCCCAACTCTTTAAACTTAGGTTTGGCAAGTCCGATGGTCTTACGACCTTCTTTATTAACGTAACTCGATGATAATTTACGATCATTCTTCTTTGCAAGACCGATGCGTGTTGCCCGGGATAAAATTTCAGGGGTTTCAGTGCACATGCGGGCTAAGATATTGTCATAAGATCCGTTCTTAGAGGACTCCAATTCAAAGGCACTCTCTGAATTAAAGTAATCAATTCTTCGCTCTAAACAGGTGAGAAGAACTTCTTTCTCAAACCCAAATACTGGAATAAATATTCCAACATCATGATCATCGTCAAATAACCCTGAGGTCTCCTCATCCGTAGGAGTGTCCTCATTGTAGTCAAGGTCAATATCAAGCTCCTGATCTTTATGTGAAGCAGTTTCAGGTTCAACCTTTTTAGTATCAAGGGGTTCTAACGGATCTGACTGCTTCTCTTTAGGAGGCTCAGATGGAACAGTCGTATCTTTAAGAATGTCTTCATCATGAGAAGATACTGAGTGATCTTCTGGTACAGGCGTGTCTTCATGAGACATTTGATGTGTCCTTTTCTTTGGATTTTAATCTCTCGATATCTTTACGATATCGTTCATAGGAGAGATTGCCGAGTAGGAAGACATTAAGTCGCCCTGATAAAATTGAAAAACGAGGGTCTTCATAATACCCCCCATAGCAAATATCTGTTTGTTCAGATGGTGACCATATCTTTAATCCGAAAATATAATCGTTACACCCTTTTGGGATAACCTTTGTAGGAGTTAAAAGTTCATATCCTTTAGAGATTGTAAACTTTAAGGGGTGAGTGATAATCTTAGAAAGAGCAGTGTTCTTAAACGTATTCTCATCTAAATACATTTTAACCAGTGTATACTTTTGATATTTTTCAACATTAAAATTTAACATGGCCGACGTAGGAGAGTACACTCCTTTAACAAGTACATCGGCCTGTTCACGAAGGCGGATGTATGTGAAATAGGTATCGATAGGGGACCAGATTATTTTTAAAGATTTTCCAGTTGCAGATACACATGTACAACTATGTGTTTTTTTATCTATATAGGGGTTAAAGCTTTTATCTATCTTCCATTTAAGAGCATTCGCAATTGATATGAGTTCTCTCAAATGTATAACGCGGAGAGTTTTATCAAAAATGTTTAAATCAAAGCATTTAAAAAATTTTGTTAAAAGAGATAAATGCTTTTGAGACTTTATTGTAAGTACCCCACACGTAAGTTCTGCTTGTCCAAATTGAAAATCTTCTTCGATAAAATTGCCAACAAGAAACTGACCCTTCACATTTGTAAAGCCTTGATATAAATATCCCAGACGTCGGTCAGAAATACGTGTTAAGATTGCCTGTATCTCTTCAGATTCCTGCTTAGTAAATACCTCTGGCTCATCGGTCATCCAACTTTCTTCTCCATGAGAAGTTTTGAAGCTTTAGACAGAACATTTTCTATACGGCGACTGAGACTGATAAGAGTCTGAGTGTCGATGGTTTTTGCAATATTACGTGTCATTACAATTGCTAAGATATCCGTGATTTCAGTATCAATATTCTTAGGGATCTTTTTGAGTTCTTTAAGAAGATTCTTACGTGCTAAAGTTAAAGCAGTTTTATACTGTGTGATCTCTTCTTCAACAGATTGAGGGTGATTCATTTGATTCATCTTTGTAACTCCATGTAAATATGTCGGGTAACAACCTACCACAGGTAACTCTATAGAGTGACATCATTTCTGGGAAAAGTATTATAATTAGGGCGCGAATCGTATAGAGATAATGGAGTAATAAAAAGGATTTTAAATGTCAGAATCATCACTTTTTAAGAATGATATTCATTCATATACCCCACATCGAGAAAAACCGACATCAGCATACGTTCGAAAGATGACAGATTACCTTCAACGGAAGTATCCAGATGCTTCTAATGACACTATTATTGCATTCGTTAGAAATCAAGTTATTAAAAACATTAAACGTCCTAAGGTTAAGCTTTTAACTCATCCAGTGTATGGGACGACAGTTGAGCGAGAAGGTGATCTTCTTACAATATTAGAGGATTATAAAACAGATATCATCACACCATCTGGGGCTATTTATATGCCCCCTTCTGAAAAGAAGTCTGTTATTGCATCTATGATTGAATCTAAAATTGTAGAAAGAAACCTTTATAAAGGGGAAATGCTTGAAGCCCTCTCTATGGGAGATTCTGTTAGGGCCATTGTGGCAAAAAATTTACAAGCATCTGCTAAAATTTTCAACAATTCAATCCCAGGCGCTATGGGGACAATTTATAGTTTCTTATTTGATCTCCCAGGATACAATGCGATCACATCCGTTGGACAACAAGGTGCAAAACTTGCCTATGCACACGCCGAGCGCATGTTGTGTGCAAATATGTATCTTAGCACTGTTGATGCTGTTATAAACTTTATTCATACTTTAAGCTCTAAGACACCTTCAGATAAAGTTGATGCAGTAATTAAGATGTATAACCTTCATATTCCAACGTGTGAAGAAGTTACAAATGATTTGTTGGAGTGCCTTAAGTTCTATCAGAACACAGAGAGCTGTTTTGATCCCATATTTGAATGTGTAAAAACTTTAACTGTTCAAGAGAGATGCTACCTTACTTATGCATACTGCTACTGGAATTTCCTTAAATATAACAACACTTTTATGCGTAAGTTTTTTTCGAAGTTCTTTGATAGAAATGTTTTTATAGATAAAACCTGGGACCCTAAAGATATCTTTAAGGTAGAAGGGGACCTTTTGAATATGGCGATGTCTATAAATTTTGAACTGATTCATCATGTAGATATCGATGGTAAAAACAGTTCTAATCTTGGAAGTGCTATTGATATTGTACCGGAGGGTGTTTTAAATCTTTTAGCTATTTGTCGACATATGCAGAACTGTTTAACAAATATGACATCTCTGTTTACAACGTTCTTTAAAGTAGATTACACCTTTCCAGATGTATGGTCACATCCTAAAATTGTTCGTAAGTGTGTTGCAGTTTCTGATACCGACTCTGTCATCTTTCAGACAAGTGATATCGTTAGATGGTACACTCCAGAAAAACATTTCTGTCAGAAAGCATATGACATTAATGCTTTTTCAGTATACATGATCTCCCAAACACTTGAACATGTATTTGCGAGACTTGCAACTGCATTTGGAGCTGAGGGTAATGATCGTAAACTTATTAAAATGAAAAACGAATATTACTTCCCTATCTTTATTCGAACAACTAAAGGTAAACATTATCTCGGACAGATCCGTATTCAGGAAGGTAAGATCTTGCCAAAACCTGAAAGAGATATTAAAGGTGTTGTCTTTAGAGGGTCGGATCTCCCTGCTGATGTTGGGAAACGATTTGAAAAATATTTTGATTGGATATGCGACACCCTTACAACGGGTGATGAAAAAATCAGTGTTAACGATCTCCTTTCCAGTGTTGTTGAATTCGAACTTCATATGTTCAAATCCTTAAGTGAAGGGAAGAAAGAATACCTTCCGACTGCACAGGTTAGGGTTGAAAGTGAATACCCTAATCCTATCAGAACTAATTATTTTGCATATATGCTCTGGGAAGAAGTATTCCAAGATACATTTGGAGAATTCGTTATCCCAAACAAAGGGTACACCATTCCTCTTATCTCAAATAAAGTTCTCACCAATCCAGAATGGCAGGATAAATTAAGTAAAGTGGATCCTACACTTCCTCAGAAATTAAACACGTTCATTGCAAAGTATCCTTATCGTAAAATTAACAGTATTATTCTACCGCCATCTCTTCTAGAGGTCCCTGAAATCTTTAGACCCATCATGGACATTCGAAAGCTGATCTTTACATGTACACGATCCTTTGCACTGTGCCTTAATCAATTTGGATTGTCCTTTAATGATACAAAAACTAAGTATCTCATATCAGATTTTATTAGTGACAGTGGTATGAATGCCAAAGATACCAAGAAATCCTAACCTGTTTAAATTCAAATATGTTCAAGCTACCGACGTCTCTTAATGATAGACATGCAAAATAAGAGGAGTGGGGATTCCCCACTCCTCTTATGTCTTCGTTTTATTTCTAAGATAGGATGCATTTAACTTTTTAGATAGCGCATCTGGTAGTTTTAAATTCACCACAGATTGCACTTTCTGTTTAATATCTGTAGTAATGACATTTTCTTTCTCAGGTCTTTTAAGTTTACCGCATTTCATATCTAGAGTGAGTTGGGAGCAGATTTTGTCAACTGAATCATTATACCGATTTTCACCTGTATGAGATTTTATATGGAAAGCTCTAATCATGAATTTATTCTTAAGCTCATAGAGCCGCTTCATAAGGTCCATGTTTTTGACTTTTCCACCAGAAGCAGTTCTCCAATTGGATCCTTTCCAATAGTTGATCCACACCATGATCGACATAACTGCATACAAACTATCACTTACAATAACAATTTTCGCAACTGGATCTGGAATGGCCTCTAAGCCTTTAATGATAGCTGTAAGTTCCATACGTGAAATGGTCGTATCAAATTCATGTCCAGATAGAATTTCACGTTCATCATAATCACTATCTAAAATAATTGTTGCCCACGCTCCGTAACATGGAGGCCTAAACGATCCATCGGTATAGATAGTGTACTGAGGAACATCATGCTTTTTAAGTTTACGAGAAGACACTTTAGATTTCTTAGGAACATTCTCAGAAGTCTTCTTTTTGGAAGTGCTAGCTCTCTTAGATACAGTTACAGTAGGAGGTATATGTGACATGTAAGTCTCCTTTAAACACCACGGTTAGATCGTCTTTATTATACTTTTACAGGTATATCTAAACTTATAAATCTGTTGTTCATCCATATTCAGATATACATTACTGATATGATTGAACTGTAATATGTTTCAATTAACACTGGTAGTGTACACCATCAGTGCACTATCACCATCCTGAAGGAGCCCAGCTATGACTGATACTAATACCACCAAGAACCCAAGCACAGATACAGATACCGCACACCCACCGGCGTTGGACGATCTGTCCTTTTTGTATACCACTACGGCCGGTGAAGGTGACAACATTGTCACCTTCAAAGAACAAGACTTTTTCAAGTTTCGGCAGGAACTTGAAGCGTCTGCCGCCAGACGTGGCGTTTGGAAAGGTGCCGGTATTACTCTCGCCACCGTTGCGGTGGTCGGGGCCGCTCTATGGGCGATCCCAAAAATGGTAGGTGGTGGGGGTGGAGACACCTCCCCTGCTGAAGTCTAACAACTCAAGATAACCACGGAGGGTTACCCTCCGTGGTTATCTTCTTTAACCTCAAACACAGGTGCCCCATGGCAAACTTCATCTATTTTATATTTGCAGTGATAGGTTTGATATACGTATTTCATCTGGCTTTTCGCGGCAGAAATATGTAATGCCCTTAATATTATTAAGCACATACAGGTCATCATCTTCATCCTGTATGTGCGTGACTTATACACATATACTTTTTGATTTTATAAAAGTATATCTTTATATGTCTCAAGCTTAAGTATATCAGAATTCATGTTGCCTTAGATCCCTGTTAAGTGCTACGAATAGGGTCTCCCGTATGTCATATACAGGGTATGAGTGTAACATGAATAGGAGAGGGGTGTTTGGAGTTTGAGATCCCAGACATGCTTCTCTTAAGATTTCTATGATGTGGGCTAGTCAGGTATGCGCCCTTTCCATAGAAATCTACGAGGACTGGAGGTGATATGATGAAGGTCATCTCCAGTCCTCACCCTATACTTGTTGTTCACTCAACAAGGAAACTCGAAGAGAGATACATCCAGGTGTCGTTCCCCCAGAACCCATGGATGTGTCTCTCTTCTTTTTTTTTGTAAATAATTTAATAGGTAGAGATAAGAGAGGTGGGATCTCCCACCTCTCTTATCTTATTTTTTTTTATGGTAAAGAATTTATTTACCTGACTCTTTAGGTTGCACATCTTTTGTGATAGGAACTTCCACTTCTTTGACAAACAAATCTTTAAACGTGTCACTTCTATAATAATCAAATAACTGATTACTCTGTTCGATATACCGAAGGATGTCTTGGTTGTAAGATCCTAAAAGAAGGTAATCTTTTTCAGTAAGACCATAATACACAAAAGGACCATTAGAGCTTAATATTAAAACACATTCACGTTGAGCATCTTCAGTGGTCGTAACTTTCTTACAAATGGTCTGGGGAGTAAGAACGGTAATGGTGTCAATGTGTCCTAAGTTTCGAATCGGAGTAGGCTTTGCAGGGTGAAAGACACTAATCGGTTGCGTGCGTTTCTCCACGACTAGCGGCTCTGATACTGTCGAGCACGCGATTAGTGGCAGCAGTAGCAAGACGACTGATGGCTTCAGGGTTTTGAAGAGCGATACGATCCAATCGCTCACGATACTCATTGAGTTGAGCAATCTGATCATCACGTGACTCCTGTACGCGTTGATAGTCTTGCGTTAAGGTGTTATATTTTTGTTGTTCTAGTTCTCTAACTTGATCATACAACTTGATTTGCTGATTAAGTCCTCGAACTTCACCTTCTAAACGCACCATGTCACTTTGTTTAATACCTAGTTCTATATTTAAATTCTGATTTTCGCTATGGAGTATGGATATGGTCACACCTAGTCCAACGATCGTAAGAATGAGACCAACCACAATGAGAATTTTAACAGGACCTGGAATAAACGACATGGCTTTAGAGGCGATCGATGTTACCACACCAAACATGTTAATTATCCCTCTTCTTTTTTATCTTCTTGTTTTGAAAGAATTTGATCAAATATCTGAATCTTATCATCCCAGACAGCATTAAAGACATAAGCTCCTAAAATAAGCGATAGGGCAAGGAGGGAATATGATGCAGATGCTTCTGCAACTGCCGTTTGACTTTTAGTATACAAAGGGAGAAATCCAAAGATCATCAAACTGCAAGTTACGATATACAAATACATTTTACGATAGAACCATTTTGTATGTTTTAAAAATTCAGGTTCTTCATAGGTGACTTTTTTTCTCTGAGAATCTGACACAACAGCGCCTGTTACATAGATCATAGTGTTTATAACCAACGCAGCGATCCCGGTTTTAACGGACGATATAGCAGGGAGAGTATCTAAGTTAAAATATAGAGAATACAAGATGATCCCGATCATATAAAACGAAATAACAAACAGATAGATCCTCCGATCTCGCCATGTTGTTAAATCTTTATACGAGTTAGATTTACCTGTCGTTGTCATAGAAGGATATTGTTAGATCGCCAGCTTGCGCTGCAGCGATCACTTTCTTATACAATCTTTCGTATGCAATGGCAGAGCTGCCAATAGACATATTTTGTGCATTGGCAGATGTTCCAACTAAGAGACACCCATTTGTATTACGATCAAAGTTTCCAACATGAATCAAAATATCTGTGAATCCTGGGACGCCTTTAATTTCAAGCATCCCTTGGTGGAAGTCTTTAAAACGAGAATCTTCCGAATATCGACTGTGGAACCCCCCAAATGTACGAACAATAACTTTGTAGGTACCTGCCGGGATACGCGTTTCACCAAAGACTTTCTGTTTAAGAGGTCGATACTCATCTTCAAGACCATAACATTCAAATTTTTTGTCGATACTTATACGAGATAGCGTGGCATTAGGGTTTCCAAGATAACGGTCAACTTCTAAATGCATGGAGGACTCCTTTGGGAGATGGTGTGGAGACACAGTAATGTGTGGGGTAGGTGGGGTTTTAGGAGAACGAGTGAAGATATTTATTAAGAATTTAAGTACAGATTTCACACACATTTCTCCTTAATAAAAGTCAGTTAAATCTTATGACAAGAGGGTAGAGAAACGTATACATCCAATTGATATGTCAAAAGAGGCTACATAAGCCACTCCTTCGTCCCCATAGTATTTTCCTAAGGACATTCCCAACATGGTTGTTAGTACAGATTTCAATCGCATGATTGATTCGATGAGTCTTACGTCTTCTGAGGTCCGTAAATTCTTAGATAACGGAATGGTCACGCTACATGTCGATGAGGATAATGTTACACCAGAAACAACTTTCAACACCTGTGTAACGCGCTTCATTGGTGATCTTGAAAACTACGGTATTTCAATCACGCTTCCCTTAGAGGACATTTTCTTAAATTGGAGACGTATTGATAGATTCTTTAAATTTACAACATACCTTCTTCCTGAAGGGTTAGGGTTCAAGTTAACCTCAGATGACACATTTTATCATCAAGTTCTCATGATCTTAAATGGGTCATATGGGGAAGAAGGGGATGTCTTTACACAATACCTTAACCTCCTTAAAGAAGTTGAAGGAGGTCGATATGAAGGGATCGTTGAAGACCTTCTCGGAAATATCTATGCCTCCCCTATTTTTACCATATACCTTAATAACATTTTTAAATATGTCACCGATACAAAATCTAAAGAAGTCTCAGAAGAGCAACTAACTCTTGTACGTGAGTACATTAAAGAACTGTCCTCAACCATGTTCTTTACGTTAGATACCCTAGATGTGCAACTTAATCTAGGAGTCTCATTAGAAAAGATTGATAAGCGCATTACAATTTACTGTCAGCAACTTCGAAATATTGATCATATCGTAAAATTAGCTTGGCTCATAGACTTTCAAAAAAGGAAGGCTCAAAAGAAGAATATTTTATATGAAGAAATTATGCTAGAGACCATTTACACGAGAACCATTTTAAATTCAACCAAATTAAATCCTGAACATTGGAAATACCTAGATGTAAAACCTGATGTAGCTGATATATTTGGCATGTTAGCATGGCGATATGCAAGTTCTAAAATAGCTAGAAAAGACGTCATTCTTAAAGAATGTTTTATGTCGATGGATCTCGATGTCTTACCACGAGATCAGTATTTTAAAATGGAAATGATGGTTAAGAAATTTGATGGGAGAGTATCACAGATGGATAATAAGGCTTTAACCTAATGGAAGCATTCATTCCCTATTTTTTAGATAATCTACATCTGCTCTTTAAACGAGACTATCTCTTAGACCTTTTTACGATCCCAGATCGTGTGATAAGTCAAGATGGCACAACACTCATAACACAATCTCCTATGTATGTGGGAAAACTTGTAGTCTTCAATGAAACGCTCCATGCCATTATAGATTATCAACCCATAGACCTTGACGATCACCTGTATCAAGTAAATCTATCCTCCCTAAATGTTCCAGATCCTAAAACAAAACCAATCTTCTCCTTTAGAGATAAAGTGCTTGTTGAAAAACACAAACTTTCCACATACACAGATGACACCCCTCTCGTATCTACAGTTGGACTGGTTATCTGGAATTACATTGCCCTAGCAGCCCCATTTGGGGAGGTTATGCCATATATTAACACGTCGTGGAATCGTAAAGTTATCGAAGATCTCCTTGCACATGCGGTGATAACCGAGACCATCTCAACTGATCAACTTATGACATGCATGAAGAATGTATACTACTTAGGACATTTCACAGAATTAGGTATTGTTGCCTTTACAAAAAAATCTCTTACAACGGATCCTGAGATCCCAAAGAGACGGGAACAACTCTTACGAGAAAACCGTGACGCCCTTCTTGCTGGAGATGCGGTCGTCATGAACAAGATTGAACAAGAACTTATCAACATGGATAAGGAGTGGGTTAAAGACGACCCTGTCATGTTGTTCTATGCTAAGAATATGGGTAAGGTCTTTAATATTCAACGTAAGAAACTCTTTGCCACAGGGGGTATGACTGAGAAGTTCGGGGATAAAGGGAACTTCGATTTTGTACCCTCATCCTTGTCAGAAGGATGGGATCCTGAATATTTTGATGTTCAAGCTTCTGAGATCCGTTCAGGGTCATACTCTCGTGCAAAAGAGACCGCTATCGGTGGTGAGGATATTAAGTTTATTCTTCGTGTTTTCCAAAATAGTCGTATTCTAGAAGAAGATTGCGAAACAACTCAATACCTCCCGGTTCATATTACTCAAATTAATCATAAATTTTTTATGTATCGGTATATGAAAACATCTGGAAATAATCTAAAGGAACTTACAGAGGACAATATTAAATCCTTTATTGGGAAGACTATCTTGATCAGATCCCCTATGAAGTGTAAAACGGATGGGGGGTACTGCCGTACCTGTATGGGTAAAATCTTCTCAGTTCTAGATCAGAAACAGTTAGACCTTAGAGCTAATATTCTAGGAAGGTACTTCATTACGAGTTCTTTAAAGGCATTCCATGGTTCAAGCTATAGTACATTTGAAATATCCAACCTGAATGACTTTATGTTTTAAAACATCCAGTAGGAGTGGGGATTTCCCCACTCCTACTGAGCATATATTTTTTAATCAATGAATATACATTATATAGTCAATGATTGAGAGGATTAGATATGATTGATATCAATATGGGTCAACTTAAGATGGTAATGACCCTTAAGAAATTACCAGAACCTTACAACGTCTTTGAGTCTGCAACTGTATATCTAAATACTCATCGGAAGCGAAGAGTTATTATTTTAAAAGGAAAGAATACTGCAAAAATATGGAAGGAAACAGGATTGGCATATCGAACTACTTATGCACGTTTTCTTTATCAAATTGATTACTGGTCTAAGTATAAAAAATTAATACCCAACGGAATGGAAGTAGACCATATTGATGACAATTCTTTAAATGATACACTTTCCAATTATCAATTGTTAACTACTTTTGAGAATGCTCAAAAACGAGATTTCAACAATCGTAAATACACCGAAGTATCTAAAGAACTTCTCTCTAAAATTAAGCACCTTCTTGATAAGAAGATAAGTTATGTTAAGATATCACAAAAATGCGACATCTCTCCAGGTAAGTTAAAATACATTTTAAATACTCATTTTGGATATTCTTTTCCTGAGAAGTTTAAAGGTTTCGATGATGAGAAAATTAAGAAAATGCTCAAAGAAGGAAAGTCTCATAATGAGATTGGATTTGAATTAGGAATAAGTTATTCCTCGGTTCGAAGACATATCAAAGATAAACTCCCTCCAGAGTATCACGACATGGTAGGGGGTCGTAATCGTAAAGAGGTTCTAAAAGAGATTGAGTCGCTTCTTAAGTCTGGTGAAACTAGTAATTCCGTTATTGGGAAGAAAGTTGGATATACAGATAGTAATGTCTGTATTATTATTCAAAAAGAATTCCCTGAGTATTATAAACAAATAAAAGAAAAGGAACAGGACGATCGATCTTCTATTATCACAGCTCTTAAGTCTAAATTAGATGAATATGGGATTATGGCTAACCTAACTCAAGTTAGTAAAGATTTAAATTTAACACAACAAGTTGTACATTCTTTAGTTGAGAAGTATATTCCTGAATATTCGTTTTATGAACTTCAGAAGCGTCGTATGAAATATGTTGTAGAATTGTTTCATAAAGATGCGACTCAGAGAATATCGTATTATGTTAAAAAGTCAAAATTAGGTATAGCAACATTCTTAAAAGCACTTAGTGAAGATTGTGGATATATCAATCCTACTGGAGTACGATTCATTGAAGTTAGAGATTGCTGGTTAAGATCTAAGTTTAAAGGGGCACTATTATCTCAGAAGGTTTTAGGGTAAATAGGGAGATGGGTTAACCCATCTCCCTGTCTATTTTATGATTTATTTTTGAATCTTAAATTAAGGACCATTTTAGATGTTTGAAAGTTTATATCGGTATATTGGGGTTATAAGTGTTAAAGATGTTCCTGAAGGTGTTCAGATCTCAGGTCTCCCAATAAAAACGTTTTATCCTGATATTGTAAAAGCGTGGGGAGGGACATCAGTTCCTGTTAAGTACATGCTTACCTCTAAGGGATCAAGTTCTTTTACCATCCCTAATTTCTATTTACCAGACTTTATCCATACTCTTGACATTCTTATCAACTGGGATTATCGTAAAAGACTTTATACGAAACATAATGCTTTTGTAAAGTTAAAAGACGAACTCATTAAGAAAACTTGGCTGAATAAGACACAAGTGCCTTCACCCTCTATTTTGAATTTTCAGAAGTTATCGAATTTAAGATGGTCTCCACTTTCTCACCAGAATGATTATTTAAAAGAGTTTGATAACGTTGTTCCGGCTTATAACTTAAAAGGTCTTCTTCTTTCTGCAGAGCCAGGTTCTGGTAAAACATTTACATTTATGATGTTAGCAGAAGCCTTAGAGCGTAAGGTAAAGATATGTATTGTCCCTCAGAATTCTGTAAAGAAAGTATGGGAAGATACAGTTCTTAAAGTTTATAAGAACCCTCAAAAATACTGGCATTCACTATCTGGAGATCCCCTAATTTTAGGGAAGGATTATTATATTCTTCACTATGAATATCTTCCTAAGTTCTTAGAGTTTGTTAAAACCAATTTACAATTTTTCAGAAATCGCCCTATCATTAGTGTCGATGAGTGTCATAATTTTAATGAGATCAAATCTCTAAGGACACAACATCTTGTTACTCTACATAAACTTCTTTGGAATGACATGTACACCTGCTTCATGAGCGGGAGTCCCATTAAAGCGATGGGACGTGAGATTATACCATTCTTAAAATGTAGCGACCCTTATTTTGATACTGTATCTGAAGATAAGTTTGTTAAGATATTTGGATTGAGTTCTGTTCGTGCATTAGAAATCCTGTCTGCCCGTATTGCGCGCATCACCTTTAAAGTGGATGAAAGTGTGGTCACTGGAGATAAGCCACCCATTTTAAAAGAACTCCATGTTAAATTACCAGTGAGTGATAAATATCTCCTCTCCACCATACGTCAAGATGTTGGAGTATACGTTGAAGAACGATCTGCGTATTATCGGGAATACATGGACGATATGATCTCGCGATATGGAGAAATTCTAGATCTATTTGAAGCAACCCTAACAACTGATCGAGAAAAAGAGGATTATCAGAAATATCGAGCATATGCTAATCTTATACGGTATCATTACGACATGATACTTCATAAAGCAGAAGCAGCCTACTGCTCCCAATATGAAGAGCGTATTATTATCCCAACATTAAATTCTAATGATAAAAAAGAATTCCGGAAGATCAAAGGGGTTTACAAATATGTGAACCTTGTTATCATTGGGGAAGCACTTGGAAACATTGTTGGGAAGAGACGTCAGGAATGTTTTACCGAGATTGCCAATCATGCTGACATTGTACCCATCATATCTGAAGCAGCTAAAAAGACAGTATGTTTCACGGAATACATAGAGACTCTTAAAATCCTTAATCAGAGACTTCTTAAAGAAGGGTATAAAACTGAAATGGTGTATGGGGATACGAACAAGGATGTTGATAAGATCGTAGATAGATTTACACAAGATCCTACAATGAATCCTTTATGTGCAACATTTAAGTCGCTTTCTACAGCAGTTCCTATTCTCGCCGCTAATACTGTTATTTTTATGAACTCACCCTTTAGACATCACATTCGAAAACAGGCTATTGCCCGCGTTGCGAGATTAGGTCAGACCGAACAAACTTACGTTTATGACGTCATATTAGACACTGGAGGTGAACCTAATATTTCGACACGTTCGATGGACATCGCAGAGTGGTCTAAAGATATGGTTGACGTTATGTTCGGGGGCGCTAAGCTTGACACCCATGAAGAAGAGCTTGTACTTGGTATGGTGACAGGTAACCTGAAATATAAAACAGCTCTTAGCAAACTCACTTCTCGTGTTATATCTTTCTTTAAATGATTCAAAATAGGATGGAGAGAAGGGTGATTAATCACCCTTCTCTCTATTATCTTTCTATATATCTCCCCTATGAAATAGATCAATCTGATGGGACAGGATTTAGATGAAAACCATTACCATTCGCCCCGCTCATCCATTTTTTGGGTATTATAGGGGTGTCATTTATAGTGACCATGAAGGTCAGAAAGTTATAGATCTCATCCCTCCAAGAAGTACCTCTAAAAATAAAAGACAAGTGAAGCAAAAGACTATTCCATATTTTCACTATGTTGCACAATGCTTCATATATAAGTCTTGTGGGTATATCTTAAGTCCTGATGATCTCATTTTTATTAAGAATGGTGACATTGCAGATCATAGACCTGGCAATCTTATTGGCTTAAGGCATTATCGTAATGCCCTTAAGTCGTCAACCCCGTATCTGTCACATAGTCCAGATGTGTTAGTAACTTATGATCTTGAAGATACAGGATCTTTTACGTATAATGAGAAATTAGCTAATTTGAGTATTCTACCAGATACCCTTAAGTGTAATAGGGGTCTACTTATTCCAGTTTTGGCTGAAAATTATCTCTAATCCTATAGGTGTAAAAGTGTCTTTCTGGCACCTATTTCGAGATAAAGGATATCGGGTAATGACTAAACGAAAAAGGGCGAAACCAATGACGCACTCTGAAAACACGACCTCCGTTAAGAAGACTGAAGACGACACTGTGAAGACCTCTGAAGTTAAGGCATCTCTTCCTGATCAGGATACTCTAGCAGAAGAAGTATATAAACACGCTGATACGGAAGAGTTCTCTGAGGAAACTCAGGATGTCAGTGATAACTCATCAGACTCTGGAGATGAGACTGAACCTGTCAAGATCGACGAGGATCCGGTTGATATGAAATTCCAGGTTCCTGTATCGTCGGCAGAGTCCTCAACTGAAGCGCCTACTGAGGAACCCCGGATTCTTAAGATTCGTGCGGAGCTCAGCCGATATAAAGAATTGATGGGTCGTCTCGTTATCTCGAATCCCAAAGATTTGCAGGCTGGCGCTAAATCTCTAAGTTATCTCCTTCATCTACCTATCATCACAAAAGATCCTGAACTTCGCAAGAAAATGATTGAAGAACTTCTCAAGTTCTTTATTGCTGAAAAGGATGGTCTTGCAAAGGAGAATTCCCTGTTCAGGGGGTTTGATGCTCTTGAAAAAGATGTCACGCAGCGTGCATCTATGATTGCAACCATCTTTCGCATGAAAACGACCGGGCGTAGTAACGAAGCTATTAATGAAAAGTTTTTTATCACCTCCTTTAAGAAGGTTACTAATGCCGATCCTGTTGGGTTTCTACAATACTTTGAACTCCGCAGGAAGGGTATGAAATAACCCCTACATACACATACGAAATAGATAAGAGAGGGGCATTTTGCCCCTCTCTTATCTTTCTATGTTTTATCATCCGAGGTGATACGGATCTTCTCGAAGTTCTGTATCTTTAATAGGGTCATCGGATCCATCAATTTCAGATTCGAGATCAACCATCATTCTGTCAGATTCATCTTTGAAAGTTGTGGTCATCCGCTCGATCGGGGATCGTGCAAGCATTTCAGTGACGATCTCTGCCATACTTTGTGCAGTGTCTGTATCTTTCTTCTTAAGTTTAAGAGATGCTCGTTTGAACTCAGCAGCTTCAGCATCTTTGACAAGTGCGAGTGCCGTGTTCACAGCAGATAATCGACCACTAGCATCTGCGAGTCCTTCAGGTTTTTTAGTGAAGTCTGTTGCATTAATAAGATCAGTTACTTTATTGAGAAGGAACCGTCGAACATCTTGAGATTCATCAACAACATTATCATGTCTCTGAAGATCTTCATCAAGAGATGTAAAAGCGATCGCTCTCACAGCCGATTCTGTTGGCATAATGGTCATAGTGTCAAGACCTCCAGTAGTATAATCTTAATAAATTACTTAACGTAAAATTGTGATAGAAAATGATGTCCATATTGGGACCATTCGCTATACTATCATAAAACCCTGCACGCAGGGTAGGTTTTACTCACACTTATTTCAGCTATATATAACTACTGTGATGTCTCTTTAATAAAAGTTTATAGGACCTCCTGATCTTATGTGGTCGTATGAATTTGTTAAGTTATTTACCTCAAAATAAAGGAAAAAGGTTACCCATGACCGAGTTAGACCTTTCCTATGAAGATGGCAGTATCGCAACGCTTAAAGGTCTTGCGATCATGCGACAGTCTCCTTCTGCATATCTTCCAGATGCCGAGCATCGGGGTATCTCTCATCTTATTATTGAAGCTCTTGATAACTCTGGTGACGAAGTTCTTTTAAAAGGGGAACATGGTCAGATTGAAGTTATGTTGTGCCCTGACCCTAAACGTCAAACTGTACAAGTTATCATTGGGGATAATGGACGTGGTATCCCTCTTGGGGACATGTGGCGTGCTCTTACACAGCCAAGTTCTTCTGGTAAATTTAACCCTAAAGGAGGCGCTTACCAGTATAGCTCTGGGCAATTCGGTGTCGGGGGTAAAGTTACAGCAGGACTGTCCCAAGATTATCGTGCCATCAGTTATCGTGGTAAAGATGGATATGGATCTCTCCATGTTCACAAAGGGGACCATCCAGATGAGAATGTGTGGACTAAGAAGTATCTCCATCGTGACATCAAGACCGATCGAACAGGTGTTCTTACCATACTGGAGCCCGACTCCGACATTTTCACAGGGGTAGAGTCTTATTGCCCTGAAGGATGGTTTGCACTTATTGAGCGTATGAAAAAGTATGCATTCTTTCACCCTCTAACCAATATTAAATTTTATCAATCCTCAAAACCCCTCCCATCAAATGTATGGACTGTAGATCTAAGTGGTATTGATAAGATTCTAAAAGATACGATTGCAAACTCTGCGATCATTTTTGACTCTCGTACATTTGATCGTGAGTCATGGCTGAACAATTATCTTGGGGTAAGTAAGCCCTTCGTGTGGAGCCATCATTTCATAAAACATGCCGAACCACCCAATGATAGTCTGATGTGTGATATCCGTATACTGTATCATGATAAGGACACTGCAGCAGCTAAACTTGGGATGGTTAATTCGGTTCCTATTGACCACGGTTCTAGTAATCACATTTCAGAGCTCCTTTCCACGCTTAAAGAGAGACTTGAAACTCAGATCTCAGATAAAGCTATTCGGACGTTTTTTAAAGAGACCTACCGTCTCCCAATTTATCTTACTGTAAACGTTAAATATCAAGGTGCTAAATTTAGTGGGACAACAAAGGATGCATTCTTCTCTCAAAAATTTAGGGATGACTACAACGAGTATCTAAACCAGTACTTCACAAAGACAGCAGAGGGTAAGGCCTCCATTGAGGAGTTGTATGCTCTTTTAGAACCTGATATTACTGAAAAATATCTTGCGTCTATAAATGGGGCGTCTGTTGTTAAAGTTGAAAACCGTCTCTTTAAAGATCTTGCGAACCCTAATAAGTTTGCAAACTGCTTTGCTAAAGATCGTAGTGAAGCAACGCTTTTTCTTGTAGAGGGGGATTCTGCTGGTCGTGGGGTTGCTAAACTTCGTGATGGGGAGACGATGGGGATTTACTATATGAAAGGTAAATCTCTTAATGGTTTTGCCAAATGGGGTCGGGATCAAATTTCTCGTGAGATCCGTAAAAAGAAGTATGGGACGTATCACGATATCCTTAAAATTCTGAAACTCGATCCTGATAACCCTAATCTTAATAGTCTCTATTATAACAAACTCGTAATAATGACAGACGCAGATTAAAGAATTATAGTCCACCTGATTAGAAATAATCATAGTGAATCTTCCTTAATTGCTGGAAAGTCCTAAAGCCACATGCACTACAACGTAGTTGGAAACGACAAGCGTGATAGTTCAAAAAGCATATGGATATATGGACGATCAGCAGCGAAGCGCCTTATACATGTCGTGATGACAGCAGTGTGGTGAACGTTCAACGACTAACCGGTTGCGCGGAGTAGGGGTCAAGGGACCTCGAAATAGGAAGCATCTAAGAGTCCTTAAGGATTTAGGATGAAGATATAGTCTCGGCATATGAGGAAACCTCATAGCAGTGCTTAAGTGCACGGGTAGAGTGACAACCTAACTTTACTGAAGATATCGTCCCATGGGAAACATATCGCCTCCATCATCACAGGTAATATGTACGCCCTCTGTCCTGAGTTTGTAGAAGCAGGGAAACTCTTTGTGGTAACACCTCCTTATTACAAAATTCAATATAAGAAAGGTGATAAGGATAAAGCTCACTACATTAAAGATTATAATGATCTTGTGTTATGGTTTTGTGATCATGTTTATCGTCCAACCTTCAATATAAAGCTTGGGCATGTTCACCCGAACCCTAAAAATTTAAATAAGCGGGTCGAAACAATTCACGACTTAAATGATCATCCAGAGGTGTTCGATGCTTTTATGCGAAACATTCTCACCTTTGGAGAGATCCTCATAAACCTAAGCCAAGAGCTCATGATAAACGCCCTTATTCTTGAGAAGCTTACTTATATTTCGTACTATCTTGATGTTCACACCGTAGACCCCATTGCTATTAAACACATCCTATGTGCTGATGATGTCAGATATGACGATGTTGGACACATCATCACCTTAACTTATGGCAGAGATGATTATGTCATTCCTCTTTTTAAAGTTAAGGAACGTCTAACAGATGAGCTTCTTCCTCTTTTAAACCGTATGAGATGGAAAGATCTGAGATTATATATTACTGCTAAGCGGTATAATGGCCTTAAAGATCAAGTCATGTCTCTTGGGGAATTTTATTCCCTTCTTAAAGGATTTGAGAAAGACTTTAAGATTGAGAAGCTCAAAGGTCTTGGCACCATGGAGCCCCAAGATACATACCAGACATGTATGGACCCAAGATACCGGACCATGTATCAGATTACCTCTGTGAAGGATGTTAATTTGATATGGGATCTTCTGGGGAAAAACAGTGATAAACGAAAGAACCTGCTCATTGACCAGACCATTAGAATTTGAGCACATACCTGACTTTATAGAAGAGATGGATCGATCCATCTCTTCTTTCTCACCTCTCAACAGTATGGAACATGTTTTTAAATCTATCTGGTTAGAGCTCAGTAGTTTCTTAATGCATCCAACGCTTCTATCTGAAGAAATGTGCTATCATGATCTCAAGCATCCAGTGCAAATTCCAGGATACTCAGAGACCATAAATTACTTCTGCAAACACAATTATGGTACCACAGATCACTGTGCCACTTCTAAAAAAATAGAGGGGTTAAGACTTTACCCTACAACCCCCTCGGACATGCTTCAACATACTCTAGATTGGTTATATATCACACGTGAAATGTCTACTCTTAGATATCGACCTTCTACTTTAAATATTTTCAAATATCTTGGATACATCGCAATGCATCACAATAAGATCATGTATACACCCTTTAACCTTCCCTATTTTGAAGAAGGTAATTTTAAACGAAGTCTAAACGTACTCCCTCGTACAGCAGTTGGGTATCGTAAACGCATCATACACGTATCAACAAAATTAGAACGTGTTATCATCAACATCCCACGCCATGACGATGATGTCATAAAAACCTCGTACATATGTCTCGTCAGTGGATGGTGTTATATCTATCTGTGTTCTTTGTTAGAACGCGCTTATCGTTATGTAGGATATGTATCTGGTCCTAACAGAGTTCCGATTTCAAAATTTATCTCAACATTTGATCTCTTTACATCAACACTTGTTAAAGGGAACCACCTCCCATGAGCACACTTCTGTTCACCAGAGAAGATGTGAATAAATCCAGATCGAGCGAACTCATAAGACTCTTAAGAGTCATTGCGTATCGTCTGGGTATTGATAATTCAGCCTTTGCAAAACAGCATTATAACTGGTGTATGCGAGTTGGATATCAAAAATCAAAAACACAAGGCCTGTATAATAACCACCGGAGTATGGTGACATCGAATACAACGATGTCCATCAAGACCTTTTTCATATTCATTAAAGAGTGGATGAACTTCTCTATTGTTAGACTTTCAGTAACACTCCTCGATCCCGAGACTGGGAAGGAGATGGTTTTTCACAGTGATGACATTGTCGATGATGATGATGCTGGAAGTCATAGTCCAACGAACCTTCCTGATATTGACATGGCGATTGATTTCGCAATTCGAAATGCTCCCGCATGTAAAAGTGCTGAGGAAAAGCAGTGGTTAATTGATCAGGTATTAAGATCACTCACAAAAGATACCTATAATGAGGCGATTAAACTATCTCCAGAAAAATGGGAAGTTGGAACGCCTCCTAAGGTTACATAAGCTGCAATAACATTCAAATACGTGAGGACACTTTATAAGAGGAGTGTCCTCACCTCTTTTCATTAACACATTTTTGACCAAAATTAGACAATTGGGAAACCACATGAGTGATGTGCAGAAAACATATGAAGTTAAGAAGGCCATTGGAATCGATGCATCAGACCTCATTAGAGATCACCATATCGAATATGGAGAAGACATCTTTAAAAATCATTTCCCTCAAATAGGGGATGGTCTTAAAACTCTTTATCGAAGAATTCTTTGGGCACTTCAAGATACAGACGACTCAATTAAGGCTACTGCAGCCATTGCCTTAGTTATGAAATATCACCCTCATGGAGATACTTCTATTTATGATGGGATCGTTCGACTTGGAGCATATCTCCCTGATCCTAAAAACAAGTCGGCACCAAGAGAGGGTATCGTCTTTAATCCGCCACTTCTAAAAGCTATCGGTAATATGGCGGACCCAAATTTCTATGCAGCACCTCGATATACCAATGTTGCTATGGGGGAGTTTGGGAGAGATTTATTCTTTAAGGGGATTGAAAAGGCATCTATACCCATCACCCTTAATAGTGATGGATTTATCGAACCTCTATATCTCATCCCTGCTATACCTACAAATCTGTATTTTGGTAATACAACCGTCGGGTTCGGCCATGGATCTAAACTTCCCCCTCGAAATTTTAATGAGGTGTGTGATCTTGCCATTGCATACTGTGATCATATTGGAAAGTTCGGGTTCGACATCCAGTACCCTTTTGAGATAGGGAAACATGCGTCCAAGCTTCTCCCAGATTTTTATATGGATAACGTCATTCTTAATGAAGACGCTCTTCTCAAAGCATATCGTCTCGGGGAATTCGATCACGAGATCATATATACAGGATCAGTAATACTTACAAAAGATACGATTCATATTAAATCTCTCCCATATGGATCTTCAAAAAGTGCGTATGAGAAGTTGCAAGCCCTTCTCTTAGATCGAAAAATGAAGAACTCTTTTCTAGATCAAAACATCACAGATATCATGGACGAACCTGATCGGGCAACTGTGTATCTTAAGAAGAACAGTGTGTCAGTATTTGAAGTATGGCATGCTCTAAAACAACACATCGAATTTACAACAAGCTTCCATCCGAATTATAACTATTGTACTCCAAATGGTCATCTCAATATAGATGTGGATGTTAACGTTCTTCTAGAGGTTTGGTATAAACGAAGAAGCTCTCTCATCTTAGGGACTAAAAGGAGACAACTCGAAAGACTTGCAAAAGCGATCCGTATTGTCGATGCACGATTGAACATTATCGAAAATACGGATAAAGCACTTAGGATCATTCGAAATAATGACATGGATAATGCTATTCAACTCCTTATGAAAAGTTTTAAACTATCATACTCTCAAGCAGACTACATCGTCACATCACGACTATCCATATTAACTAAGACGGGTCGTCAAGAACTCTTAGATGAACATGTTCGTCTTAAAGAGAAATTTAAAGAATTACAAGACAGTTTTCATCTCATCCCTAAAGAGATTATCTCAGATATTCTAGATCTTAAAAAGAAGTATCATCGAACGCGAATTACAAAAGTCCCTCATTATGTTGGATGTGTGAAACTAGGCTCTGGATATGCCCAAATAAGTGACTTTTCAGAGCTTGAAACTCTTCTTTTAGACTTCCCCCGGGTACCTACCCAGGTCATCGATTATCAGCATAATAACGTCATGGTGATCGATCGAAAAGGGCGAGTCTTACAGAACCCAAAAGAGAAGTATGGTGAAGGAGATATCTATCTCACACCCCCATCTTTTCCTCATACAGTTCACCTGGCTCCAGATAAGACAGGTATGTGTGTAAAAGGTATTGTTCCTTATAGTGGGAGTGGAAAACTCTTCTATGCATCTCTTAGATCTAAAATTGTTTATAAAGATGGTTGGGTTAAATCTGAGAAAATCACGGACGTTCTAAGTGTTCGTAAAACCATCTCTCGGGGGGCGAAGACAGATATCATTGCTGTGTATCCTAATTATCTTAAAGAACATTTTATCGTGATTGTAAGTGATAAAGATTTAAATGTCCTAACCTTATATCGCGTTCCTGAAGGCTCTGAAGCAAAACTTGTCATGAACCAAGTTGGCATGAAGCACGTTATTGCACATGAGACCGGTAAAGACTGGTATTTAGACATCCCTGATAAGTATCTAACGCGAGGGAATGTAAGACTGTTTAACATCATTGATGCTCATGAATTACTTGGTACCAACAATCGTACCCGGATTGAAGTCACTGCTTCTAAATGGAGACGACATTCTCTTTTTAATGTCATCTCATACTAACCTTAGTATAGGAGTGGGTTAACCCACTCCTATCTTATTTTTTTTCAATGGTATGTACTTTAACACTTTAAAGGATTGATTTGCCATGAGTGTTACTATAGGACTATGGGTTCTTACAATTCTAATATCGGGTACGCTGTATCGCATCCCTCGTGGAGGTGGACTTGGACCTGGTAAATCTTTTGAAGGTGCTCTTATTTGGGCACTGACATCAGCCCTTCTTATGTGGGTAACTCTCAGTGCACTGAACTGGTGGATGATCCCTGTTATTGTAGTCCTTATGATGTTTGGGGAAGCCCCTGGGTGGAGTCAGTGGTGGCCAAACTCTCCTACCGCTTCTAAGGTTCGACTCTCATTGCGAGGAATGCTTCTCCTTAATCCCCTAATGGGGCCCATTTATTTTTATTTTTATGAACAAAGAGAGCGCCTTCCTCTTAATAGTGGATTTTTTGATGGATGGACGGGGTGGTCTGAAATTGTATCTGGTATGGTTACTATTACAGGTTATCTTATTTTGTTTAGTTTCTATAAAGAAGAGTATGTTTATACTTGGATCATTAAGCCTCTTCAGTCTTCATTTTTAATGTTTTAATATAACAACGAGAGGATAAGGGGTAGCATATGCTACCCCTTATCTTTATAGTGCCTGTTGGTGATGGTATAGTTTATACAGATTTTACATGAAAGTGATTGGTATGACCCCTAAACGTAAAAAAGTTCAAGATCGTATTTTACAGATTGTTAAAACTGCAGATCCTACAGGGCTCAATGCACAGCGATATGAGAAGTTATTTGATAGGTTAGATGATAAACAATTCCACCATTGGATGGAAGAATTAAGAGTGAATAAAAATAATCGAAAATTAACGCTGTTTGCACCAAATCTTAAAAATAATCTGAAGGTAGATAATTTACTAAAAGCTGCAGATGCATTGAATCTTAAATTGTTTGAACGTGTTAGGATTTATGATGCTGTCTCCAAACGTTACTTTTTAACACCTGTAGAATATCTCATATTGGATCTCCCCGTTCGGAGACTTAAACAATCTCTTGAAGACAAGATGTCGATTCCAACTTCAGATCGAAGAACTTCACAGTTGACAGGTCAGGTCATAAAGCCAGATGCGTCATCATCGGTCTCGATGGTTGAACAACAGATTATGGTTTCTAAAGGCCTTATTAAAGTTGCAACAGAACTTGGGAACATTCGAGGGGGTAACATTGAAGGGTATGCCTCTTTTGTATCGGATATCGAAAATACCGGGACAGGTAATTTATCAGAAGTAGATCCTTCCACACGACCAAGGTCTGCCGATACTGTAAGAAGCCTCTTCCTCGCCATGCATCTCGATAATAATCTTTAAAGGTGTAAATGTATCATGAGTTTATTTGACAGAACACTCATCGGATCAACGACGTCATCCCCTTCTCTTGCAGCAACACCTTATGTTACGAAGAACTTTCCAAGTAGAGCAACTAAGATTATAAAAATGGCACAACGTGTTGGACGGGCAGTCCCTAACACGACGGCAGAATTAGAAGACCTCATAAAGTTAAATCAGGACATGGATGCCCAGGCGTCAGCATTAGTACCGACACCTTATATTCTAAAGAATTTTCCTAATAGGGCAGATAAGATTGTAAAGATGGCCCAGCGTGTTGGGTCATCAGTTCCTACTACAACAGCTGAACTTGAAGAACTTATACGCTTAAACAAAGAGAAAGATGCTCAAGCTGCTGCCACCCTTGGATCATCAACACCTTCAAGTTCAGCAACTGCTGCATCCGTTGCAAATGGATCTGGGTCAGACTTGGGAACAAGTATATTCTCATCTGCATCTGCAAGTCGAACCACTTCTTCAACCTCTCCTCAGATTTCAAAAACATCTAAAGATCCAGTCTTTCAAGCTTTTAATACAAAAGCTAAAACAGCAGCATCCGCTTTTTCCACCAATTCTACAACAGGGGGTGTTGACCCTCTAAAGCCTGGAACGACATATGCTAAAACCGTACTCTCAGCAGATCAATTTGAGAAGCTAGCAACCATTGCAGCGCGTCTCGGTAAGGGTGGGGATGTTAATACTGCTCGAGGGGTATCAGACGTTTTATCCTTTGCAGGGGATCTTGTAAAAACACAAACCTTCACACCTGAATTCTTATCTTCTGGTAAAGGACCTTTTGAACAAGCAGAAGCTTATGTTAATACACTTGTTGATGATATCGAAGTCCCAGAGTCTCTTAAGAAAGTTGGACAGTTTATAACCAAGTCTATCAATTCTCATGGATCCCTTGTTGGTGCTGCAAATGACATTATTGAAAAAGGTGTTACAGAGGGACTTCCTTTAATTGCAGATGAATTTGGGAAAGCGATTCCTAATATTCCAATTAATTTAGATCCTAATGTTTTAAACGCTCTAAAAGGGATCGCATCCGCTACTCTCGGTATTGCTACAGATGCGATGTGCAGTAATGCATATCCTTATGGGTATAATCAAAATTTATTCAATTCTCTTTTAGGATTTACAGCGTCTGAGGGGATCTTATGTATGCTCATGGGGTTTCTTCAAACAAATCATTTTAATGCAACCTCTCGAAATATCCTTAGGAATAACTCATGGGATATCTCAAACAAAGGTATGGCATCCATTCTTAATGCTGTTGCGATCTCAGTCGGACCAGGTACTCTTAAGAATAGCCTTGGGATGGCTACGAATATCGTGAGAAAAGGATATACGTCGTATGATGCTGCTGAAATTGCAGATACGATCGACACTCTAGGGTTAGAAGTGAAAACGGTTTTTGCCCATCAAAATAAAACAATCCCTCACACGATCTGGAATCCAGATAAGATCAATGCTGCAAATAGTTCTACTGTAGATCATCTCACACAAGAAGAGTTTTCAGTCTTGATGAATGAGTCTCGGGAGTTAGAAATCCCTGGTACTGACCTACCATGGAATACTCCTTCATCAGGATCTTCAAATATTGACAATCTTCCTTGGTTAGAAGCCTCCTCAACGGTTACAGATCTTCCTTGGTTAAAATCATAATTTAGAGATAAGAGAGTGGGGATCTCCCCACTCTCTTATTTATATATCTATATGAATGAATACGGTATGTATGTGTTCTAGGAAAGTCATACCGTTCTAAGATATATATTACTCCATTGACTGTGTAAAGTCGGAATTGTTTACAGTGTTGGAGTAAGACCTTATGCGAGCATTTGGGTTGATTGATCTTAATGAATTTGACGATGTTGAACGTATTTTTATGGATAATGCAAATCAAAATATTAAAACAGATGCAGACGACTATCATTCGGAATATTCAATTAGAAATGAAACTGAAGAAGCAATTTATGTCAGAGACTCTTCTAATGTAAAAACAATTGTACGACCGTTCTATCCGTGGAGATCAGATGGGAGGGTTGTTATTCAGGTCTATACGACACGTAATCGTACAGGAGGCCCTGAAACTTTATCTCGGAATCCAGGTGGGAAGTGTGGTGAGTATCTCACTATAAATATTCAACAAAAGGATCTTTTAGAAGGCCCTATTTATGTCAAAGAAATTGATAAAATTATTTCACTTAAAGAATTTGAAAACACCGGACATCATCCTTTCGCAGAAGGTGCTGAAGAAAAATTCTTCGAGCATTTTTCGTCAAATTATTACAATAGGGCTATTTATGAGTCCACACCTTTCCAAGTTTATATTAATGATCCTTTTCGGAAATATACAGAATTTTATTTTGCGATTGGGGATGAGATTGTATCCATTCCAGTGACCCATCACCCAGAGCATTGTGCAAAACATGAATTCTCAATACACTATCATAAAGGGACGGCAGATAAGAGAACGTGTCGGACACGCATCTATTCTTTTAAAGATTTAATTGAACTAAGTGGAAGTGAAGATTTCTGGGTGGTTGATGGGATCTCTTTCTCTCATAATAAAAGTATCTTAAGAAAAACACTTTTAGAACGTAAGAAGGAACAAGAAGAGCAGTTTATTGAAGAGATTCGATATTCACCCTATGACCTAAGTACGATGATTAAACGCGATCTACATGAAAAAGAACTTTCTAAAAAAGATGAAGAATATAAAGATGCCCTTAAACTTTCAAAAGCATCAGAAGAAACTTGTAAATCAGAAATTAAACGTATAACCCAACTTGCAAAAACCAAGGATGATCATCTTAAAAGAGTCATAGCTGAATATGAAGATAAGAGAACTGCTGAAAAATTAGAATGGGATTATAAAGCTTCTAAACTTAAAGAAATTACAAGAAGACAGGATCTGCTCCTTAAAACAGTAACCACCATAAGCACTCTTGCCTTGATCTTTATAAAGTTTTTCCCTAAGAAGGCATGAGGCTAAACGTAGAAGGATAAGCTATATGGATGACATCATCAGAGCTGTTGGTGAGGCCCTTCCTACCTACAATAAATATCTCCTTATAGATTACCCTGAACAGCAAGTTTCCTCTATGAGAGGGTTCATTGAGGATACATTCAAAGAGGCCATCCGTCGTTTTGATGGCATGGTGATCTATCGAGGCTGTCGTACTTTATCTCCTAAAGAGCGTGTCCTCTATGAAGTGAGTGGACCTCGAAGATCGGGTGCAAAGATTTCTAAATCTGAATTAGAATTGTTTGCTTTTGATTTTGAAATGGATGGGATTATTCATACCACCCATCAATATGTTCCTTATCTAAAAGAAAATCAGTTAATCATCAGAGACACTCAATATGGCTTCATGTATGCCATAACTGAAAAAGTGTTCTCACGGATTGACAATGGGATCATGGTGAGAGTCATTCAAAAACCTCTCCCCTTTTGGAGGTCTCGACATTTCACCTTAAAATCTCTTACATCAAAACTTCTCTACAATGAATTTATTGTTGATACGCAAATTCATGCTAAGAAACCAAGAAAAGGGATAAGCACGACAGTTGTCCATTATCTGCTCTGTAAGTTTGGATTTCCAGGCGTACTACAACGTTTTGGAATGGACATGGATGACATGCATTTCTCTAAAACCATCGATCCTTTAGATATGAAAGATTACGAATATTTTTATGCTAAATACATTAAGGTTCCTGAGAAAAGAGATGAGGATAAAAATCCGATATATCTGAAAGTTAAACGGCACATCTTTGACGATCCAACCCGTCGGAAATTTGTTGCCAATATCTTGTATATCACCTCAAAGTGGGAGCATCTAGATGTTGACGAATTACACAGTCCGTCCACATCAGATTGGCTTGTGATGCTAGGGGAAATACTCTACCCCTCAGTTGCAAAATTAATTGCAGAAAATCACGCCATCACTCACATTGAGAGCATTGACCTCTTCTTAGACTCTATTGTAAAATCTCGACTAGAAGCATTTGGCGTTCGAGTTGAGTCTATTTATGATCTTCTTCAATATATATTTTGTGAGATTGATAACTTGCTTGTTAGTATGATCCATCAAAATCTGTATGATAAGCGCCTTGCTATTGTTGATGATTTCTTAATCAAATCTTTTGTTACAACAATCTTTAAGCGCGCCTATGTAAGTTCTCAGAAACTTGATCGGTTCAAATCAGACAGTCTTAAGAAGTATTGTAATATTCCAGCATATGATTCTGTTCGGAACCTTGGGGGTATTGCTAATATATCCATGATTGGAACCTCCATCATTAATGCCAACATGTTACTATCTTTCTCTACACGGAAGATTCGTATGAATGGTGCCCTTAGAAATCCCTCTCCTAATCTCAAAGCACGCGATGCGCGCTTCCATGGAAGCATTCCTGTGGTTGAAACAATGGTGGGGTTCTCAGGTAAATCACCTGGGATTACAGGAACCATAAATCCTTTCTTGACCATCTCAGAAGATGGATCAATTATCATTCCTGACTATGCTGAAGATATAAACAAAATATCTGAATACCTCCCCTATTAAAAATAACCCAATCCCCAACAAAAGAAGGTTTGGATGCAACAAGTTAGTCGATACCAGTATGACACAACTACGACAATCATCATAGACATTCTAAATGAGAATGTCAGGCAAGGGAGTATATCACCAGCACTTGCTGATCAGTTTAAACGTGATCTTGCCCAAGATAGGGCGTGTCAGTCAGAAATTGTGTCGATCATCTCCGAATTTGCACAAAGGACAGGATGGCGGGATGGTGTGTATGTTGACACCAACCATCTCTCTCAGTTCATCGCACCATATCTCGAACGCATGCTCACGGCTGCGAGTGTGAGAATGAATCAGATGACCTCTCAGTACAACCCCCAACAGAACTATATTCGGAGCACAAATAGCATGTATAATACGGCATCAGGGTTTGATGGTTATGGTGGCAACCGTGGTACAGTAACTGTCAATCGGGATCTATATGGTGCTGGATATGCAGATGATCCCAAAGATGGGCCCTCGCGAAGCATGTTTGACCACGCAACTGCAGCTCCGGGACCAACACGAAACCCATATCACCAAGTTTCTGAACCACACATTCCTACTCAGGAGCAGGCTTCTTTCTTAACTGAGAGTCCTGTTAATACCTTCACTGATATTGATAAGATGACGATTGAGCAAATTTCCTGGTCGGACAAAATATATGCTCAAGACATCCTTGCCAAAGAAGGGGTTCACGGGGTTGCCGGTGAAGAACATCCTGTAAGTTTAAACTCATTATCTCTCAATGCGTCATTTACATCTCATTTCGATGCCTTCCGTTACGTATGGAAAAATCTCCCTAATGAAGCTAAAATGAATTACTGGGGCATTCTTGTTAATTACAAAAAGCCTTTGGTGATCAACATTGGAGTTGATGCTTTCCGACGGATTCGTCGTCTTGTTCATGCTAAATCTGAAGGAGCTCTTACATTCGAAAATGTACATGAGGTCCTATCAGGACTCCCCATGGGGGAATACCAAATCCTTGAAAGTGCTATTCTTCGAGGAATTAATTCTCGGACGAAAAGGTATCTTCGACTTAAAGAAGACTTCACCCGAAAAATTAATGACATAACTCTTCTTAAGAATATCTCTGAACTTAAAGACCCTACTGTAAAGCTTACCTTGGCAAAACATCCCAATTTCTTTAAAGTTCTTGATACCAACATCATCTCACCAGTTCTTGAAGAAATCTTTGGGACAGATGCTAATGATGCAGAAGAGGGTGTCATTGGGCCAGATAGTGATCGTCGTGGGGACTACATCTTAAGTGATGAAGTCCAGTATAAACCGTCTTCCAAGATCCACGTATCTAAACTTGATATCGCAGTTGGGAATAAACCTGACTGTGACACAATGCTAGCCGCTCTTACCAGTCGTTACTCTATTGTGCGCACATCAGCATCCTTTGGAGCTACAAACTTCCTCCCGGAATTCGATGACAGTATCGCCATTTCGAGTGGGACATTTGCATGGAAGATGTTTTATGTAAATGAGAAGTTTAGTGAGAAATTTGATGACACCTCGTTATTTTTCCATCTTAAAGATAATCTCCCACCTTCTGAAAATCTAACTTTTAGCTTGAAACGTCACACGCTTGATCATCACGTCATATTTGAAAAACAGTACGGCGTAATTCCTGGATTCATCTAAACCGCCAGGGATTTTGTAAACATCTAATATATAGGAAGAGGGGAGCCCATATGGGCTCCCCTCTTCCTAATATCTTTATTTATTTTTTTATCACAATTAAGATGTGAGAACGGCTGTTTCACTCTGAATACTGTATGTGTATTCAAGAATATCTGATGCCGATTCTAAACTGTCACCTGTCCAGGTACGATGGAATACAAGTTGGGTCATAATGGATTCAACATAATTAAAAGGGTTACCGAGATAATCATTTGCTGAAATGGATCGATCTTGCCCTTGATAAATACCCAATTCAGAAATCCGAGCGAGGTTTAGATTGCCACCATATTTGTAGTTGATGGCTTCATGAATCTCAGCGCCTGTCAAAAGAACTTTAGTATCAACTGATACCGTGATCTGATCTTGAGCATTCTGATTAACACCACCAATAGAGGGTACGGGAGGTGTTGGAGAGAGATTACCATAATCAAATTCATAAGGTGTTTCAACACCATTCTCATCGGTAATGGTGAATTTGACACTAGGATCAATGATCTCTAGTTTCTTGAGATAATAACATGCATATTCAGGACCTCCACTCTCAAATGTCTCAACAACACGCATGCGCAAATTAGCGCGCTCAGCAGCACTAAGATCATTTTCAACTGGAACACATCGAATGGGGAACGGAGTATACAGGTTCATGTTAGATGTCTGAACAATGTGGGGTTCGGAAGCATTCGTATCGCTGATATTGCGATATCCGTTGATGCCCACCCCAAAATATTGAATCTTTGGAACGGTATTTACGGTTAGAACTTCGTTTGGTGCAACGTTATACCATCGATTCAACGTGGACTGAGTGTCCTCGATGGGAGTGATCGGTAGAGCACTTTCTAGACGGCGCTGTACATTTAAGATTGTTTTTGTTTCGTTTGCCATAGGTAATTATCCCCTTTTAGTTGGCAGGTTCGAGGGTAGAACTAATACCGATCGTATCCGATATTTTAACAACTTTAGTTCTAGCTTTCACAGTATCACCTGTAAGGTAAATCATATCATCAATATGGGACACAGATTTCTTACCTTTAGAATGTAATTTGAGATTTGCAACATCAAGATCATTATGCGATGATAACTTCTTATTACTTTGTTTAAGTGTATACCTTCCAAAATCAAATGTAACAAGACCTCTCTTTTTTAGATACCTTGGAAGAATATCTAAAAACTCTGTTAGATCATGTATGTTCCCTATTTTAGATTTGTAAGGGGTGTGTGAGGAGATATCTGGAAGGAATAGCCAGCGACGTTTATCTCTCTCGGTATCTAAGAAGAGGACTGTATAACTACAAAGTTGTGTAAAAAGTTCTTTAATTCGATTATACGAAGCACGGTCTTCATCCGCATCTAGATATGCTCGAATGGAGGGATGAGTTTCTGGCATGAGTGTGGCTATAAGAGTTTGCGATAACTCTGCGTATAAATTCTTTTTATTAACGGAATTATCATACCCTGAGATAAGAGAAGCAACTTCCCCAATTCCAGGATCTGATACCCACTGAGAATATAATGTATGATGTGAAAGATTTAGCATGTAATGCTGATTTTCAAGAAGTGAAAATATAGCTGTTTTTGTTCCAACAAGATCCGTTAACATAGATCTAGTTCTTAAGAATTGGAGTTGTAAGATGAGAGCGTTAAAAGAGGTGCTTAATTCTGTCATGAAGAAATCGATGGTACTATATGCTACTTCCTGAGGAGAGGCGTTTAAAAAGAATGTTTCTCTATCTAAGACATTTGACATGTATTGAAGGGAATTACCGTTAAAGGTAAATGTTTTAGGAATATCTTCATATGTTTTATTATACGAATATGCTCCAACAAGAGGTGTGTACTGAACGGGAATGTATTCAGGCTCTTGTTCAAGTGATTTGTAAAAACAGTAATATGAAAATATCAACACATCTTTAGGTTGTAGACGCAGTGTTATCCCTGTGAATTCATCAACGATAACGGATTCAAAATCATACCGATTATTATTCACAGTGTATATTAGAGTGTCGTTCATGAAACTTCTTAAGAGTGCAGAGTACTGACGATTGATAACAACGGGTTGAATCTCAAGAAGTTTCGTAGGGAGTCTATTTGATGAGGTTGCTTGAAGGTCTTTTGTCCGTGCTTGTACATATTCAAAAGACCCGTCGATTTCATATCCCAGAGACTTTAAACGATTGGTGATATCGAATGTAGTTTGAGGGGGCTGTTGTGGTACTGAATCAGAATAGCGGGTCTCTATGGGTTCGGATACGAATTCAGGTGTCCAAATACAGGTTTCTACATTATCAAAGGTTTGTTGATAAAGCGTTTTTCCAACCATACCAACACTTAATTCACCAAGAAGCTCATTTACGAGCAGAATTAGATTGTCATTACGCCCACGACGTTCGGTGATATATCGAATATTTCGATATAAAAACATCGACTGTTTTCGAGTTAGGATATCCTTATAATTCCCAATCCCGTGAGACGTGAGGTAATCCCAAACATGATAACTATGCACATAAGACGTTCGCATATTTTGGACACGACTATCACAAATACATGCAAACAAGACCTGCCATAAAGTTCCCCAAAAGACTGGAGGATAATAAGGTTCATATGTTAAAAAAGTGTGATACCATCTTTGACCAGCATATGTGAGAAAAAGTTCTATATCCCTAATAATTTTAGGAAGTTCATCAATTTCTAGATACCCTGTTCCATAAGCTAAGATTGTTAGATCGTTTGCAGTAATCGCTTCAGCGATATCATTTACAGGAAACAGGATATTTTTTATAAGATCAGATTGTCCAGGATAGAGAGATATCAAATCATTATACAACGGAAGCCCAGGACGATAAGCAGCTCGCGTTCTTGGATGACTGTTGATGATGCTTTTCCTAAATTCAATCTCTTGTTGTGTATCTAAAGATAAAATCTTCATGACAGTATCGGATTCGTGATACTTCCCATTTAAGTTCAGATAATATTTCCATGTCGAAGGATCTGATTCATCGATAGCGTACCCTTTATCTAATAAAGAAGCATTTAACATAGATGCTTGATAGGAGTTTTTAAGAGTAAGTGTTTGTAAAAAATTGAGGATCTCATTTCTGTATGTTATGAGATCGGAGGCTATAGTTGCCATATCTTTCTCCAGTTAATATTACATATGCAGCAGCTTACAGTATGCTGCAATTTATAAATTAAATCTATAACGTAGCTGAAATATTACTATTTTCCAATAAGGAGACATGTCATTGGTCGAGAAAAAGTTATCCCCCAGTAGATTCGCAAAGATATTTGATCTTATTAGGGGGCAAGGGGACTATTCTAATTCAAAGGCATCTGACTATAAAAACCCCTCATCTCTTACAGGTCATAAACGGTCCTTATATAGTCATTCTGAAAAAGTAAATCTTTTAAGAACCATTGTTCCAGCAGCTACAAATAAAAGTAAACCTGTTGAGGCAGCCTCTATTATGTCTCTGGTTAAAGAAACTGCAAATCGGATTGGTAAAAATCGTTCTGAAAATATTAAGATCCTTCAGATGGCGCCGGAAGTTTTTCAGGCTGCAGAGTCTATTATCATCCCATCCATCTTATCTCCAAATGATTTAAGCGATTCTCTTTTAAATATTGTTATTGACTTAGAAGATGAAGTTGCAACACCTGACAAACGAGATAAAATCCGAGAGATCATATTAGATCATTTTAATAATGAACTTGATGTGTCTTCGAAATTGTTTGACTGGATTTATGAAGCCCGTTATAAATCAGGAGCTAAATGTCTGTTGACCATCCCAACTTCTGAAATGGATGCTCAATTTAATACCCCTGACAATTTCAATCTTTCCTCCAAAAAAGTCAGTATGGAGAGTCTCCACACCAAATTTAACACGATTGAAGATGAAACGTTATTTGGCCTTTCAGATACCAAAACTGGGTTCTCTCTTGAAAACTTCAAAACAGATTTTAAGATAGGAGATCACCAGAGTTTCACACGCAGTATAGCGTTAGAGATGGCATCCCTGTATACCTATCTTGAATCTCTAAAATCCGAGAAATCAGAGAAGAAAAAGCCCCATAAACCTAACTATAATTCACAAAAAATAGATGATAAACTATTGTCTACCCTCTTCACTGACGTCGTTGGTCTTGAATCTATGAAGGTCATTGACAACCCAGACATTCTTAAAAAAGATTATTTTCAAAAGAAGAACATTTATGCTAAAGCCAATAAAGGTGTTGGCGATAAGTATAAAAATAGTGTCATGCTTTCACTTGGACAAGCGAGTGAAGATGCGGAGAATATGGATCACCCTCTTCTTATCGAAGTTGCAACAGAAGCTGTTATACCCATCGGCATGCCTAATTCTAAAAAAGATCATATTGGGTACATCATCCTTCTAGATGAAAAAGGATATCCGTTAAACGTATCAGATAAGGATCCTAATCACGCAGAGGCTCTTGATCAACGTATTTCAGAATCTGCAAAACGATCCCCTTTTAATGACTTATTTGCAGCATACGGAATCGATGATATCAAAGCTTCTATTGCGGGTTCTAAAGGCAAATCTGATGCCATGTTTAACGTATACCAGAACATTGTTGAATATCATCTGAAAACAAAATTTAAGAAGAGTGGGTTTGGGGATGTTGAACCTGCGATGATGTCAAGTATCTATCGCCATCTCTTCTCTCGTTATCTTGAAGGGCGCCAAACTAAACTTCTTTATGTCCCAAAAGAGTTTCTTCAATATATCGCATTTGAATATAATGAAGATGGGACAGGTAAGTCTATTCTTGATAAATTTAAATTCATTCTAGCCCTTCGCATCACAACCCTTGTTGCGAATACGATGGGGGCGCTTAATGATTCCATCAATCGAAAAACAATCAATGTCACATTCCCTGAAAATGCCTCCTCAGGAGATGCCCTCCAGCTGCTCTCTGAAATTGAACGTGAAGCAACACGGAAAGAGACGTTTGGGATTTCATATGATCCTGATACGGTTGTTCGAGGTATTGGCCAGAAATCTCTTACCGTTAAGGCTGAGAATCTTCCAGGCCTTCAAGGGTTCTCAACCAGTCATGACTCTACACCAAGACAGTCTGTTCGGATAGATTCAGATCTTAATGATGATCTTAAAAATCTCACAATCCTGATGCAAGGGGTCCCCCCTGCTGCTATGAATAACCTATCTGATGCAGAATTTTCACGATCTGTTGCAACTATGAACATTCTATTCGCACGTATGATTAAGACGCAACAAAAACCTTTCATCCGACATATTTCTAAATGGATACAAAAATATCTCATGTTCGATGGCATCTTAAAGAAGAAAATCATGGTCGTTCTAGATGAATCTTTCACTAAAGAAAACTCTCCTACTGACAGTAAAGAGATACCTTCTTCTGAAACCGGAACAGTCGAAGATGTAAAATCTACAGATAAAGAACGTGCCTTTAACATGAAGTATGTTGATGTTGTAAAATCTGTTAGGATGCTTCTTCCTGAACCTACTGTTGCACCCTCTATTAGTCAGTTTAATAATCTTAATGAGTTCTTGAACTCAGCAACAACTATCTTTAACAACATCTATGCAGATGAACTCGTATCTTCTAACAGTGAGCTCACTGATACATTAAGATCTATCAAGGCACAAATGCTCTCAACAGCAATTCGGGACCATATTCAAACTCTCGGATTTGGGGATGAGTTCATTGTACCAGATCTTGCAGATCTTAGAAATCATGACATCACAGATGTACATCAAGTTATCACCAACCTTAAAGCCCATATGGACAGAATCCAAAAGCTCACAGCACCTGTTAGTTCTGAAGCTTCTGGAGATCTTGGAAATGATAGTAGTTTTTAACCAAAACATATAAAGGAAGGAACCTCACCCCATGGGGTGAGGTTCCTTCTTGTAATGTAACATCCATCAAACGACTGTGAACTGATCCATGATATCGGTGACTTCTTTTTGGATACCCATATTGGCCAGGTTTTCTGCAATCGTCTCGGCAACAGGTTTCGCACGATTGTAATCAGCACGATGGATCTGAACAAGCTCAGCAACATTTCGGCCAACACGACGCGTGTTATCGTTATGCTGCAAGATGCCATGAAAAGGAATGGATCGTTCGATGAGTTTGGACTCAGCGATTGTCCGTTCATATCCTGCCATGCCTGTTCGATCTGGCCACATGGCCGTGATGATGTAAGCATCGAGAATATTACGTGCTCGCATAGTGGTGTCATATTGGATAAACAGCGTATCAAAAGTAAAAGAGGATACCAATTGTGGATCGATTTCACCAGACTCAAGAATCCCTACCATAGAGGCTTGGGTATCTGGGTGTTTAATGAGATCTAAATAGGTTCCAAAGAAGTTAAAGATCACATTCCCAGTTAATTCGTTCCATGTAAATTGAGGATTAACCTGAGAGCGCCTGGCAGTTGTTGGCATGTTAAGCATTTGCCCATCATTACCAATGTTCACCTGTTGCGCATCGATAGACTTTTCAAAGTCGATACCGGTAATGCTTTTAGCACCACGTTCGATCAGAACCTTTAGAAAGGAATCGAAATTTTGAAGTTGAGGAGAAAGAGAGAACATCGTTGGAGACTGTAAGACAAAAGGAAAGGTACCTCCCATAACAAGAGGTGTTGCAACGTCAAGCTGGGTGAGATGCGGACCGATACCAAGCTGTGCCCCTTCAGGAAGGTTGGCAACAGCAGATCCATCGAGAGATCCTAATCGACCAGCATTACGGATAAGGGAATTGACTGATTTTACCATGATCGTTTACCTTACTCTTCAATGCGATCTACAGGGATTTCGAAATGATAGATGCGGTCAGGGATATTACCTGACAGTGTCACACGAATCGTTTTGCGATATCCAAGAGCATTGTCAGCAGCTGTCTTAAAGACAGTCACTTCCACTCGGACTTGTCCCCCAAAGGTGTTATAAATCCACTGCTCTAGATTATCAGAAATTAGTTTGTTAATCTTGTTGTCCGGAAGGTTGGAACCAGAATGGGTAGCCCACTCGAGCCGACAACGCTGTTTAACATACACAAGCTTATTGACAAAGAGAGAACTTGAGAGAATGGAATTGTCATATGGGTATACCGTACGATAATCAGGCCAGTGAAGACCGTTAGTATCATAGTACTGCATGTAATTGAGACCATTATCCCATAAGCGACGTTTCAGGCTATCCGTTGCTGGAGTCCAGTTTACTTCACTAAAGACAGTGACTGCAGAATTTGGAAGACCCCCGGGACTATCAGTGATCTGATTATTTGCAGCACCTTCATATAGAACTGTCTTAAGAAGAATATCGTAGGTAGCAGGTACCCAGTTCTTCCAAAGCGGTTCCGCTGACAGCTTACCAGCCTGCGTGTAAATATCTGCTCGTGCAACAGGTGTTCCAAAATATGTAGATTCAGGATATAAGGAAGCTGCAGCTCGAAGGGCGATACCGGTGGAGATATCCTGTGCTGAAGTGTTTCCAGGGTTATTAAAATCCTGTGAACACATCATCGGGCGAACATCCCCGCGAAGACCCAATACGCTAAGCATTTTTACTTTAGTTTCGAACCGATATCCTGGGTCCCAAAGAAAGTTAAAAGGATAACGCGCTTCATCAAGCATCTCTGGGTAGAGTTCTCCCTCCAACCATAGACCGGTTAGATCTTGGAGACCATTCCATGTCAGATCACCATCTGCTCCACCTTGAAAATAATTAATGCGGTTCGGATGGAAGAAGGTGGATCCTCCATTAAGAACTTCCATGTGATCATATGGACGACCCTCCGTATCTGTTCCAGATAGAATATTGATACGATAAGCTGTTATCCCAAGATCTGAAAGTTCAGAGGATACCGCAAGAATGCGATCACCAATAGTTTTAACATGTTCAGAATAAACATGAAAGTCCATGGGGAAGAGACTGTGGGGATATGCACCATCCGTTGCAATGTATTCACTCTCAAGTTGTTCATTGAGATCATAATACATGCGCGTGGTGGTATCAAGTGCGTTCTCTTTAAGAGAGATATCTAGAAACTGCCCGTTCGAAATACCCCGAACGGAGGTTACAATGTTTTCATTAACATTAAGTTTTACAGGTTCGAACCGATAGGTAATAGAATCGATCCGGTCAAATACTGAAGATTCGGCATCCCGTGTAAAATAGAGACGGAACCCCATGCTGTTTGCAAAGGCACCCAAATCTTTCGCACGAATAGCCATGATGGGATAGGTTGTAATTTCATCATCACCAACTTGAGCTGTTGATGTGACAAGATTTGTAAGGGTCTCACCTCCAACAATATCAAGTGCACGAACAACCCATTCAATGTGGATACCGGGTTCAGTAAGAGGTGTTGCCCCATCTAAGATCGGGATGGGGAGGTCGTCTTCATCAAGGACCCGGTTACCGCTCGCATCTTTTTCATACTGGATAAGACTTGTTGTATGAACCTTTGCTTCTAGCACAAGTGTTGATGCGCTCATATTGGATTCATCCCCAACACGAACATACCACACTTCCTGCCCAGTAAGCGCTGCCTTCATCAGCATATTTGGAGGTTGGAAGAATTTTGACTGAGTGTCGAAAATCTCTTCCCCATAGATTTCTTGAAGAAACTGGGTACTACCTCGAGTTGGGACGTTCATTGGGCCGCGAGAAGCATACCCAATAAACAGAGGCTTATGAAGCCCCTGGGGAGTTTCAACAATCTCAGGACGTCGGGAAATATCATCCACATTGATAAGTGCATGTGGAAACCTGTCATTAAAATTCGGCATTTTAAAGCTCCTAAACTATGCCCTAAAAGTAAAGCCATGGCCATCCTATAGGCCAATATTCATAATAAGGAATGCCTATGAAACATCGCAGTATTTATGAGACAAACGTTTCGAAGACGACTCTTAATACGAATCAGATAAATGATCTTGTAAAATACTTAATCACTTACCGTAATGAAATTATCATAGACCAAGGACAGCAAAAGCAAATTCTCTCTCAGAAATCAGGGTTGAAAACCCCAATATCGGAAATCTTTGCACATCTCATCAGAGAAGGTATTGAGGATATTTTAAAACTGATTGTTATTCCAAAATCAATTATAGATACACCTGAAGTCTTAACATATCCTCATTTAACATTCGACATTTACCAACTGTATCCTGTTGCTGAAAATGCTGCAAGATCTTTAGGTGTTACAGACTTTAATAAGAAAATTATTACAAATGTCACTCCCTGGTATAGTACAAGAACAGAGCAGGTAACATCACTCTCTTCACTACAATCTTCTGTCGTAAGAGATCTGTTCTCACGCTCCTATTTTACGAGTGATAGAACATGGATTTCCCCCCGTGTGGTGAGGTCTACGGGAAAAGTCTATACTATGTCCCTAGCCACCACTGTGGCTGGAAAGTATCAATTAACGGCACCTCAGATGAAAATTATCAGCATCCCTATCGCGTATTATTACTTCTCACAGATCCTCGATCCTTCTGAAATTGAACCTTTTTTAATGGGTAGTTCTGGAGCTCTTAAACTTGATCGATCTACAGATGTTCAAGGCATTCTAGCTGTGATTAATGAGCACATTAAAGACCCTGCAAGAATGACACTTGACGATCTCTGTCTTGTCCTTAGAAACATCGGGATTCAGAAACTTCAGATTAATCCAATGATTTTAAACACCATTACAAAATCTTGGGGTAAAGATATTTATACAAGTAAGATGTCTCTAGAATATCCCCCATATTGGGTATACAATCTTCTTCTTGCAGGGTCTGGTGAGAAGACAGGTCTATACCACCTTCTCAAACGGATGGGGGCAGATCGTGAAATAGATGAAATTGTTAAAAACATTTTAAGTTCTCCCTCTCTTGTGTAACATGTCTTATAATAAGGTGTGTAGATATGACCCCTGTTGAACAAACCCGAATGATTGATGCACTCAATCGGTATTGCTTTCACAATATTTGGAATGCAACACTTCAAGAGTATCGTGTTAATGTGAAACCCAATCAGATCTTAGCAGGACGCTACCTTAAAGGTAGCGTCTCTGTTGGATCTGAGAGATTCCCCCTTCCAACCCCAACCGACCAATATATTGCGTATTATGCTCCACAACAATCTTTTTTTGGAGGATTACGCCTTCAGAAAGGAGTGTGGATACGGTCTGATACTTTTTTAACACATTACAAAACACTCCTTTACAGTTACGATACAGAAGGACGTGTTCTTCCCCGAAATTCTGTGTATCTTTATTTATCTCCTATTTCAAATCGTGTTATTATTGCACTCTTAAAGAACCCTCTTTTAAAAGTATTCGGTCCTCACTTCGATGCTTTCTATATGACCGTCTATAGAGACAGTGATCAACCTAATCCAATCACTTTACAGACGTGGTATGTTGATCCTACAAATGCCTCTGGAAGTGTCAATGGTCTTGTAACATTTCTCAGCCAATCTAAAACAAAAAATTTTGAAGGAACACAGATTCTTATTAATGGTAGAGAATTTTCACAATCCAATCCCCTCTCCTATCAACCAGGTGATTACATTGAGATTCTCTGTGATGAGAATGTTATTGGTGCCTACGATGTTAATGTCTCTAATAATACAACAGGTTTCTACAGTGACATAGATTCTAAATATAAAGAGATCCTACACTGTCCAAAAACGATTAATCCAAACAATCAGCTCATCACCCACAATACTTGCATGCTATCTATCCTGACATCTGAAGGTATTGGGCGATATGTTCATCGCATCGATGATGTTGGGGTTGGTCAGATCACTCATAATGATCTTAGTATTACCACAGACGTTGTAGATGCCTATCGTACGTATCTAAATGATCAGGATCTTAAGATCCATGTGCGAGTAAGGACCCATACAAAAGATAATGTTCTTATTAATGACTTGTTTTATGTATCCTTTTTATATATCTGTTCCGATGAAGATATCCTTAAACATCTTCGAGGAGAGTTGGATAACACTTTATCTTTTTGGAAAGCATCTTCTCTTGAGAACAGCTTTTATACCCGTATGATGTTTGATACTCCTAACTCTACAGATAAATCCGTTCTTGATGAATATATTGCTGGACTAGGATATTACACCGTTGCAGCTATTTTATCAAATCATGTGACTACCTTTAAAACAGGTAATATGCAACGCCAATTCCGGGTTTACAAACCAGTTGCTCTTATTGGAAAATCTTGTTACCCCATGGTGTATCTTAGAGGGTATAAATTACAAGATGACCAATTCACATATGGAGATCAGTATTCGCATTCTGTCCGTATCACACTTAGCGATGACGTGTATCTAGGGAGTGAAAATGATCTTGTGATTGCGCTTATAGAGAACGGTTCTGGGCGTCCATATGTCTTTACGCCAGATGTGAGTCATACCACAATCACAGTTCCCTTTCGAGATGTTCGTATTTTTGAAGAACTTACAACCTCTGAATCGGTTAAAGGATACAGAGTTGAATCATTCCATCGATACATTGAGAATATAGAGACTCCTGGGTCACTTTCAGTGACAGACAATGGAGATGGGACAACAACGCTCTTATTTGGTCTTTCTAATTACAATAAAACATTTATCATTCAAAATCGTAATTTTTCCGTAAACATTAGCACATCACTTGATGACATGATCTTTACGGAAAAAGGATCCCTGACCCTCCCCTTGCAAATTACATGTATGAATGACACTGATAAGGTTGTGCCTTTATTAGGGTATAATACCGTAGATGCTTATATGAACAGTTTAAAGTTAGTTGATAATCTCGATATAAGTGTCAATACTTTAAAAGACAGCGAAGACCGCCTCGCTGGATATGAAATTTCCTTAAACACCCTTGATTATCTTAAAGAAGCCCCTGGGAATATTTTACAAACCATTGTCCATACTGGAACACAACTTTCAAATGAAGCAGGGTTTGTCTATAATGGAACCATCTCATTTGACAACAATATTAACCTCTGGTATCCAAATATCAGTCGTGCTTATGTTAAAGGTCTTCTTGTTTCAAAACTTGAAGATTTCGGAACGTATCTGGTTCCCAACATGACGACCCACACTGGAGATGCTTACAAGATTGAGGTGCATCTTTTAGGAACAGTTGCTGAACTTCTCGATGGCTATAGTTCGACTCCGGATATCAACAGGATTAATACAATTAGAGCTTATTTCAATCGGATATTAGAAGTAGATAAGTCTGTCGTTGTAGTTGATAGGTCTCATCTCATTTTTTCTAATTATGTTGCCCAGATAACTCGAGATCTTGCACAAGGGGTTTTAGAGGTTGCAAACGATCCAGATGATGTGAGATTTCTAGTACAGTTTAATACCTATCGACATCTTAGAGATATTGATACAGCATTGAAAGATATGGATATCATTGACTTAACATACACTGGTATATATGGCACGTATACTAATTTCAGTGTATCTCCTGAGATTCGGAAAATCATCTTAAGGTTTGAGAAGTTAGTTCTCCCTTCAGATCCTAACAGCCTTGGAGGATTATAAATGGCTGATCTTGAACTCCATAATGAAATTGAAGAACATTCTCGAACACATCGACTTATCGATATCTATGATCCCGATAATCCAGAGGGATCGGGTAATGTTGTTCCTTCTGTAGGATCTGTACTGACAAGTGGTTCTCGTATCTATGTTGTCACAGCAGTTAACTCTGTTACGTATAAGACAACATATGTTCAAGCAACCATCGTTGTTACAGATGAGGATGCAGGAGACCAGGTTTCCATCGTGTCTTATGGAAATGATTATTTTTGTCTATACACTGATGATCGGAACAGCCCAACTCGGCTTCAACCTGACACCCGACTGGTTATTACAGGACGATCGCCAGCAAGGTATCGTCTTATTATTAACAAGGGCACTCCTAATGAAAAAGTTATTTCCAAGTATTATGGAAGTAACGGTGAAGAACTCTCTGATTACGTACCCATGTTGCAAATTCTCACCAGTGATAATCAACCTTCTGGAAATTCATATGCCTTTCCCTGTCACACATCAGATATCCTCACTGAGGGACAGGAAGTTCACATGGTTATCTATAATGACCATGGGGCTTCTGTTGCAGAAGTCAATCTCTTCGTTAAGAATTCTGCGATCCTAAATGAGACCCCAGGCTTTCGACCAAGGATCACAGGACTTAAAGTGACCTCCCCTCATACTCGCAGTAATGGGGAAATTTTTATCTTTGAAACTCAAGATCCTGATTCTCTTAACATGCAGTTATATGTGACTTATAATGATGGGAATGAACAACCTGTTGATATTGATAATCAAAAAACATTTGTCTTTAATCTCGAACGCTTCATTGCGTCCTATGCTGGTATGACACAGGAAGTTCTCTTTAAATATTACTTAAGTAACACAGAAGAATTAGCACCTGGTGTAACACCTGAACCTGGATCTTTTATTTCCATTCGTGTCCCGATTATTGTAGTTCCTAATGAACTTGGTGTTACAGCTAAAGTATCTGTTCAGCCAAGATGGTCTCAATCTGCAAGTCAGTGGCTCTTAAAGTATTATCTCTATACGACAGATCGTGACACCATGATTGATGTTACCCCTCACACGACAATCACGGAAGGGTCCTTTTCAGGAACTTCTAGTTATATGGGGATATGGCAAGAATTTGAGATCGCTGTTGATATGATGGCAGCCATTCCTTCTCAGTATAGCGTTCCTCTCATGCATCGGCAACCTGTTGCTGTACGCCTTCAAAACATTTCAATTTACGAACGATACCTCCTTCGAGATGGCATGGGAAGTCCTGTCATCTATGGAGTGGATAGTCAGACGTCCAATCGTCCTATCCTAATGTATGATACTTCTCTTGAAAGATATTTTATTCCAACATCTATTTTTGAGACCAAAGATGAGTTCTTAAACTCATTTTACTTCAAAGCATCACCCCCATACCTCTCTGATACCGAAGATCTCCCACCGACCCCAACACATTTTACAGTACGCGATATGTCTAACGGTATGATGATCATCAGTGATCCTATTTCTGTAGATGATTATAATCAAGCCTTTAGTGTTATCGGAACACCGAAGGATCGCTTCACAGGTTCAGCTTCTAATGTCACCTTTGAATTTATTTATCGTCAGGATGCTTCTACAGATCTCATTCTTTATGGGGTCCCTGTAGATGTCCGAGTATCTGAGGCTGGATACCAAGGATAGTAAATACGTAATACCAAGGAGTATGGGAGAATTCTCCCATACTCCGTGCTTTATCCTATGATTTAAGTATTTAGACATTTAAGATAAGGATGTCCTTCATGGATGTAGCATATGCATCAACATTCCACATTAAAAATCGTGAAGTATTCGAAGATAAAAATTCAGAAGAAATACTGGCCACCCTTATTGAGACGAATGCTTATGTAAGTGTTCTTATAAATGGTCAGTATTCTGTTCTTGACATGAAACGTCTTCATTTTAAAACCTTAGTTTCCATTGATGAAACTTTGACAATCTCAAATTTTCTAGAAAATCATCTAACAGATATGTTGTATGTAACTCTTTCTTCATCTGAATCCTTTCCCCTTAAATCCGTCTCTTCAGGAAAGTTTGAAAATAGGGTAGAAACATTCGATCCTCATACACTTGACGCGTATAAGGTCGAGTATACTTCAATTCAGACTCCTGATATACGAAATAATGTAAATCTTAAAGATTGGTTGTATGATCTTGTTATATCAACATCAGATGATACCTTTTTAGAACACTGTCTTGTCAGTGTTAATGGTGTTTTACATAGAACGATTTATCATAATGAGGAGCTTTATGTTTCTCAAGGATATGCGAATATGAAAACATCTAACCTCTATGAGACATTAGTCATTGATACTTCTAAAGTTGGGGGGCATGAAATTGTTGACATCACTGAAGATATGATTCTTAATACAGAAACGGAATCTCTTTTAAAGGGTATCAGGTTAAAGATGCCAAGTGGTGTTTCTTTGAAAGATAAGAGTGTGCTCTTGTCTATCCATGGTAGATTGTGTGTATTTGACACATTTTACAAAGTAACAGGTAAGACCAGTATTAAGATTGATATTAACAAGTTTGATGGTAAACACTTCATCCTCAATCACCCTCTAACAAGATGGTCGCGTCAGTATCGGTCACCAGGAAATTTCCCTTTAGAGGGAGACCTCCCCTCTAACAGTCAGCAGCTCTCCCCTCCCTGGCCAGAAGACAGTCCCCTCTACACAAATTTTATTGACGAGGGGGGGCGTATCAGTGCGTCCTATTTAAACAGTGAACAGTTTGTACGAGATCTACTAGCCTCTCGTCACAGTTTCATTATCTTGATTAATACATCCACATTATTTAAACGTACATTCGATCTAGAACCTACTTTTGTTCCAGGTATCCATACGGGACATCACGTAGGTACACCCAGAGGGATCTTAACGTATAATGATCTTTGGACGCTTCCTTACACGATCCTGTCTTCTCAAGACAGATACCATACTCTTATGATTAACTCTAGACGTTTTACAGATGACATTTCTAAAACAATTGAAAACCCTGAAGTTTACATCGCCCCATGGTTTAATCTGAAATTATCAGATCATATCCCACATGTTAAGCTTACAGAGTTATATGTACCATAATGTTAAAATAAGATAAGGGAGGTAACTCTCCCTTATCTCTATGTCTCATGATAATCCATGTTATGTTATTTGAGATATATCAGTTGGAGTATACTGTTCCATGTCAGGACAATCGTCGACCTTAACAAACATTGTTAAAGCTATAGTTGATCGTAAATATGCAGCTATTCGAAGAATCATTTCGCGGAGTCCAACGACCACTATTAAAGGGTTAGTTCGTGTTGCAACTGAACAAGAAATTTATCAGGGATCTGATGTTACTGCTATTGCAAAGCCGAATCAGCTTCACACTCTTTTAACCCCATATGACATTCCTTTTAATGCGGGATTTGATGGGGATATGGAAGCTGAAGATCTTGAAGTGAAGCAGTATGGTCGTATCATACTGTCACGTGATCTTGAGATTGTAGACTTTGTTGCACAACTCCAAACCCCCTCTGTGGGATCCTTTGTTGAAATCGATATCGAGTACTCTCTAAACTATCTTACACCATCTTGGGTATCCATTTTTCTTGTTAAACCCAGATTCGCAGAAGGTAGCACTGTTATAACAACTGTTGGAACTCTAACAACTGCCAATCTTGCCATCCCAAAAGGATCAATTATTAGATTTAGAATTACCAATACTGGAACAAGTACCCCTGGTGCTCGTTTAAATGTTGGTATTGCCGGGAGAGGGACATTAGTATAATGATTTATACGTCACCCAACATTTTTCAAAACGCTTCTAAAAACTTTGACCTCACATTACAGAATGATTATAATGTCGTTTTAAGTAATAAAATTCTAGACTTAGGATGGAATGGACATTCTAAAGTAAACATAAACGTTCTTATACCCCAAGGCGTTGCCATAGGGTCTTTAAATACCGCATTGGCAGCACTTCGTCCAGGTACCCTTCCTGAAGGATCAACTTTTAAAGTTGAAATACATGGAGAGATAATTGGGAAAGGAGGCACTGGTGGTTTTGGAACAGAGCAGAGATACGCGCGAGGAGGTAATGGGACGCGTGGTGGTACAGGATTTACCTCTGAAGGGTACGAATGCACTATAAATAACTTCGGCCGTATAGCCGGTGGTGGTGGAGGTGGTGCCGGATCTGGTAATGAAGCTCCGAATGGGGAAACCTATGACGACCCTGGTGGCTCAGGGGGGGGGCGCCGGTTGGCAACCTGGCACTAGAGGATATGGTAGTCGCGCTGGTCAGAACGGGTCAAAATACTCCGGTGGTCTTGGCGGCGTAAATGATCGAGGTGATGGGGGCGGAACTGGTGGACGTGCTGGTCGAGGTGGGAACCTCGGACAGGCTGGTGGGTACTCCTATGGTAACTATGGAGGCACACCAGGTCCTGGAGGGTATTCCATTATTGGAGACTCTACAGTAACCTGGATCAACACTGGAATCAGAGAAGGACCCATTACCTCTTAATCTTAACACTAAGAGGATATATCTAATATGCTGTATACCTCCCCAAGTATCTTATCTCCAAGTTCTGTCATAAAAGCGGAATTAATCATCACTTCTAATATTAATAATTTAAATCTTAAAAACTGGGTTATGTCTCAGATCGGGTGGGATGGAGTGCGACCCATCGAGGCCACTGTTACTGTGGCCTCAGGTGTCATCATTGGGAGTATTCGTCCATATGGATATGGGGGATATTACTCATATGGAACCATTCTTCAAGGATATACCGGGTTTTCAACAGGAGATTTTCCTACAGATTCTGTTGTAAATTTAATTGTAGAAGCAGGTGCTTACATTGTAGGCCATGGTGGATCTGCCGTCGACCGAGACAAGGGTGTTCGTAAGACGGGGGGTGACGCCATGTGGATCACTTCTCCGATCTCGATATGGAATTATGGAATTATATCTGGAGGAGGAGGTGGAGGCGGCAACTCTGTTTACTGGGGCGGCTCTGGTGGAGCTGGATGGGATCCAGGATATGGAGGGGGTGAACGTAACTATGGCGGAAACGCCTCTCTGACAACTGGCGGCTCTGCCGGTGGTGGGGGTCGTGGTGGGAACTTGGGTGCAAATGGGAACCCAGGAGATTGGGGTGCTAGAGGACTCGCAGGTTATGCCGTTAACACTGGAAACAGCCTTGTGACTTGGCAGGTTGTTGGTGATCGTCGAGGTAGTGTCTATTAATGAGAGGAAGGACCTATTTTAAAAATGAAAAAATTTCCATATGCAATTGTTGAAGGTAAAACTGTTCTTAAAATCACACATGACACAATGGAGACTGCTTTTGAGAATCTTCCTAAAGATGATAATGGGAACCTTCTCAAAAGACCCTTCCAAATAAATGAAACGATACCATCTGAATATGAAGAAGGATTTTATTATCTTGAAACATGGCTAGATGTTAAACCTAAACGTGTCATTCAACGATACGTTGCCAGGAAAATTGATATTAACGAACTCTATCTCCTTAAAAAAGAAGAAGTTAATGTTAAATTGGACAGTGCTTTAAGTACTGGTGTAACACATGACGGTCATTGGTATCAAGCTGATACCTTCTCCCTCTCAGCTATTGCTTCAAATGCAGTTGAGGCTCAGGCAGCCACTGTAAAATCAAACTATACTGTTAAATGGTACGATGCTAAGAATGAAGTTGTAGAACATGACAAAACATCATTTATTGAACTGCATCGTAAGATTAACGCTTTTCACACAACATTACGTTCCAGGGCACGTGTTCTTAAAGATGATCTTTTAAAAGAACTACAGTCTGAGAACTGGGATGCTCTAAAGAATCATCCTATCGTATTTATATCGCCAGAAGAGTATGATGAGAATGTCACTGAAGCAGGGTGATTTATAGATATAGATATACAGAGTGGCCATCTGGCCACTCTGTATATACTTTATATACCTATGATCATCCTATGATTTTAACCTTTTTAAATATAGGTAATATTGATCATGTTGAATTTAGAAGAACTTAAACACCTTAAACCTGTTAAAGATCTCATGGCGTTCTTTGAGTATAATTCAAAAGATAAAACGATGACATTCACAGGTGAGACTCTTACGGTCCTTATACCTAAGAGATTTGAAGCATATGGAATGCTAGCTCTTGGGAATATTGTTGAGACAATTGGGATCATGGAATTGTATATTGACAACAAGTATTTATCACATTTACATCTTCTTGCTAAGATTAAGACGGACCCTTCCGATATTGCAGTTTTTACACGAGACGGTATCGACTATCAAATTCTCAGTTATCAGACAGGTGATACCTTCCTTCTTAATACTGAAGTTGTCAAAAACCCAAAAACCATGTATGCTCTTCACACTGAGTTCATTACACGTGGTAACATCCCAAGTGGATACTCCTATGATGACCTTTCCTGGATTTACGACACGGCAGGTGAAATTGCTGATGCTAAAATTCCTGTAGATCATGCTATCTATGAAATGATGTTTGCACATCTAGCCCGTGATAATAAAGACATGTTTAACCAATATCGATATACTGATATGACGGGAGGATATGTATTTGTAGGTCTAAGAGATGTTGCATTTGCACCGACATCTAACACTGCAAGAAGTATTGGGTCTTATTTCTCAGAAGGTCTTAATGCAGCACTTATTAAAGAAGAGACTCAAGAGCATCTCTTTGAGAATCTCTTACGAGGGATCCCAACTCAGGAAGCATCTGAAGAAAACCCTTCTTAAAATAAAAATTCTAGAGGATATAAATAATATGTTAAAAGTGGCGTCCATCTATTCTTAAGGTATATATTTCTATTATGAATCACGGTATCAGATCAACAGGGCTGATATATGTAATGCGATTCAAGGGCCATCCCAACCTCTTTTGATCAATACCTGTTGTTTCCGTCGTTAGAGATTTTCAAGACCTCTACCCTCGCACTTAAAGGTGTGTGTAGGGTTTTGTGAGAAGGTTTCTAACATTTTAATCAGGGACATTGCGGAGTCCCATTGCAACTTGCCGAAATCATAGGGAGACTCACCATGCTTGATTTTCGTTAGTTAGGTCATCTTCCATTTAAACGTCCTCTCTTTGCCAGGGTCTGTTATCATTAAAGACCAGCTTATGAGGGGATCCAACAACCTGTGATCGCTAAAGTTGATGATCTCACCTGACATCCGAGTGAAGTTAGGTGAGATTGTCTGTCCATGAGAATAAAGGGTCAGAGCATCCTAAGTAACTGGTTAAGGTGGTAGGTTCCACCCGAGGCTCATACTGTCACCCAAAGACAGCGGTTCCAGTAGGACGGAGAGAGTATTTAAAACCGGTACTCTCTTGAAAGTATTCTAATCATGATAAGGGGAGGGTGGTGCGTTACGCACCACCCTCCCCTTATTTATTCTGCCTTTAAATTTTTAAGACAACTGCGGAGAATTCCATATGATGAATCAAGACCGTAGTCTTCAAAAGAAGTTCTTTTTGAAGAGATCATATGACTATGATCGACCTATTGGCCGACAACCCTATTTAATTGAAGATAATGTCATCGCTCCAGGGGTTCGGGTCAACCTATTTGACCTGTCACAATACGACAATCCTAACTATGACACTGAGAATTTGGATACTTGGGTGTCAGAGGGCGCTGCAGTTGAATCGATACTGGTCGAAGTGATACAAGCTTCTTCACCAGCTATTGTTGAGAAGTTCACAGTTCCGATGCCGATGGCGGCGGGGCCGTATGATGCCAGTCGATTCACAGCACCTGATAACCAGCAGGACTCTTCTGTTCGTATTGCAAAAGTGATGAATTTTCCAGTTCTCCTAATGCCTGGTATAATGCCTAGTAAATTTCAATCCAATGGTAGCCCGTCTGTCATCTTCGAAGATACTGACGAGTCTACATCCATTCATCTCTCGATCTCCTTCCATGGGGACCTCGATCTGAAGACGGGTCATGTTTCCGGGTATCCGGAAGTTTCATCATGGGAGTGTTCCAAAAACCGAACGGAGACTAAGTCTATCATCTCAGTAAAAGCAATTGGATGGACAATCGCCGCCTATTACCTACCACCTACTTCTTCCACTGCCTTTCATGGACTTTTACAGCGTAATAACAAGAATACGCTGGGCCAAGATGTTGAAGTTATCAAAACACCTGATACCCCAAAGGAATCATTGGAAAACTCTGTGCATCAAAATGACTTGGCATTATCCGCATCACACCGGCGCACCCAAATTTCAGAGGTGATAGAACATGTGATGGGACCTGTAGAATTTATGGGTTCAACCACGACAGATCAATACACTGAGGCGCAATATCTGTCCCCTGAGAGTTTGAAAGGAGCTGATACCTATCGTCGAAAAGAGGTCTTTGGTTTTACCATCAAAGCTCTCAAATCAGGGTCCCCTTATATGAAATGGGGGTATGTTGACACGTATGATACCTTCACCATTCGAGGAGATCGAATCGTCAGGGATTGTTGTAAAAACCGAGTCCTTCTTAAATACATATGGATCAGTTCTAACGATGGTCTTAAAATTATGGAAGAGGGGTCTTTCATATCTATGAAAGAGGCCTATGAGCATCTTGCTAAGAAGCTGATGAGTCCAGAGTGCCAAGACATCGTTGAACATGCTTTGTATAAAATTCAGGATTAGCAGCACGTGGTTTTCAAATAAAGAGGGTATTATCCCTCTTTATTTTTTTCCTCAATTAACATAGAAACATATATTACTAATATGAAACTCACACTTTACAAAGAAGAATTTATAAGTAATTTGATTACAAGATAACATAAGAGAGTGTGGAATAAAGTCCACACTCTCTTATGTTACTTTAATGATAAAGCATAATAAAGTACCATCTAATGTCCTCTAAAATTGGAGAAACCAATGCTACCACTGCCGATGTGCGCACATCCGCAACCATGGACATATCTAGTAACCAATCTTGCAACTTCAGCACCCAATGTATCTATTCAGAACGATTCTGAGGTTTCAAAGTTTGTTCTTGAAGTTGCAGAAGATTATACCCTTCCTGAAAAAGTGTATGGTACAATTCTACCCGATTCAGAGCGTATTATCAAGACATTCTTAGATCGTAAAGGTATCTCTACCGGGACACTCCTCACAGGTGAGAAGGGTGGGGGGAAGACTCTTCTTATGAAAGCTATCAGTGTTATTGGACGACAATATAATCTCCCTACCTACATTATCAATAAACCTTATTCGGGAGACGCCTTTAATTCGTTTATACAGTCTCTCCCTTCAGGAATTATTAATATTGATGAATATGAGAAAGTTTATGGATCCCATGTTGCTCAAACAAAACTTCTTACCATTTTAGATGGAATTATTAAAACCCATAAACTATGGATCTTTACCTGTAACGAGAAATATGCTGTCGATGGAAGAATGATCAATCGACCTGGTCGTCTTTATTATTATCGAGATTATTCTGGATTGTCTGAAGAAGAGATCATTGAATATTGTGATGATCAACTTAAAGATCTATCTCAAACAAAGGACATTCTTGAAATAGCAGCTCTCTTTAAAGCCTTTACATTTGATATGGTAAAGAGTTTGGTGGAAGAAATGAACCGTTACGAGTTTACCGCTAAACGTGCTATTGAGTTCTTAAATATTAAACCTGAAAATGCAGCTCAGGTTGAATACATTGTCTCTGTATTTACAGGGGATAAAACTCTTGAAGGTGGACAACTTAATGGATCGACACGAATCCATGGCCACCCTAAATATTACAGGTCCCTGATTAACCTAAACTATCGGGGAGATGATAATACCTTAAAATCGATCACGATGATACCTTCAGAAGTCGGAATGAAAATCTCTGATGATGGGAAATGTTTATATGCTCAGGCAGCCACTGGTGAAGTTGTGATCTTTACAAAGAAAGATGTTCCAAAACCAGATCTTGTGAATATGGAGCGCGGGGACCTTTCACAGTTCACAGTCTCACAACAACTACAGAACACCCCTAGAGATGAGACCCTGCGACCGCAAGGGTTATCACCTATGAATTTCCCATTTCAACAACTATGAATCGTGAGATGTTACTTTAGAATAAGAGTGGAGATATATTTCTCCCTCTTATTTTTTTTTGTCTCATTTCAATTATGACGAAAATGTTATAGCATACTCCAGAGTTTTATTGGGGTACGTATTTTTTAAATAGTTTCCCATGGGGAGTCCCTTATCATGAGCCTTGCACTTGAAAAATCATTTGACACGATTTCTTTTGTAGTTGAAACCTTGATCGTCAGAAACGGTAAGAAGCTTAAACGTCTCACACCTGACGAACATGGTTACTACGGCAATTTCCCAATTGCCGTTATTGGGGGTAAAACTCGAAACGACACGTTTTATGAAGCTCCTGAATTTTTATCTCAAATTCAATCTGAAAAATCATATTTTAACATGATGCTTCGCGATGGAACTCTTTATGGTGAATTGGGCCATCCAAAACTCGACAACATGAGCCATCAAGAGCAGCTCAACCGACTCGTGCACATTGATGAAAGTCGCGTGTCTCACCATTTTCGTAAAGTTACCAATGGAGAAAAACTTTCCTCAGGTGGAACTATAGTACTTGCAGATATTAAACCCCATGGTGAGAAGGGATATGTTGTTAAAGAAAATTTGTCTGAACCTTATATGAACACATCATTTTCTCTTCGATCCATTACCCAGGATCGTCAAGACCCATCGGGTGTTCTTTATCGCAAGATGCGCAAACTCATAACGTTCGACTATGTTCTTGCTGGTGGGTATGAAGAAGCTTCTAAGAGATACATAGTTGGGAATGAAGGTGTTCGGATTAAGCTTGATCCTGCAAACGATATTGCCCTTCTTCAGGAAGTTGCTTTAGAACATTTTACGATGAAAGAACTCTCTGATATCTTTGGAACCAAACAGGTTCTACTCCATAAACGCCAAGTTACAGTGATCAAAGGGTCCGGGTTGTTTAAAGAGAATGGTGAGAATATGGCTCGATCCATCTACCATGAACTTATTAAGTAAGGAACAAACATGTTTGAACATTTAAATATGACCACTGACAGTCTTCTCACTGTAGGGGTTGAATCGTGTGATGCGCCCGTCCCTGATGAGGTGTGTGATACCGAGGATAATGATAAAAATATAAAAGTCGAGTATGGGGTGATTGAAGTCCCATTCCCGACACTTGCAACTCGAAACATTCACATCGCCGAACGTGTCGAGAACGATGTCGTTAAAAGTTACATGGTATATCTTGGTGATCTTATCGGATGCACCCCTGAAAATGATGAAATCGTTAATCACGTATGTTCTATTCTCGACATGGCCGTACCTGGTCTAACCGTTGATATTGTCATTAACACGTATGGCGGATCTCTCATCTCGGCGTCTCGTCTCGTATCTGCTATGCGTAACACTCAGGCAAATGTTACCACGATTGCACTTGGAAATGTCATGAGCGCAGGGACGTACATTTGGGCGAACGGGAAGAACAAAGTAGTCTACCCATCTTCTATATTTATGTTCCACAGTAGCTCCCATGGATCCTATGGGTTCACTGACATGATCGCAGAGACATCTGTCATCATAACTGAGTATTGCATTAAACACACAATTGATCCGCTTGTAGAGTCTGGTATTCTTCTTAAAGACGAAAAGGATATGATTATGTCAGGTGAAGACTTTGTCCTCTCTGGGGTTATCGTTAATCAACGTCTTTCTAAACCCACTTCTGAAGATAAGGAATAATTATTATGTCAAGTGTTCCAACAAATTTTGCAGTCGTGGATGCCGAAGGAAATGTCTCCTATGAGCATCTTGCTGTACCATCTGAAGATAAAAATATTCTCTTTGGAATTATGGGTGCAACTTCTAAGGAAGGTTTTGGTACAGAATCTTTTGCAGAACAAGTTGCAAATATTCGTGCATCTAAAGGTGGCGAAGGATCAAATTCTTACGCTCATTCTGTCCGTATTCATTATGTGAACGACGTTTATCACATTTATGGTAATATCTTTGAATTTGACAGTTTCATGGGGGTTGGGTCTCCCTTCATTGTGTGGATGCACGAACGCACAGATGCTGATACAGTTATTCTTCATCTATCCGACTGTCTTTCTAATGTAGGAGGGTCGTCTGCATATAGCATCATGCAGTATGTTGGTGTGATGGGTGCTATTGTATCTTCGAAAGCTAAAACCATTTTCTCAGTGGATTCCCTCACAGGGGGTCTTGGTACCTACTTTGCATTTTGCTGTGACGAAATAGATTATCGTCCAGAAGGTCAGTTGGCGTTCCTCCCGACGCGCGCCATTAAGAGAGATGGTTACACTCAAGCTGTTAAATCTTTTGTAGATCACATTCTCAAAGGTGCTGTATCAAAAGGCTTCATCACTCAAGAAGATGTGGATAAAGTTTGTGGTGGCGTTACATGCATTCTTGTTTCTCTTCCTAAAGAAAACACTTCTGAAGATCCCGCATCTTTGACTGGATGATTTAAAAAATATAAGAGAGGTGGGATCTCCCACCTCTCTTATATCTATATATCGTGTTGCTCATATAAATACAGATATATATTCCTATCATGATCTTGCTTAAGCATCGTTATCATTTAGGGGATCTAAAATGAAATGTGAAGCATTCGCTCTCACAGCGTGTATCATAGCACTTGGTGCCAGCTCGCTGATGCGCATGTGTGCACAGAAGATGGAACAAGAGCTCATCTTCGATGCAGAGAAGGAAGGGAAAGGTCTGGTCAAGATCGGTAATGAGGATCGGACCGGTATCTTCATGTCACTTGTTGACGTGGACATCATCGACGATACTAACGCCGCGTGAACCAACCTTTTTCATACCTCAGATTAAAAGAGAGGCTTTAAAATGCGTATCCTTCCAACCCTGCTCATCGGCCTGTCCGCAACCTTCCTTGTTATGGAGAGTAAATCTTTCCTCAACAAGAAGAAAACCTATGATGCCCTTCGCAAGCAACTCTGGGATGACGACCCAGAAACTGAAGGTGAAGTCGTAGAGTTTTCTGCACATCACACGAAAACCGATGACACCTTCGAGGCGAAAGGGCCATCACCCCACATGGGAAGTCACGTCGTCCGCAGAGATTATTCTGATGGCCCTGAACCTTACCCGATTAGTGAGAGCACCTGACCCATACACCCAGAGGTATCATCCTCTGGGTACTCTTCTCTAAATGTTTTATTTTTTGTATAAAAAGTCTACATATGGTCACATATTTTATGTGAGATACTGCCAATTTAGGTAGGTTCAGGTAGAGATACGTATATGGATTTTTTAAGAGTATTAGAAGGTGTTTATAAATGATATTTTACAGATCAGATTGGACAGATGTAAATGGTGTTCCACAGGCAATGGCTGATCTTGGAACCCGTAATACTTCCTTTAGAAGATTAGCCCTTCTCTATCGCAAGCTTGGTATTAAAAATGATCGATTCCACCTCGCTCTTACACAACCAAGTATTGCAAAATATGACCCGCATAATCTAACAGATCCGTCCATTGAATTGCGCATGAAGATTGCACATGAAGCATCTATCAACCCTTGGTATTATTTAAGGGAAGTTGTTAGGATTGGGGAGTCTGGTGGTAACCCTTCTTCGTTCCAAGCACACCGTGCAAATATCGCTATGGCGTGGTGTTTCTATCAGAGTATTGATTATATTGCCATTCAAGCACGTCAGACGGGTAAAGAACAACCTCTTAGATCAAAACTTAAGACCCCTACAGGGTGGTTGCATATGGGGGATGTTCGAGTAGGATCTGTTCTCCTAGCACCAGATGGTACTTCGACTCAAGTTACTGAAGTCTTCCCTCAAGGTGTTAAAAACATCTATCGTATCACTTTTGAGGATGGTCGTACTGCAGAATGTGGCGAAGACCATTTATGGGATGTTTATGATCAGAACCTTTCACCAAACACAGTAAACTGGGAAACCATCTCTTTAAAAGATATTCTAACACGATTTAAAATAAGTAGAGAAGGTCTTTATATTCCCCGTGCGATTTGGGATACACCGTCTCAAAACTTTATGTTACAAATAAAATCTATTAGACTTATTAGTCAAGAAGAAGCTCAATGCATTACTGTTGATCATCCTTCTAATTTATATGTAACAGATAATGAAATCGTAACACATAATACAATTGGGGCTATTACCATTGAATCTCACTTGATTTATCTTGCTGGGAGAAACATGGAAATTGCTATGATCACAAAAGACAGTGGTCTTCTTCAAGCAAACGTTTCTCGTCTTAAAGGGATTCGAGATGAGCTCCCTGAATGGATGATTTTTAAACAGTCTAAGGACTCTGATAATAAAGAAGGTGTCATCTATTCTAAGCTTAACAACATTTACAGTACACACATCGGAAATATGTCACCACGGGCAGCGGATAAGGTAGGTCGTGGTCTTTCAGTTCCTGACATTCACTATGACGAACCTCCGTGGATCAATAATTTTAAAGTCATTTGGGATGCCGCTAAACCTGCTATGAGTAAAGCAGGAGAGAATGCTAGAAAGAACGGCATGCCCAGTGCAACTATCTTAACAACAACGGCCTCGAGGATCGATACACCTGAAGGGTCATTTACATATGAACTTGTTCAAGGCGCCATGCCTTTCTCTGAAAAACTCTATGATCAAGAAAATCACGAACAGACACGAAGTGTTATTAATAATAACTCTGTCAATGGCATGGTTAATGGAACGTTTAGTTATCTTCAACTCGGTAAAACACATGCCTGGTTTATTCAAGAGACTAAGAACATTGCAAATAAATCTTCTGTAGATCATGATTATTTAAATATGTGGAAAACCGGCGTTCATGATTCCGCCCTATCAGATAGAGATATTAAGAGACTCAAATCTGAAGAAGGGGAACCAGTTTATGTACAGATCACCCCAGAGGGTCTTGCGATTTCATGGTATATCACTGAAGAAGAGGTTACTAGCACATCTTTTAAAAATCGTAAGATTATCTGGGGCACAGACTCTTCTCAGAATGTTGGTGTGGATTTTACAACCTTTGTAGGTGTTGATACTAAAACCCTTAAAACTGTTGGAACCTTTAGGTGTAACACTTCTCGTATTTTAAGTATAGCTTTTTTCATCGGATTCTTCCTTGTTAATAATCCAGGGCACACCTGGATCCCTGAAGCTAAAAGTACAGGGTCGGTTATGATAGAGACTGTCTGTGAGATCCTTAAGAAACATGGAATTAACCCTTTCACCAGGATCTTTAACTACATCATTCAGCGTTCTAATGAAGAGACTTTTGGTAAGATAGATATCACAGATATGTCACATCTTGAAACCTCTGTTCGAAAGTATATGGGATTCATGACGTCAGGTCGGACACGTCCATATCTTTTTGGGAAGATCTTAAGTCAGGCGGTCCGTCTTGCTGCTGAAAAGGTTTTTGATAGAACCATCGTCATGGAGCTCTCTGGTCTAAGTGTTCGAAATGGACGTATAGATCATGATAAGGGTAGCCATGATGATTCAGCTGTGGCATGGCTCTTATGCTTTTGGTTTATTTTTGAAGGTAAACATCTTCATAAATACGGTTTTAAAGAAGATGACATTATCTCTCTAGATCTCATTGATGATGAGGGTAAAAGCTTAGACCCCGAGTATGTTGCCCATCAGAAGTCCTTACGATCTCAAATTCATCATTATGAAAAACTTATTTCAGAAACAAGTTCCCCTATGATTAAACAAAAATATAGCCAGATCATATCCGATCTTAAAGAAAATCTAGATGATGCTATGACAGAGGAAGTCATTTCAGTAAACAAAGTTTCAAAATCTATTTCAAATGCAAAATCTCCACAGACCGTAGAACGTGAGAGAGAGTTTCATTCTAAAGCATTTGAGTATATAAACCTGTTAAGTTAAAGGTAGGTCCATGTCAGCCCATATTCGAAATCGATTTCAAGAACTTGGGATCATCATTGGTCCTAAGGAGATAGAGGGGATGTTTAAGATTGTTACAAATTTTGAACTAAGATCCACACATCCCCTCGCATTAAACTCCCCACTCATTGGGGTGTATGCCATTTCTTTTATTGACAACATTGACGCACGTGCAATGTTTGATCTCTTTAAAGTAAGAGAAGATGACCTTAGACGGATGATTAAGGAGATCCCGTCTATAGACAATTCCTTTCGCGTATTTTCAGATCCGTTCAATCTTTTATGCATATGGGTTGTACATCTAGGACTCATCACAATTAAAAACCCGACACAACGAGAAGAATTCTGTCTTAATGTTTTAAAACTTCTAAATTATAAATTTTTTACAGGGATCGTTAATAGAGCTTTTAAATATCTTGCAGATGAAAAAGTCATGGCAGCAACTCTAGATGGACTATCTCGAAAATCTAAAATTAAAGTATATGGCACTTGGAAAAAGCTTATTGAAGCAAGATGTAAATCTATTTTGTCCTATGACAAGCATTATAAAGCCCTCATAGATGCTGCTCCTGATATAGGCTCTCCCAACAAACCCGCTAGTCTCCAATACGTCTTAACGGATACTCGCACACGCATGGTTGATCGGGTTAAAAATGTTACAGATGCGTTTTATCAGACACGTGTATCAGGATCTGTGATTAAGAGTACGAGTTCAACACGAGGTGTTGGGGATGAAAAGTATATTGTAGAAATTAATTCAACCATCGAATCTATGGTAGTAGGAATTGTATCTCAACTTAATAATGCCAACTCGTTCTTAGATTACAATCTCATACGGACTGTTACGAAACAGTATCGAGCGGTATCTTCTGATAACCTTAAAAAGATTTTAACACAAATGACACTTTTATATAGAGATCAAATTTTAAATAAGACTCTAGATACACCCCTCATTGTTAAAGCCGATAAGACTGATGTTGGTATTAGAATCTTGATTAAAGACATCATTCAAAATGGATTTAGATATAGCGTAACAAATGGTGTCTCCCCTAATGATTTTAGGGCAACTTATTTCAAAATCATTGATGGGTATTCATCTTCGCGTATTGCAGATGAGGGGATTAAAAGTGTTAGAGACCGACTTATTATTCTGGTTGATAATGTAACACATATCACACGTGAGAATACGAAGTCTTCCTTTAGACTTGCAATCATCAGTTACATCATTTTAAAATCGATATCCTTAAGTAAGTCCTTTGACTAACAGATACATGAGAGAGAGGTGGGATATCCCACCTCTCTCTATGATCATACGACTTGAACATCTATATTACTTTTTAGATAAAGTATTTCATAAGAGCTCGTGCAGATTCTGGGTCAAAATAATGACCCTCTTTAACTTTACCCATGGCTTCAGCATACATCTGAGGGGAACCCTCTTGCTCATACCGATCGACCATGTCCCGAATACGGCCGATGTTTGCCCCTGCAAACACTTGACCGATGTCGATTTTGATAACAAGGTCTGTAAACAACATTTGTTTAGCTGCAATAACACAAAGTTCTGCAATGGGATCAACCATGCTCGCAGGGAGGTTTGTAAGGTTATCGTCATACGCAAGAACACACTCAATGACCAATTGATCAACTGTTGTCGTAGGTGTAATCTGAATAACGTTTCCATCCCAAAGTGTTGCAACAGGTGTTAAAATCGCACTACTTCGCGTATGACTCTCCGTGATAGCACCTGCCAGATTGTTCATGGTGTTACCTTGATTGGCATAGAGCATCGGTGATGCTCCATAACTCCTCGCGTAACCGATCCCAAAAGATACATTTCTAATAGCTGAAATATTACGATGGTCTCGAACATCTGGAGGTACTTGATAGAGATCCCCTTGAATGGAGGGTCCTAAATAAAACTCGCGAATATCATCCGCTCTTAATCGATACTCTTCTCTTAATATAATAGGCTTAGGACGCCCTTGGGCAATGCTCACATCTTGAATAACACGACGCCTTACAACACGATCAAGAATCTTATCATCTAGTGTTGAACCTTCACTCTCATTATGCTGATTAAACCCAAGGTCAAGAAGTTCTCTTGGTATAGTAGAATATATTCTTTGAAGAATGATGTCTAAGGGGTTAACACTTGATGTCATAAATAGCCTCATATTTAAGGGTGACGGTATGTCCTCTTACTCTCTTAAATATGAGAGTATTTTTCCATAAAATGACCACGATACTTCGAGATTTTAAGTTAATAAATGAGCTTAACGAAACATGGCATGATATACATCCATAGGGAGATCGAAGATGCCTCTTATTAAAAGAGCTGAATCTGATATTCTAAGATTAAAACCTATTGTTCACGGATATGTAAATCCTTGCACTGTGAACCCCTCATTTGGAGCCGGTCTTGGTAAAGTGTTTGACACTGAATTCCCCGGTCTTGCTGAAGCATATGTTAAAGAGTATGAAAAAAATAAACTCTTCATAGGGACACATTTTACGTACAAAACAAAAAATAGCCCTGTTGAAATTATTAATCTTCCAACGAAGGGCCATTTTGCAGATGCATTTGATATTAAAGATGTGAAGAAATCATTACAAACTCTAAGGAATGTTTTAGAATCTAAGAAATATTATCATTGTGCTATGCCCATGCTTGGATATGCTCTTAAGGATGCGGATAAAGAACTCTGTGAAAAACTTAATTATGAGTACTTGGATGATCTTCCATGTATTATACATGTGTGTATGCGACCAGAAGCTTTTAAAGTACCCCCTAAATATTTAGCTATCATTGGATCTCAAGAATTTTCAGATATTAAGTATATGGAAGATAAACTTCTATCCATTTTAAAACGATGGAACCTTAAACCAGAAGACTTCGATGCTTGGGTATCTGGCGGTGCTAAAGGTGCCGATACATTAGGATGTGGGCGATCTCTTTTAGATAAGACGTATGAAACATCTCTTGCTAAAAAGTATAGTCCTCGCAGACCTATTCATGTCTTAGCAGACTTTGAGAAATATGGACGGTCTGCTGGGTATATTCGAAATCCGGTTATCGGAGATATTGCAACGCATGTCATTGCATTTTTAGATGAAAGGAAGAAACCTTCCCCAGGAACACGACATACTCTTAAATGGCTTAAAGGGTGGAATGAAAAATATCCTGACCAGAGAAAGGAGGTTATCGCATGCAGTCTTTCATAAGCATTAAATGGATTGGGGAGTAACATGTCTGATCATACTAGCACAAAACGTCGTATGATGATATTACAAAAGATGACCTTGAACTGTAGATATCCTCCTTTTACTATCCCACATGATTTGTCTGGGGAGATATCATCATCTGAAGATCCCATTGTTTACCCATCTCTTGAGAGTACTGATATTAAGGTCAAAGTAATAAAACCTCGAAATACCTCATCATCTAACTGTAATTACACATATTTCTTTGATAAAGAAAGAAGGTCTAAGATCACTAAAGATGCTAAAGAATATTCTAAGATACTCAATCAGAGCTTGCATGGGGTGATGGAAGACCCATATGGAACTAAGTGAACATGTCAGAACTTTTGGGGCCTTTTGTTATTCTTCATGGTGCCGATATCGAATCTGGATGGGGAGACTGTTTTCATAGTAAGCATGATACTTTTGAAAGCGCCATTAATGTTCGACGCATCTACGACACACAACCTAAACTCTCTCATACCTGGGCTGAAATTGTTGATCTTGATACCTGTAAAGTTGTTGCATTTCTTTGTAGTGATATTGAACTTAAACATCCTTCTCTTGAGAAATATCGGAAAGTCATGGAAAGGTATGCTGAAGAAGCAAAAACTGAAATGACAAATCACCTTAAATCTAAAGGAATTCCTAAATGAGATTTAATATTCCACCACCAAATTTAAAAGACCATAGAGCTTCTCCAGAATCTGTTGCAAAATTTGTACGAGAAATTTCACCGAAACATTATAATAATGACGATCTCATGGAGTTGACATATAAAGTCTATGATGTCATTAGAACCTTCTCAAATAAAAAATCAGGATCAAACGTGGAAGCTGATCCTGACCAATAAATAAAGGATGTTGAGAAATGAGATTCCTATCACTCTTTAAGAAGGTCACGTCAAATGTCCCACCTGAAAATCTAGAATTTCACATTAATTATAAAACATTCTTAAAAGATATGTACACCCACCTCTTTATAATTAAAAAGGATTTGACAAGAGAGAATTATCGAGATCTAAGGAAATTTGTTAGGAATTCTATAAAACAGTTTAATTCTTTAGATCTTAAAGATCCTTCATATTTACTAATGGCATCGTCTACTACATATTTTACTACTAAATATTTCTGCCATCATCTTAACTGGAGATTCGCATCTAATTATGTAACTCTTATGGCGCATGTTCAACTTGGCTGTGGAAAAATTGACACTAAAGTTAGTCAGTATCGTCTTCCTAAGACCTTCAGCGGATTAAAGCATCTTGAAGAGGAACTCTCCAAAGTAAAAATATGTACACGATAAACATGCAGGAGAGGTGGGGTTGCCCCACCTCTCCTATGCACTGTTATTCATTTTTTGTCAACTATATATTACTAAAGTGATGTGCTTTATTTAAAGACATCCTTCTGACACTTAATATAGGAGACTGAGATGGCATTATTCTCACGATGTCGAGGATTATTATACTACCTCTTTGGGGGTCATCGCGTCTACAATTTTGGGACTATAAGTGTACAACATCGAGATGTTGTAACCTTCATAGATGATATCCGGAATAACCCGGAAATCATTAGCTTGCAAAATAGCATGATTGTGGGGGATCCCAGGATCCACTTAGTACTTCTGTTAAAGAAATATATCTTAAGTTCTGAGATACGAAATATGTACCCGGGACATGGGCCATTGAACGTCTATTATGTTCTGGTAACCCAACTTAAGTCTGGGTCTGAACTTAGTCTAGAGGAAATATTAAAACTAGATGAATGTAATATTCCTCCAGGAAACCCAGACAATCTAGATCTCCCTAGGCTGCCTTATACTGAGCTGTATTAGTTTAATTCTTTAAATCGTGAACACCATCCTATGGACGTGTATCCATTAAAGGAGGGTGTCATGCGACATAGTACTGACCCGCCCGAATACCCACAGATCCATCCGCAGATTTATGGGATTTGGACAGGATGACAATATATCACATAAACATGTGTTTTGATGTCATTTTGTAAGGGTTTCACTTAATTTACATATTGACAACCTCATTTACTACCGATACATCGAATCACATTTATGCATAAGCAAGGGTAGGTGGGGTTAACCCCACCTACCCTTATTATTTTCTATTTCCATAACCTCGTTATCTCTCAATAGGGGAACATTATGTTCACAATTACCAAAAACTTCACACGTGCCTTTGCCTTAGCAGCTTCCATCCTGGGAGTTTCTGCTTGTTCAAGTACCCAATATGGAGTACTTGGGACTCCAACAGCTCAGGAGAAGGTACTTACATTCTTGGAGGCTAACTCCGAGAAATGTGAAAGGGAGGTCTTGTCTAAAACCGAAAGTCTTATCATTTCGGTTGATGGGGATACTGTAGACACAATGTCTAAATATCTCCCAAATGCGACTACCTTTGGGACTGATGGAATCCTGGTTGCTAAAAAATATATTCAGATAAACGGGTTCTTGTCACCCGCTTATCAGAAAAAAGTGATATCGGCACTTGAATGTGTCGATACCATCAGGGTACCTACCTCCTTGGTGGATATAGAAGTTGCATCTGCTGACTGACAACTGATCTAAAATGAGGAACCTTTCAATATCAACATATACATGTATGAGATGAGGGGTTCCTCATCTCATACATGTATACTTTTTTTATTCATTAATGATTCCCTTATATATTACGTGTGTAGAGAATTCTAAAAGAGGGAAGCGATTCCCTTATATGAAAAATGTAAATCCCTCATGAACAGAAAAGGTCTTCATCATGCCCCTTATTAATGTCATAGAGCTTTCTGGAAAACTTAATAGTGGAATCGTGTCATGCTGGTACAACAATACTGAATTTGAGGTGAGATTAACTGATGAATATACCAGTATGCTTGCTCAGGATGTTACGGTTGTATTTGTTGGCGCAGATGTTCCATCGGTGAAAATAACCCAAGGTTGTTTCTACAAAGTCTATGATAAGGAATTTATTGAATTAAACATCTATCATGTGGCCAGGAAGTGTAAGATTTTAGGATCTTGGGATCGAATCTCAACCATCGGAGATGCTCTGCAAGCTTTACGACTTGGGTACTATGACATCTGGCTGTCAACTATGAACGCATGTCTTTTAAAAAGGAGGTATTTAACCATTGAGCATTATGCAGCTATCATCCCAGAAGAACATCTTAAATATGCATGTGTTATCTATCCGGAATCTGAACTTTTCACACTCAGATTAATCGACGAGGTTGATAAAGCTAAAGTTTCTAGACCGCTTCCCCTCATGAAAGTTCATGAGAGCTGCCAGCTTGTTGATGGCGTCATCTGTATCGATGACCTAGATGCCAAATATAAGATTATGGTGAAACCTTCTTTTAAAACCCTCTCTAAAAAGAAACGTAAACATTCTAAAAGTGTTCGGGTCGCATATGTTCGAAACCCTAAGGATGATACCTACATTTTTAGGGTGACGGATCAGAAAGATGACGTTCTTGAAGTTTTTCAGGTCACAGAGTTTAAAGACAAAAAATGTCATCCCCTCAAAATCATGTCCAGTCATGAACAAACTAGCATCTTAAAAAAGAGGTATCCGATCTGGCATGCTCTTGTCGCCCGTAAACTCAAAACTGACACTCTTAAAATATTCCAGGAATTAACAGATGAGGAAAAGTTTTTCGGGTGCCTGTTGTACGCATCTGATGAAATCCATGAACGTCTCATGGCGCATGTTCCACTTCTAGACACAAGGACTTAGTAAGATGATGCTTGCAGCACTGATGATCTGCCACATCTATTCTGGGACTCTCATCTTTAACGACCTACTGTATGCAGATTTGTATGCACAATACCAAGAGGAGAAGAGTTACTTAAACACGATGCGTCTTGTCACGCAACATCGGGGCAGTTTTCAAAATGAACGATTGGGGAGAGATGTTTTAATGCGCACACTCCCTCACACAAAGATAGCTCTCGTAGTAGGTGAACAGCGGTTTATCGTTAAACAGGATCTTAAAAACTGCTCCCCTACAAAGTAATGCCAAGTGTGCGTTCAGACCTGACTATTGTCCTATGGTGAAGGTTTCAGTATTGCCGTGCAGGCACATCAGTATCTAACACAACCGACGCACTCTTGAACAGTGCTCTAAGTTAGATTGACTCAAATCACCAATAGTGGTGAAAACGCAGGAGGTACCCCCTTATGGGTAAAATTGCATTTAAAAAAGAATTCACACTTGCCATGATCAAATCACATGTGGCGATATCACGTGAAACTTGTGACACTATATGGACATATGGTACGTATGAAATGTCACACGCCTTTCCCCCATCCCATTGTCCTACTGTAATGGCACGTCTTCGGTGTGTCATGCCAGTTCCTTTTGCAAAACTGTTTTATGCGGAACATAAGTATAAGCCTTATTTTGAAGGACTCATTCGCTCAGTAACACATGGTCCGGTTGAATTTGCTCTCCTGGTCACCAAATCTGAACCCGAATGTGACACAAGCATTGTGGACGTGTGGCGATCTGTCATCGGAACGACAGACCCTCTCACTGCGGAACCTGGAACCATTCGGGCCATGTATGGTATCCAACTTCCTTTCAATGCCGTACATGGCTCTGATTCAGAAGAGGCGGCATTTCATGAGGCAAGACTCATCTATGGATCCGATTTCCTGTATTCCGTTCTTGAGTTCAAATGTTCATCAAACATGGCATCTACGGGTGGTGGAACGGATAACAATACTAAAGTTGAAAATGCTAAGGTAAAGAGTCCTACCTCCCAGTATGGGAAACCTCCGACCCTTCCGATTGAACCCAAGGATCGAATCTCCCGGGAAGGAATTTAAGATCAGCAGTACTGAGTTGACTGATCATGGGTGAGAGAATCTCTCACCCATATGCTGTGGTTTATTTACATTCACACATGGTCATTCACTTAAAAGTTGTCACTCATGCACACTCAGATATATATTACTAGCATGAGTATAACACAGTGCCTTCATCAGGTAGTGTGTTAAATGTGAGAAATTAAAGGAGACTAAAATGCAGCTCGAATTCACTCTTGCAGACATCAGCGGGAAGAAACTCTCTGAGCGGTTTAAAACCGCAATAACTGAGGAAGACGTTGGATGGGAAAAACTTAACAAGGGGACTCTCCAGGCCGAACTTACGGTCGATGACGATGACGAGTCTCGACCAGTCTGGAAGACTGTGACGTCAGGATTCTCTTATACGATCATGAATCCTGATGATACGCAGCCCGCTAAAGTGCTATACCAAGGTGCAGTTAGGGGATTCCTAATGCAGTCGTTAATCCCTGAAGAATTGAAGGGGAGAACTGCGTTTGCCAAAATCACCGAGGGTTCGGTGTTCAACCACGAAAAATTTGAATTAGTGAACACCGACGCGGAGGTCCTATCGGGCATCTATGCTATTATTCAAAAGACCCAAAGGCCGATTGCGCATGTCGTGGCAGCATCTTCTATAGTGAAATCACTTAAGGTGATGCACCTGATCACGAAACTGCCTTCTCGGGCAGGACTTAATCGTTTCGGGGATCCGGCACTAATCCTAATACTGGCAACGCCAGACGATGTTGAAATTGTAATTTCACCCCGAATTGGGTACGGGGACCCGGACGCCACCGATGAAGAGTTAACAGGCGCGGCAACTGCCGACTTGCTGCATCGGACGGCAAAAGTCGTCAACATGCTCGCCCCACGTGAATAGTTAAGAAACCATCTTTAGTTAGCATCATCATTACCCCTCTATAGTCGAGGGATGATCTTTTCAAAAATCTAAATCAAGACCGGAGACGCCTTATGAATATAAATGGAATCTACTTAGACGTGGAATCCAACGGGCTCTATGGAGAACCATGGGCCATCTGCGCCAAGAGCATCATCATTGATGCTAAGAATGAAGTGAAGGTACTCTCTGAATTTGCCTTCCGCCAAGCTAACTTTCCAATAACTGACTCCTGGACAAAGGAGAACTGTTGGAGTTATAACTCCGATATCCCAATGACCGCCAATCTCCAAAAGGAGTTTGCAGAGTGGTGGTCATGTCGCCGAGAAGGGGCCCAATCGAGGGTCTGGGCGCACATGTGCGCCCCAGTGGAAGCGGGGCTATTTATATCCCTTGTGCAGAAGGGGTATATTGGACCATTTGAAGGTCCGTTCCCACTGATTGACATCTCTGGGGTACTGGTGGCCAGGGGGGAAGACCCCACATCAGTAGATACAGCCCTCCGACGTCGGGGGATTCATATTGATGGTCATCCTCATGACTGTCGGTATGATGTCAATGCGACGATCAAGCTTATGGAAGCCATCTCTAAAGAAGTATAACTAAGGGCGAGGTAGAGTAAATAATACTCTACCTCGCCTCCCTTATTGATTCTTTGATTTTTAGATATGTTAGAGTTTAGTATGCTATGGCCTGGGTTTAAATGTATGGATATGCCGATGTCTGTCATGGAGATATTTCATACAGTTCGTAACAGAAAGGTAGCACATGAATCTCACAAGGAGACTTTCACTTCGCATTCCAGAATTTGAAGAACGACTCATTAGAAAAGCTGCAAGTCTTAACAGTCAAACTGTATCTGATTATCTTCGAACTGCAGCTCTTAAACAATCTAAACTGCTTCTTGAGAGAGTCCCCACGCCGGATGATGAAGAAAAAATATAGGCGTTCTATAAAGCTCTTGACAATTACAATAACGACTAACCCAACGTTAACTTCGATTTGAAACTTTTTACACAGGAGACTTAGTGTGAGCAAATGGACTTTCTATCGGATCATCCCCCATCAGGATAATCCCGACTTCAGTTCTATGGAAGTCGTGACATATTCCAACCAGATTTTCAAGCATCTCTCTATTTTTGAAGATGCATCTTTTAAAACTGAAGATTGCCAGGAGAAACTCAATCATCTCCTCTCGGCTACACGACAGCCTGAATGGGGATACGGTCCTCTCCATGCTGATAATTCAGAATTTGGAAAAGCAATCCTTAAAGGGAATTGGCCTGAGAAACAGACTGTAGATACTCATGATGATGAGGGGGTGACTATTACAGACATTCTTCTCGATACAGAATTTATTCCAGATTCAGAGGTGATGGATCCGTATGAAAAAGTTTCATCAGAGAAACTACAACTTTCAGTCATCACCATGCTTGTAAGTCGTTTTCTTAAAGAAATGGCATCTCAACTTCGTGGACTTGACACATCAAAGTTTCCAAAGGTATCCCCCTATATTGAGTACATTGAGAGGGAGAAACTACTGGAGAAGTATACTCCATATGGTTCATCTGCGAAGTCCCACTGTATGTCGGTTGTTAACAAAGTGTCCCATCAATTACATCAGATAGCTCTGGAATCTTCAAATGGTGGAGGTCTCTCCACTCCACGAGAGCTTGCGAGACTTGTCAGAAATTTTGGAAAAGATACGAGAAAAATGTTGGATCCAGACTTGTACACTTCTCTATACCGAGAGATACAAGTCTGGGCACAAGAACTTTCTCACAATGATCACATCAACTCGATGATACATTCTTATGTATGGGATGAAGTTCTTCGTATCAAGAAACAAGAGTATACTGATATGAAGATTGCGGCTGCTGATCGGACGGAGTTCAATCTTGACCCTGACAAGGCAGAAGAATTCTTCAATGAACTTGACACCCCCTCTGGGCCGAATGAAGCTCTTCGGAAACTGATGACAACGCCATCAACCTTCGAATGACTTGACAAGTCAATTAAGAAGATCGCGAAATTCATAGAGTATGTCGCTTACCTCTTTGTTATGTAGAATAGGAGACTAAGATGTCAAGGATAACTGCCGAATATATGATCATAGAGGTTAGGGCGGAAACCATAAATCCGGGCTCAATCATGCGATTACAGACTTTAATTTCGACACTCTATCGAGAGTCAGCCCAAGAAAATCGAGGACCTGTTGATCTGATTGACATGGCCTATTTTCCATGTACTTGCAACAATGTGGGTACAATATTTATAAATTCTACCGGTAGTTTTGCCGACTACCATGCCTCAAATTGCCACTCCGTGGCATTGCGCCATATCCGAGAAAATATCGCTTCATTGAGGACTCATGATTCCCAGGATATATCGTTATCGACAATGATTATCCGACGCCAAGAAGAAAATGGTGGATCCGATTCAGTATCAGTCTTAATCGACTAATTTTTATCGGGCGTCATCGATCTGATGAGGTTCTACCTATTCCACATGATACCGTCTGGATATGCTTTAATACGTCTCCAGACGGTATCTTACTCTCAAAGAATTTCTCACGTATAGTTATCACCTTAAAGATCTTAGCATCACAAAGTGATACCTTAACCGTTCACTATTAGCATATTGTTGACGCTCATTTAGCAGGCGATACTCGACATGAAACTGAGGAGGCTCTTGATGGATGACACCCTTCACCAATACCTTCTTTACTTTCTAGGGTGTTGCGTTATTTCTTTTTTTGTAAAGACCATGAAATTTGTATGTATATATCACTAGTTTGATATTTATATACAGGAGTAATGACAATGACTGATGAAATAACAGACTTTCAATCGGAAACTATTAATTCTTCTACTTACCTTATTATTGGGTGTGAGTGGGACGGGACCCCGTATATTAAAAAATCTCTTCTTGCATGTTCTCAGGATCTTAAAGATTTATTATTTCATAATAAACTTCTTTCATCCATCATCAATAATGGCCATCATTGGTATGAAATGTTTGACGTTCTAAATGATCTGGAAATCTCTATATGGGCCATCAGTGGGAATGATCATATCGTAGATCATAGTCCAATTATCTCGGATTTGTTAATTGAGAAGAGTCGGAATGTTCAACACTTCTGCTATAATCTCAGAGATCTAGTGTACAACTCGTCTCCATACAGATGCAATGTCATTTATTCAAAAGACGCCCTATGGGACTCTGATAAGAACCTATTAACATTAAAGCTGAAGCTCGAAGGTAAAAATTGTGAATCTGTTATCATGGAAGGTATCGGAACCCTGGCAGACACACATGGCATAACTGTTGTATATGAAATCATTGACTAGAAAGGTAAATTACTTATGACGACAATTGTGTGGGATGGTCGGTATCTTGTTGCTGATCGACAAGGAACTGCAAGAATCATCAACTGTGATGAACCAACATTTTGTAAAAAATGTGATGCACCACAAAACGAGAGGTATGTTCTTACAACAAAAATTGCCTTCTTAGCGGATAAAGGATATACAGTTAAAAATCAAAACATTTTAGCGATCGGATGGTCGGGTCGAGCAGATCTCTATGAACATATTCAACCCCTACTTAAGACGGGTCGAGATTTTTGGGAAGAACTTCAATATTGTCACGAGCTTGAAGTCCCCTTCACACAGAAAGCTTCTGGGAAACTTCTACTTGTCTTAGAAACAGATTGTCTCATCTTCGAGTTCAGAGGGGGTGGTTCAGGGGTCGCATGTAACACCTGTTACAAAGATGTAACATTAAGTATCGGATCCGGATCTGGTATTGTTTATGGGTATGATGCATTAGCTAAAATGTCTGCAATCGATCTCGTTAGCATTGCATCTCATGGAGATGATCGAACGGGTAAAGGTTTAAGTGTCATTGATTTTGAATCTGATCCCACTAAGATTGTTGAGATGGACATCTTGTCCAAGGAAGAAATCCAAAATAAATGGTTTAAGAAGTCTGCAAAACCCACCCATCTTCCTAAAGAAAAACCCAGTACATCTTCGATTTAACAGATACTATTTTTACTAAAGAAGCATTACTGGCACTCGTTTCTGAAGGTGAATTATCGGAAGCAGTTTCTAAGATAGAAGAGATGGCTAAGAACCCTGAAACTACTGTCACTGTAACTCAATCTTTTGCATTTGTCTGCTGGGAGAGAATGGGCCGACGCATGTAACGCCAATGCTCTTAAGAATTGGGTTGATGATCTAATGTTTTATTACCCTCAGTATTGAAATAGGAAGAGTGGGTATATACCCCACTCTTCCTTATTTTAAATTAAATGGATTTTTGATAGTGTGATATTGACATCTTAGGAGACGGTCTCATGGAAATATCTATTTATAGCTGGATTCTCATTCTTTTAATTTTAGGGTTATTTTTAGTTTTGTTTGTACCTTTTAATAGCATGTCTCTACTTCATGTGGGTTTTGGGGTTGGTATAACTCCTGGTATCATAATCGGAATACTGTGGTCTTTGTGTAAAGTAGTATTCATTATGCGTGTGTCTTTTGCATGTTTCAAATATGTTTTCCTGAAATTTTTGAAACTTACATTTCCAATTAGATATTCGAGGGTACTATGATAGAACTTGCTAAAGGCGAAAAGATTGTAACGATTTCAGATATACCCGGTAATACACGTATATGTGAACATGATAGTTGTGGGTGTTTTAAATTTCGATACGATGGACTTGCTTATACTTGTGTGAAATGTCGTAGGGTGAGACATCTGTCTCCAAATGAACACATAAGCCCCTACCCAAGACCGGGAATGGAATACTGGGATCAGCTCTGTGATCTTCCCTCTTATTCATTCTTTAACATTAATAATTGCTGTAAACGAATCCCTGACGATACGGGAAGGTATCTTGAGAAGAGTGATGTTGAAAAACTCCTTGATGATGCCCAAAGCGAGATCAACCATCTTAAGAAGGAATTAGTAAATCTTAAACACCCCTAATCTTTATGAGTAGTTGAAATACTGCTTGAATTTTGAAGCCTATAACCCAAGGAGCCTCACTATGTCATCCGTAGAAAATGGATATAATCTTAAAACTAATCCGGCTGGTTTTGTTAACTATCGTGATCTTAAAGTTGGAGATCGTGTTGAATTAGATGATGGGATGCAGATCATCCCCGGCGGGGTGTATGTTCTCAAAGAAGGGCCGGTGCCTGAAGAACTCGTTGTTGCTCACCCTGATAAAAATTTCAATTTCCACATAAGTCAACAGGTTGACGATCCGGCGGATGATGTGTGCATTGGGGTTTGGAAATTTCCTCGTTCTTAACAAAATCTTGAATACACTATAGAACCTTCTGATAGAGAGAGGGGGACCCCTCTCTCTATTCACCCCTAAAACTTTCTAATAGAGAAGTGAACCTTAGAATGTCCGATAAAACAGTACTTGATGAATTTAAACGTGTATATTTTCATCGGAGTCTATATAGACCTTAGCATTAAAAAGTAGGTGAATAATGGATAAAGTTACAGTCTGGACTGGTCTCCTATTTAACAACAAGGAGATCACCCATGAAGGATATAAACGAATTCCGATCCAACTCTCTAAATATGGCTTTGTTAATAATATTATCAAGCTTGAATCTCAACCTGAGACCACTGTACATTTTGTAAATCGACTTAATGACACATGGGTAGTTGATAGACTTGGAATATATGGTTCTCAAGATAATCATGAACTTATTACTAATCTTAAATTATTCCTGCATGACAAGCCAGGCCTTATTCAACCTGGAGATACAATTACGGTACGCATAATACTGTCACCTCCTCCACTCATCGGAGGCTATATATCTGAGGGTGTCCCAAATAGGAACCTAATTCTTAAAGAAATTCAGGATGTCCCAAATAAGAATTCTCACCTTTACACTGAAAATTTTCCCTCAAACCTCATAAATATCATGGAGTTGGATGACTCTAACCTTAGATTTAAAACAACTGCCGAGGTGAAGTCTGATAATATATTCAAGGAACTCCTTGGAGTTCATGGACACTCCTAATTAAGTGGAAATGTGAGAAGGGACTCTGGTCCCTTCTCTTTCTTTTTTTTATATTCTAATCTAAAATTAAGATATATATTACTATGGTGAATGTTCATGTGAAAGGATTCTGAACGTGATTAACATTAGTGATCAAAGGCTCTCCGTTTCTCTAGATCAACATATTTCAAATATTTGCGATGCAATCTCAGAATACCTTCCAGCTTCTACTTCTGTTGACATTTTTGAAAACAGAAATCCTTCAAGTGACGCGGTTAGCAGCGCTATCCTAAGTATTACTGTTCGGGGTAGTGACCCATTTGGAATTAGGACAGATATCAGAAGATCACCTGACGATATCACACGTGTTTCAACTCCGATGCACTTAGATGGCATCAGGTATGCAAATGATTATCGATCTAAGAATGATAAATTTTACACAAGAACCATCGCTACAGCTATTCGTGACATTGTAAGTGACATTGCAGTATATCCATGGTTTAAACTGAAAGATATTCATCCAGATCTCATTAACTATTGTTATACCAAAGTTATGACCGAAAATGATGTTGCGCATCGATGGAAGCACCTTCTCGATGTCATGGCATTTGGGTGTGAAATAGCTGAAGGTCTTTCACTTGAAAAAGAACCATTTATCTATGCAGCTCTCATTCATGATCTCTTCAGTGAGTCAGATCGTGAGAATCATCATGAAAAAGGAGCTGAATGGGCAGCGCGATATTTAGACAGATTTCTACCTGATGAACTTGATAGTTCGTTTGATAGGGAATCGTTCATATACCTTGTATCTGGAATGTGTCGAACGCATCGTGCCTCCTATACAGGTGTGTATGAGAATGTGTACGAGGAAGCATTTTCATGCGCAGATCGTGGGAAATTAGATGTTGACGGTATCTATGAGACTATTTTACGTGGATATAATTTCTACCGACACAATAATCCAATTTTACATGAAAGTGAAATTGTTGAAAAACTTACTCACCATTTTCATGAAAAATATGGAACCAAGGGATATGCAAAATATCCAGATCCTTATCATCAGTTATTTCCAGAAGAGCTTAAAGCCTTCAGGGAATTCGCAGACAATGTTGACCCTTCAGTATTGGAAGACATCCTGGTGCATAAAAAAGTTAACATCTGATCCTCTAACCTTAGCATGTAAGAGGTTATGAGAATTATCTCTATTAACTCCGGGATAGAGGACATGCACTTAAAACCAGAAACCAAAGAAGATGTTGTTCGTGTAATTTAATTATGAATGGAGAATATTCAAATGCCTGCTAATTATGTTCTTACATTTCCTCTAAATGAAATCCTTAGTCAAGTGTTTCCCGAAAAGATCCTTGGTGATGGGGAGTTTAAGTATGAGATCAAAGGGTACCCTCCTAAATACATCCTAATCCGAGGGTCTCATAAAGGAATCACCACAGTTGGTCGGTTTACGATAGATGAGAATGGAGGATTACATCCTCTTGAAAAAACACGCCATATAACTCAAGAAATGAGACATACCGTTATACGTCTCGTTGAATCTGGTGCGTCCAAACAAGATATTCGTGACCTATTCAGTGTCACGTACCCTGAAATCTGTCGAATGCTGAAATAATACAAACCAGAATAGAAGTGGAGAGAATACCATCATGTCAGACTTTAAACTAACACCTGTTTATGAAGCATGTATCGCGTTTGCTGGTCACCCAAATGTGGCCAATAAACTTTATTCAGAAGAAATTCTACATACCGCAATTAACAGTTTTAGAGATGAAAATACATCTACCCTAATCCCCCTCTATGATCATCGCAATGATAATAACGAACCAATTGGTCATATCAAGATTCTAAAACTACGTTTAAATGGTTATGGTGCGGTATTACTCCATTTCAGAGCTGGAGATGAAAACACATCACAGTTACTTGAGAAAGCTGATGGTGAAGAATATATCACCTACACCTCTCAACATATGGCAATACCAAAATCTCAAGATGTCGATGTTGTAACGCATCTAAGTATAGGTAGTCTAGGACTTTCATCTCAACCTGAGTGGGATAACATTCTACCTCTATATACCCATAATCGTTTAGATACTGAATACTACGATTTCGAGACCAATCCTTATCGTTATGCAAAATATTCTGAATTAAAAATTGGCGACCTGGTTGTCCTTGATAATCAAATGTATACTAGTATCTCTGGCCCATGGATTATCGTAGAACATCTTTCCAAGTCTTTGGTTATGGAAGTTGCCGGATATCAGAATTCTTCTACAGAAGATATCTATGCACCTACAAAGGCGTCTGAATACGGTATCTGTGAAGGTATTTGGAAACTCTGAACATAAAAGGAACAACTGATGGTTGACCAACCCATTCTAAAGATCGAGATTAGTTCTAATCGAGGTAATAATGTATGAAAATTTTATTCCTAGATTTTGATGGACCTATCATTCCTGGTAGGTCCTTCTTTCACTCTTCTGCTCCCTCTATTATGGCCATGGATAAATATACTGTTGGATTATTAACCAAGCTATGTATCCTAACTGCTACTAAAATTGTTGTAAGTTCTCAGAAACGTATCAGTCCACCTAGATTCATGAAGTTTTGTAATGATCATGATTTTCCTGTAGCACTTCTCCATGATGACTGGCGTGTACCCATCTTACCTTCCGGGAATCGTTCAGAGGAAATACATCAATGGTTAAACTGTCATCCTGAAGTTACAACATATGTAGCTTTGGATGACGAAGTTCTTGACAATGACATTATAAACGTAAGAGTCCACTTTACGTGGGGACTTACAATTGAAAACTTATGCTGTCTCTACTATGCTCTTGGTGATGTTGAAACTTCAGATGCTATTCAAAACATATGTCTGGACAAAGTTAAACACTTAGAAAAATACCCTGACCCTTTATATGGAAATTTTGTGACCGCAGGGTATGAACATATTCAGACATGGAAGAAAATGTATCAGGATCAAATGGAGAGACTTAAATGTTTAAAAAGCTCTTAAGATCCATATTCCTTAGTGAACAAAAGGATAAGACTGCCCCTTTAGAACCCCCAGATCGACAGTGAAGTGATTTCCATGAAGAGACCATACAACCTAAAAATACAGAAGTTGAAATATCCAGGAATTCGATTCCTGTTGATATGAATAAACTTAAAGAAGAATATCTGAAAAATGCACCCATCTTGACACTTAAACAGTTTCGATCTTCTTTTGAGAAAACATCATTTGAAGATATGAGGATTTCGGATATCAACTTTGAAGTTAAGTCTAGCAAGTGTGACAGTATTCCAGTAGATCTATTCTTAACAGATGACCTCACATCTAAAGACCTCAAGACTATCACAAAGACATTTAAAGACACCCCCTCCCTACCTATCACATACTCTGTTACATTCTCTTTAGATAACAAAGTGACTCGACGTCAATTTATTGAGAAATGCCATGAGATACAATCTAATGTACGTAATAGTTTACCAACCCCTGAAAATATGTTCCCTTATATTGGAGAACTTTCAGATTTAAGGTAATCCTCTCTTATCTGTCACTGTAACGTACGATTCGGAATGAGTGTTTATCCAATCGTTCGAACTGCTGATTCTAATAATCGTAATTTTAAATATACTCTAAATTTCTGTGTGAATTATCACTATTGTACTCTGGCAAAGCTCACATATCTGATATGTGTAGATAATTCTCAATCACTGTCTAACCTGAGAGACTTGTATCGTTTGGAATTGGATTTGGATACCCTTGAAGAAATGACCCTTAATGAGGAACTCTCATATCTATTACCTGAACAATACCCATTACCCTTGTCAGATACTTTATATCTTGGATATGAAACTCAGTCATTAAAGAATCTTATTACGCAGCGTGGGTACGTTCTAAAATTAGAATCTAAAGACACACACCTTCCAATTAAAGGCGAGCCTGTACCAATATATACATATAGTTTCATCATACCGCATTGTGAGACCGCACTAGAACCTTCTCCCCTGAAACGTACCATCTTAGAAGCAATATCTCTCATAGAGAAGTATCGCAAAGACGATCCCATCTGGTTCTCCAACAATGGTGAGGATACTTGGACCTTTTGGTTGTCAGTTATTTCTAGAACTTCAATCATTAGGTTTACGGATAAGATCTATTATAGTACTTCTGAAAATTAAATGTGTCTAGAAGAATACCTATAAGAGGAGTTGGGTGTTGTACCCCACTCCTCTTATTTTTTTAAGGTTAGACACTCTTAAGTACGGCAATACGTTCTTCAAAATCATCGATGATGCCCGATTAAACACTATATAGAGAGGGCCTACATTGTAGGCCCTCTATCCCTATTTCCATGTGTTATTTTCAGAATGATTGGTTAGCGTCAAAAGTGTTCATTTGGCGTTGATCAAGTATTTTTACACATATATTACAATCATGATAAACATGCGAAACGGTTTCGCAGTCACTCTCATTTTAAAGGAAGTTATCATGTCATATTTTAAAACAATCGCAATCATCGCACTCCTCGCTATAACAGCAGCGTGCTCAACAAATCCACATGGATTTAAAAGCAACCTGAGGTTGTCAGCGCTTGGGAATATCCTGAGCATCTCGGATAAGGACTATCCGACATTGTCCATGGACGACTACACCGTCGAAACCACGGACGATGGGAAGATCTTCATCGCCGGCAATTGACCATGACTAACATAAACAATCCCTAGATGGGGCGATGTAATCGCCCCATCTAATCTATTTTTATGAAGTTTATGATCATCTTCAATTTGAATATTTCTTAAAGTGAATGTGCGTATATCTTCTCTCTCCATTCAAATAAACAATATAGTAGGAAGTGTACTATGAAAAAGCGAAATAAAATGTTCTCACGGGAGAACATGTTTGGTCTCTCTATAGAGAGATATAATAAACCAGATACCTGCTGGATCACGGCAAGTATTCATGGTAAAAGCGTTTTGTCACACGTGCGACGTCCGACGACGACCATCACCTTCGATGAGTATATTAAGAACCAACACGATTGGGGATTCTTAAGACTCTATGAGATTATGGTTGCATCCGGAATTGTGAAGGAAGAAGCATTTTCACTATCGTTATATATGGTGATGTATGCATGGCATTTTCTATTGGATAACAATCTTCAAAATGAAGACAAGAAATTATTCAATTTCTTGTCACGGATCAAGAAGGACGATATTCGTATCGTATGTTCATCGTCTCAGAGCCAAGATAAACATACGATCAAATCTCGATTTACAACCCGAGATTTTGACATCCCGAATATTACAGTCAATAAAAACTTCAACGAGAAGTGTCTGGTTGAAGCAACTGATATGATGAAATATGGTTCTTCAGCCATTGTTCATCACAAATCACATTCTCAGAACGCATTCTTATGTTCGATGTACGAGACGATGTCGTACATCTTCAATAAAGGGACTCTGTCGACTATGGACAATGCAGCCCCACCTGAAATGCATGATGGTCTGTTTGATCGAATTTCCAATCAGATCGTCTTTGCGGCGTGGGCTGTCGCATGGGGAAACTATCCTTTGTCGGATAAGGAATCATGAACATGGAATGTCCAATTTGTAACAAAGATGCTCCTCCGAAAGTATTCACAATTGTCGATCATGAGACCGGTGTCCGTTTTCAAATGGACGTTGATTTGAGTCCCGGAACGCCGAGCATCCACATACACACCCTAGGTGATGGCGATCCTGGCGTCATGGATGTGGGCATGTCAAACGTATCGATGATGATCTATATGTTATCTCAGTTCCCACCCTATTCTAATTTGGAGTGGAAAATTAAATCAAAGAAAGATAGCGCATAAACAAACAGCTTCATAATAAGGGGGTGGGGCACTTGCCCCACCCCCTTGTCTCTCTTTTATTTTTTGGTAAATTTGACTTATAATTTGAAGACTTTGGAGTGTCTAAAAATGACTTCATGTAAGGTAAAATTAAAAGATCTTCAACTTATCGCAGGAGAGAGATTTAATCCTTCTCTTAGAGGCTATCACAAATTGGCAGCATCTTCAAATCGTAAGTCTCGTGGGTATCTTCAATTTGAATCTATTAGAAATCAACATCATTTTTGTATTAAGCCAGGTGAGTTCCCCATTGCTGAAATATCATTAATACAGAGTGACTTTAAAAGAACTGAAACATTCTTTGTTGATATCACCACTGGTAAGGTGGAAGACTTTACGTCTCAGAGTGGAATCAGAATTCATACTGAGATTGAATCAGACTATGCTTGTCGTGTAAGTGTGACGCATCGTATGTTAACTCATTTTGTTCACATATCCCCTTCTTATGGGAATGGTAGATATAATCAAAAAATTCACCATGGAATATATATTCGCATTCCTGAGATTTTTTACGACGAGATATTTGAATCCGAATATCGAAAAACCACAGCTCTGAGTCATATTGCGAAGGTAACACAGGGACAGTTTCTATTTTAATTTGGCGGTCAATTGGCATGCAGATGCTGATAATTTGAAAGAAGAAGAGTCAATTGAGTTCGTAAATATACATTGTCCGGACCCGTATAATTCACTGACGCAATTTACCCAATACACCGTAAAGATAGAGAGGGGAGCGTTGGCTCCCCTCTCTCTTAATTTTTTACTTTTAAGCAGGACTTTCTAGGGCTTCAATGCGAGATGTTAAATCGTCAATGATAGCTTGAAGTCCTGTTATAGTCGAAACCGCTTGAGCACCTGTATGGGTCGTACGATCACGAAGGTTCGCATCCGTATCATTCACAGTGGCACCGGCGGAGATGCCTGCTAGCTTAGTCTGTTCAAGTGTCGTATAATTTTCATCTGATAATACTTTAGTACCATCAACATCAACCTTCCCTGCGAGAGCACTTGTTGTTGCAGCATCATCTGCTTTCGCATCTAACTCAGTCTGTAGACCAGTGATGGTTGAAATGGTCTGAACACCCGTGTGCGTGGTACGGTCTCGAAGGGCGACGTCAGTAGCATTAGCAGTAGCAGCATCTGCAATACCCGCAAGTTTAGTTTTTTCAAGAGAAGTGTAATTCTCATCTGAAAGAACTTTAGTTCCATCAACATCAACCTTGCTCCCTAGTGTGGTTGCTAAGTTGGTTATGGTGGAAATATCTTGAACCCCTGTGTGGGTTGTTCGGTCTCGGAGAGCTGCATCCGTAGCATTGGCGGTTGCACTCGTTGCTATACCTGCCAATTTGGTTTGTTCGGCCACTGTAAAGTTTACGTCAGAAAGGACCTTGGTGCCATCAACATCAACTTTACTATCAAGGGATGTTTGAAGACCTGTTACTGTAGAGATAGTCTGTGTACCAGTGTGTGTAGCGCGATCGCGCAGTTCCGCATCTGTAGCATTTAAGGTTGCTAAAGCTGCAATCCCTGACAGTTTTGTTTTTTCAAGAGTTGTATAGTTTTCATCCGAGAGAACCTTAGTTCCGTCGATGTCGACTTTACTATTTAACTCCGTTTGTAGATTTACAACTGTTGAAATAGCTTGAGTACCCGTATGCGTTGCACGATCCCGGAGGGCTGCATCTGAAGAATTAGCAGTAGCTGCGGCTTCAATTGCATCGAGCTTGTCTTTAAGTTCTTGAGAAAAGGGCACCCATCCCTCAGGGATTTCACCATCCAGGCTAACAACAGCAGTGCGAAGCTCATTAATGTGCGTCAGCATCTCCTTAAAAAGATGCTCCCATTTAGATACGCTATAGGGCTGGGTCAAAGACATGTCTTAACTCCTAATTTTTAAATAAATAACCATGGCCATAGAGATGACATCAAACGGCATTATTTGATATCATAAAATTGGGCACATATTCAAAAGGACTACAGGCATATATTACGACGATGAAGAGTAGTTATGTGTTTATAGGAGATTTCTTAATGCCCAAAACTTCTTGCCATGGCAATATTCAATTCTGTATGATGACCCATTCTCCGGAAAATGCGACCGTTGAAATAGACCCCCCGTCCGAACTATCGCTGTTTGATTACACGTCAGATGGTGTTTTTAAAGAAATACCTTTTTCAGAAGTAACCTATATTGATACTGGAAAATATCTTACACCAGAACAATGTATGATTATTCAAGATGAAACATTTCAAGTCTTAGCGTTTCGCATTGTTAAAGATGTAGAACGTCAGCCCGTTATCTTTGTAAATGTACATCCTAAAGATAAGATCTATACATCTTCAGTCATTGTACACTTAGTTGATAACAAATATTTAGTACTGATGATGGGTGTAAGAAATTTGGATATCGAAAATTTCAAAGTATATCTTAGATCTTTCATGATACAGTTCCTTGATATTCAGATTGGGAAATCTGAATTAGTTTCAGATGGAATTGTTAAAATGCAATCGTTTCTTAGGAACATCTCACGTAAAGAATTTGCAGTTAATTAACCCCCCCCCAGAACCATGAAGGGACTAGGCGACTATGTCTAATGATGAAATGTTTACAGAATCCCATATGACAATCCATAGTGGGTTTGCTAATGGGGAGTCTTTCTCACATGAAGCTTTCAAATTTCTAAAAGTAGACGTTGAGAAAGACTTTCAACTTAATGATCGCGGATTGAAATCCGATAATGTGGATATGATTCGCGATATCATTAATGAGGAACACGAAGTCCATGATGAAAACTGTAAAGGACGGGTATCGCACCTGCAAAGTGTCCATGATAATGAGCAGGCTGTTCATATCACGGTAAGATCATGCCGAACATCTATCGGGGTAGGAGTCTCAACTGACAGATATTCAAGTGGGAGTGAAAAGGGTCATGAAGCCATGTGTTACATGATTCTTCTATCCGGTCCCATTGATGGTTATGTCTCAGGTAGAAGTTATGTTCGAGAGAACTACTATAACGAGACGTACACTATTCTTGAGACTTCAGGTGCCCTTTTCCTTTCAAGACTCGCATCTCATTTCACTTCTATGGTGATTGAGCGTCACAACGATGTTAAACATAAATATACTGACATCTTTTCTAATGTCCTTCAGGGGTTTAACCCTGAAGTCTTACAGCCCTTAATTTATACTGCACTTGTCGACTCAATGTCACGCTGGGAAACTATAGATCTTCGAGATGATGATCGTAAATTTCTAGATAAATTTAAGAAACCAGAATAATAAAACTTACAACCATCTAACAATATAAGAAGTTGACATAGCTTGCGTATGCAATGGTTATATATTGTACACAATAGTGGGGCGTGAAATTTCACACCCCACTTCTATTTTAACAAAAGTATCTTATTCATTCACCATGTGAATAGAGAAAGGGTTCTCTAAGATGAAAGTGCTAATAGACGTTCTAAATCCACAAACATTGGACCATGTTTTAAAGTATGATTCTTGTAGTGAAAGTGACACTGATGATGGCGTTGAGAAAGTTTATGTTCTGGGAGAAATTACTCCCTCAACTATAAAACTTCGTGGGGGTGTATTTGGATCTCATTTAAATGGCGTTACCAGTCAAACTTTTGGCTGTGAAAGATACTTTGAGCAACCAGACGATCCTGCTTTGAAATTCTACGAACCCTCAGATCCCGATCGTTATCGTTGTGGCATCATTGAATGCCAGACCATTCAAATCATCAATGATGTTAAATCTCCTCTATTCTACTTGAAACCTGAACTGAATTGTTATGAACACCAGGTGGCACTTAAGGTGCACCTCCATCTTGAGATCTACTGTAAAACTGGTGAGATCAAACATGTTAGTGATCCGAAGGTTGAACTATTGACAGATGGGACGCTAACCCCTTATGATGTCAAACGTCTTTATGATTATGCCTATGAAATTGATTTTTGTTTCACAGATATCATCGCAGAGATAACTGTCATCTAAAAGGATAAGTTTACGAGGATAGAGGGAGAGAGTGAAAACTCTCTCCTTATTTATTATGCCTTATTCTGTTCAAACATCGGATGCTTGGAACCCAGTTCAGAGCCAGCATGATCGAAGTGAATGGAGGAAAAGAAGATGTCATATGTTACGTATATTGGACATCCTGCTGTCGCAGATACCCCCACCAGAAACGGTACGGTGTATACAAAAGTCTGCGATCGAGCGTGTCATATCGGAACTTGTTGCCATGGGTACAGATATCCCCGTAGTAATAAATTCCGGATCTCCTATCCGCGATGGAAAATTGGAGATAAATCCAACTGATGTATGCGGATTCGCCAACAAACTCTACCTGGAAGGTAAAAATTTACGGTGTGAGGTAGTTATGCTCTCACATGGAAAATCTCTTCATTCCGGGGTTAGTTTTGAAGACTATGGATTGATATCACAGATCGTCGTATGGTTGGTACAACTCAAGAAATTGATCGGTTCACGATCCATTCAATTGGGGTAATCGATATGTCAAATTCCTCTTCGGGATTTGACATGCCGTTACAAAGGCTTACCACGGAAAAAAATTCTGACAAACGCGTTAATCACGAATCTCCCAAAACTGAAGAATAACCATCTGATGGGTTACAGAAAACGTATGCCTTCTGTAATATCGTATTCCGATCGGTGACACACAACTGCCCACTTATAATTAAATCAACTGGGGTCAACCTATAGATTGCGTACATGATTCGAGATCGGCACTCTACAACCTAAAGATTTATAGGAATACGCATTAACGAAAAGTGTCCACTAGCGCTCAATGAAAGGTATATTTACTATGACCATCAATGTCATTTCGGCTTTCCCAGGTACTGGAAAATCCCACTTCGCCGCAATCAGAAACAAGAACAATATCCCTACTCACGATTCCGACTCATCAAAGTTTCCCAAGGGAAACGGAGAATTCCCAGACAACTATATTGAGCACATCAAAACGATTATTACCAATAATGAACAAATACTGGTAAGTAGCCATGACGACGTTCGAAAGGCACTAAAGCGTTCCGGTATTCGCTTTATTTTAGTATTCCCCGAGATTACCTGTAAATCGGAATACCTTGAACGATATAGACGTCGGGGATCCCCAGATGCGTTTGTTCAGATGATGGAAGATAACTGGGAAAAGTTTATCGAATCGTGTGTTTTTGACCAAAATTGCACACAACGAATCATTCTCAACCCGGGCACCTACATATCCGATATTTTCATTCCACGTACGTCCCCTACCAGCATCATTCCGTTGGATGATAACTGACACTGTATTGGAAATAATCGTGCGTCGTAACACTCAAAATCGGTACACCATGTCCATCTAAATTAAACGAAATAAAGGACGACGTGAAGGGGCATGCAATCGCTCGGTGTGCTCCGATCACGTGTTTGTATGATATCACTTAAAAGGAATATCTGATGAATTTTACCAATATCATCCGAGAAGCTATTGATACTGCGGTCAATACCGGTCATCTTCATGATCCAGATGAGGGGTTATCATCGTTAATACGGGATGGCCTGATACATGGTCAGGTGACAATTGATGAGATGGCCACCTGTTTGACAGTCCTTCTTGTCGAAGGTCAAGGTCCTCGGTTGAGACTGCGCACGGGGTACAATGATCGGGGCGATAAACGGGTTGCCGTCGGTTACGTTGGTGGGATCTTTGAAGATCCGGATACCATGAAAAAAGAGTTTGCGTGGGGAGAGGGCGGAACATTACTAGAAGCATGTATTGCTCTCCACCGTAAATTCACCTCATCGGTGATATTGACGGTGTATGAACTTGCACATCGCAGTACTTCAACCAAATACTTGTGCCCGTTTGGCAGCCGAGGACACAAAGTATATGCTGAAGAGATGAACTCTGAGGAAATTAGTATGCATATCGATTTCCCGTACAACCTTGAAGCATTGATGCAACACTCCGAAGATACGATACGCGGATTTTCACTAAAATATTACGCCAATGAAAGTGGATCATCCGTGACGCTAAAATTACGTAAAACTGGTATGCATTTTGTTGCGGCATCTCTCTCAGATGCGATCGCATCGGCGTGCCACTATATTCCGGATTTTGACATGGCCACTCAACGGCCATGTATCAGTGATGGGAAACTCTGCATCGTGGATATCTTCCAGTGGAAAGACGATCCATCTATCTGACTAGAGGCGTATTCCTGTATGGGAAAATTAACCAAAACACAACGTTTAAAGAGACGCTTTTCTCGCGTCTCTGAGCGATTTGGTAGAGTGCAAAACTATCTTGACGATTATACTGCAATTGCTCTCCAGACACAATTTAAGGTGCTTAGTTTCGACATTGCAATACAGCACGACAAACCGTATGCACTTGAACGTCGTATAGACCAATTGGGTCACAGACTTTCACTATATACTGCAGTAAGTACTTTATAATGTGAATATCAGTTTCAATCTCAAACATACAGAAAGGCTCCGGTTATGGATTTTGATCAATGGGTATCAAATGCTGAGTTGGCCGGCCTATTCACGGCGGAGGAATATCCCGGTGATAAATTTGGCAATTACGGCGGAATGCCTCCAAATCATCTGTTTTATTATGCAACAAGTGGCATGATTAATGGACTCGTTAATTATGTCAATATTTCCAGAGGGTTCTTAACCAATCGAAACGGACAGCATTTAAAGGAAGATTTGGAAGACCAATTTGAAGATGGGGGTCACTGTCTTGAAAGCCTAAGTGCTGAAGATCGATATCAACGATTCCTTAATATATTGGAGTCGAGGCACAACTTCGATCCCAACATCTTTGACGATGTGATCTTGTTCGGAGAAACGGACTTCGATCTGTGGATGTTGGAATATGCACAATCTGGACGTTCCCGTATCATGCGGGTGGCGAAGAAAACCTTTCCAGACATGTCCCTGTCGGAACTGATCGCTATGGTGGAACAACGTCATTCGAAATGCTGGCAACGTGAGGATAATGATCCTCATGGATTTGGCAATGGCGATGCTCCTATGTTCTTGGAAATTCGTCGACAACAGTGGGGTTGGATTTCCGAATAAACCCTATTGATATCCGATAGCAGGCCAAAGCCCCACTACCTATGATCATTGATTCTTTGATAATTTGAAAGCCCTGAACATGAAATTATATCATACGACCGTCGATGAACTGTCCAATCTCATCGGTAACATTTCTGAAGATTATCTCGCATGTTCCTACAACGATCGCGATGTCATGACACTCATGTGCGAACGCGATATCGGTTCTGGTAAACGATCTCCATGGGGAGGTTGGGGCATTGTTGATTTCATGAAAGAAAAACTGACTCCAGCCGGAGTGGTGCTGGAAGATTACTTCTGGGAAGTCGTTCTCCATGTTGGCGTTTGGCCGGGTTTGGATGGTACGTACGAACTAGGCTCCGCTGAGTTTAAAGAATACGTCCTCAGTGAAAAATCGTTATTCCATTCGGAAGATAGGGACTTAACGATGCGCACCATGGATAGCGTTATTAACCGGTTTAAAGAACGAAGGACTTCAGAAGAGGTATAATCAGGATACTATACATAATAGTGGAGTGTGAAATTTCACATTCCACTTCTATTTTAACAAAATAATTCATTTGTATATACTAGAAGTGTATACCTCACTCGGAAGTTGACGATGATGTTGATTGTAGTGAGTAATGTTAACTGTCCTGATGAATAGGATATCGACATGAATACGGAAATGAGACTCAATCTCTTTGAGACTGTAAACGATTCAGCGATTGTTGATTTGGTTGTGGAGTTTGTTTATGACTGGAATGCCCTTGTTAGAAAGGAGCTCAGTGAACGTAATAACGTTATAAGACTGAGTGCGGTCGAATCAGGTTCGTTCAAATTATACATGAAATTCTGGGAAGATTTGAATGCAGAAGTAAAACCTCTGTTTCTATCAGATCGGGAAATCTCTGAAGCATCACTAATATCAGGTGACACCTCGATCAGTTCACTAGATACCAATGCCCCAGTTGAGTGTAATATTGGTAACTCAAATGTTTATTCACAAAAGAATGGTGGGGACACCCCTTCTTTCTTCGATGGAGCAGGACGTAAACGCCTATCACCGACCTATCGGGTGAACTGGTTTGAAGATAATGTGATGCTTGATTATGTCGGTGGGATTCAGGTGGAATCTCAGTTTTCTTACATCGGGTTTGGGCGCATTGAGAAACTTGTTGTGTTCTCTGCTTTGGAAACATGCCCCCGCCACAATATCTTTAAAAATATGAGACAGGTTTACCAGGATTTGTTTCAGTTCATAGCCACTGAAATTTTCCCTCTCACTCAAAAAGTGTCTCTTGATGAAAACCCCGATGAAAGTATGAAATTAGAGAAAAATGCTAGTTGGCTTTATTGGGAAATCATGATGACGCATCTATTCAATAGTGAATTCCCAAAAGCTAGTAAAAATCTATGGTGGAAGCTACCTGAAGCTACCTCAAATCTTTTGACCAAATTTAAAATAACTGAGAAATACAAAGAGGTACTAAATTCTAAATATATAATCTTGCATAAACATATCTTTGACTTTCTCTCTCGCAAATATGGGATGATTGGATATTCTAACGGAGTAGGACTTTGTCAAATATCTAAAGAAACTTGGCATAACTGCTTTCAGAATCCTCCGGAAAACATCACTATCCCTATTCCAGGATTTGGGGAAGTATCAGCACTGATGACGATCTATCGTTATGCTCAATATCGATGCAAGCCTTTCGGATTCAGAGCATGGCAAACCCCTCAGAAAGATGCTGTTCATTCTGTCTTAAAATGTCCTCATGGAAAAGATCCTTTCGATCAAAAGAAGCGTCATGAGAAATATCGTACTGTAACAGAGAATGACATTGTCCCTATGGATTAATCATTATTTAAGAGATAAGGAGGTAACATCTAATGCCGACTTCTCAAAAGAACGGGTACAATTAATCACTGTTACGTGGTCTTAGGTAGAACAACAAACTCAGGGGAGGGACATTTGTCCCTCCCCTTTATATTCTACATGAAAGGAAAACCCACCATGGCTGACGCATTTGATCCTAAATCACTCCTTGATGGGATGGATGAAATTTCTGGAAAACAGGAATTCGTACGGTTCATGCCAATTAACATGATCATGATTGAGAAATATGATCAAAGAGAAAACCCATTCCCAGTGAGTGTGGATCACCTTGTTCCATTCACCGATGCCTCGTCAAACACTAATATACATCTAAGGACCCCGACTTCCGACTCCACTGCGCATCAAAACAACATATCTTTCTGGTTCGGCGGATTTAGCGTGATTCTACAAGATCTTTCGCACGCTATACATGGAACGCCGCCAAAAGGTAAATCACTGACAACGCGCGTAGGCTCATCAGCTACGGGTCAGTCCATGCTAGCGCATTTTGTTGGATATCGGTCGTATTGGATGACAACCTTGGTGTTTGATGATGCTAGAAACGAAAAGAAGTATAAGTATCTACGGGTATTCCTACATGGAACTGTCAAGAAACACATCTCCGAGAAGGAAGAAGCTGTAATACTTTCACAGGTTGACGATCTATTGGATCAGATATGTAAACGTATGTTTGGGGACATGTCAGAAGAAGTATTTGAGAGAAGATGTCAGGACACCATAACGTCCCATGTGATTACCATGATACGTGACAACGCCTGACCATATGAGGTTTGATATGAAAAATTTAAAATACGTTCACCATATAACTCAGCCTACAAATTTCTCATGTGCACATGCTTGCCTTTCTATGGTAACTGGCATTGATGTATATGATATCATTTCAAGATGGACACGCCCCATTTCTCACTGGGAAGTGTTGACAATATTAAGTGAAGAAGGGATTGGGATGATCCCGTATCTTCCAGGTGTTGGAGATCCTTTCGATCACACTGGGGTTTATCTTGTCACAGTTCCAAGTCTTAATAAGTCTGGTGTAACACACTCTGTCATCATGACATTGGATGAAGAAGGTGAGTACACTGTATATGATCCTAACAAAGGACGACAGATCAATAAGGATCAGTTATTCAGCGATGACCAGTCTAAATCTGAAAAAGTGATACGATACTACACTGCAGATAACTTCTTCATTAGGAATCATAATTCAGATATTCCACCCATGAGGTGCTGTGAAGCATTTAGATTAATATCCCTAAGAGACCATCGAGCAACACCAGCTCGGATCGATCGCATGCAAAAACTTCTTAATATTACTCAAGCTTAAAACTAGGTGAAAGTTGATGAACAGAAATGATGTCCCCATGAAAAAGAAAATGTCAATTCAAGATAGGGGTAATTTAGAGACCATCTATAGAAACCTGGTATCCCTCCGAGAAGAACTTTATGAAACACAAACAGTTTTAACACCTTCTGAAATTACCATTATAGATAAACTGTCCAATGAATTGATTAAAATTCGAAATCAAGATATGATTATAAATAACAATTCAAATGTCTTATCAAAGGAGATTGCATCTAAATGGGGTTATCTACAGGACGAGTATCTCAAATATTGAAAAATTGTTTCTTAAAAAGTTCCAACTAAAAACATGAAGATTTACCATTACTCACCATCATTTATTATGAATGTATCATCTTTACATTCTAGGACTCAGGACTATACAAATGTTTACTGCTACTTCTTCTTTGAGCCCATTCCAATGAACCTCATTAAAGAGCATTTCAGTGAAACATCTCCACTCCTAAGACATGGAGAGTTATGGGAGAATATTATCGATATAGATGAACTCCCTCCTTCTCTTCCCTTTGAAATATTAGAAACAGATCACCTATTTAAACAGGTATTGTCGGGTATTGGAAATGATGACCTTAAAGGGTATACTGAACTTTTTAAAGGTATGACCCATAAAGCATATGAAGATCTGATCAATCGAGCAGATTTTGAGGATTTCAATAAAGAGTATTATGCACCATATGTTCCACATCTTAAATTAAGAACGGACGACTTTGAAATACCAATACATTCAAAAATTGAAATATTGTCATTTTTATAAGAAAACATGTATGACGATGCGAATTTATGGAGTGGGGATTTTTAATCCCCACTCTTACTTTTTTTTACGTGTGATGTTTAATCGATTTCAGGTATATATTACTTATATGAAATTTGTCCAGCTTCTATCCATTATTAAAAATGGTGAAAAACTTAGATCCATCTCTGGACATGACATTATTAAATCTGATGAAACCGATATGGATCACCGATGCGGACTTTTGGCCTACGGCTTCTGACGTTGTAAAAACCTCATCCTAAAAGGAAATCTTCATGGACAATAATCTAAGAGTAGTGCGCAGAATATCAAAGATGTCTTCCAAGGAATTTGCAACGAAAATAGGACTTCATTATTCAGTAGTTTATTCATTGGAACGGCTGAATCCTAATGTGGATAGATTTCCATTCCAGCGTTTCATGGAGATCTCGGAGATACTTAAGTGCCCGATCGAAACTCTTCTCCCGGGCATTGATACCTATGCGCGCAATCGAATACAAAGGGGGGAGAACCCTTTGCGAGTATATCGTGTCATGAAGGGGATTAGTCAGGATGAGCTGGGAGAGATGATTGGGATCTCACAATCGATGATGACCAGATATGAACTGGGTGAAAGTATTCCGGCAATCCCTCTTGTGTTCAAATGTGCAAAGATCCTCATGTGTGATCCAGTGGAACTCTTTAATTTCTATAAAGATATGGAGTCACATGAAGACGGAACCAGAGCCACTCTCAAGTAGTATATCTCTGGTGAATAACCTTTTACATGTAGATGGGAAGCATGCTTCCCATCTATACTTCTTAATCTTGGAGGTCTCTATATGCAAATACGAAACCATGTAAATAAAAAAATGAGATGTCGGGGGCCTGATAAAGAACCCTCTAATCATAGACAGAAACGAAAGGGTAGGAGATTATCTAAAAAGATAGGAACTAGAATGGCACGAAGGAGGTTTAATCGCGATTTCAATCTAAGGACTAATTTGGCGTGGGTTCTATCTAGAGAAGAGACAGATTATTATAGAAGATAAGTATACGTCATATATGTTAGAATTATTGTTATGGAAATATCTAACTACTATTAGATATACTTAACATACACATCTAACATATTTGTATATTTTAAATAAGTATCCTTAGAGATCATTTAGAAAACTTATTATATCTAATGATCCCTAAGGATGTTTCTAATAATCAATTTCTTTTTGTTAAAATCCGTAGTGTTATATTAGGAGATTTTTGTGACAACTATTTACGATTTACATATGAAGACTCTTGTCGAGAGCCTTGCATTGGATACTAAGGCTTTATGGGTATCGATTTCAAAAACGAATGAGACTTTAAATTCTCACCAGCGGCTTGCACGTGCGAATGCATACAGACAGCTAACGGGCATTGTTTCCATTAAAACTTTCTCCGAATTTAAGCATGTGGCAGATAGTCTACTTGATATCAAAATTCACTCTATGGGGATGTCATATAGCACGTCTGAATCCCCCATAGAAACGCGCGTGTATCTTCAGGATGATGGCACTATGCGCGCGCGATATTAAAAACACTGTTGTACTAAACTAAACACTTCCAACCAATAAAGGATATAGAAATGTCTAAAGGTTCGCCAGTTAAGAAATATGCTAAATTTAAAAAAATAAAAGAAGGAGACATTCTCATTACGGGGGAGGTGGTTTATGATGCACGTATTACAGAATCCGTTTATGTAGTTAAAAAAACGGATAATGGAGACCTATACATCTCCTTGGAGGAAGAAATTTATTTGCTACAAGAACATGCCGCACGTAATGGCGGTACGCTCATGGGTTTTTCGAAAATTGGACCCCAAAATGGGTTAACATTTTCTCAGGCCTTGGAGATCTTACAAGCGACCAACTATCATACCCTTCTTACCTTCACACCACCAAATACCGTACCAATGATTATTGGGGTGAAGATTATAGGACGTGAAAACACTCCCGAACTGATCAAACTTCGGTACTTTGAAAACCCTGGGATGTTGACCTATGAAGCGTGGGCCCCGCGACTTCAAGAACTGGAACATCATAATTGGGGGGTGTTGGATGGCGGTAGTGGCATGTGGTGGCCTGATAAGGAACATGGGTGTTGTACAGAAAACGGAAAAGAAGAAGATAACAAAGCTACCAATAAACGACCGGATGGGGTCGTATCAATACTTGGTGAAATAATCTATCTTGGGGACATTCAGAGTATATCTTCAGTGTCTGGTCATGATGATGTATGGCACATCTCTGTGACCTTAAAAAATAGTAGTCGAAATTCCCTCATTGGGTATAATCAAGGTTACTCCCGAGAAGAGTTAATACAGGCACGATCAATGCTAGAAAAATTGTGGGTACACCACTGTGATGTCCCACTCCTGTTAAACATCCCAGAATACGTTGTCCCTAGCACCGGAGCTTAAATACACATGAAGTAGGGGCAGGGTTATCCTGCCCCTACACATCCTTGTAATTAACTATATCTCATATTTATCCATTATGAGAGTAAGTTACTTCAAATACCTCATTAAATAGGAATGATTAAATGACAGACACACTTGACACCATCAACATTGAGCAGCGTAAGTTCGATGACTTCATGAAAAAATTTAAAAGCGGTAAGTTTGGGACTCAACGTCTCGGACAAGCTTTTGAGAGTCACTTCAATCTTAGTCATATCCAAAAAATTAAAGATGTCAACATCTGGTCTAAGGATGGAGAACAGGCTCTTAACTGTATCAGATCTATTGTAACATTTTCCTAAAAGACCATCTAACATGATCACTTACACAAATTGTCATTCCGTAATAGAAATGTTAGCAACCCTTCCTTTCATAAAAGATCTTGATCGCTACTACCCTAACATAGAAGATTGGTATGTGAATAAAGTAATTCCCGGAATGATTCAGGGTTCAGATGGGATGGTCATCGCCAAAGATGGAGATACACCAATTGGAGTCGGACTCTATAAGTCCGAACCATATGAGAAAAAGTTGCGATGCATTCGCGTACTTCCACCATATAAAGGTAGAGGTGTAGGTCTTCACTTAATTGATCGGACCCTTAAAAAACTAGACTGTGCTAAACCTACAGTGTCGGTTGCAGAAGAACTAATTCATGAGTATTCTAGAATATTTGTCAATCGATATGATTTTAAAATCTCTCATGTCTACCGAGGAATTTATCGTACGTCTAAATTGGAATACGAATTCAATGGACACCTCAACCTTGCAGACTCCCCACCCTATGGGTCAGTAGGTTAGAAACGGAATAATTAGATGACCATTCAGAACTGCCCATTCATTACTCTGACGGTTCTGAATGGTCAAGTAAGAATGTCCTTGATAATTTCAAGACGGATGACATTGTGAAAAATACAATGGAAGATATCCGTCAGATTCTACAGAAAAATGGTGTTGTGGTCAAAATTATCGACCATAGTTAAATTGGAGTTAGAAATGACATCTCAGGTAAAAAAATCTAAGAGAAAGAGAAATCCTATCCCAGGGTTTGTTAAACCCCCAAAAGTAGATCTAAATAATTTGTCTCTTGAAGAGTGTGTTCAAAATTTATGGGAAAAACCAACTAAAGGATATATCTCAGCTCTCGCATTTAAACTTCGGGAAACATTTGAAATCAAACAACATGAAGCCTTGAGGATGGTCGCACATTGGTATGGGTTTGAATCCTATACTGATTTATTCTATTCTAAACTAGACATTTATACAAGTACTGAAGAAGATCGTACTTCTTATGAGAAACGCATACCTTATCGGGATGAAAATCGACTGTTTAGAAAAAGTCAAACTTCCAGACATAGAGTATATAAAGAAATTGAATCTTTACCTTCTAAGTCTCTACCTATTCAAACGGGTCTTGATGAAATACATAAAAGACAATCTCACTCACCTATTGATAAAAACGCTGCAACTGAAATACTACCTCCCAAGTCAAACTGAGATTTAAATTGGAGTTAGAATAGATGCCAGGTATGAACATTGCAATTCTTAATGACGGTGAAGGTAACCCGATATCGGTAACCATGTCATATTCCATGTACCAGTCATTAATAGGTAAACCGGTAGAGTTGCCAGAATCGAATAATAGTGATGATCGGGTAATCATAGCTAACTCTATATGGTCAGGTACTTACTCAAAAGATCTTAGAGTTAAATTAGGATTGTCACAACAAGACGTGGCATCTATGTTAAGTATATCTCAATCGTCTCTCTCAAACTTTGAAAATGGCGTGCATAAACCATCCCAATCTCTGAGAATAGAGAAGATGGTAAGGCGTATATTAAAATTAGAAGGGAGTGATAAAAAAAAAATGAATATGAAGTACCATCTTCGATGTACTACGTCAGAATAAAGAAGTAGGATACTCATCATACCCTACCACGTAAACATGTAAAGGAGATCCACAATGACATATCCTAACCATTCCAGAATACTCGAAGAATATGCAAGTGAAGTTATCCCAATGATTTTAGAAGAATCTGAGAAACTCCACAACTCAACTCCTTTTCAGATCATGTCCAGCATCAATACCTGGGAACTTGTGGACACTGAATTGTCGTCTGTTCGAGGTATGTCTGAAGAAGAACTCAGAAATTCCATTATTGCAGACATACAGAATGTTGCATACTGGGGTATCAACAATAAAAAACTCATTATGATGCCAGAAGACCTCCATCGTCATGTAGCTGACGAAGATCAGAAGCAGCGCATCATGGAAGCGTTCCAGCATAAAGACGTTCAAGATCTCATCACAACATCCAGTGATGGAGGTTTGATCATTCGTGAAGATAGAAAATCTGAGGCAGAAGAATATTGTGGCGTATATGTTCTGACCCCATACCCCCACAATGGGTAAACTACTCACATATCACATAAAGGAAGACGATATGTTTCATCATGTGGAAGTCGTTCTGCCAAATATGTCTGACTCTAAGGCCAAAATTATTGCTACTAAAGTTTTAAATACATACCTCCCTCTCTCCGAATGTAGGTCGGGCTTTCATGAAATATTTGGATCATGGGAATTTGGGGGACAAGAAATTGAGCCACATGGGTGGCAATGGCAGGATTCGGATTCTACCATGGAATCAGAATACATTCGTCAACTTAAAACTCTCCCAAAAGACTATCTTTTATCTCACGCCGTAATTGTCGAATACAAACACCATCATGGCACCCCCAACGGTCCTAAGACGTGGGATATTTCCACACTTCTTATATCTCACATATGGAATGGAATTTTATGGCAAAAAGCCGCATTTTCAGGAAACATCTTTGATACAGTTCACTATCACAATGAACGTAGCGAATCTAATATCACAGACGATTGGATTTCCGTAACAGCAACTTGTCAAGACTAAAGAGTAATTGAAGGGAAAACTTATCATGGTGCTTAAGGCATTGGAATCCTTAAAAGAATACACATTCAACTTGTATCATTACAGTCCTGTTCCACGTACTTACTTATCTGCCACATCAACTATTTCACATAAAAAGAATATCGATATTGAAAAACGAGACAGATCAGACAGTATATCTCTGTTCTTTGACCCTGTTCCGATTGAACTTATCCGAAAACATTATCCAAAAGAATCTATGTGGAAAGCACCGCGTATTATTGAACATGTGGTTACAGTAAAAAGTCTCCCTACTAAACTCTCGTTTACGATTGTTGAAACAAAAAGTCTAACAAAACTCGCCGATGAAAAATGGGGAAAAATCCCAGAATCGGAGTATCTAAAAGAAGAAGAGAAGATTCATCGAAAAGAAAATACTCAGGGTTTAGGGAAAACTAATTTAATATCAATGATCCCCCAGTTTATGGGTGGAACAGAAGCTGCATATAAAAAACTTGTTAAACGCCCAGATTTTAAAGGGGATCTGGATACGTATTATGCGGCAACGGTTCCACATGTCATGCTCTGGGTTCCTACTGGTAGGCTTCTTGTACATAAAAAATATGCAATTTAAACTACTGATAATCTTAAACACATTGTTCACAATAATGGTGACTTAGAGATACTCAATCTACCAATGAAAGAATATTTAAACGTCCATACTTCAAGACCACATACCTGTTGTAAAAGATCCAATGTTTGCACTCAGATGATTTGCACAGGGCTGAACAGTAAATCATCTTCGATTCAGACTCAACTTAAGGAAGTGTTATAGTGAAAAAGTCTCGGTTAGAAAGAATGCGTTTTGCACGTAAAAATAAAGAAACCAGTTCTAATGGCCCTGTTCTTAACGAAGATAAGGGTCAGTTTAATGGTTCCTGTAATCGAACCGCATGTCAAGCTCCACACGCCATCTGGTGGAACCGTGGTTCACATTCTCACTACTGTGCTAGATGCAAAACTATCCTCGATTTTGCAAATCGTCATGAAGCCATGCAGTTATTCCATGGACCTCTCTGTGTTCCAGCTAAATCGGAATCTGGATACACACTCTTCTGTGCACCGGAAGGTTGTGAAGACAAATCCATTATGAACATTGCGGATCGAAGATTTAGTGAAAAACGTGATCCGAAGTTTGTACATCTACATGATGTAGAATCTGTCATTTCATACTTGGACGACAACGGGTGTCCTGATATTCTCCAAATCGAAATGTCGGAAGATGAAACTGAACAAATCTTAACTTATCTATATGGTAAAACTGAAAATAATCCAGAGTGGGTGGATGGTAAGTTGTATCACCTGAGGTTGTCAGCACTTGACCCTCAGTCCCCAAAAGATTCATCAAAAAGAGTATACTACGATCCAGAGATGGATGTGACTGCTAAAGAGAACACTTTTAAAGAGTTAAGAGTCTGTCTCATTCGAACCATGTTCACTGACTATCATAAGTTCTTTAATCAATTAGAATGGCGTCGTTGTGAATTTGACGGTATTCTTAGTATGGTACAAATTTAAAGGGGATGGCGCATGTGTAGCGCCATCCTTCTCTTATCCTCTTACTCTTTTTTATTAATTTAAGAATATGGAGTTGAAGATTGATAACGATTAAAAGTATATATTACTAAATTGAATTAACGTCTCATAAAGGAGTTCCACCGATGACTAGCGAAATAAAGACGATTTGGTTCTCAAATAAGATTCTGAAATTCCTAAAAATACGTTCTTTTGAACGCGGCCCTAAGAATAAATTCATGAACTGGGTTTTACAAGGATCGTGGATCGAAGCTCATGGCATCTTCGGATTTGGACTTTCGCTATGCAATTTTCAAGATGACCAGTATGGACACTTCAGTCTCTATATTCATCTAGGTTACCCGTCTATCTATCTTAAACTCCCTTACTTTAAAAGAGAACCTAAGGATGGCGGGATGATTGATAAGTGGGGTTTTAATTTCAATACAGATTTTCTTCATCTTAATTTTGGTCCAAACCGGGGGATGGTTATAGATCTTCCATGGAGTTGGTCCTTTGTCAGTCACAGTGTTTTACAAGAAGATGGTACTTGGACGACAGATTATTATCGAGACACTCCTAAAATGAAAACTGATGATATTCGAGCACATGCTCAATATGAGAAACATCCCTATACGTATACACCTCGGTATGGAGCCACTCATACGGTTCAAGCCGCTATAACAACTGAAAAATATGAATGGCGCATGAAATGGTTGCGACGCATTCCTATTTTTCGTAAGATCCGCAGGTGTATAGATGTGAACTTTGAACGAGAAATAGGGGAAGACGTCGGATCTTGGAAAGGTGGCGTCATTGGATGTGGGTACGATATGCTTCCAAACGAAACTGCTTTAGACACGCTTCGGCGTATGGAGCGAGAACGTAAATTTTAAGTAGGACACCTTAGTAGGAGTGAGAAGATCTCACTCCTGCTTATAGGCTTTATATCCGATAAGTAAGATCACTATCTTACCATCCTTATTTATTGAATATCGGAGAAGTAAAAGTTCACTCACGATAGACTTTTAAACATAAAAATGGGAGTTAAAGATATGTATACAAAACATGAGATTTTGAAGATTATCCAAACTCTCTATGATGCCGGACTATCTTCAGATGAAATTCTTAAAGGTCTTAAGAATATTCTTACAAAAGACAGGGAGGATCCCACTAGCACTGTTCTGGAATATGTAGAATGTGAACCTGGCGATCGCATTGAATTCAGAAAAAGCCGAGGGTTATCCCAAACTGAGATAGCACGTGTTTTAGGAGTCTCTCAGAAAACTGTTTCAAACTGGGAAACTACCTTAGTAACATGTGAGGATCTTAAAAAGAGACTCCCTATCTGTGAAAATATTTGACACTCACTGAAACCTCTATCATTAAAAAAATAAGAAGAGATATCAAATAGAGAGTGCCCGCAAGGGCACTCTCTACTCACTCGTTAATATGTGCATTTCCAGTTAGTCGTCAGTTGACGACTAACATTTCCAACGTCCCTTAGCCATCCCACCCGATTTTTAGTAATGACCAGATATTTGGCACCGGCTAACCGACGGGTGATCATGGCCGGTGTCCCGGTCAATTCTTTCAACCTCGGGAGGTACTTTGATCTGGCGAGATTTCGATCAATTTTTAATGTCATGATGGGTGACATATATTGATCCCACCCTTCCTGGGCCACTGCCTCCGGTATTGACTCACGTTCTACGAACTGCAACCACCACAGATCAACAAGACCTGCGGCCAGTTTCCCCACTAGCCAGTCATTGTCATTGTAGAAGGCTCGGCGTTTACCGAGTTTTATTTCTGGGGTGTTCTCCAGGTTTGGTAGGATTAAGGTCGGTGTCGGGTATGAAGAGTCTGGATCTTCGATTTTAACCCATATGCCATCAATATATTGATGCCAGTGAGATTCTGTCCCTGGACAAACCAGGTGCACACGCCGTACGGCGCTCCAGGCTTGCTTCCAAGCCTCTTTGTATAGAGACGTGCGATCTACGGTGATCACACCGTTACGGAAGCTGAAGAATGCGTTTGCACATTTAGTCATGGTAGTCTCCTAATTGAGAATGATGAAGGTATCCTATTAGTAATATATATCTAAGAAGAAATGATTGTCAATATGGGGATATCGTCATGGAAATAAAAGATAGAATGACTGACCTTGACTAGGTGTCTTTTAAACTATAATAAGTAGCATATAACGCGTGTAGTGTGATTATAAACTTTAACAAAGTATCCAATAAGTAGTGGTGGGATGCCCACCACTACTTCCATATTGTCACTTGTAATTCAGCTTTCTAAAGGAGACATGAATTGGTAGAATTTATTATTTGGACTACATACACTATCGTGGCTGTTATACTCTCTGTTGTTGGTTACATTGTGTACATGCAGATCCATTCCGAGAAATTCAAGGAACAGGCTGAAGATGCGATCATTAAGATCTGCGCAGAAAAGAGGTCTAACATTAAAGAATCTGATTACATAAAGTATCTCAGGATCTATTATAGATGCTGTTTTATTCAAAACGTTGTCAGTGTGCGATCAAAAAGTATATCAGAAATTCAAGCAGATTCTAAGAAGATTGCCCTTCGAGATACTCAAAGAATGATTGATGCCGTAAATCGAAAAGGTGCAATAGGGAATCCTTCTTAAGGTAGCACAAACTAAAAACATTACATCCTTATAATGGAAAGGAATTAGATCATGTCGACCTTAAATGTCCGGACTATATCAGAAGAAGTTACCCTTATCGAATGTCAGGGGACCTTCCAGACCTCAACTCCTGAGCAACGTGCCAAGTACGAGAATCTCAATACCTCAATTGAAGGCGCCCTAGATCTCATCATGGCTGGTGAGATCAATTCATTTTATCTCATTGGGTGTGATTTTGGACTCTATCGTCCTTCTGAACCTTGTTGTATGGTTCGAGTGTTTAGAGAAGCTGATAATCCAAAAGATCGCATCATCGCATGTCACTCCCTTAAATTTATGGATGGGGAATATCGCACCGGAAGCGGTCATTACGGTCGATGTGACAGTGAAGCTACATTAAATTATCTCTCCGGAGAGTTCTTGAAAGCTTCTCTTATCAACAGCCAGATCGTAGAATTTATTCAGAAACGTAACGGTGGAGAACCAATCCCGAATCATCAGCGGCTGTGCAAGGTCAAGATTTTCTAATCAAACACCCGGAAAAGAGGAAGGTACTACAAAAAATGATGTAACGATCCTTAACGTATAAAATACAGTTATCATTGTCAGGAGATTATAAGAGAAGGAAGTGCCTAGAGGCACTTCCTTCTCTACTCTTTATTTTTTATCTCAATGGTACTCTATTTATATATTACTTCTATGATAGAGGTTGTACTATTATTTCATACATTTAAAATGATGAAATTAAAAAGTACCACATACCCATATATTCGGTATCACTTTTAAAAGAGAGGTGTCATGTCTGTTAGAGATAAAATCTCATTCTTAAATAAAAAATTAATGCATCACAATGAACTGTATAGAAAAGATGGCGTCTCAGATATTTCAGATTCTGAATATGATGAAATGTTTGATGAATTGGTTGCTCTTGAAACTAAGTATCCTCAATATAAAATCTCCGACAGTATCACGTCTAAAGTAGGACACCCCTCGTATCGAAATAAAGTTAAACACGAACAAAGAATGTATTCTCTAAGTAAAGTATTTGATATAGAAGAGCTTCATAAATATTTTGCATCAAAAATAGATCATGACGTTCAAATGTATGCGGATCTTAAAAACGATGGGGTTGCTTTAAAATTAATATATGCAAACGGGAAGTTGAAACATGCTCTCACACGAGGGGATGGAAAGATTGGACGTGATGTTACACAGAATATTAAATATACATCTAATCACCTGCAAATCCCCTACACCGCCCCATTAACTGTAGTAGGTGAACTTACTTTAGCTAAAAAAGATCTTAAGAAAGTATCTGACCTTGCGGGTACTGAGTTTAAAACAACAAGACATGCTGTTGTATCATTTATAAATTCTAAAGAACCAAATTCTGATATAGGGAAATACTTGTCATTTTACGCCTATGGTGTATATGGAACTACCTACAATTTTCATAGTGAGGCATTACGTTTCGTAGAGAAAGATCTTAATTTTAAAAGATCTCCCTGGGTACGATTTAAACTAAAAGATATATCTGTTCTAAACACCCTTTATAAGAGATGTCTTAAAGATCAGCAGACTTTTGATAATCCCATAGACGGGATCGTTGTTCGTATCGATGATTTAAGAGTATGCGAAGAGATTGGGTATACCGAACGTGCTCCAAGATTTTCATTGGCTCTCAAATTTAAGGAAGATGGGCACCTTGCTGAAATATCTAATATCACTTTTAATTTCGGAGAGAGTGGTGTTATCACCCCCATTGCACATCTAAAAGATCACGTGGTAATACATGGGGTATCTGTTAAGAAGATATCTTTACATTCTGTTGGGAACTTAAAAGAACTTGGTATCAATCCTGGGTCTAAAGTTAACGTCATCTTAGCAGGTAAAATCATCCCTCACATTCAATCTGTCATCTCCATAAGTAATCCATCCACATTCTCAATCCCAGATACCTGCTGGGTATGTGGATCTAAGTTAACATTTAATACGAAACATCTTAAATGTCAGAATGTTAAATGTAAGGAACTTAGAAGTACAATGCCTTCTTCAGACATAAACATGTGAATATATGGAGCAGTCTAATGCTAGATGCGACGCCACTCACACTAGACCAACTATATCAACTATATAAAGTTCGAGAAGTAGAAGGAACCCTTTTAATGAATATGTATATCACTCTAGGGGTCATCTTGGTGACCATCACCTTATCAAGTATTGGTTTGTGGTTTTGTTTTCACACTTATCAGTTAAAAAGGTCTCAACTAAAGAAACTTCCGTTAAAACAACTGTCTTTTCAAAACTCTAATACACAAAATGATCCTTCTTCTCAAAAGGTGTATGATTCTTCCATCGAACCTCTTATTAAGAAGAATCTTAAAAATATTGAAGATCAACTTTCAGCAATATTCAAACTCAACTTTGAAGAGTCAAAAAGTTTAACACTTAATACAGTAGAGTACGAGTTGATCATGGAGTCTCTTAATGAAACTTCTCGAGTTAAACGTCCTATTCTTAAACTTAACGTTAATATGACTCACGAGATTTCAAATTCTTCTCCATCAAAAATGGACTCCCCCGATGATGATGACGACGAGGCTTTCACCGATTCCATCTTATCTGTATTTGAAGTCTTCGGTGTTCCTGTACCAATATTTCCTAAAAGTAAAAAACTGGAAATAGATGTACGTGGGTCTGGACCTAAATGTATGGAGATTGACATGCATCTTGGTGTTTATTGGGATATGGAATTAAGGGAGTCACAGAATGTCTAAGCCCATCATTTTCCTGACAGGTGTCCATGGAAGCGGTAAATCAACACTTGCTGAAAGATATGCCTCTGAAAATAGTCTTACATATATCCCATCAAGTGTTAGTGATATTCACAAAAAATATGGCGTTACTGTTGCACAAGAAATCGATCTTGATCTAAAACTTAAGATTCAACATGAAGTCCTTCAAACCTGGAAGGGTCATCTTCTAGGTATCTTTGAACAAGGTACAGGAGCTATCTTTGATCGATGCCCTGTTGACTTCTATGTGTACACAATTATGGCTATTCGAAAAGACAGTAATACAAAGCACTGTGCTATCATGCAGAATTATCTTGATGAATGTATACGTATGATGAAGCAGGTTATGGCAAGTTTTAGAGTACATCTCATCTATGTATCTCCCATCTCTCAAGACGATCTGTTAACATCAGATCGTGGAGTCTATAAAGCACCTCCAGGACCATTCGCACAGATGTTTTCAGACATCATGATAGGCTGTCTTTACAGAAACGAGCTCCCTGCTCAGATCATAGAGGGTCCCCTTGATAAACGATACTCTCATATGGCAACGCTTATTCGTGATCTTATGACTTAGCCCATAGTGATATCATCTATATATTACTAAAGTGATCCACTCCAACGACCAACATAAGGTATGTTCACATGAATGACTCTGCAACACCTGCAGCTGAGACAACATCCTACCAACCCGTGGCAGCTGTCGTACCATCGACGCCTTCGATCACGATATATGCTTGTGGAGGGTGTGGGATCAACATGCTTCGCAGTATGAAAGATGCCATCTCTCCCTATATCGATAAAGTGCGTCGCATTTGCACTGCGGATGCAGATATTCGGTCCGGGGAAGAAGTTTATATGGTGTCTGGAACTAAAGGATCGGGATCAGGGACCATCCGATCCACAAATGCAGATGCTATTTTTAAGTATGTTGCAAATCTTGATGATGAAGATCTTGGCTACTCAGATATCAACATCATCCTCACCTCATTATCAGGTGGTAGCGGAAGTGTCATAGCGCCTGCGCTCATAAAACGTATCCATCGGCGCTCCGGCGGAAGTGCCCAGTTCATCTTCATCGGCGTTGGACATACGTCCTCTGAAACATTTACTAATAATACTCTTAATTCTCTCAAGAGCATGGTAAATATCACTACCACAGATAAGATCTATCTCCCCTCGCTTATCTTTGATAACAGTAGTGTTGGGGAAGATATCGTAAACGCTACTATGAAATACCGGTTAACACAACTGGTGTATCTCTTTGCCCTACCGACTTATAATCTAGACCCATCTGACCGTAAAAACTTCTTAAATGGCATCCGCACGATGAATGCAGCGCCTGGCATGCGTCTCTTGCGCTTACATTCCGTAGATGAGGAAGACACTCATGTCAACACTGGTGAAGTGTACCATCATGAAGAAGGTGAAATTTTCGACGCCTTATTGTCCATTGGTCATGAGACTGAGGATGGGGGTCGAAACTACATCAACTGGTCAAGTACCGTTCGACATGTTCGTCAGGGTATTTTCAAATCTCAACGCATAACGGCATTAGCAGCGTCCATCTCTTCTTCAGATGCCGGGATCGCTTCATTGATGAAAGAAATTGACAACCAGGCAACTCGATTCCAAAGTCAATCTAAACATGTCACTTCCATCATTCGGGTTGACCCCAGTGATACGAATGAACATGGCATGGTGCTGTAAGTAGTTACACTGTACCTTTTAGGAGAGGATGGGGATCCCCGGATCCCCATCCTCTCCGATGGTCATATTTAATTTTTCAAATAAATCATCTCAGGAGATTTATAAAAAATGTTTTATCTCCTATATCCTCTTCTACGTCAATCTAACTTATACTCAGATACGACAGCGAACTTCGGATATATCAATGATCATTTTCTACAAAGTATAAATGATTCAGATGGATCAGCCTCTCTTATTCTTATGGATCTTGTAGATATGGAATTTAGAACAGGATATAGTCTTAAGACTTCACAGTTGCATCCTCTCTATGGAAATCTTTATAAGACTGTTAATCTTCAAAAACTACCCTCTGGAGATGCCATCCTTGAAGTTGTACACTACAAAACCTCTCGCGGATACATGCCTTTCCGGGCGAAGTATCGAACCCAAAATGGGACCATGCCCGTACGATATGTATATGCAACCAATCTTGAAACCATCATGGCTACCTTATTTGGACAAGATGGCTATATTGGAGTTAGTGATGTTTTAAGTGAAATTGCAGATTCTATAAATGCGTATGGTACTGATAATCAAGAAGATCTCATACCGTTTTCATTTTCAGCAGAATGCCTAACTTCACGTATCATTCACACTCTAGATCATATGAAATTTAGCAGAGATGCACTATTTACAGGGAAGTCCCCCTTAGAAATTAAAGGGTATTCTGGATTTACAGAATATTTTCAAACAGGATACATTCCTTCAAATTTCATACACCAAGAACTCACCAAATCCCCCTTTCCAGGATTTGGATACCCAGACGCCCTAAAAGTCTCACCGCAAGATATGGGTGTGTTAATCGTTGAGGGTACATACGGAGAATTGGCTTATGTTGCCGATCTGCTTGAGAACTTATTCTTAACAGATATGGACCTGACATACATCGTCATGCAGGGTAAGATCAAACATCGTATCATCGAATATTGCATCGATCGCTTTCGACACATCATCCGCCCACATACCGAGGATGACATTCGGTGTGATATGATTGCGACATATCTCACACAAACATTTATCCCCTCACAGCATCCAGACAAAGATCTTTTAGAATGTATTCATAAAGGGTTAGAGCTTCGTATTATCAAGACTTTTAATGATGAAGCTTTAATTGTTCTAACAGCTCCAGATTATAAACAAGAACCATTTGCTATCTACTACATTGATTTCATTGTACATACATTTATTTCACAATCTATAGGGTTCATATAAGAGAGGTGGGGATTACCCACCTCTCTTATACTTATTTTTTGTCATGGTGAAGGTCAAAATCTATCATCTATATATTACTTAAGTGATTCCATTTCACCCTAAAGGAGGCCCACCTTATGTTTATTATCATCGATTACATGTCTGTAACTATCTGCGAACATTTCAAGTTATCGGCTACGCCGATAACGGAGTTTCCCCTTATGGCGTCACACTTTGAATCTATATGGAGTTGTATTTTAAAATTTAAAATACAACTCCATATTCTTATGCAACATTCTTTTTGACAATTTCAAAGAAATTTGAGTGAACACTCTACCCACTTCATCAACCCCCCCCCATCTAACACGCAACAAGGATGTCTATTATGTATATATTTGAATTCTCGAACTCGTTCACTATCGTTGAACACTTCAAGCTTGAAGTTTTGGATCCTCAGGAAGTTTCGCGAGAGCAACGATCGATGTCACTGGATGATATCATCTCCAAAGATAGTCAAGATGATGTCATTAAATATGTGAAAGAAAACATGGGGGCTCCTCTCTTCGATAAAATCTGTGCGGACGATTACCTACGATATGACTTGAATGGACCTATGGCCCTTCTCCCTGAACTGGGAGAGATTTTACATAAGAAACTGAATGCAAAAAATCTTCTAAATGCGAATGCGGGCGAATGCGTCTACTATGCATCTAAATGTGCGATGAAAGTCGTCAATGACAGAAGAGATATTACACTTTCACACCAGTCTCAATCCCTGGACATTCTGGGGTACCAAGAATGTCATTACGAACTAGGGAAGAAAGGACTACAGTCGTTTTATACGAATGTGGCGCGACGATACCCCATGCAGGGAGCAAGAGCTTTCTCTAAAGGCAGTGCCTTTAAAGACCTCATACATTCCGAGGCCATATCCAAACCATTCGACATTGAGAATGGCCGCGTGATTGAAGAATTTGATATTCTAAGAATTGAATCTTTTGTTCATACGTCTGGATTCATGAGAACTGAACGCCAGGAAGATGTTCCGACGTGGATCATGATAATACCTGGTATCGGATCACAAGTATATCCTATCCCCCTTGAACATGAAAGACTCTATCGTCAAATTTAAAAGAAAAGACCAGGTGACTTATTTTGACGGAAATAACTGTGCACTAGACGCGTTATGGTGAAGAAATCAGGTTGCTACAGATCTCACAGAACAGCTCTTGAGTGAACATCCCTCTCGGAAAATACCGGAAGAATTCATATACAAATCCATCACTACCAAGAAAGATTGGGGAACATTGCTACGGTGAAAATTTAGAGTTACGATGAAGAGAGGGCTTTTAAAGCCCTCTCTTCATGTCATTACGAAACGACGCGGATATCACACACTCGAGGTTGTACTATGTTATCTTCCAAAATATTAGCCGAAATGCTGAAGCAAGCTTTACAGCAAACAACACAAGTTATAAAAATATTTAGCAGATGACAGTCATCATGAGGAGCTATAATTGATAAAAGTATCCCTATTCTACTATAAGACGTTGTCACATAATCAGATTCTAAGTGTCACGCTTCAAAATCGAATGTCGGGGGAGGAACTTACGATTCAAACGCCCGCCATGGCCGACATAGCCAAACTTCAAAATCTTTCATGCGATCCCAACACCATAAACGTGCAGTCTCATGAAGAATTTGATGACGTTATTGTTAAATTTTGTGGTGATAACCCTAAGTTTCTAATGACGACGTGCTGGGGGAATAGTATTGAATCCTCATCTCACATCCCTCATAACCAATATTTGGAGTTTCGAAATCTCATATTGGACCAGCAGAAAATTCAACATTGGCCGATGACGGTAGTGTCCGCATATTTGGAAGGTGGGTTCTTTAAACGGTATTAAAGTCTGTCACTTCAAAGAGTGGGATATCTATCTAAGAAAGGAGGTTAGATACGAAGCATGGTCGATCTATCAAAAGAAATTAACGCGAATAAAAACGCTTCTGATAAAGACAAGAAGAAAAAGGAGGTTTTAAAAGAAGGGTTCTATGTTCCAGAGGAATATTCCGGAACCATCAACATTGGTAGTGTTGATGGTTCAGACTCGGAAAATCTAGGTGAGAAAGATGCTTAAATTAATTCTTGAAGGTCCCCCACTGCTTCAGGGTAGACCTTTAAATCGATCGCATTCGAACGCATTCTAAAAGAGGAGCGTAGATCATGTCTAAACAACAGGTCCATACCTAGGATCCTGCACAAATTGTGGAAAACTATCTTTCATCAAAGGAGATCGGGATCGGGATACAGAGATATGCTTCGACTGTCACAAATTATTATCGGGAGACCACTGTGACTACTGTGGGAACATCTGGACAGCCGATGTCCACGTCCATGACACCACCTTCTTTGACAGGTGGAAGACTTCTATCCATGAGCACTCTAAAGATGGAATTAACCATATTAAAGAGTTCTTCGATTCAGATCATCTTCTTACTTAAAAGTGGTGTTCATGCACACTTAGGTATATATTACTAGTATGAGCATAACACAATATCCTCATCAGGTAGGGTGTTAAATCTTAAAAATTAAAGGAGACTAAAATGAGTAAAATTGAACAACCTCTACCGACTTCCCAGCATATACAAACCCGTTCAAGTTTGTACTACGAACGGGGTAATTTAACAGATATATGTGTCGGCCATACCTGTGCCGAAACACTCGCTACTGGATGGGGTGCAATTGCCCTTTCAGACGGGGAATTGTCGCCAAAGGCGACCATCATGGATGGTCCATATGCCATGGCGATTACAGCTGGTAATAATGGCACAGCAACCGTCGAAGGGGATGATAAACCCAACACCTCAATCCTGGTTGCCCAGGGGGATGGAAGTAAGACTGTCTCCACGGGGCATGGTAATCTACACATGGCCCAGGGTATTGGAGTCACTGCCAAGGCCAGTGGGGTTGGAAATGTTTTGGTTGCAGTAGGATCTGGGCATCGCCCAGAGACTGTATCCACGGCGACGGCACGTGGGGACCAAAATACGGCTCTCACAGTGGGGGTAGGTTCGAGGGTAGAGATAATCGGGACCGGTGGGCTTGGCATCTGTAGGGGTAATAACACCAACAGCAGGACTAACGGAGATCGAGGAATGTCGATCTCCGTTGGTGATGAAGCAGAGGCACAGGCCGGGAATGGCGATTTCGTAACTGCCATCTCGAAGGGTATCCGTGCCAAGGCCACGGCGTATGGGCATGCACCCACCGCATTCGTGGCAGGGGAGTATTCGGAAGCCCTAAGTGCAGGGCCGTGGGCAGTGGCCATCGCCACCGGTCCGTTCAGCTCCGCCCGCGTAAGAAGTAGTAATGGAGTGGCTATCTCAACCGGGGATGCCGGTAAAGTTCGCTCAACCTTCGAGGGTTCAGCAATATTCCTTATAGAACGAGATGAAGAATATGGTCGAGACATTGTGAATGTCTTTGCCGGCATCGTCGGTAAAGACGGTATCAAACCCGCAACATGGTACACCCTCGTACAGGGTGTACTTACCGAAGTCTCAGACGAACCACTCCCCGACGACTCTGAAGACCACGAAACTATGTGAATATACAAGAGATGGGAGGGCTTCACCCCTCCCATCTCTTGCTCCTCTTATTTTTTTTTCACTATTATCGTATAGCCCATTTTTTTTTCACACTTAGCATATTAGGTGTTATATGGCGGAATCCAGTACAACAAATTCCTATGGCCTAGTTGTGGAATTTTTAAACCGTATCAATTTTAGTGACCCAGCCGTGTCTATTGTAGGGATGTCATGCTTTGTCATTTGCTTCATCGCTTTCCTTGTTTATAGGTCGTATTCACAATCTCAAACTTTAAGACTTCAATCCCCCCATCCATCCCCAACAGTAGAGGGGATGGATTATAATGATGTCATTAAGTTAATAGCAAGTATGCTCGAAGAGACCACACGATCTGTTCACGAGATGAACTCTACAACTGAGAAGTTCTGTGATAAGATCGATAAGCTAGAAGATTCGTTTAATAAGTTATATGATCGCATTGACAGAGTCGCTGACACCCCTTACCGAGGACCTCCACCAGGGAGAGATCCCAATACACTCACAGATACGCCATGATAGTTACAGATACAAGAGAGTGGGGCAGATGCCCCACTCTCTTGTATATTTATAGATTTGCATATGTTTTAAGAACAACATGATCGTTATAATGGGTTGGTGTTAAAATATTCTTATCACTTAAAACAAGAATGTCTGAATTAGATAACCCTGACCATATGGCGGAGTGATGATTAACAATGAACATTTGAGAGACAAGATTTTGATCCACAATCTCAGTAAAAAGTGTGAGAAGGTTTTGCTTATGATAGTGATCAAATCCCTTTCCAATCTCATCAAGACTGATAGGATATTTTGAAAGATTAAGGTGATAAATAACCGATAACATAAATGCTAAGTCTATCATTTCCTTTTGAGCATCGGAACATAGTGAGATATCTGGAACAATAATGTCTCCAGATTGTGCTTTGAATTTATAATCTAAAGGATCATGAAGATCCACTGGGATGACTTCAAAAGGATAACTAAATACTAAATCAATATAGAGATTCATTCTTTCAATGAGACTATTTACAAACGATACAGTATATTTGTGAGGAATGCCATCTTTGGGAGATAATGCTTTTTCAATATATTCTAATTTCTCTTTCTTTTTTAAGATTTTCTTGATTTGATGTTTGATTTCACCTGTATATTTAGCAGAGAGAATTTCTTGATGACGCAAAGTGTGATCAATAACCCCCATGCGTTTGAGGTAATGATCTTTGGCATCTTGACCAATGTCTAAAAGATCGCAATATAAATCTTTAAGATGTGACTGTCTTGAGATTTCATAGAAGGTGTCTAGCTCTATAGAGGTATCATCCACCCATTTTAAGGTATCTTCATATTCACATAATTTAGAATACAAATGTTCATAATACGCAATGTCATTTGTGGTACGATCTTGTTTACACCTTAAAGTGTTTAGAGTGACCATTTTTTCATTAAGAAGATTTTCTGTAAATGTAATTTCTGAAGTATCTGTCTTCTCAAGTTTCTCTTTTATCTCGAGTTTATTAAGGTATTCAGCTTTAAGATCTTCAACTTCATAAAAACATTGAGATCCTTCATAATGCGCATGTAAAATATGATAGATATGCACAGGGTTAGATTGAAGTGTATTTAAAAGCTTTAACCCCTCTAACTTAGAATTTAGTTCAGGATACTCTCGTAATAAGGTTACAATATCTAAAATCTTAGGGACATAAGGATGTTGTTCTTGAAGTTGTTCTGAGAGATGGTCAACATAGAACTGACGTCGTTTTAATTTATGATCAATTTTTCTTAAAGCTTCTTTTAATTTAGAGAGCTTATCATGTACAACATCATGTTTTAAAACAAATGCCGAATATAAAGGACATATGTCAAAAGAACAGTTAGTTTTAGGAAGGTCATCTAGTGAAATGTCTAACTCTCGCGATAAGTCCTGACATTGAGAAGTATAGTGATCTCTTTGACCTTCTAAGATTTTAATCTGTTCACTTCGTCTATAAAGACTGTTTTGTTTTAGTTTCAATTTCCCACTTTGAAGAAGGGCTGTTGAGATCCCAATAAAAAAAGATGTTAAAGACTGTAACATATCAATCTTTTCTTTAAGAACAGGGAGACGTGTACGTGTGAAAGGGTCAGTGATATCGGATATACATTGAGATTTTAAAGAGATGGTTGCTCGTAAGGTCTCTAATGTATTTTCAAGGTCTTGAGTATCTTCTTGATCTTTAAGACGCTCCAATACATCTTGGTATCTAGAGATTTCTTCAATCAGCGTTGTAATTTGTTCGAAATACATACTGTCGTGAGCTTTGAGAGTATCTATCTTGGATCTCGTGTCTTCTTTTTGAAAGATAATATCTTCTCTAGGAACCTCTTTAAATATAGAAAGATTTTTATAAACTTTCTGACATTGAGCTCGAATCTGATCAAGATCTATGTTACATGAAGTTTCAGTTTTAAGAACGGATATCTTCTCTTCAAGTTGATAAAGAGTTTTAATAACTCCTTTTAAATGTGTATCGATTTCTTCTCGTTCATCTACGAGTTCTGTTAAGATCTCTTCACTTAACAATTCAGACCTTAACTCAGCTTCGCGTTCATGTAGCATTGTTAAGTTATTTTTACACGCTTTTATCTGGGATGATATTTTTTTATGATACTCTAAAATAAACTCAATGGAGTAAAGATTGATAAACATTAAGATGTTCTTACGATGACCAGGGGCCATCATGGTTAGTTGGTATTTTCCAGTAACAATATCTTCAACACGTTTAGTGTAAGATAGATGTGATCTTACAAGATCTTCTTGTACAGAGGTCGTACCCGATTCGTTAAGTTCTTTACCATCTTTTAAAAAAGAGTGAGAATGACTTTTAATTCGGAAATCTGATGTCAGAACGTAAATATGTCCTTCATGACTTAACTCGATCTTCTTATATCCAAAATTAAAATAATCTGACCGGTTCGCAGGGAGAGGACTACATTCTCTTAAAAGAGATGACTTACCAGATCCATTTGTTCCTAAAATAAGTTGAACAACAGAGTCAGTATCTAAGGTCAATGTTTCAATACCAAACGAAGAGAAGGCTTTAAGCTGATGAAGTTCGATTTGAATATATTTCATAATCCCTCAAATATCTGGGTAACCTATGTATAAGATCATTCTCCCTGCGAATCTTTTAATCCCGTATATACATACTTATATATGTTACAGTATCTACTATATGAAGACACCTACAGAAGTGTCTATTTTTTAAACCAACATTTAAATACATTCATTAGGGCCTATTTAGAGGTATCGATATAAGGAACGCGGGCAATGACAGACTATCGCTCAATAACTTTTCACTGTGAAGAAGATGGTTATCTTTCTACTGTTTTTGAAAAAAAGAATGGACAGAAAGAAGTACATCCCTATAAAACAGAACATTGTCTTTATAAATCACCTAATATTGCAAGATCTCTACCAATAACAGATCAAGTATGCCCTTTCTGTAAAGGACTTGTAACTTTAACACATGACGATCATGCCTATTGTTTAAATCTCAAATGCCCAGGGGCATACATGCCCACCTTAACACTTCAAAGTCTAATGCTTCAACTCCCACCAGATCTTCATGAGGTCATCTGTAGTTTAGGGATGAAAAATCCTCATTTAGAGTTTTCCGATTTTCTAAATTTAGCAGATGATCAAGTTAAGAAGTCTTATAAGAAAATTCTTCTCCAAAATATCAAAAGTCTATCTGGAACAGATTTTATGACATTTATGCGACTTCCTAAGTTTGTGATTGAAGATCTTACTACAGATTGTCAGCCGATGCTTAGCAGTCCTATTGAAGTCTACCATGCGATTACATCTGGTCAGTTTAAGATGGATAAACTAACACATCCATCTTCTTTTGGATTGGCACTGTCATCGTTTGGAATTGTGAATCGAGGTTATGTTTTACGTTTTCTCGATACTACCACGCGCGTACGTTAAAATTCATAGAGCTTTAACGTATATATTACCATTATGATTCGCCATATTTTAAGGCGTGTCTATCCGGATACAAAAAACATCTCATTAGGAGAGTTACATAATGAGCGATAAAGAAAACCAGACCCCAAAAGAAATGACTGAAGGGGAATCCTCGGCCGTTGAATTTATCAATTCAAAGGCAACCTTTGACACCAAGAAGGATACCTTCTCAGTATCCCGTAAAGAGTATTACGCGTACGGAGCACAACGGGGTGTTCCCCAGGAAATGTTCCAGTCTGTAAAAGACGTGGATCAAGATCTTGGATCAGCAGCTATCCGAGTTGCTGCTGATAAATTGGCAGTAAAAGTCAAAGACGCGTTAAAGAAAGGTGAGGACCCGAAGGACCTGGAATTCTCGGGTACGATTCAGACCGCGATTGGGAAGATCAGTGCACGCGTTATGGCGGAGCGTGTTCGGACCGTTCCAAAACGTGTAGATAAGGATGGTAATGTTCTATCCGAACAATCTACCATCACAAAACACGGGCCATCATCTCTACAGGTTATTGTGTCGAAGGGTGCTAAGAAAGAACCCGGGTTATATGCCCAAGATCGGATCGCCGCTGCGATGAAAGGGAAGTAACTCTTCTCTCCTTGACGACGACTGCAATATATAAAAGGGAGAGGGGACAATCCCCTCTCCCTTATTCCTATTTGTTTATTTTTAGGCTTTAAAACTAAAGCATGCTTAACTATTTCATCTCTAATACTTCTAAATTTCAAGAAGTAAGGTAGAGATACAGCCCTCTTAACATATGGAGTATGAGAACAATGTCATCCGTAGAAATGAAACACGACTACAGTCAAGACCTGCACCTGTCCAGTCAAAATGTAGAGATAATGCTACAAGCCCTTTATGCATGTAGCCAGTCAATACATACCTCAATTTTCTCACAGAATTATCAATCTGGCATGGATGGGGTGTGTAACCTAAAGATTGCCGGAGATCCATTGGAGGTAGGGGTTTATGATATTTCAGGTGAACTTGTTCTTAGTGCAGATACGCCAAAGTTTAACTTGAAAGAATCCTATCTTAAGGATCTTAAAACCCTTGTGTCTAAACATTTAGAGTCTGCGAATAACTCAGATGATTTTAATAGCAAATTTTATACTGTTAAATCCATCATTTACAATCCTGATCAACGTGAGCTAACAATACGATTTGAAGATATAACAGCGTATGATGATCTTGAAGAACTCAGACCTCCCCACCTAAGCTCATCTGGAACTAAAAAAGATCACGATCTTTCTATAAGTCCTATAAAGGCATTTACAGAAGAATCTACAGTAGAAGTAGATGACACATCTGTCCCTAAAGAGTCGTCTCCAAAAGACCTCCTCATTGAGACAGTTAAACATGTAGCATTTAACATTCTAGATCTGTCACCTGTAAGTTCTGAACTGGGCCACCTCATCTCTCCTTATGTTGAAATTAAAGATAGGTGTGATGGATCTTATATTGAACTCTTTAATGTCCATGTTAATCACGAGAGGGTTATCATGGAGGATCCGGCTCTGGTGTTAAACCGGACACCTAAATTTCTAAAAGCCATTGAGGAAAATTTCTCTTACGAAGAAAATTTTGTATCAGGTGTGCGGTACTCTCACGAATCTAAGTCTCTTAAGATCTCCTTGAAAAACTTCACAAGACACTTTAACGACTTGAAAAAGGTTGCTGGGTGTGAAGACACCTTTACTCTTCCAGTGGCAGTAGACGCCGCAGTGAGTTATTCAGACTTGGTTTCGAATGTAGTGTATGCTTTCATCAACAGAGGTATTGTTCACGTAGAATCAGGAGATCTTCCTTGTAAATACGTTAGACAACAAGGTGTTTCAACTGTCACACTTACGTGTCCTAAAGTCTCTATTCTAAGGGACTTTAAACCTGTAACCGAAGATGCAGAATTTCTTAGAGGACTATTGGCCGTTATTAATGTTGATATATTCTATCAACGCGCTCTGTTTTATGAATTTAAGACCTTAATGACAGCGTGGCATATAACCCTCACTTCAAATGAAGGTCTTACGATTCATTTTGTACCGAGACCCAACGTATCAAATAGCTCTTCTGACATTAGTCATAGTGATGTACGGAGTAAAGATATTCTTTCAGAGTTTGCAATTTCATGTTACCAGACACTTGTGAGAAGAAGGATTGATAGAAAGACTGTTAAAAATCTTAAAAATGCCTCAACATACACGCATAATCCGTTTGGTACCATTTCACTAAGCATCCCCATCTATCATCACTTACTACGGTCCCCATCCTGCAGTACTGAACTTCTAACTGCTATAAAGAAGTATAAGGATAACATGAATAATAATAAGTATACTCGATCAGAACTTAAAGCGGTATTAGGTGATAATTGTTTCGTATCGAATATCAGCATAGAAACTTACCCTAAAACAGATTATGCTTGTCTTATTCTACAGGTTAAAACCCCTCCTCGTATCTAGGTGTTTTGAAGGTTTCTCTGTCTAGATATTTTTATAAATATAAAAAGATATATCTAGTATGTCGTAATCATCAAATCTAACAAGATAAAATCTCATATAAGAAGGATAGGGTATTACCCTATCCTTCTTATATACCGTTTAGAAATAAAGAAAGATTAAACATAAGGAAGGAAGGACTTCTAAATGTCACATGAAGAAACATATCGTAAAATAAACACAATGGCACGTACTCTTAGAGAGAGACTTGATACTTTATTTCGTACTAGTTTACCTGAAAATAAAAATTCTTTAGATACACATCTGAGTGAACATCTAACCTCTCTTATAGTAGATGCACTTGAAAACTTAGATAAGACGTTAACACTTAATGAATATTATCTGAATAATTATAAAATTTATGAGGGTCTTAAATTCATTCGAAATGAGTCTCCTAGTGGACAAGTTCTTTTTCTTAAGATACCTAATGCTGAGATCAGTGGTCTTAATGTTGAGACACTTGTACCGTTTGATAGGGACTCTACAGAGATGGCTTATCTTAGACATGCAGTGTGTTCTGTCTTTAAGAAATTGGAGACAGTGGACTCTTCACAATTAATGATCGATGATGTTGACAATACGATCACATATCAGGAACATTATACCCCTTCTAATGAGGAGGATGGTGATGATGTAAGTGTAGTTCCTATTGAGCTGAATAAGAATAGTAGTTTTAAAGAAATTATGTTTGAAGGGAACGCCCTTCTTCCATCGGGTGGTGTGACATTTGGGTCTATTATTCAGTCACAATCGGATGTCTCTGTTCTTCTTAAATTTCCTTATGTTTCATCATCAAAAATCGAATCTGATACCTATGATATCTCTAAGATTATTCGCCTTGATAATGTCAAACTTAAATATACGAGGGTAGTTTTGAACTCGTTCTTCGAAGTTGGATTTACCTATCAAAGTTCTCAGGTAGAGATCGTTGCTAAAGAGAAAATAGCTTAAGGTCTTTTTAAGGTTAAGTTAGATCTTGAAGATAAGTCTTCACCTTCTAATTTTACAGTAAAATAGTCCCATATACCTTAAGATTTTGATGTCTCATATCTTTTAAAATGGGATAGTAAGGTAGGTATACGGACCTTCCTATATTAGACGGTGTATAAGAGAGAGGGATTACTCCCTCTCTCTTATCTACATCTGAATATCTTTAACATCTTCAAGAAGAATCTTCTTTCTTTTCTTTTTTATCTTTTTAGCTGTAGGATCTATACCTTGTAAAATAAGAGGGATAAACTTTTTACAAAAGGCATAGTTAATGGCGATGGCATCTGCTTCATGTTCAGATGCTTCTTTATACTTAACTTTATCTTTAATAAGGATGTCGTTATGAGTGTTAACGGCATTATAGATATCGTCTTTTGTTGCTGTCCCTTCAAAGACAACTGCTTTAACTTCTTTAGGGGGCATCTCATAGGGGTTAATATTTAAGCTCTTATGAGCGGCTTGTCTTATGCGATCGATAACAAGTTTTAAGGAAATAAAAGCTGCAATAAAGAGATGTGCAAAGGCTCCTTCTGATACAACATAATCTGGTTTAACCCTCATCATAATCTCTTTTGAATGATCATGGATGGCACATAGGATCGTGTATTGTTTTGCAAAGATAGGGAGCATATATTTTTTACGTTCTTTAGCAATCCTATCACCTAATATAAGATCGAATTCTAAGATTTTACATTTCCCAGTTCTAAGATTATACTCAGAGAGAGCATATCCCATTTTGTAGAGTCCTGGGTCAAATGATAATACGCGTATAATGTCTTTAGTCATTTAAATGTCCTTAATATATACTTAACATATCATCTACAGGTTAAATAGAAAAGAGAGGTGGGTTAAACCCACCTCTCTTGGATAGGACGCGTATCTATATTCTTAAGTGTGTGCAGGTGTAGTATGCTCCATCTGGATAGAAACAAGTTCTTGTTCAAGCATGAGTATGTCTCCTTTAAGATGTTCACTAAATGCCTGATCCATCTCTTGATAATTGGGGAGGTTAAAATATTTATGACACATAGGGATGGCGTTCTCTTCAACAGCAAGATATTGACTGAGGTAACTGCGTACATCCTCTCGGGAGAACCCCTCGATCTCTAGGATCATAGCTCTCTTGGTCTCTCGAGAGACATTGCACATCATATCGTTATTGGGATATAGAGCACTAAAATCGATATCGTTAACATGTGGGTGAACATGGGTTTCTCGGAAGAGAGCTTCTCTTAGAACATTAGCTCCAGCTCTATAAGCCCGCTCTGCTGGAAGAACGGCACCCCCCTTCTTTGCAATATCATGTCCATCATCTCCCCAGGCTGCTGTTGCGGCTGGAACATGCATAGGGGACATGTTAATACAATAGAAATGGATCTCATCAGCACTTCGCCTGGTTTGTTTATTGAAGTTCTGACAAGGGGTATATTTAAGAAGGGTGTTCATAGAGGCGATGTCATGATTGATCCATCCAAGAACCTGCATCCCGATAACGTCAAAGATGCCGTATAGAATATATTCATAAGGATGCTCAGATTGCATGAAACGATGCCAGTCAGCTGTTGACATCTCATTAGCAGATGGGATTTCTTCTTTAAACTTAAGCTTCCCATCTGAGACTTTATTTTTCCGTAAAATATAATCTAAACTATAATTATTTTCATACCCACTCACGATCCTAAGAATAGAATACAGACACATCGCATCGATCCATTGTGTATAACTAGGCCCATACAACCAATGCCATCGTCGTGATGAAATGTCTCCATGTTTACCTTTATCTACTTTAAATAAAAATTTACGATACTCTTTTGGAACTTCTTCTGGGGAAAATATTTCCGAAGGATCAACACCTGCTTGTTCACATGTTCTTAAAATCACGGGAATATCAAATTCAATATTCCAAATGGTCATGTAATCTGTCTTATTTTTATGAAGGTTACCAAGTGTATACCGAAGGATATCAATAGGGGTGTCTGCAATGTGGATGTGATATTTAAACTGTCTATCCCCAATAGCTTTTTGAGCCTCTTTTGAGGGGAAGATCTTTTTTTGATCTTTAAGAATACGATCGATATACCCTTCAATATTCTTAATGATTTCATCATCTGTACTTGTCGTATCTTTTTTAAAGAAACTTCTTAAAACACTTGTGTATACTAACTCTTCATGCGTAATAGTCGCCATGATGAGTTTGCCGAAATCATCTTTAAACATAGATGTTTCAGTATCAAACCCCCCAGATGTCACACCTCTCTTTGTGAGTCCTGTTTCATTAAATTTCTTATCCATTTGATACTTAATGAGAGACTCAACACTGATATCTGTTCCATATAAGTAAGGGGATTTTGAGAGTTGTCTTAAAGATATAAATTGATTAGGGTGAAATCCATTTAAAGCTTTAAAAGCTTCTGTTGTTAATTGGTCATTATACGTAACATATTCATCTAAATTCTGAATGGTCTCCCATTCTTTCTTTTCATTATAGACAGACTGCATCCCCTTTTTAGTCACCCAGAACTTTCGTTTAGGACGATAAATTTTCTTTAAAGCAGGACGTACAGAACCATCTTCTAAATACTGATTTACCTTTACAAAAACGGCATCGTGTTTATCTGGACCAATATACTGAACATGACTACTGTGTACAAACTGTTCCCCTAGGATCTTCATCACTATCATCCTTTTTTACATATTAACTTCCGTTGTATATCATCCCTCCTGCTTATATGAAGATAAACAAAATAGAAATAGAGAGAGGGCCCTAGGGCCCTCTCTCTATCATCTTCTTCGGTAAAGAAAAGAGTTTTTTAGGTAAAGTCAATGCCTGAAAAGACATCATTCAACCCAGTGATCGTGCATTCAAAACCAATTGGGTTGGTAACGAATGGAATCTCACGAGTGTTATGGATAAACCGCTTGTTAGCGGCATTGCCATTGGTAAGAGTGTAGCTCCCCATGAAGTTCCCACAATCACGGATAGCCGCAAATGAAGTTACTTCATCTTCAGAGCCTTCATCACGAACATACATACCGATAACGGTATTGTCCATGTTCTTAAATGACGTCCCATAGACATCCACTCGGGTGTCATTTTGGAGGTTAAAGGAGTAATCCGAACCTGCCATTTTCCGACCACCTTCAGGAAGATCGGACAGCACGTTGTGATAGGCATCGATACCAAACAAGATGTCCACCAACGGACGTGCTGCAATGACTTTAATAACCGGAGTTTCGCCCGGTTTGAACACCGTCATATACTGCGAGTTGGTCTTAATCAAAGAGTCCATTGCTAAGAAACGGAATCGCATCAGAGCATGGAGATCAGAAGGACGTTCAGATTCACGCATAATCGCGATACCAGAGGCCGAGATGTCGATCGTAGTTTTCACGACATACGGTTTAACAACCGTACCGGCGGCATATTGACGACCAACGGTTTGGAAATAGTTCGTCTGAGCCGCATTCTCTTTTTCAAACGTATTGCGAGCATTAACGGTGTCAAGGTGACCCCGAATCACCGAAAGCCCCCGAGTAGAGTTACCGATGTCAGCAACCGTCCCCATCGACTCAAGAACTTCTTCAGTCGTAACCTGTTGCAAAGAGAAATCTGCAATCATGGTGCGACCAACAGGAATTTCATAAGCCTGCGGGCGAACATTATGACGGATGGCCAGATCTGCTTTGCGAACGTTCTCTTCTGACCAGGTTGCATCGATAGACCAGCCGATGGCTTCAACTGTCAGGTCATCCATAATGTCCTGAGTTGCTGTTGCAGGATCAGCATCCGCATCACCGATAACGATTGCTTCACCCTTTGCAGTGGGATTGCCGCTAACATACGAAGTTTTAAGTTCAACGTCACCAGAGAACGACACTGAGAGGCGGATGGCATCCGAGGTGTCGACATCTGCCAGAATCACAGATGCAGACCCGTTAGATTGCAAAGTTGTGGAGGTCAAGTTGAACATGACATCACGCAACATCGCTACGCGAACAGAAGAGTCCTGTTGGTTATCATGTTCGGTGAATCGACCACCGGCATAGTGAAGCGTCGGAATTGAGAAAGTCTCGACAGTGTTTGGAGTACCAGCAAGAGTCAATTGGACCAACACACTTTTAACTTCAGCACCTTCCGATACGAGATCGGTATAATCAGCCGTGTCAAAGCCAGATCGATTCGAGTCAAAATGCAAATCAAGCATGTTGGCCCGGACACCTGGCATCAAGACGTCATCTGCAACCAAATAGGTTTCAGTGCCAGTGTCATTGCTTTTCTTCAAGGTAACCGGTTTTGCAGTCGTGTCAACGATCTCCGGATTACGATAGAGATCGATCAAGGTCCGACGATGATCCATGCTGTATCGCGTCTTGGCATCAGCCGACTGGGATTTACCCAGATTGTAGACTTCAACTTCCGGAATACGGATCTTGATGATGGGGTCTTTGTGCGAGATGCGCGAGAAAACGCGATCCATCAGAGACTTCCATGACCGAACAATCGTCAATGCGATGTTCAATCGTGCATCTGTTACAACGTGGTCAATGTTCACACCAAATGCTTCGAAAGCAGTTGCCGTATTGACATCATTCATGACCTGGCTGTAAGCACCGCGCGAAGTAACTTCATGCATGGCGGCAACAGATTTGTCCCCACGTGAAGTCATCTGGAAGTGACGCGATGCATCCACACCACCATTCAAGATGGCTGCGATCGAACGGGTCAGCGATTTTTGAGTGTTCTTTGGCAGCGCTGCCATATTAACACCCGCATCCGCCATCAGCTTAGCGACTGATGCCTGGAAGTCGCCACCGGCAGACGCCCCTTCAGTGAAGAAGGTCTTTACCGAGTCGCTGTTGATCTCAACTTTTTTGTTAAGATCATTAAACCCTTCTGTTGCACCTGAAAAGAGTGCACTATCTTCCATAGAGAAGGTTTTTACTGCGCTAAAAATGCGCTCACAAGAAACGACCTCACGGTCGTTCGGATTTGTAATCACCTGCTGTTGCAGCTGATCCCATACACTATCAAATGGGCTCGTCATTTATTTGTCCTCTTTTACCGAAAAAGTTTTAAACTGATCTTCGATACCCAATACTTTTAGCACCCTTTGGGTATCCTCAATGGGTGTTAACCACATCCATCGAGCACACCAATCTTTAAGAAGAGACAGACCCTCAGGTGTAATGTCGATAAGGTCCTGTCTGGCTTCAAAAAGTTGGCAAGCCTTCCAAACAGCTTCACAATAAAGAGTGGATGCTTTCTCTTCATTATCTTGAAGATCAATAAAGGCAAACGCCTTCCCAACCGGGGTCGTCGCTATACTATTATTTTGATCCTCCCCGTCACCGGGATTTTCGTCTTGTGCAGGGTCGTCTTCAAAGTCGTTATCAGATGGATCACTAGGAGCCTCATCGTCCTCATCTTCTGGGATTTCATCGTCTTCAGATGAGGTGTCGTCATCACCTTCTTCTTCTGTATCTTCTTCAAGTACTGCAGTTGGATCACCGCGTAGTTCTTTAATCTGATCTTCGATGGCTTCACAGCCAAATGTCACCTGATTAATTTGAGAACGCGCATAATCCGATACCGACCATGTTGGAACCATAGTAGGTTTTCCAAGTTTAGAATGTACACCTAAATAGTGATCTATGATAAATCTAAGAGCAGGGGACAGCTGATCTTGAATAGTACTAAGCGTATTCCTAAATTCAATGTTATCAATATTTTGAAATACAGAATTAAAGAACTTAGAAGCGTCTTTATGATCATAGATGGTGGGGTTACAATGTTGATCTGTTAAAATAAGATTGGCAAACATCGGATAGGCGTTTTCACGATCATGTGACCCGGTGGTATCGGACACATATTCATATGCCGTCATGCTAGCAAGAATGTTTGCAAGAGGAGCCCCATGGGTACCGTAACCTAAGTTGATGGCTGGGGCATGTAAGGCGAGAATATCTTTAATACGTCTGAAACCCTCAAACACCTCAAGTGTACTGAGATTATCAGTTTTCCAAGATCGGGTAAGGAGGTATAAATATTTCCAAATAGAAGGAATGTCTGAATTAAGGGTTATTTCAGAACAATCAATCTCTGTAATTTTAAAATCAAAGGTATGATTGTTAAAGATTACAGTGTGATACTTTGAGATAGCAGCAGATTCTTCTGGTGTAACCACCCACTTCTTAGTACTATTTCCAAATACTGCTAAGGTCAGATATACCAGTGCTTTAGGGAAAAACTTATAAAGACCAATACGGGAGGCAATCTGTTCAACAAGTCGAGTATCGAGTGTGTAAGTATTAGAAGAGTTTTCCTGATGAGAACGTTTCCGTGTAATATACTCTTGTGCAAACTTTGCAACATATCCGTCTTTAGATGTGAGCAGTCGTTTGGCAACTTCAATAATGTTTGAATGTAACGTATTATAATCTAGGTACATTAATTTCTTATTGTGAGAATAAAAGATAAGATTGTAATGATAGAATATAAAAGATGCCATATTCCGAATATCGTCTGTGACAAGGCCATCTTCTAAAAAGGTATCAACGGTAATTTTTTTACTTCTTGCATAAAGAATATCTTCCCACCCCACTTGGGATGGGAGAAAGCTTTCTACACTTCCAGACATGTGTAATTTAAGATTTTCAGAAAGGTGCCTATGCATATAGAGCATATGTGTTAACCCTTTACATAAGGTTTAAGGTACTTAAGAATACCCGGAAAACTGCATACTATGTTTTAAGTATGTCTGAGACGTCTGATGAGGTCTTTATGATTATGAGTTACTTGAAAACCATCAAAATAGGGTCATAAAAAATGTTTCTAACCCCAGACCTATTATTAGATTGTATAACAGTCTTATTTCACGATAATAGTGAGACGAATAAGAATATTGTTAAAGAAATTGTAACGATCTATGAAGGATCTATTGCTGCTGGAACAGGAAGTTCTGAACAGGATGCGGTTGTTGAATTATATGTTTGGATTATTAACCTTCTCTTAGACGATGGCCTTGATCGCACTGATGAAAATGATGTAAACAGATTTCTTATTAAAATCAAATCAAATCCTATCATGGAGAAACGACGAGAAATCTATGATCTCCTTTCAAACTTGTTTACATCTAGAGAAACCCTATCTGAAGTTAAACTTGCTAAATGTTTTAATGCTATCCAAACTCGTCTTTTACATATTCGTATGAATAAGGTTAGTCGCATGTTTTTTGGTGGCGTTAATCGTGTTCAGGATATGGCGAATGTTGAAGATCAAAGTCGAGACCTTAAGAAATTAATTATAACCATTAAAGAAGCCTTAGATGAAACCGAGAAATCATTATCCTCTTCAAGTGATGATGGTGCCATCGAGACCGTTTCATTTAACAATAAACAGAGTATGAAAAATGCTCTTAAGAAAAATAACGATCGAACAATTAGAGGGGTTATCAAGACAGGACTCCAAGGTCTTAATATGGCCTTTGGTAAAGCTGGAGGGCTGATCTTAGGTGAAAGCGTTATTTTTAACGCACCCTCTTATCATGGTAAGTCTCTTATTCTCCAACTGGTCGCGATGTGGGCTGCTGTGTATAATACACCAGCACCTTGTGATGGAAAGATGCCTCTCATCATACTCTTTTCATTAGAAAATGAAGCTTTTCAGAATTTCATCTTTATATCAAGTGTCATGTATTATCAGGCAACTGGTAAAGAGATCGGAAATTTGGCTAAAGAAGAGGTTCAAGATGATCTTATTGATTGGGTGTATGATGAGTTTGAGAAGAATGGTTTTAAACTCGAAATCATTCGTCAACTTCCTGACACCTTTGGATATGAAGAAATTGTTCAAATTATTAATTATAAAGAAAAGTCTGGATTCGTCATTCATTTATGCGTTATTGACTATATTAATAAAATGCGTAAAGGGGCAAATGGTGATAAAAATGCATCTTCTGTTGGGAACCATCTTCTCATTAAAGAACTTTATAGTAAATTGTGTAACTATTTTAAAACAAAAGGCATCACACTCGTCTCCGCACATCAGTTGAATCGAGATGCACTTAAGATAGGAAACATTGGTGGTAAACGTGAGGTTGTAAAATATCTTAATGCAGATCATCTTGCAGAGAGTGTTGATGTCCAGCGTGAACCAGATGTACTGTTTTTCATGTATAAAGAATATAACTATGATGGTATTCCATTTCTAACAATGCGAATTGATAAACACCGTTATGTCAATGATACTCCAGATACCCATAAACATTTTGCATATCCTTTTACGAAACATGGTATCTTAGCTGATATTAATGGTACACCTATGTTTACTCGTGATATTTACAATTATAAACCTAAAGATATGAGTCTCTTTCATGACAATATTGCCACTAATAAGCAAGCTCTTGATCAAGCTTCTGCATCTGACATCTTCTAGAGTTACCCCTAGAACAGAGAAGAGATCCCCAATTAAGGGGATCTCTTCTCTTATGCCCATTTCCAGATAGTATGATCATGACTTTTACATCATACAGGGATATTTTACCATGGTGACATCGATTACTGCTGAAGGTATTTCTACTTCTAAATTTACCTTAAACGATGAAGATGCTGTTGCAATTATTTCAGATCTTGAAGGTGCAACTGATCTCACACATAAGTTAGTATCTGCAGGGGCGGTATCAACCTATGTCACTCAGAAAGTTCTTCAGGTTACATCGGGTGGGAATGGTTCTTCTATTTCTGATGTGAATATGATTACAAAAGCCCCTATGGGAACTCTTAAACTTGGGGATGTTGGTCCTTTCCCTTTTATTGGTAAACTTAAAAACATTACGCACTGTAAAGGGGGTGTTTTTAGTCCATCCTCTGGATACATCACCTGTTCACATGATGCAACAACATCACTTGGAAATGCCGTACGATGTGATATTTTAGAGAGAGGTGTGCTCTTTAACTACCTAGGACCTGCAAACAAAATTACAAGTGCAACGCTTTTTTATGAACTCTTATATCCAAGACCCATCTCACATGTCATTTTGCATGTAGAACAGGTGGCAACAGATTGTGTTCCAAATGAGATCATCATCACGGTTAACAACACCTCATATACAGTAGATCTTACAATGGCAGAAGGTTATGGAGGTGGGTACCATACAGTTACATATACCCTTCCAGATGGACCTGTTATTGTAACCGATCCATTAGCTTTTCATATTTCAAACATGTCTTCTGGGTCAACATATGGTCTTGGTGTCGATGTCTTGTTCTCAGATATTGGGGCTGCAACTTTTGTTATTAACAGTGGCATCGATGTCAATATGTCTAACAAGGACGGTGTCATTAATCAATACCGAACAAACACCCCTATTAGTGTAAACACTGCTACTCTTGAAAATGATCATTGGTATACACTCATGTTCAATTCTGTTACAAATCTCCCAGAACTACATGTCTTCACTCCAACTGTCGTAACTCCAAATCAACCAGATCGAAATGCGTATCCTTTAAAAGCCCTTTCTTTAGAACATCTGGGATATGGAACTGTTACTTCCACCTATCAGGCTGGGAATGTATATGGACTATATCAGGGTCATGATGGTGTGAGTGGCGGCCAGACAACCGTTCACATAAAAACCTTCACCTCCCCAATTTCTATTCGTAAGATTGATTATCAGGTTAACAGTGTTGCATTATCTGATATTGATTTTGCAGAGATCATTGAGACGACGTTAGAATGTCGTCTTGAAGACGATAGCGTCATAACGCTTTCAACGCAAGGTCCCAATCCTGCTCTGCCAAAGAAAGTTGTGAAACACAATCGACCTTCTACACAGACAGTCTATACTGGAACAGGTGGGCGGTATGCTTTAGATGTATCTGTTGTTGTTGAAGACTATACAGAACTTAAAATTAAACAGTTCACAATTACATCTACATCTACAAGTGTCACGATTAACCAACAAAATTCATCTCTTTGGAATCTTAAGGTTGGTATAAATGTCCCATGGTTTGATACGACTTTAAAGAAGTGGAATGACGACACTTCCAGGTTCTTTATCGGATATCTGAGTAAATCATCTCTCTCTGGAAATATTCTTTTTTCACCCTCAGCTATAAATTCTTTTGGAGACATATACCCAACTGGTTATAATACTTTGCTGGCCTCTGAGATCAGAGATGTTTTAAATCCTTTTTTTGTTATGCAAGATCTTATCCCTATAACAAACGACGATGCTTCTATAGTTAAAGTATTATCTCCAAGTGTTCTTCAAATTGCATGTAACAACACCCCTCACCTTCGACTTAAGAGACTTTAAATTATCAGTAGGAGAGAGGGTGGGAGATCCCACCCTCTCTCTCTTATATTCGAATTTCTCAATTAAAAAATACATATACATTACTTTAATGATTCGACGTCAATTAAAAAATATAGTATTAAGTATGGTCATATAATGCACCACTTGGTGGCAGTGACCTCTCACTCTTAAAGTGTTGGAGAGATAAAGTGTAGCATCTTATCAATCTTTTAATAACCTGCTCAGGCCGACCTAAAACTATCACTTCTAAATCAAAGTGATATGTACTACTTTGACGAATCCCCTATAAGCAGTGGCATATTCTGCTTATATTTTTAACATCCTGTAAAAGGAAATTCTCATGTTGTATTTGGTACCCAAACCTGAAGACAAAATCGTAAATCTCAACCAATTCGTGGATCCGATTCTTCCGTATGATCCTACCTTCCGATTTAATAATCAAGAAAAAAATCGGTTTTACGGGGACCCAACCCGTATCAACACCAATGCTCTGTGTCGAGCAATCTGCGACAACAAGTCGCCGGATGCTATGAAGATCTCTTTAATCGTTAAGACTTTTAAACACCAGATTAGCAACCGGAAGGAAGTGGTTCCGATCATTTCCGAAGATGGCGGGAGCGATGTGTCGCACGCCACCGGCTATGCCACGGTAGTGGCCGATGCATCTGGGGGCCTTGTTCAAGGTCGACAAGTATGCCGGGTGGAACACTTCCAGACCCAACCCAATCGTACACATGCGTTGATTCACGCAAAGCCTGGGACCCTGGTGTCCTTTGGTATGTGCGATGGGCATCATCGTCGAATGATCGTTGTGTACCGCGTCGATGACATTGTCACTGTATTTGAAGACAGTCTGTTGGAACACCTTATCGCTGGAAATGACTGCCGTGACATGCTAACAAAAGAACCGATGTGTCTGAATTTAACATTGGTAACGGCATACGATGCTGTTCATAACCATCAGCCTTTGAGCTATGAGCTTGCCGGTGATGATGGCCAGCCCGTTGCTGACACTAAAAACTTGATAAATCTGACCCTCCAGAAATTGTCAGGGGAGTCAACAACACCGCTTGGTGTCGAATTCTTCTTCACACCATTGTTCATCGCAGCCTCACGCAATCCAATGTACGACATCGACTGGGGAACTGCTGAATCATATTCTGCAGAACCTGAAGAATTCTTCGATGTCTTGCGGTCTCATCTTGCTGGGTATCGTGATGCTTCTAAGGTAAGTGGGCGGAAACGGATCTCTTTTCCTGTTCCGGTTCAAAATTGGGTCACCCTAAACACGGTCACGCGAGAGATCGTTGTCGGCGTGGCTTTCAATCAGAAATTTGTATTACATCTAGTGGATGGGGTGTCTAAAGAACCGATCTTTGATCATCCGATCGCAATACAGACAAAACCTATCACAGGGGTCCTCCCTTGGCAACTTGTCAGGGATAATAAACTCGTCTTCGGAAAAACAAATTTCGACGAGCTTGAAACCCTCCTTCTCGAAAAGGGTGAACCCATTCATCCTGACACGGATGAACTTGTTATGTATCAAAAACTTGATACTCATGCCTAGTCCATAAACGTATACATAGAAGAGGGGAGCATCTGCTCCCCTCTTCTATTTTCTGTCTTTAATTTTTTTGATTTTTATATGTCACACCTAGACGATGGAGTACATATATAAAGTTATGTTCAACCCGTTGGGAAGTATCTAAGAGAACTCCAAAATAATCAATCTGTCGAGCACAGGTAAGAATGAGTGAATGAAAGGCTTTGAGATACTCTTGATTCAATTTCACTTTTTCGAATTGTGAAATTAATTGATGCACTAACTTTTCAATATCATTAATTTTGGAAAAATATGAACTTGCCAGCATGTAGTACTTCTCAAACTTCTTAATATCGTGATAGGTAGCTCTTACTTCTTTAAGAGAACTTAAAACATTAGAGATTGGAACATTCCCTGGGGTATGTGTCCCACTAAATGATTTCTTAAATTCAGCTTCCATCTTTTTTTCTGTAAGATAGTTAATTTCATTCATCGTCGTTATTGTTTTATCTTTAAGAAACGAATACTCGTCAATTGAACTGGTTTTATATAAATCGAGATAAATGAGCATTTGATCAATCATGGATTTAAAATTAGAATCTTCAAGAAAGGAGACTAACATGGTAGTGGCTTGATCATAAGGCACTTTCATGCCGTCAGGGATTGGGACCTCAACAGAAGAGTAATAATGAATAGGTCCTTTTAGAATATTAGAGACTAAAAGTCGATGACTTTCTTCATAGGCGGTTAATTCTGATCGTTTAAATCCTTTGAACCCCTTAAGAAGATACGTCTTAAAATTATTTAAGATGCGACCAAATGCATCTAGAATGCTGTGGAAGGCATTAAAGGCTTCTACTGAGAAAACCTCATCATTATAAGATTCTAAGGCGAGATAGGAGGACGTCTGCGATAGGCTCGTGTATCCGATCATTTGGGCGCTCATGGATGTACATCCTTGGGTTGTATGTATACGGGGGTTATGTCCCAACAAAAAACTCACAAGAGAGATTATTGTCTGAAACAGGATAGATGGCGAGTTCTTTAAGATAACCCTGAAGAGGACCGATCTTGATGAGAGGAGCCTCTGTGGCGATACTTGAAAATTCACCCTCAAGGGTTACTGACGGATTTCCCGTTGTTTTATGTTTAAGAGATAATGGAGAATATGAAAGTGCTGTGATCACATTCTCAAGAGACTCAGTTAATGGGGTTGAGATCTGATAACCAGATCGCATACAAATCAGAGTATCACTTTCAGATTCAATAGTGATCCATTTTTGACCATCTACCTCAAATAAGTTTGCATCATGAGATTCATCTGAAAAGGGTGTAGAACCATGTGCTAGATGACTGTACCACCTCAAGTAGATCATTCCTTCATCGTGTCGAATGGTGGAAGCATCCATTGATATCTCAAGATCTGGAAACGTCACCAGACCTGTAGCATTACTTGTTGGTATATAAGGTGGGAGACCTGCTCCTAAATTATGAGATATTCCAAATAATCCAAATAAAGTCTTTTGAGAACCTTCATATTCGAATACTTCAGGATCGTGGTGCCCAAGTACACTCAAGCTAATATCCCCACTCATACTACTGACAAAAGCAGAGAGACCTATACGCAACCATCCTGACCGAGACATGTGAATATAAGTGTCGAGAACTTCAGTTCCTTTGAAATAAACTTTCTTGTTCACAACATCGACTGTAACGAGATGGTTCGGTAGTATTTCTGATGTATTAACATTGACCAACTGGAGGGTTATATATTCTGCTAGATATGGGAAAACATACACAGATGGAGTTTGAAGAGTTGTAGCTGTCGAGGTTAGAGCATTAAGGACGTGACAGATGCACCCTTGTGTACCAGTGGTGCCATTTGATTCTTTAACAAGAACCGTATTATCAGGTTCAAGATCTGGACCTAACAGTCCTTCTGTGTCAACAGTTATAACACCCTCCCCATAGGTGCGGAGCCGGGAGGTTGTGGTTGCTATGGTTTCAAAAGCAGCTTTTGCATTTGATCTTGAGAATCGATTGCTTCGCTTTCCAAACAAGGGAATCATAGGGGTACCATCGACCCCATAATCAATGATAATACCAGAGGTTGGACCATTTACCATAACACCTTCTTCATTAAAGATTTTATATCCAGTTGGATATGAAGACATCTGATAAATTTCATCTGTGATCCATTCACAGATAGTGGGGTCGAGAGCAAAGGTTGGGATCATAAGAGGAGGTGTTCCTGGAAAGAATAGGGTCGTGATCTGTTCGATGACATCTGCGCCAAGATCGGAGAAACGCATCGAGTGAACATTACCTGACTTAAGGATGTGATCATCAATTTTATTAGAAAGCTCTTCAAGTTTCTTAGGGTCTAAATCCCTTAAGATCCTTCGAAATTTCTCAATCATTTTTGTTGCAGAAAAATGAGGAGAAGGAGTTACCTCATTGACAGTACCAGTAGGATCAAGTTGAATATCAAATCCAACAATAGATCCACTTGGGGCTTTACGATTTATCATAATGGAACTTTCTCCTTATTTTTCATGGAGGATCATGTTAATGAGATTAGTATCTAGAATCTCTCCATACAACCCTATTTCACGAATACCACTATTTGTAAGATGAACCCGATCCCGATCAAGTGGGTGATGGATTTGGAGAGTATCATGTTTTCGATAAAATCCACTTGCATTGTTCTCAAGAGCAACTGTCACGTAATTATTTTCCATATCTAAATAATGGAACGTGCAGGATCCTGGTTTAAAAGTGAATATGCAGTTCACCCAATCTCTACCTTGAACTTCCGAGAATAGGATAGGAGGTTGAGAAGCCTCATGATAAAAGGTGAATCCTGTCGGAGTGACATTTATGGTTGAAAGTTCATTTGTACTAAGATGTAAGGTTATGCGACGATCGGATATACCAAGTGATGATCTTACAATGTTTCTAATCTTAAAGACAAAAGTCCCACAATAAAATGCTTGTTCCACCGGGATGGGGAAGTAGGTATTGGTATCTTGAGAATACCGTGTGAGTTCATCAATGTTAGATTGGTCAATTGTAAATATAGGTGACCTAGTTGTGAGTTCATCTGGAAGGATGTCTCCCCGATAATAATCTGTGACAGGGGAGGACCCTTCCGTTACGATATACGACCAGGTGTTCATTAGGAGTCTTGTCATGAGTTCTAATAGTAAGGGGTAATTCTTACCATATTTCAAATTAAAATCGGACTCTTCAAGAGGTGTTTCTGTGATCTTAACATATCGAGCGTAAAGTTCGCCTAAAAAGCTTTCTAATACTGGTCCATCAAAATCTGAAAGATTCCCATGAGCATCATGCCCTGTTGCAAATACATGTTGCCTGAAGAGTTCAAGTAATGTGTTAAAACGATCACCTGAATACCGCTTAGAGTATCCATCTAAGAGTTTGTAAACATCATTTGCAACCCGTGGAGGGAGAATATCTCCACTCCGTTTGGTATATACTGTAAATCCTCTAATCTCATTCATACTGCAAATACCTTTTATAACGTTATAAAAATATGCATACCATAAGCTTATCCTTACCCTATTCTCTGCTAAAATAGATAAAACTATAAGTGTTCAATTGTATGTTGATTAAGGGATATTACTTATAAAAATTTGGAGAAAATCATGCTTCTTAATAGGGTGGCATTTCAAGAACTTTCTTTCATACCTTCACTTAACACAGGATCACTTTTAGATATTGGTACGGGTACGTTTGTCCCAGGGGTTTCTGGAAATATGGTTCTTGATGGTGGTATTACATTTGGAACTTCTGTTCTTGGTCGAAATGGTCTTTTTAAATCAGCAACCATTATTGGCGACTTCGTAAACGCATGGGCACGCCTCCCAGGTGCCGACCTCATTGTTCATGATGTTGAACGTCATCAAAATGAGGAGCGGGTGTTAGGTATGTCAGATGTTACACCCCATCCTAAAAACGAACTTAATATCATTGCCGGAATTGAGAATACCGCAGAGAGTGTCTTTAACACGATAGAAGCCATTGTTAAAGAGCGGGTTAAGCATAAAAAAGATTACATGGTTGAAACACCTTTCTTAGACCAGAAAACCGGAAAACCTAAAACCATGATGGTCCCTATCCTCCTTATTGAGGATAGCTGGACTGAGATGCGAACTCAGCTTTATATTGACATTATGGATGGTAAAGTTAAACTAAATGACGATGGAACTATCCAGTCTAAAGGTGAGATTTCAGATCCTGCTAAGAATACAGTTGCGATGCGAGAAGGCCTTGTAAAATCACGGCTCTCAAGAGAATATGCAAGACTGGCTGAGTATGGAAATCTATATGTTGGGGCTACGGCACACGTTGTAGATAAAGGTATCGAAAACCCTATGATGCCATCTGCTAAAGACAATCAGTACATGAAACAGTCTGAAAAGATTAAAGGTGTTGGCAAAGACTTCATGTTCTTAATGACGACTGTTTTAGAGTGTCGTAAAGCACGTGTCATGGATGATGGGAGTCGTAATGTTCTGTACCCTACAAAAGAAGGTCTTATTGCACCAACCGATCTAAATGAAGTGTCTCAACTTATTACCCGAGGGAAAGTTCGAGGATCTGGAGGTCAACTTAATCGTGTCTACTCTCAGGCATATGGGTTAAATAAAGGACTCACAGATTATCATTATCTAAGGGATGGTATGAAATATTGGGGGATGAAGGGAAACCCTCAGAATCATCAATGTGCATTATATCCCGAACAGAACTTGTCACGTACAACAATCAATGATCTGACGTATAATGATCCTAAGCTAAGACGTGCTCTTGAGATTACTGCACAACTCTGTTTCATTCGTCACAATTGGACAATGAGATCTGCACCAGTACCCTTTACTATTACACCTCAGGCGTTGTTTGAGAAACTTCAACAAACAACCAATGTGGCAGATGACATTCTTACATCCCGTGGATGGTGGACATATACTCTCCCTGGTGAACAACCCAACAGTCAACCCTACCTTTCTCTTTGGGATATCCTTTCGATCGCTGAAGGGAAATATAAACCTAAACACATTTCTGTTAAGACACCCAGTTCGAGCAAAGCAGAAGAAGCATCTAATTCAAAATGATGCCATGCAGAGCCTGTGAGAGTAGGGGCAGTGCCCCTACTCTCACATTTATACCGTGTGTTATACCCTGCGAACTTTCATGATATAGTTTATTTATAATGTTCACAATAAGGAGGGCACGTTACATGCCCACGACTAATATCCTTGTCGATGAAGTTCAAACCAACGTTATTGATACCGTTACACATCAGGCTACAATCTCTATTTTAAAAGACTTAAACTTATATGAGAAATTTAAAGATCGTAACATTACAATTACAAGTGATCACCAAAGAGATGCTTCTTCAAGAGATGTAAATGAGAATCTTCGTCTTGAAAATTCGGATCGATGTAATGTTCTAGCAACTCTTACGTCAAATCCGCAAAGGATGAAATGGGACATTCTTCATTTTGGTACATTACAAACATATGGCCAAGCAGGAAGTCAATATGCAAGAACCATGCAGTTCCCCTTATTCTCAGATAACACCATAGGGCTTCGAGTCATTGAACAGATGTCTCCTAGGGCAGTTGAATTGGAGTTTACACTTACGTTTAAAGATAAGAATGACGCTTTAAAAACAGAAGCGATCATTGCTAATAAATATCATGGAACAGCATTGCTTAATGTCCATGATCTTGTGTATACATACCCTCTTAATATCGAGTTTCTTTCCGTCTTAAAATGTTTTTATAATCTAAGAACCTCGTACAATCAATCTAAGGACTTTATTACATATTTAAAAGAGTTCTTCTCAAAAGAGATGGTTTTTGAACATCTTAAGGATAATGATACTAAGAAACGTCCATGTCTTAAGGCATATCAGATTAACGCGCTTGGATTATTGGAGTATGATCAGGAACGTCCGGAACCTGTTATTGTTGAAAATGTAACTGATCGATGGGAGGTGCGTTTCAGATACTCTATTCAATTTGGATGTCCAGATAGTTTTATTATCGATTATCCTACCGTTGTTGAAAATCAACTTGTTCCTACATTCGTAACACCTCCTGTTCAAGATACCACATATAACTTTATGGAGTTAGAAGGGTATCTTCAGACAAAACCTTTCACCCATGTTCTTAGACAACTGTATGGTAGAACATCATATCTCATAAGAATTCCCACATACGAAACCTTTAATCCTCCAAGAGGTCCTTTACAAACCTATGCCTACAAACCTTTTCTTATCAGTGCCCTTCTTTTAGAAGAAAATGGGTCATCCACCTTTGATCTAAAAGAGATTGGAGATGTGCATCTGCATGGAGCGACAGTGGAGATCATGAAGCGTGCAGGTTTAGACGTTCTTGGGTACAGCGGTCTTTTCAATGTTACAGTATATGCAAGGGATGCGATCATACGAGAAGGGATTTCTATTGATGAGGATTTGATTTTAACACTAGATGACTTTGATAGAACCATCCCCTATTATCTCGTCCTTTCAGAAGCAACCACTCTTACCAATTTGAACGTTGAAGCGATTGAGGACCTCCAAGACTATAGATGGTTTTTCGCAACGCTGATTGCTCAGAATCTGAATTACATGATCACACATCGGTGGTTAAAAGTGGTCCCATCTTATCAACTCATAGCGCTTATAAGCCGTCTTATAGCAAACATGGAAATCAATGCCTACATTGAGTGGTTGTACGCAGAAGGACATGCAGGTAAGGATATTTTCCAAGTATCGTTTAATGTATATGTTTTTTGTGAATATATTGGAATGACAATTTCTAAAATAGATCCTTCTAAACGATTCTTGTATGACATTTTAATGGAGAAGTTGAGTTTAGATGGTAAGGTGTTTCCTCCATATCCTAAAATGTATGTGAGAACAACTGACAATAATTATCCTTTAAAGTTCAATTCCATGGAGACCGATCATGCCCTTTCCGTCCCTTTCAGGGTCGCACAATACCGACTCACCGCCGGTCAATGAGCAACCTTCTAACATACAAGATGTGTATGATCAGGTAGATCATGTTCGAGATGTTACTGTTGAGAAGAATGCTTTTAACTCTTCTGATTTTAAGGTAGATCGACAACTCATTTTAGGCTACCTCGAAGGTCACAAGATCCAAGTGACGTATTATCACGTTGAAAGTTCCACTTATCATCAAAGGTCTTCCCCATCTGATACAACCGCTAAACGTGACAATATTGAAATACCTTTAACAAAGATATCTGAGTTCGAACTTATTCTTCCTAGTAACATTGGAAATCTTGATTGGAATCAAGATGCCTCTGCAGGTACAGTTACTGGTGAGGGGATGGTTTATTCTGGGTTTAATGCTAAGATAGGGGATTTGTTTATTTATTCTCTTGGAGAAGGACGGGTTGGATTATTCACAGTAGCCTCTGTTCAACCGCTCTCCATCTATAGTACCGCAACCCATCGCATTTCTTTTATTCTTAAAAATGCTAATGTCGACACTTCCGAGCGACACCTCATTGAAGATCGTGTTGTTAAACATCTCTATTTTGATAAACGCGCTTTTCTTACAGGAGATCGAATTCTTCTCACTGCAGATAGTAAACTTCAAAGTGATACCTTAAAACGGCTTACATCGAACATGATTTCTTTTTATTATAAGAAGTTTTATAGTTACGTATCTAACTCTGTTGTGGCGCCCTCCCCTGACTATGCGTATGATCCTTATATTGTCGAGTTCTTAAATAAAATTGTCACTATAGATCAGAGTGGTAAAAGACTTAGACAGTTGTATCCAAAAGTAAATCTCACGTACGATTATTCGATCTGGGCTAGAATGCTAAGTTTTTATAATAACAGCATCTCAGGGCTCGTGCAACACTATAGAACAACACTTGCAACGAATACCTACGTCGATGTAGATTCAACAGGGTTAACAAATAAACCTTATCTCATGCTCATTACCAACCCTGAACTAGGGGAATTAGAGTTACCCTCTATTCAAGAGGGGTATATTTTGTCATCTAACTTTTATACGAGAACTCTTTCAGATATGGATGACTTTGAGAAAATTGTCCTTGAAGCCATCGAAACTCGAAAGATATCTGACATTGGATCTTTTATTACGAATTATGGAAGTCAGTTTTATGAACTTGATACTTTAGAACAGTTTCGGTATATCCCCATTCTTATATGGATCTGCAGTATTGCCCAAAGACAATTAACATCGACGCAATAAAAGACATGGAAGGGGATGTCCCCTTCCATGTTTTCTTACAGAGTACTGTCTTATGTTTATGATGCATAGTTTAAATGTAAGGAGCGTTATAAAATGCTTTCATATCCCTCTTCAGCAGACCATATTGCCAAGCACACCTATAGAGTCACGATGTCTCAAGCAGAGGCTGATGTAACGTACAATGATGAAGCTCTCCATCTTGCAGTGTATGAACCTTTAGATATTTACCAAACTGTTAATTCCCGAATCACCATACATCGCATGGTGACTATTTATCATCGAGGTAAAACAAGTTTTGAGATTTTAATAGATGAAGACGTTCTAAAGATTCGCCATGAAATGGATGCATATCTAAATGAACTTCATGATAAAGGCATGGAGAACAATCCTGAAGTCATTGCATATCTTAGAAAATTCTTAAAGTGGAGAACACGTATTGAGACACTGTCACAACGTGTTTTAAATAGACATCCAAGATGGAAACGACACTATGCGCCTCAGTATCCCGGTATGATGCAAACGATGTTAAATATGATCTCTGTAGGGACTGGGCAGAATGCCACCTATCAAGATTTCAAAGAGAGGATCCTAAAGGAGCCAACTCCTCTACCCTCCCTATCTTCTGAAATCCAGCGCATCCAAGACCGTAATAAGTCATCAAATGATACTTCAAAAAATACAGAATCTTCCTTCTCAGGAAGCATTTATGGTAGTGGAGGTATCAGATAAGTGATCACTAATCCTCTTTTAAAAGCTTCTATTAAAAACGTACTCTCCCATATCACCCCTACACAAGTGTCTTTGAGATTAGATATCACCACACGTTCAGATACTAACTTCACCTATTCAACTTATTTCTTAGAGAACTTCATGTTTACACAAGATTATTATCAAAATTACATGGATGACATTACAACATCGATTAAAATATCTCCGGCAGAGTATACAAAGCTGTATGATAATCGACACAACTTAAGTGCTACACTCACAGTGTCGTATATTAGTACTTCAGGTCAGCATATTCTTGCATCCCCAGAACCCCTTGTTTATCAGTACAGAATGCTTCTTCTTAATCTTCAGAATCTGAAATTAAAGTATGCAGACATCGATAAGTATATAGAGCCATCCCTAACAATCCCCATCCGACTTATTGAACCTGAAATGTACGACATTACACAGCAAGAAATTTATGGTATATTTAGAAACACGACCATAACCGGGGTTATAAAACATATTGCACAAATGAGTGGTATAACCAACTTGTCTATATATCCAGCTGATAATGTCTTAGTCTATGATCACATCATCATTCCCCCGACACCAGGTAAGAATTTTAGCAATATCTTTTCTTGGTTACAAGACAACTACGGTGTATATTTCAAGGGGCTCGCTGCTTACTTTACAGGGCGCACCCTCTATATCTATCCTCCCTATGAGTCTCGACCGAGGTCAACGCGTCATTTACATGTTTATGTAGGGGAGAAAGCTGAACAAGCTGGGCTTACATCGTATCATTGGTCGGAGGAAGATATTACACATCTGGTTTCATTTGAGACTACTAAGATTGTAGATCTATCTCAGGGTGGGGGTGAAGAATATGGAACCGGGATCATCATGACCCGCTCTTCTGAAATCTTAGATGGCGCCATGGAGACCACGGAATATGGATCAAAATTCACACAGCAAGTATCTGCGGTAGTTAACTATAATGATGCCAAACTAGTATCTCAAGGTAAGCGAAATACAAAACATGCTAATGAAGCAACTGATAATATCTTTGCATTAACATCTCGCACTGTAAAATATCAAGCGCAACTTATCAATTTCAACTGGTCGCGGTCTACACTTAATCTATTATATCCAGGACATAAGACAAAATATCTGTATGACAGTTCAGGGATTATTGGGGTTAAAGAAGGTAGATTGGAAGGTGTTCAGTACTCTTTTGATCGGGTTGCACCCATCGGAGACAATGGACGTTTTGGATATGTCGCATATAGTACTTTACGATTAAGGGTTGAAACGGATGATGCTAGTTAGTCTTTTAAATCTTCCTTAAAATCTCCACTATATATCACTTTTTAAAGATCATAGAGTACCATATGTGAATGTGTCGTATACCTACCTTATAGAGGCCATTATAAAAGATAAGAGGAGGGCAAATGCCCTCCTCTTATCTTAATTTATGTTCACCCAAGAAGCTATATTTTTAACTTCAGATTCTACTTGTGACCTTAATGTACTATTATGAATATTTGACCAAAACCGACGACTTAAGACAAGTGATATGTCTCGTTGAAATTCCCTATAGAAAGTTGTGTATCCAACAAACTCTGTATTTAAACGATAAATTAGATAGCATAATTTTAACCAAGGAAGATCTCGTAAATATTCAACCCATTCATTTTGACGGATGTCTGTTACAGTTGTTAAGACAGATAAAGATTGGACATACTCAGGAATATAACCCTTGGATAATGGAAGAGAGGCCATGATCTTTTCAGGTACCGTACTTCCTTGTGAGGATCGCTTGTATAAATCATACACCTCCTCAATCATACGGGGGTATTGCGTCCCAATAAATCCATAGATATTGTGATACATAGAGTCTATGACATGCTGTCTTCTATCTTTGAATATATCAGGTGTTTCAAGAAGTTGAATGTAGCGATTCCTCAACCAAATATTTTGAAGATCTTCTAATAAAGGAAAGAGAACATATTGATGAAGATACTCTTGAATCGACATGCTCTGATCTGGATCTCGTTGAGATACAAAATTACAATACTGCATGACGAGTGCTAAAGTATCCACTGCAAATATAGCACGTGATGGGTAGTCATTTTTAAATTTAATCACATCTTGAAATGTGTGATACGTCAATTCATTACTGTCAATGTCTAACAATCTTAAAGCACGAACATCCTGCCATTCCCTCCAAGGTCTGTTAAACGGGAGGTATTTAAGATAGTCTTCCATGTGAACAGGGATAACGATTTCAACAGTGGCATTTACATTTTTATGAATAAACAGTTCTTCTCGAATAACACCCGTTGTCACAGGGTCAAAGATGCGATCTAAATCATTATGAATAGCTAACAAACACTTAGAGTATCGATCATAATCATTAGTAAAATTAAGGATACCACTTCTAAGTGCAAATGCAATGACATGCCGTAATAAGACAACCCCCTGACTTTCTTTTCCAGGAGCTGTACGATATCGTCCAAGGGTGTCAATTTGTCTGGTATTAAGAGACTGGATATAATTTTGAGTTTTAGGGAGAGATAAAGGTGATGAAGGTTTGAAATAAATCCTCAAAGCCCTATCGAACATGATTGCTATATTCCTTTAATTAAAATATTCTCATTAAAAATCATAAGATGAGGACAGGATTGTTTCCCTTTCTTTATTTTTTAATTATTACATATAACTATTATTATATAGAGCACCCCAAGTCATTATTGACTTGTTAAGTGTATAGAGGATATTGTGTCTCTATCCACAAACTTTGAAAACAATCAACTAAATATATTAATCCAATAGTAAGTGATGTAATAGGATGAGTAAAATTCTTCATCCAACCTTAAGCTATACATTACTACGTTGGATTAGGTGTTCTTGTGCAAGGCATTTTGTCTAGACATCTGTGAAGAAAGACTACGGGAACATTGCACAACACCTCACAGAAGTCTCCCATCAAACCAACAAATAAAAGGTATACCTACTCATGAGTATCAGTGAAACGGGCGGCCAGCCCAACGCAAAAACCACCTCAACCAGCGATCAAGCTTATGATCGTACTACCACGGCATCTGACCATGTTCCAGGATCGACGGAAGCGCGTCGCGATGGATTTGGCCTTCGTAATGTCCTGTCGGCTCTGTCTGTCATGAGTCGCCTAGGAGGACAAGCTGGTGACTACCTTAAAAAGGTAGAAGCTGAGATCGAGTCTTATGGAAAGAATTATGGAGTCAAGACTCGCCCGCTCGACATGCCGTCTGGTGCAGTGGCCTTTATCTTGGATCGCACAGCTATCGTGCTTATGTTCGAAGAACAACTTAGCGCGCCAACTCGCCCTGCTAATGCGCCGAAGTCCGACAACATTGCATTGGCAGCAGAAGCTCTTCATGCGATCGATCCTGCCTTGGAATTTCTGGAAGGAATCATTGTTAGCCGTGCGGATTATGATTACTATCCGCAGATGGCAACACACATTCTAACAACGCTGGCCTACTCGAACCGTAACCGGTCGCAGGCCATGGGCATGACTGTCCAGGCAATGATCGAGAACACCAAATACACGGTGGTTCGCGATGTCAATGCAGCCCGGGATTTTACACGGTCCCTCTATCCTCACAAAATGCTTCCCTATCACAACACTGGTTGTGTTGTTATGATGAAAAACCCTACCCAAAACACGCGAAATGATGGGCTTAGCCAACAAGGCACCCCCATCATGGCAATTTTGGGATATACAAATTTCCATGAACATCAAGATCCCACTTTTGCAAACTCTCGCTTTGCACCAGTCTTTCACACGTCGCTGATCATTTCTCCGATCCAGCATCCGGCAATGGCAGCATTGGCGATTGCAGTTGTTGCATCGGAATTCTCGCGTAATCGTGGATGGCTTGATCCGTATCAAGACTTCACTTCTGGTGTGAACATCGGGAATCTCATCAACGATTCTAAGGGGAATCTTTACAACATCCCCAATCGAAACGATTTCAATACCTTCATGAATACCTACATTTCTCAAAAGCCTGCCATCATTGCGTTTGATGTTCAGGAAGGTACAGCACGACTGCCCGTGCTGCACAATCTGATCTCTCAGCATGGCGGTCTTCATTTTAATCGTCTCTTCGAATCTTTCTTTGAAGTGAAAGCTCCTCAGGTGCGCCCGCATCGTTCGGTGTATGAAGAATTCCATGGCTACTATGGTAGCCCGGAAGACCCGAAGGATACGCGCGAATTGAATTATCTGAAAATTGTTTCTCAAAAGGGTGGTAAGAATGCCGATCAACTCCGGGTGCTGATGCAGCCGGATAATGATCCGGTGCAGCGGTCACTGGAATTGCAGCGTCTGGGGGCCGATAGCATTCGGTTCTTGTATCGCACCAATATTGCGATTTTGGAACCTGAATTCATTAACACGATCGAGGCGATCTTCCAGCAGTATCGGGTATCGATCCATAGCAACGATACAGCTGGGAATTCTATCATTGGATATAATTCTATCAGCGATATCGCTGATACGTTGGCGGCTGGTTCTGGGATTGTCCAGCACATGTCTCCTTCCCAGGGGACGTTCTATGGGCAGTCTCCGTATTCTTCTGGGATTTCATCATAACACATCCGATCTTAAAAGGGGAAGGGGGACTAGAGTCCCCCTTCCTTCTTATCTTATTATTTTGTTTTTACACTATCGTATTTATCATTTTATATTTTAAGATGATTTCTATGAACCACTGTTAGGGAGATATACGCGTGGGTATAGATGTTGTTACACCCCTTCCCCTCAATCCTCCTAAAGATGAACATGTGAATTATCGCATCTTACGTCTGGTAAATTTTGATAAACGTTTTCATAATGCACCTAACAAACTTCTCTTATCACACATCGACTTCACAGATCCTAATTACGCCGAGAGTCTTAACAAAGAACTCTACTCTCATGGGGGTGAGTTAAATTTCATTGCATCATGTGACTGCGGTGAGACGACAGGTAATATCAACATTGGTGCAACATGTCGTGCGTGTAAAACTGAAGTTAAATCTCAAATAGAAACAGGTCAAGGGGATATCCCTCACACGACATGGATCGCCTTCCCAGACAGTGTCCCTGGCGTCATGCATCCTATCTTTTACAACATTCTTTCTAAATGGCTATCCTGTGGTCAGGGTAAGCATAATAATTATTTAGATATCATCTTAGATCCTAAAAGACCTCTCCCTAATGAACTCCAGGGGGTTGTGGATGGTCGAGGATTTGAATATCTGTATAATAATTTTGATCGTTTGATGGAATATTTCTATGTTCACCATATTAAACAAAACAAACTAAAGTCTCTTGCAAAAGCAAAACATATTAAACGTTTCGTTGATAGGTATCGCCATCTTGCATTTGTAAAACATTGCCCTGTATTGTCTTCAGCGCTCCATCCTGTTACAGCGCCTGATAACTCGGGTAAACGGAAATATGCAGATAAAGGATCTCAACACATCCTAGAAACTGCACACATCTTATCTTACTTGAGGTTCTACCCAACCAAGTCTCGTCGTGCTGGTGAGTTCGATCATAAATGTATGAATGCGTATCGAGCTTATATCACCTATCTTGAAGATATTGCAAAAGATCGACTATCTTCTAAGAAATCACTTCTAAGAAAACATCTCTTTGGGATGAGATTTCACTGGTCTTTCCGAGCACTTATTGTACCGCGTGTTGGAGTCCATCGGTATAACGAACTAGAACTCCCATGGGTGGTCGCTGTTAATCTTCTTAGAGTGCACATCATCGGACGTCTGGTTAATAAACATGGGTATGCCCCTCATATTGCAATTAATAAGCAGATGATGGCACGTGCCATGTATGATCCAGATATCGATCAAATTATGAATGATTTCATTAAGGAGAGTCCGTGGCCAGGACTTCCGGTACTTCTAGGGCGCAATCCGTCGATTAACATTAAGTGATAAAAGTTTTCACTTAATTAGTCCGCTTTAGATTGAAAGATCTTAAGTGAACCTTCCTTAATTGCTGGAAACTCCTTAGAGCTAAACATACTACAACGCAACACGAAAGTGTCATCGTGAAAGTTTGAAAAATGTTTAGATTGGGCAACCAGCAGCGAAGCGCCTTATACATGTCGTTATGACAGTGATATGGTGAACGTTCAACGATCAAGGCTTTGTCCGCCTGTAGAGACCAAGGGGTCTCGAAATAGGAAGCATCTAAGAGTCCTTAAGGATTTAGGATGAAGATATGATCTAGTCTATGGTGAAAGTCATAGCTGCAGGTTATGCTGCGCATGGGGGAGATACCGAACCTTCATGGAATATTACGTCAAAAAGGCGCCCTTCAACTCTTTTTCGTTCCAAAAATTAAAACGTCAGTATACGACAGAACCATCGGGTTATCTCCTCTCACGCTTAAGAGGTTCAATGGGGACTACGATGGGGATGAATTACACGGTCTTCTTATTCTTGAAAATGACATGGTTAGAAAGCTTTTAAAAATACATCCTTCTCAAATGTACACATCCACCAATGGCGTTGGGATTGGAACGGATATTACTCTCCCACATCAGACGTCTATTGCTTGGAATTCATTCTTAGATCGCGTATAAACATGTAACAGAATTGACGTGATATTTGTATAGGAATGTGTCATCATAAAAAACAAAGAGGATCCATGACAATCACCGTTTGTGCCCCTATAAGTCATCTTTCTGATCTTCCACCAGCACATCTACTTTTGGGGACTGAGGGTCAAGCACATATTGCACAGCAGATCTCAGAAAGTTATGGGATCACCTCTTATGGAGATCGTGCAAAACATCGCTTTGCAACATCAGAAGATGCTTTCTTTAAGTTCCTTCGAAAACCTTATGATGAAATAAAAATTAAATTATCTGCGATCAGGAATAAACTCATACTCCCAGATCGGTATCGGCCTCTTGAAACCCACGCTGATCTTGGAGCAGCTCCTCCGTGTATGCACATCCCTATTTTGTCTTTAAAGCCTGTTCATGACCTATTTAAGAAGGGGCTCATCTCTGGATATGGGTACGACATTTCCGATGTCCCAGAAGACTTGCCATATGAGCGTCTTGCTACCAATGGTTATATTCCAAACATCCTAGAAGCTGAAGCTGATGAGGATGGGTATATCGCCCTTAAATATGAGTGGCATGATGATGACCCAGAGTTGGATGAAGAGGAGATTTACGCGCTTAATGTGACACGTCACATGATCGAACGTTTGATCGAGTCCACTAAGTTAGATCCTACGGATCCAACAAACGAGCGCGGGTAATTAAGTATAGAACCTGTGGGTTAACCCACAGGTTCTATATTTCTTTTCTTTATTTTTTAACCATGATGTGATATCAATATACCTTACCTCATAGAGGAGTTTTAAATGACTGCAAATGTTCATACCTTAGGACCTGGATCTATCATCACGGATCCTAATCGGATTCTAGCCTATCAAATGAGACATTATTCAGCAGCCCCAAAATCCGCCCTTAATGTCACACAATCCTTAGCAGTGTCGCTTACTTACACAGTAAGTTATCATCAGAATAAAACACAGGAAGAGCTGTGTAGTGCGATCGAGAGTGAAGTAACTTCTATGTTTAACAATATCTTTGGATCTGAATCTGCAAATGTGCTTGTTAGATCTTCTCCCTTAGAAGATATTGCCGGGGGGCACTTGGTCGCGATAGCTGTCTCTGTTACATATGAAGGTCGTACCTACACCTTCACAGACAATGTTAAATTGGATGGTAACGGGTATATCGTATACGCTGACTACAATGAGCCGGAGATTATTTAACATGGAAAATACTTGGTTTAAAGATCTAGATGCCGCTCTAGGGGAAGCACTTATAGAGTTTGACAAGCCTCAAGCAATGCATCTTAATGATTTTCAGAAATTTCTTCCTCTCTTTAATATCGAGCAGTTCAATAAGTGTGATCTTGATCAAATACGAGAACTTAGGAGCGAATACAATACACGAGTAGATCACACCAAACCCCTAAGTGTGGTCGTTCAAGATAAGGATGGTACGTATAAAGTTCTTTTTCAAATAGATCGGGAGCATGTAAGTATCACACTCCCAAGAGACGATGCTCTTAAGAATAAATTTCAAGAACATAAAAATATGTCTCAAAGTTTTGCACACCCAGCAACTGTTGAAGAATCTTTTAGAGCTTATGAGGACACTCTTTACACATCACTTAGTAAGTCAGATAAAGTCTTAAAAGACATAAAAAAAGCCAATACTGAAACCCACGCTATCATGGAGCATTTCAAAGAGACCTTTCCTAACTCCATATATAAAGACATCAAACCTACTTCGGCATTAAAGTCTGGAGATGACAGTCTTGATGATGTTGAGATATTGTAAATGGCATATCGATCTAACCGAATACTGAGTCTGTCTGACATACATTTTGGAAATAACCTTGTTCCAACATTAACGATGTCAGATAAACTTACACGGGTAGTCTTTCCATATTTAAAAGATATTGACCTCCTCGTACTTGCTGGGGATATGACGGACACTGAATTGAGTCTTGCTTCATTAGAAGCGCAGCATGTCATTGAGTTCTTTATTCGGTTATATCAAGAATGTGAAAAGAATGATGTTGATATATGTCTTCTTCGGGGGACGGTAAGTCATGACCGTGATCATCTAAGGATTTTAAAATCTTTACATGCTACATATAAATTTAAGAATAAACTTCATTATCATGAAACGATTGGTCTCACAGAGATAACTCACTTAGGATTAAAAATAGGATTCCTTCCAGATAATCTTCCCTATAAAACCTCCAATGAAGCTATCGCTGTCTTAAAAGAGTTGATGCATAAAAAGGGGTGGGATATGCTAGATTATGTGGTATTCCATGGATATGCTAAACATGTCCTTCCAACTGGCATGGATCATGCAGATACCATTTTTGACATTGAACAGTTCGATTTTGTAAAACGTGCTGTCATGGCGGGACATGTTCATACACCTTCTTTAAAATCTCATAGATTTTCAAACGATCATGAACTCCATTTCTTCTACAACTCATCATTTGAACGACTCGCCCATGGAGAAGAAGAAGATAAAGGATTTATGCTGGTCACTGAAGATGGGGATGATACTGAATTTAAGTTTGTGAAAAATCCTTATGCAACTGGGTTTTTTACGTTTGACCTCTATGCGTATGATAAGAGTGAGGACATTTTTAGAATCTTTGAAGAAAAAATGTCTAAGATTAACACATCACTCCCTGTACATGTTCGAGTCCTCCATCCCCAATCTGAAATACGATCATCTTTAGCTCGCCATGTCTTAAAGACATATCCTCATGTTAAGTTTACATCTAAAAGTAAAAAAATCAAAAAGCGAGATATTGAGGATACTTCACATCCTTCAAGTGATACTTTTAAAACGTTAATCGCCCCCTCAAAGGATACTCTCCCGATCATGATTCATGATTTCTTGAAGGATAAAAACATAACACTTGACATTACTGAAATTGAAAGTATGCTCCGCGATACATAAGGATTCTTCATGTCAGATTTCCCATCAACCGAAGGTCTTGGAAAATCTCAAGATGGATCTGAGCTTGTCTATGGTGGGAGTATTGCCATTAATAGACAGCTTGGACGTCTTAGAGATCTTGCTGGTCAGAAAGATGCTCCGCCTTATCTTTTATACCTTATTAATGTTTACACTTTAGTGGACAATATATACAGTAAAGATACTAAAGTGTCTATCTTAGAAGATCTTTTAACAACTGAGATTAACATCTTAACAACTTATATTGAAGCCTACTCTTCACATTTTAATTCTTACATGTCTAAGTCCTTTAAACCTACAATTATATTCTACATTCCTGAATACAATATTCCTAGTAAATATCGCAGAGAGATAGATTCTAAGACACAAAAAGGTAAGATCAAGCTTTTTTATGATCTTATTCGAAAATCATTTGGGAGAAACATTGTTGAGATGTCCTCAACAGGGAACTCTTATCGGTACATGCTTCCAGTAGGACACGTCACTTACCCCCATCGGGAGATCGTTCCTATCGTTCAAAGGTTATCTTCTAAGATAGACTATATGTTTGGAAGTGGACCTGTTGGACTCATATCTCACATCACACTTGATTTACACATCGGACGTCTTATTCCAAATATACATCTCCTAGAGCGATATACTGGAGACGTTCTTACGTATTCTCAGTTTGGAAAGAAACTTGATAAAGGAGGTCGGGTACCCTTTAATGTGTACACACATAGGGCCTTTGGGGATGACCTTCTTTTAGAACCCCTTGTTCAACGTAAACTCAAAAAGGAGCTCCTTGAAGTCGCAGAGAAGAAACGTTGGATGAGACTATCTCCAGGTGAAATAGCTGTTCACATTAAAGATGTGACAGGTGTTTCGATTGCCGATCTTGGTGTTCTTAAGATTTAATAAATAAGAACATACGAGGATCATATGAGCCATTTGAATAACCAATATACAGTAGGACCTGCTATGACAGAGTTGCCACAAGTTCAAGTTAAAGAACAAGATTTTGGTCGATTGTATTCCATGCCTGCCGACCGTGAGAAAGATATTCGCCTTAACGTAGCTGTATGGAAAGGTAGTGTTTCACTTACAATTTTCACAGGGCAAGGGAAGCCTTACGCTGTGAAGTTGGGATCGGATATGAACATGGTTGGGATCATAGCCCGTCAGCTTCGACGGGCCATCCAGTTGTCACCAGATACCCATGAACGGATGGATATTAATGGGTATGATCCCAATGAAAAGAAGGCTTTTCCAGAAGCAACCTTGATCTTTGGACGAGATGATAAGGGTATTGTCTACTTGGGTGTTTCTGGCCCGAGCTTCGAGATGAAACGTTTCCCGATTCGTCTTCCTTTCAAAGTGTCTCTCCCTCACATGAAAGATTTTGCAGAACAATCTGGTTTTGCAACATCGATTCTAGTTGAAGACATTCTTCTCAAAGCTGTTCCAGCAGCTCTCATCGCGTCTAATGAAAAACGCGACTTCAATAAAGGTAGTCAATCTCAAGGAGGGGGTAATCGTTCTGGTGGTGGCGGTTATTCCCAGGGTGGGCAACAGCAGGGCACAGGAGGTGGTTCTGGGTCTAGCCCCTCAAGTGCAGTGGCGGATGAGATTCCCTATTAAGCTGTTACCTACTAAAGGAGGGGAGAGGTGGC